GAACCAACTATAGTAGAGCCTTGCTCTTTTGTAGTACTATTCACACCAAAGATTAACTGTTCTTTAGATGCATCTTGAACTAAGTTGTTATAGCCAACTACAACGGATTGATCAGCATTAACAAAACCATTATTGGCACCTACTACTGTAGTATCATCGCCATTTACAGTTGTATCACGACCAATAACAATAGAAGATACGCCTTTTGCATTTACATTTGTACCAATGTTTACAGTTTTGACGCCTTCTGCATGGATAGCATTACCGATAGCTACTGAAGATTCGCCATCAGAAATTACGCCGTTGCCGATGGCAATAGTATCTTGAACCTTAGTTTCAACACCATTACCGATACCAATAGTATTGAAGTCAGTAGCAACTCCATTACCGATGCCAATGCTATTGCCAAGGTTATTAACAACATTGTTACCGATGCCGATACTATTAGTATCGTTAGTAGTAACTGCAGTACCAACAGCAACACTATCTTTGCTCTTAGTATTAACTACAGTACCGATGGCTACATTATTATCAGCCTGAGCCTTAATATGGGAACCAAGAGCAACAGAGTCTTTTCCGTCTGTTGTAGTAGTAGCACCAATAGCAAGTGCATTATTATTACTAGCATATGCTCCATTGCCAATAGCAACAGTGTTAGTTCCAATAGTTCGTGCCTGAGCCCCAATAGCATAAGTATTTTTTGTTAATGCTTGTGCAGAAGAACCAATAGCTAAGCTGGCATAGCCCTTCGCCTCAGAGCTTTCGCCTCCGGCAATACTGTTTATGCCAGTGGCTTTATTGTTATGCCCATAAGCAAAGGAGTTTGCACCACTTACAGTATTTTCAAAACCAACAGCAAATGCTGATGTGCCTGTTGCAGTGATGGCATTATCTTTGCCATAGGATTCAGCACCGTATGCTGTTGCATTTGGATCAACTGTGTTGTTAACCCCAGCTGCAAATCCAGATGCTGCCATTGCACTCAATACCAAAGTTGTTAAAATTGCCTTACCATTTTTCTTGTTCATAATGAACCTCCTAAATAAAATTAAAATACACTATATTATAAACCACTGCCTATTCGTTTTCACAATGAATAGGCAATGTTATAACCATTAATTCACATCAATAATATATGACTATTTTTTATTTTGGTTATCTAAACTTAGAACCAATGGGACTTTAGATCTACACATATCGATTATCTTACTTTCATCACGTCTGAAGAAAGTTTCTTTATGCCATGCATATGTACGTTTAGTTCCATCAATATCATAATACTGCTTAGTAGCTGTCGCTTCTATATGGAAATCTTTTTTCCTAAGCAATGGGAATTTCTCACGTCCATTCATACTATTGATATGGATGTGACAAATTATAAAACGTGTAGCATACTTAGTAAAGGAACTAAATGTCTTAGCTCCTCCTACAACGTATGCTTGTTTTACATCAGTATCTTCTAAGTATTGAATGATCTCTTCTGGAGAATGCATTACTTTTACTTTTGGATTACTAACTCTATAATCTTTGTTTGTACTCAAAACTATATAATTGCGATGGTTCAATAGACTAGATTGTTTCTCAAAGGTCTCTCTTCCCATGATTACTGTACAACCTAGCGTAATATTACGCATTTCTACTTCAAACTTTGGCACTGTTAAAATCTTCTCTCCCATTGAATTAACTAGATGCCGTGAATTATCATAAGTTGCTATGAGAGTTAATAGCATAATTCTTCCCTGATCTTTCTTTCTTAAACTGCTACTTCTGCTTTAATCTTTGGACCTGGAGTGTATCCTTCTAGACTAAAGTCTTCAATCTTAAAATCATAGAAGTCTTTCACTTCTGGATTTAGAACTAGTTGAGGTTTACATTCTCTATTAGTTTTAATAGTATCTGTAAGATCATTTAGATCTACTAAACCCATCTGTTGTTGCATCTGAGGTATATGATTCTCATAAATATGAGCATCATTAATACACACAGTCAACTGCCCAGGTTTATAACCAGTAACTTGAGCAATCATATGTACTAAGACTGCATACTGAGTAACGTTGAATGGTTGACCTAAGAACCAATCATTGCTACGAATAGTTAACATGCAGTTTAGTTTACCATGATTAATATTCCAAAGTGTTTGGAATGCACATGGTTGCAATGCCATATCGGGTAAGTCTTCGATATTCCAAAGAGTTACAACCATACGGCGATTTGTTGGATCTTCTTTGATAGTCTTAATAAGATTATCAACTTGCTTATATTTAGCTAATTGATAACCATAAGCCTTACCGATAGTACCATCTTCACGCATCCATTCATCCCAGATATGTACACCCATATCTTGGAGTTTACGGACATCATTAGATTGCATTTGCCAAATCCATAATAACTCCTTCACTGCAGTTTTGAATCCTACAAACTTAGAAGCCAGAATTGGAAATGCATCTTCCAAATCAAATGTCATACAGACATGTGGTAAAGAGATAGCTCGAATACCTGTACGGTTATCTCGCATATCTCCATTACTCAATATCTGATTTGCGACACTGAGATAATAATAATCATACTTAGTTAACTTATCACTCGATATCATTATTTTCCTCCAATCTTATCCATAATATATCGATACGTCAATAAGAATCCCATACCAAAATCATAGATTATCAGTATCCCAATCACATAAGGTGTATCCCTCATATGGGAACCGGTAATCCACTCTAGTAAAAATAGAGGAATCAAAATCATCCATGGACAAATTAAGATTCCTATAAGACTAAACAACTTAATCAACAACTTCACCTTCTATCAACAGAGTTATATAATAACCATGCTAATGAAATAGCTGCAAGTATAAGCAATATCCATGTCAGTAACATAGAAAATTTACGCATATAACTTGCAGCCAATATATAGACATTTAATAAGATTATATGAATTAGATATAGTTGAGTTTTCTTTCTAAACATATATATCCTCCTACTAAAATGTCTTTTATTTGTTGTTTTTTAAACTTACTGCTACGTAAGATAGAATGATAGAAATGATGATGATAGAGATGTTTGTGCATACTAATGCATAAGACATCTTCAAGTTATATCCATCTAAGATATTAGCAATAGATGGACCCATTGATAATACATTAAGACCGATAGCAACTACACTTGCAATAATAACAAATAATTCAGTTTTCATCTTTTGGCTCCTCCTTGGGAATAAAAATAAAATATAGAGCTAGACGCTTATCGTCTAGCTCTTTTACGTTTTGGCATTGGATTGATGAATCGGTCTGCAACACCAGCAAGACCGATTAGTGTAACAATTGCACCGATAGAATATAATGGTGCTAATAGAATGATAATACCAAGAGAATCTTGATTACTTTGATCGATAAAGTAACTGAATGCTAATGTAACCAAACCAACTAATACAATTTTCAAATGTCCTAACATGATATTTCCTCCTTAAAATAAATATAACTATATCATATCACCTTAATAATATACAGCTATAATTTAGGAGTATTACAAAAAAAGAAAACGGACTAGTCTACTAAGAGACTAGTCCATTATATTAATCTTGAACGAATGCAGTTATAATTAAACCAATTGTTGCAGCAGATGCAACAATCTCTAAAGTTCTAGCTAGTACATACGCACTTGCGAAATCATACATATAATAGGACCTCCTATCTAACTAATACTGGACGTGCAGCCATATCAATCACAGTAGTGTCAGCATCATATTCCATATTATGACTAATAAGGAAACATTGCTCACATCCTACCATGGTAATAAGTTGTTTCAATAAACCAATAAATTGAATGCGATTCTCTGTATCGAGACCACCATCAATTTCATCTAGCTTTAAGATATTATAATCAGTAGATGAGTTAGATAGAATAGCAAATGATAAGATCATACTAATCATACAAATTTGACTTGTACTCATAGATGAGATATCATCATTAACTAAACCATTACCTAAACAAGGGATTCTAAATTCAGCTTCATTGATGACGAATGGTTGTATAATGAATTGACCATTGAATATCAAACTTAATAATTCATTAGCTTTCAAAATAATATTTCCCATATACGTTCTCATAAACACTGTCTGGATGCCCGTAGTTGGGCTTAAATAGTAACGTATAGTTTCGAGAATCGAGAAATTCTTATTATACAGGTCTAGGTCCCTGATATAGTCTTCTAACAACGTTTTACTAGATGCTATCTTATCTCTTTCACTAAGAATAGCATTTAAGTCATTATTCAATCTATCAGCTCTAGACTTAGCTTCATCCATTCTAGCTTCAAGATCTTTAACCTTAAAGGCAATATCAGATAAAGAATTGATTTGTCCTTGGAGTTCATTGTTTCTCTCTTCAAGTCCAATACACTCATCTACTAAAGACTTACATTTAGTATATACTTCAATCTTAAACTCTGTTAATGCAATATCAGTTGTAGTTTCACTGATAGCATCTTTCTCAGTCATCAATTGATCATCAATAGTAGTTAGTTTATCTTTCAATGAAGCGATGTCAGAATCTAATTCATCGATTAGAGCCTTGTTTGCTTCATACTTCGCCGCTGGTTCTTTTAATGATTCAATGATTTCCTCATAATTAGATTTAGTAGTGATAATATTGAATATACCACGAATCTGATTGAAGTCGATCATTAACTTTTCCATATGGTCTAAAGAAGCTAATAGTTGATATGGGTCGATGATATAATCAACTGGACTCTTTTCTAATAGCTTTCTGAAAGATAATACCATACCATGAAGATTAGTAAATCTATTATTGAAATCGTAAAGTTCTCTGTAGGACTCAATGTCTTTCTCTAAGGACTTCAAAAGTTTATTTGATTCATCAATTTCTTTATTGATATCATTGATGCGTTTCTCTGGGTGTTTAGACGATGCTTCAATTGCTTCTTTAACAAAAGAGCAATCATCAATCTTACAAGCTTTAGGTCTTAAAGCCAAAGACTTAGCTTTATCGAATAGAATCTCATAAGCTAATATTTCAGATTCTAGCTCAGTTATAGTTCTAGATACTTCATTATAAGTACGAGTCAATTCAACAGTTTGATCTACATACTTACCATCATTATCTAGTGTAGTCTTAACGAAATCATATTTCTCTTTCTTAGTGGTAGCATCTAAACCATTATAAAGACTATCCAACACTGGGACAATCATTTCCATAGCATTGACTAATGCCTCTGCTTCAGAAAGGTTCTTAATAGAAGAATTTAAACCATTGATATCATTTTCAAGTTCAGCTATTTTAGCTTTAGTATCTTTATATAGAGATAGATCAGAATCACTGAATCCTCCATCTAATAAAGTACCACGTTTAGTAATCTTAGTTTGTAAAGACTTAAACGTATCTTCTTTTTCTTTAGATATATTTTCAATCTTAGCGTTAGCTACAGCTTCTTCAGATTTCCATTTGGATATATCTTTATCGAAAGCATGTAAACTACTATCAATGATATCTTTTAGTTCATTTAGGTTCTTGCTAGTTAGTTCTCCTTTAGAAAGATTAATAACTTGGGATTTGGATGCTCTAATATAATCTAGATTCTCCCGTATCTCTTCGTTAATCTTATAGAATTCCTCAAGATTATTGTCTCTAGTTAAGATACCGATCTCCGCATCAATCTTGGATGCTTCAATAACAGCTTTATCTCTTTCACTAGATACAGTTTCAACTTGTCTTGAGATATTATTATATCTAGCATTCAATTCTTCTATATTACCGATTTGATTAATCTTAGAAGAGATTGTACTAATAAGATTCTTGAACGTAGAATACTTCTTGGTAATAACCTTATACATGTTGTTGTATACTTCAATACCATTAATAATACTATTAACGAACTTCTTACGTTCAGCTGGTTTCTTATCAGCTAACCCTCTATCTTCAGAAGATAACTGAGATAGTGTAAGGAAGTTAGCATCTAAGTTAAATAAATCAAATATGATGTCTTTACCAGAAGTCACGTTCCAAGTAGGATTCAACTCAACACGGTTCATTCCTTTATATACTTGCATCTTAACTTGACCTCTAGAGCCATCAGTCTTTACTGGATGAACGTATAAGATTTCATATACTTCACCATTGTAAAGATATCTTAAAGTTTTCTTACCCTCCAACCCCGGAATAATAGCAGTGTTATCATCTTGGAGTGGAGATAAAGCTTTTAATAAAGTGGACTTACCAGAACCATTGGAGCCACGAATGATGACGATATTAGAGGTAGACTGTGATAAGTCTACCTCTAAGATATTATCACCACGACCATTGTAAATACCTATGTAGTTTTCAAGTCGAATTGATAATAGTTTCATTACAAATACCTATATTTTTTTAATAATGAAGTCCCTGTCAGTGGGACCGGATGCTAACATAACTTGGTCTCCAATCTTTGCTTGATTGTATGAGCTTCCAGTTACATTAACAAAGAATTCACCATTGAGTTCTACCAGATATACCGATCTTTCGTTATGGATTAACTTAAGATAGTCATCTGTCTCATCAATAATCATACTGCGTTTATCAGTTATTATATAGAGTGGTGATTCAGATAAATGATCTTTATACAAGACTCTAGCTACCATCCACAGTAATGATATAATAATGATAATAAAAAGTGCCGTTATCGCTAAAGTTACATTCATTACGTATAATATCCCCTCTCCATAACAAATTATACATAAAGTATTAACTTGTTTGACGTAGATTACTATTTTACTTTTATAGATTTATAGATAATAAATAGTAAGACTACTGACATTATAGACATTATATAATCAGAGGTAATATCTTGCCCATTCATATATTTATAGGCAACACTACCACCGATGACTAATGTCAATAAAAGATCAAAAGCCATCATAAATTTACCTTTTTTTGTTATTGTCATTAGATAAGACACATAACACTGTTAACAAAATTAATCCGACATTAACGATGAAGCTAATGTTAGAAATAATAGTTAGCATTCCTGCTGCAATTAAGATTGCTATTGTTAGTTCAATCATACCTTATCACTCTCCCATATACTTTTCAAGTATGTGTAAGAGTGCCTTAGATATCTTATAACCAATCACAATAATCAATGCTGTCAAGATCACCGAAGTGGCATAAATAAAGATTAATACACGACCTTCGGGGGCTTGAAGCATATCATGTACAATGTAACCGAAACAAGCAATATAAATAATAGCACCTATGGCATATAGTAGATTATTCTTTGAAATCATAAGTAAATTCTCCTTTCATTTATTATTGCTTTGTTCAAGGTTACACGTCAATCTTCTCCATTGTAGGATATGGTAAACCCCATCTCCAATCAATAGAGAATGATTTACTACAATCATTGCATTTGAATTTATACAGTTGGTATCTATTCAAATTATCTAACACTTGCTCTGGATTTTTACTAAACGCTAGTATGATATTAGCATAACTCACTGGTTTACCATTAGCTGTGTATAGATCGAAGTTCTTTGAATAACACTTAGGGCAAGTACAGTTATCAATAACTGCTTCTTTCATATGTCTCACCACCTTAAAAAATAAAACCCTTTAGGATTATGTATCCTAGAGGGTAATATATTATTTCTTATCCATTCCTTCAATAGCTTTCTTGATTTGTGCTTCAATATCAGATTCTAATTGAAGTTTACGTTCTTTTTCTTCTTCTGGATCTACTTCTTTGATACCATATTTTTCAATACAGTCACCAATAGTTTTGTAGATGATATCCATAGTAGTTTCCAAAAGTTCTTTAGGCATACCGAATAGTAAATCGATTTGTTGTTCTAGACGTGGTTCAAACTTAAGTAATTGAGTGAACACGATCTTTTCATATTTACTTTCAGCATCAACTTCCATAGTTGCGTTATTGAAGTAGTTAGCATCGATGAATGCATCACGCAATTCGATATTTTCATCATGTTGATGCTCAAATGCCTCTTCAATAGTAGCTAAGAATCCTTTAAGACTGAATTCTGGTTCAATACCTGCTTTGATTAAGTCATTAGTATATCGTGGGTAGTAATATAACTCTGCAAAGATGTTATTATTGTCTACTTCCATGATAGCTAATACTCTAGCGGTGAAGCCATGTACGTTTGGTACATTGAATTTGCTCATAACTACTTGACTTAAGATATCAGTAGATTTAGCAAGATTGAAATCGATGAAAGTTTTAACTTTCTCTAAGTCTAAGTTATGGTAAACTACATCGATGTATGTAAGAACTGCATATAAATGGGATTGTGTAGATTCTGCACCACATAACCATTTATAGAAAGTAGCGAAGAAAGAGTAAATGCCATTATAGTCCTTATTAGCAATCAACTTAACGAATGTATTGAAGTTGATCAATAATGTATGCATGGAATCAGATTCACGGTTTACTGCTACACTAAATGGATTATCTGTAAGATATTCTGGTTCAATGTCTTCATTGTATACCAATACAATATTCTTACCACGAATATTTAGTTTACGACCATATGTATGAGAACTAATGATGAAACCCTCTTTAACTTCTAGAAGTTCATCAGTCTTAACAAAGTAAGTCTCATTATGATCATTAAGAAGATCATAATCTGGAGAGATACTTTCTAGTTTATCCCAATACAAAGAATTTGTATCAAGAAGTTTAACTAGATAGTGACCAAAATTATGAATATCTGTGTTTGCTTGTCCTACTCGCATAGAATCCTCCTATTTAGTTTTAGTATAAATAATACGACGAATATCGCCCTCAGCAACTTTGATTGAATCTGAGTATTTAGCTTGGCTCATGTCAAGAAGAATATCAGTGTATTCTTTCTTGACACCACCAACTACTACTTTACCAAATTCAATATCTTTACCGAGTTTATTATAGCGTTCTTTAAGTGCTTCCATTTGAGTTCTGGAGAACACAAAATATCTGTAGTAGATATCAGCCATCTTAAACCTCCTCAAAGTATATTGAACAGCTGTCTTCCATGTTAATTAACGCTGGACGAAGTTGTTTCTCAAATGCTCGAGTCCTAGCTACCTTAGCAATTGTTTGACCAAGTAATTGGGCATCGAATGCTACTGCTTCAGGATCTCTATTATCTGTTAGTTCTAATCCAGCATCATCTGCTAACATGATTGCAGATGTATAGCCTTTCTCTTCACGGTATATATTAAGCATCTTACTGAAGTTGTCATCCCATACATTAGGTTCTTCTTCATTAGTGAAAGAGTTCCATTCATATACACCATAGTTGAGTGGGCATAACATCCCGCCTACACCAGGATCTGATGCGGAAGATGTATTCAAATCGATAATCCCTAAATGAGATGGATCGATTGCACGCACATTACGTGCCACATTCTTACTATTAGATTCACCAGGACCAGATGGACCTTTAATGGTATACTTTAATTGTAAGAATGAGTCTCTATCGTTAACCATATTACGGAAACCTTTAAGGTTAGATTTCTGTAATTCAGCAATTAAAGCCATTGGTGGTGTATTTAATTGCTGTTTGATTCGATAAGCTTCCATGTTAGGATCATGCTTCTCTGGTAAACGTCTAAGTTTAACATTGATTAGCATGATATACATAGCTGCAATATATTCAGACCATCTAATCCGTTTAGTAGATGCATCTAAGTTATTCTTTAAACGAATTGAAGAGAACTCACATGCCATCCATTTTAATACAGAATAGATATCTTCTTTGATGTGGTCAGGTAAACGCAAACGTTTCTTAGTTGGAATATCGTAAGAGTTTTCCAAGGATTCAATGATTGCATTACCTTTAGTGAATACTGAAGTCTCAGAAGATACAAAGTTATAACCTAGTTTACATACCCAGAATTCTGTAGTATATAACTGATCCATTGTAGTCTTCTTAGTCGCATAAGATGCAATAGACTTAGCAAATGATGCAATGAAAGATTGTAAGATACGATCATTATCTACAAAGGATTTCACTGCAGAGATATAGAATGGGCTCTTCATATGACTATTGGCAATCGCAAAAGTATAATACTCTGGATCGTCAATATCATGATCAGAGATCTTGATTACATCTTCAAAGTTAAATTTGTTTAAAGTTTCATACCATCCGAATCTAGCTAAGTAGTATTCGAATAATGTAACCTTGTGATCAAACAAGTATACACTAAACATAGCCATGCGTAATGTCTCTTCTTTCGTTGTATTTAGATCAACGAAGTTACGAAGCATCTTAACTGCATTGGAGTTTGTCTTAAGTGTAATGGATTGAGTCTTAGCAGCTGCTGCTGTAGTATTATTATAAGTACTACCATCAACCAGCTGGAATAATGGGAAGTAATCATTACCATTCAAATGGATATAAGCCCCATCAATAACTCTTGGAATCGCAATAAGTACATCGAAAGTTTCCTCATCTTTAGTACAAGCTACATGATAAGTTACTTTCAATATCTTAAGGTCAGAATCTTTGATAGATATAGATGGAGTTTCATCACCGATAAGTAACTTTTGTACTTCAGTGTAATCATCTATAACTTCAAATCCTAATACTTTGATAGTATAGAATTTATTTCTTTCACAAGAAAGAATAACATCCTTCAAGTCTTCAATAATATCATCATCAGACTTAGTGAAGAATATGTCATTGAACTTAGGTCTATTTTTATCGTTATAGTCTGCGATAAACTTAGCTTGTGTGTTCATTGTCACCCTCCCCAATATTGGTGATCTTAACTTTAATTTGTGACCCAATTGGATTAGGTACATTTGGTTCTCTATCTTCAAAGATCACATAACAATCCATATCTAATGCTTCAGCGATTGTCTTAATCTTTGCTAACGTGATAGTATCCTTTTCAAATAGACGACGGTCATTATTAAAGTTATCCCCAAATCGATAAGCATATTTATTTATATCAATATTCTTACGATTAACAGCTTCCTTAAGACCAATCATCTCAGGTAAGTCATTTGGTTTGATTCTAACATTGAAAATATTATCTGGATTAATCAAGATAGTCTCTTCCATAGAACGTAACTCACTAGACTTTTCAATTTGATCTTGCATGCTCTTAGCATTACTAAAATCAATAATCTTCATATTATCTAATTCATACTTAGACTGGTCTTTATCTGCACTGATGAAAGTCGCCATACATCCATCAAGTACAACACCATTAGTTTGGTATGCATTAGACTTGCCTATAATAGGAAAGACTTTACCATCTTCTTCGATAGCAACGTTAATGTCATCAGCATTCTTCATTGCAGTATCAAAGTCATAGATAGTATACATCGTTCCATTTACTACGCCTTTTTTCATTTCTTGTGTCTCCGATTAAAAATAAAAGATACAATAGGAGGTTAGGTTATTCACCTAACCTCCAACATTATCAGTTATTATTCAACGTCAACTAGTTTGTCGTCTTTGATGAATTTCTTCAAATCAACAGCTGGTTCGAAATCGATAACACGTTTACCATCTTCTTCAGTTGCTGTAACTGTAAGATATTCATCGAATTTAACTTCGTAACCATCTTCGTCGATATCTGTTTTGTTAAGATTCATCAACGCATTGATTACGGAAGATAAGATAACACGAGTGATATCGAATACAAATGCATTGTTAACGAATTTGTTATTAGTCAATACATACATGAAACGATTCAAGAAGCGTTGAACTTCTTCATCACTCAAATCATATACAGTAGCGATATCTTTAACGCCATCTTCGTCTAATTCAAAACGAGCTTCGAAGGAGTTTTTACCTTCATCATCTACTGCACGTTCTAAAACGATACCAGCAATGAATGTACCATTTTTATCATTGACACGCAATACTGCTTCGTTTTCAAACTTAGTGTTTGCTAAGAATTTAACTGCACCGAATAGTACAGATTTCAATACATTTACGAACTGATGAGAACGTAAGATAATTTGGTCTTCTGCTTTCAAGCGTTCCAATACAGTTTCAATAATGTTTGTTTCTTTAATGTCTTTTACCATGGTTGTGTCTCCTTTGCATGGAAAATAAAATATAATACGTGACCATAGACTATATCATGATCACGTATATAATATATTAATATTCTGTAAGTTAGTTTGTAATTTTTTACAAACCAAATCTTGCTTTAAAGTCAGGCAATGCCTCGATCTGGATACCATACTTGAGGGCTTTGTCTACTTTAGAACTACTGAATCCCACATGTGGAATCACTAGAATATTGGTATCTCTAGTCACACTTGTATCTGTAACGAAATACCCGAGAGGTGCCATTCTCTCTGCTAATGTATCATCTCTAAATCCAGTGATTACAATCTTCTTACGATTGTCTACTAGGTTATAAGTTCTGACTACATTATTCATCTTCATGATAGTAATGAGATCTTCAGCAAAGACTTCACGTTCATTAAGAATAGTCTCTACTGCAACTTTACCGATCCCTTTAAGCTTCATGAGTTTAGATTGCAATTCACTATCTGGTAAGTTTAGTACTTCTTCTATCTTCAAAGCATGAAGTACAATCTTCCAAGTCTTAATTGCAATATCTGTAAAGCCAAGAGCACCAATGATATTATAATCATATACTTGCTTTGTCTTTAGTTCGTTTACCCGCTCCATGAACTTCTTACTATTGACATCACCTAAGATTGCTAATCTGCTAGGTGTAATATTAAGAAGATCAGTGAATGAAGTTATACTTAAGTCTTTAACTGTAGCTTCAGAGAAATCTCTAAAGTTAATCTTCTTAAGCATATCTGCCATCCTAGCAATACCACGACCAATGCATTTAGGATTAGGACATGATACAGATTTGCCGCTATAGGACTCTACCAGTAGAGTACCACAGGCAGGGCAATTATCGATGAATTCCTCCATAGGTCTTGGATTGTTATCATTCTCTACACAATCATGTCTAGATACATATGGCATTACATCATTGACATAAGTCACATCAATAATATCATTGTATCTTAATGATAATGCTTTAAATCTTTCATATGAATGACCACTTGCTAAGTTATGGACAGTACCATTGAACTCAACTGGGTCAAACATAATCATCGGTGTAATAACACCATTCTTACCAACTGTATATTGGTAACCACGGAATCTTGTAGATCTAACCATAGCATTGAACTTGATTGCAATACTATACTTATTCACATGATTCTCACGACCAAGAGCTTGAATGATATTCTTATTAGTATAAGATACTACAATACCATCATAAGCAAATGGCATATAAGATCTAAACCAATCAGCATCTTGGACAAACTTATTCACTTGGAATAATACGTTGCTATAATAACCTTGAATAATTCTATATCTATTAGGTTCTTTAGTAGCAAAGTATCTATTCATGAATTCTAATTCTTCTATACGACTATTAAAGTCTAAAGAAGTTGCTAATGGTACTAATGTAATAAAGTCAATATAATCTCTGGCATTAGCTGAACCAATAATACCAGCTATTGCAGTTCTCATATTCTTATAAGTTTTACCAGTAGCATTCTGGAATCTAACTAGATCTTCTTTGGTAATGATTGCCTCAAACTTCATACCGATAACTTCATTATCAGATAACTCATTAGGGAATCTATAACCATATAAGATATCAGTTAAATCTGTAGCTAAGTCAGCATCTAAATCTCCTCGAGTTCTAGCACTGACTACTTTATTATTTACTTCAGCTTCTACAGACAATCCATCATATTTGATTTCAGCTACCATCTCAAATGGAGTTTGATAATTAATCAATCCCATCATGACATGTTTAGCTAAGAAGTCTCTTTCAAATATCTTTACCTTTGGATCTTTATCTACAAAAGCTTTCTTTGCATCAGACTCTAATACAAACTTACACTTATCTAGAGTACCAACTAATTGAGGATATTTATGAGCTGTGTCTCTACCTCTATCGGATACTGTAGCATGATTAGATTCTATTGCTGGTTGCCATCTATTCGTTGGAACTTCAATGAATGTATCTCTATATAGAGTATCATTAGTTTCCTTCGGATAAGATACTATAGCTTCAATATAACTTTCGTTACTTGTAGCCTTACCTTTACCTTGGAGCTTAAAGTGAACTACATCGGACCCAACTTGGAAGTTAGGATTGTATTTCTTATAAGCCTCTAAGAGTAAATCATAAACACCATCTTCTAATGGTAATACAGCTAGATCTGTATTGTTATATAAGACGTTGCTGATACGTAAGATTGTATCAGCATCATCTATATCCTGAATGGTCCAGTTCGGTTTATTTAACAAAACTGAAGTCCGTTCATTAATCAATCTTAAATTCTCGTCTTCAAAGACGTTATCAAGACTACCACGTAAGAGAGTCGTATATAGATCTCTTAAAATCATGATTGCCTCCTTATCTATTAAAGTACTTAATACCCCTAGTTACCCATAAGGAATCTGTTTCACTATAACCTTCTGGAGGTTCGCTACTCATAGCTCCTTCCATGATAGCTGGGATACCTGGTTCAACGAAGTTATCATATACTGGATAATATTTACCATTGAATTCTTTAACTGTAATAGTCATCTTAGACTTATCATTCTCTCTTAATGCTTTAAGATAAGAATAGTCTTCGAGCATTGCAGGTGTATAGAAATCTTCATCTGGGATATCATACAATAATGCTTCTTGATATTTCTTCGGAACCTTTTCGAATGTGAGTTTTAGACCAATAGCCTTAAGATATGCATTTACAATCTCAGCAGATCTAGATTTAGCATCTGCAGATAAAGTAATGTCTACATCATTAGGATTCTTAGTCAATAGATCTTTGATAGATCTACGTCCAATAGGAGCTGTACTATAGAGCATCAACATGATTACATTGATATCATCACCAATGTGAGTCAATGCACTAATTTCCATCTCCCCTTGTCGGATAGGTGTATTAGTATATACAGGTTTATATAGACCAGCAGATTTATTGCGGCTATTTTCACCTTTGTTATTACTGAAAGACATACTTGTTGCTGAGAACTTTTCTTCCGCATATTGTTTCAAACGACATACGTATTGTTTAGCTACAAGTACAGGTCTTAAAGACTTAACTAATCTAATACCTTGATTGGAAGAATCAAGCATAGGAGTATATACATACCCATGTCTTGTTTCTGGGAATTCAGCTAGAACTCTTTGTAGAGTTTCAATAGTAACTGGTTCTTGCATTGGTAGAATAGATATAGTAATATTACCATCATCAATAATAGAGTTTAGATACTCCATACGAACTGATGGATTGCTATTACTTACGAACTCTTCCATTTCTTTAGCTTGACTTGGACTAAAGAAGCTTACAAATTTTATAATCTTCTTAAGAGATCCATTAGTGTCTTGCTTATTAAGATTACGAACTACAGCAGCTGATGCGGAATTGATTTCCATTTCAAATAATTGAGATGGATTCAACCGATTGACTACAGTTGCTTGGTTGTATTTCATATCCACTCTTTGACCATCCTCTGTTTGAGGCATAAGTTCATCAGGTAAGATATTAGAAATGACGCCTTTACCACCATATCGGTTAGTTAACTTATCACCGATATGAAGTTCATTCTCTTCTAGAATATATACATCCATCTGTAAGTTAGAGTATACATTATTATCTATATTGAACTTAACTCCATCCAAGATCTGTTGACTTGTATGCATAAGTTTTTGTAGATCGTATCCTAACTCGCATTTATAGTTAGCCTGAAGTTTACGTACTGTATGGATTAATTCATCACAGAATCGCTTATTGTCTTGATAATACATATTAAGCTGAGTATTGTATATAGAGTTCTCCATTAGGTCTGGGTTATTAGTATGGATTTCGATACCAACTACTCGACCATTAGATGTAATCTTCTCATCAGACATATTGATATCTTGGAGCTTATTGAATACTTGAGAGAATAGAGCTTCTTCTTTATTTTCTCGACGTACTGCAGCTAAGATACCTTCTTTGATTTCTTCACCGATATCAGGGATAACCTTATAGATATCCTTGTTACCATATAGATTAAGTAAGATATCATTTTCATTGATCATGAATGAGATCTTCTTAACTAGTGGTGACTTGAATCGTTTTGCACAAGACTCACTAATCTCAATAGCATCTTCAGTTGTCTTATTCTTTGCAATATACATTAGTAAGACATTGATACCATCCATCCTGTTGTTGTACTCATCGAACCCTTTAGATTTTGTAATAACGTCTCCTTTCTCAATAACACTGCCTACGACAAGATTATTTAGAACTGAGTTATTAATCTCATAACCAAAGGATTCTGTGATATACTTATAGTCCAACTTATGAAGGATATCCAAAGTATTGGTTTCTTCGTTATGGACGATAAGATAATATTCATGACCTGGGGTCATAGCGTATCTTTCTATTCTAGCTAATACAGTTTTACGTTGATCAGCTTGTTGGAAAGATGTGGAGCGATGTCCAAATTCATTCTCAAAGCCAGTTTGAATGAATGGGACTTCTGGGTAGCATAGTGCCATAGATTGCTCTGAATGGACACTATACATAATCTTTCGACTACCAGAACTACTAGCTGGGAATGGTTGAATTAACTCTTTCCCTAGTACTTGTTCTGGAATCTGAATTCTTTGCCTAGCACGATTAATCTCGTCGTCTAGAATCAATGTGTTCGCCATTGTGTCTCCTTTCTAAAAGTATTATAAAATGAAATACAGAAGAGTAATCAATACTCTTCTGTATCACCTTTATAATATATAACTTAATCTTCCAATGCTCTGAAGGACGCAATGAGGTCTTTCGTAATGGATGCATTCGTAACTTGACCACTTGTAGGTACTGGAGCAATCAATTGATCCATTACTTCACGAGCCAAACGTAAGAATTGCATACGGAAGTCTTCTTTTTCTGTAAAGAACTCTTTGAAATCACGAGTTCTAAACTTGGTATCATAGCCATCTAATTCTAAGTAAGCACCTTTAGTAGCAATCTTACCAGAATCTTTAAGCATAACCATTAGAGAATAAAGTGGATCGAAACCATAATCTTGAGAGAAGATCAATGGTGTAGATTTACCAGCTTTATTTGTACGAGACTTACCTAAAGAGATATCAACTTGGGAACCAGAGAACCCAAATGTCTCTTCTTTAAGTTTACTATCATCGAATCGAATGATGTTATTCGCTAAATAGGTTACAGCTCTACCACCAGGTAAAGACTCGCCTTGTTTAAGATACATCAATTGACCTTTAGTATGCATAAATGCACTTGCTTCAATCTTTTCGGTAATATGATTGATTACCAATAAGATGATATTAGTTGCTTTGATTAATTGCATTACACCTTTAAGGAGAGATGTATTTGCTTTAGCCATTGCAGTAGCCGCCATTTGACCAGATAATTCACCTTTATCTGCAATACGTTCTGGAGCTAATAATGCAATGGAGTCAATAATCATAACAGTTGGGATAAACTTAGTAATTGGATTACCAGTAGAATCTCTCATACCAGTGTCATACATAAGTTTTTCTTTATTCTTTAATTTAGTTTCATAGATAGTATAGATATCATCATAGATAGACTCTGCAGTGATACCACTATTCTTAATAGAAACGTGATCAAATAGTTCTTGACCAACGTACCCAGTTAAAGTTTCCAAACGTGGAATTGTAATACCACCTTCCATAGATTGGATAACCATTTCAGCATCTGGGAATTGGTTAATAATATTAGCCGCTGCTTGTACAGCAAATGTAGATTTACCTGAACCTGAGCGACCAATAAGTAAGTTATAAGACCCATCAAGAATACCTCGATGTGTTACAGGTGTAATCTCACCTTTGTCATTATAACAGTTTAATTTATAGCCATTCAAAGAATCAAAATTTAAAAAGCCTGTTGGGTATGCAACGTCATATAGACCTTGCTCTGGAGAGTAGCCAGTTACCTCAGCTACACGTTCAATTAGTAAGCCCATAATAAAATCCTCCTAAAAAATATTATTATAAGTTACTAATAAGTTCCAGGAAGGTTAAAAAAATAAAATACCCCAAGGTAGTTAAACTACCTTGGGATAGTTGTTTAGAATATATAGAGACCTTGCTCTTTAAGTTCTTCAGCTATATATAAAACCTTATCATAATCTGCAGATAAAGCTAACATAGAGCATCGTACATCTTTACGAACTTTTTGTAGACGTAGACATTCTTGACTATACTTAGTCAATACACGTTTGATGATAGTCATAGGACGTTCATTCAACATGAATAGCATAGCATTAGTTTCTAAGTCAAACATCCAGTTCTTGATAGATGTATTAATCTTAGGATCTTCACAGGATTCTAGCATTGAAGTTACAAAGAATTCCTCGAAGTTCTCATAGAAGAGTTCACCATATAAATCCATCAAGTCTTCTTCACATGTTTGAGATGGGTCCATATATCTCATAATGGAAGTATTAACACGATTGATATTAACAGCTTCATCTTTACTAGAATAACGTGCTACAGAGAGTATAGTAGTCAACTGCTTATTAGTGCAGTCAACGTAGTCTAACTTCTTGTAGATACGTTCATTGATAACCATAGAGATTTTATGTAAAGCTGTAAGAGTTTTACCAAATCTATCTGGATCAAATGCTGCTTCAGATATAGTTTCAAATAATCCATAGATTTCATTATTCAAAACACGAATTCTATCTTCAGCTAATTGTGGACGATTCTGAACCATAATCATTGCAATATATTGCCATGGTTCAAATTTTACATATAGACATCTAGAGATTGGTTTAACACCTTCGCCTAGATAGTAAATAATATCAGATAGGTTCTTCTCAAAGTAGTTATAAGCTAGATCTTTGTTATCCCAATCTAAATTATTTAGTTCTTCTATAATAGTCTCAGCAGATTTTTTGATTACGGCAGAGAACGGAACGTCCTCTGCGTAAACTTTGCTGGGTTTTACATATTTATCAAATAGACCCATATATGCTTCCTTTCTTAATAACGTTCTTCGAAGTCATCAATCTTGGAAGATTTATTACCTTTCTTACCATCTACTTTGATAACTAAAACGTCGTCTTTTACAGAATCAAAGAAGTTTTCTTTAACTTTAACTGTAGGGTTTTTGATAGCAGAGCTAGATAAGTTAAACATATCATCATCTTCTTCCATCTTCATACCGCCAATTTGGTCAAAGAAGCCATCTTTCTTTTTATCTACATTAGAAGTTCTAGCTTTATATTCATTATAAATCTTTTCAACTTCTTCTGTAGGAAGTTTAATACCAGATGCCATGATACATACACGTTCTTGACCGGCTGGTACTGTTTGAATATGTGTGAAGAATTCAAATGGTTCACCTAACTCTTCACGGATTTTAGCATTATCGAAACCAACGTTTTGAGTACGTTCAGATGCATACATAAATACACCAATACGTCTAGCTGTTGGAGTGAAATCTAAGCTCTTTGTAGCATAAATCATTTCTTCGAATACTTTATCCAAATCAGATTGTTTCTTAATGCCATCAAAGTAAGCTGTTTCGATTGTCATGAAACCAGGAGTTGTAGAGATTTTATACAAGTCTGTTTCATCGATATTTTGATCAGAATCAACCAAGTCTAAACCAAGCCATGTACGCATACGAGTACAGAATTCATCATTAGCTTTACGTTCAGCCTCTTGTTTATTCTTGCTAGAAGATAAGAACTTCTTATTGCTGATGGCTTCAACTGTATAGTTGTCTTGAAGTTCTTGGAAGTATTCTACAGTATTTTGTAGACCACGAGCATCATCTTCGAAACCAGTGAATACTACTAAGTGAACGTTCATATTCAATACTTCACGAATATATTTCGCTAGTATCGTAGAAGATCCACAACCTGTACCACCTTCAGAAGAGGATACAATTACTACTGCATCATCTGTAGGATCTGGGAAAGAATCAATTTTAAGTTTCTCAGACTTAAGAGATTCAATAGTGATAGTTTTAGCACGACCACGTTCTTTACCGCAACCGCCCATACCACCACCAATGATTACATTGATGTCATCATATTCATCTTTCATATCTTTGCGAGTTGTATTGATAAGAAGTACATCTTCTCTTTTAAATACATCTTGCTCGATAGCTGTCATAGCTGCTTTATTACCAGCAGCACCAATACCAATTAATTTTGCCTTCATAATAAATTCTCCTTCATTATAAAAAATATATAATATTGGATAGGCTAGTTAAAGCCTATCCAACGATTACCTTAATGTATTACTTTGAGTTATAATCTACATACCACGAGACTGTCTTAAATAAGCATAGGATTCGGACATAATTCCATTAACGCCTTTAATCCATGCTCCAGCAGCCTGTGCATATCTCTTATGACCGTAGATCATTGAGTTTAGACTTGTTTGCCCCTCCTGGTAATAATTTTTACTAATCCATACAGCACCATTGACAATACCATCATAAACAGTATTACCCATATGATGAGCCGCATTAGGATTAGCATCAATAGCATTAATGCCAAAATAGTTTCCTCTATCTCTGGCTAGATAAGATCTACCATAATCAGATTCCCATGATGCATGAGCAAAGATATAGATAGGATCTAGACCAGATTCTTTAGATGCTTCAATAAATATATTACCTTGACCTTGGAATGGAGATGTACCACTTGGGTCAAAGTGTTTAATGATATTATTCATATCTTCTGTAGTCACATAAACAGACTTATTAGATAAATCTGAGTTTTGATCTACATAGTATCTTGAGTTAGCTTTCTTATTAGCTTCTTCTTTAGAAGCAGCTTGTCTTAAAGCTTCTTGCTTAGCTACTTGAACGTATTGATTTAATACTCTAGCGGTATTTGGATCCACATTTTCTTTCTTCTGCATACGTTCGTTATCTTTCTTATCTTTATCATTATTGATAAGATTGTTTACTTTGTCACTATAGTCATCGTTATTCTTAACTATGAATTGCATTACAACGTCTAATGTGTCATCACTCTGACGATCACTCTCTAGTGCCTTTATTGGTAATATAGATACCAATATGGCGATGCATAATAAGGTAAGTTTCTTAACCATTATCCTCACCGTCCTTATAATCTTAAAATACAATGTAAATGCGATGGAGTATTACGCCCCATCGCATTGCAAGACTATTTGTCTTCTTTTTGTTGGTCTTGCATTTGCTCTTTTAGAGCTTGCTCTTGTTCTTGTGGTACTTCATCGAAACCTAAACCAAGGTCACCGATTTCATGTAACACGCCGATTTTCTTTTCCATATTATTCTCCTTTAATTAAAATAAGAATACATTTATCCTAATGTTTACTTATAGTATAATTTTATACCATTAACATTCACTATTATAATATATAACTTTTAAACATATTAGTAAAAGTTTAAATACTTTTACTGTTGTTGTGAGTATTCTATGATTGTACAATCATGTTTACCTCCTTTAAAATATGGAAATAAGAGATTGTGTTATGGACTACTCATCTAGATATGAGTAGTCCATGATACAGTTATAAGAAAAAAAATAAATAAGATTAGGAGATGGGATTAACTCCCATCTCCATCTTTTAATTAGAATAATGGCACATTGATTGCGTCATTGAATCTAGAAAATTGGTCATGTGAAATTTGATTATTCCACAATAATGCAAATGCTTCATGACGCATTTTAAATGCATCATCCCAATTCCATTCAGATTCTAAACCCTTGTTATTTTCTTCAAAGTGTTTGATCATACTTTCGAAGCAATTGGAGAAAAGATTGTCTGTTAACATGATATACCTCTTTCTGCTCCTGTGGAGCTTAACACTGATTAAATACTATATCATCATATCACGTTAATAATATATAGCTAAAATAACTAAGTATTACAATTTACAAAATCTATCCCCTTAGGATCATAGTAATCCTAAGGGGGTATTTGTTTATTGACGTCTAGAAACTGTTTTATCTCTTAAAGTTTGTGGAGTCATATTATCAATATTAATCAAGTTAGTATTGATATGAGATCCTAGCATATATACGTTCATCATATTCTTAGATAATGCATCAGTCTTATCTTCTGGGATATCTTCTAAAGATACTGTACCAAGAGTAGATATAGTATTATACATAGCTTGCTTAGCTTCTACTGAGTCAGCACGAGCACGAGAGAATTCTTTTAATGTATTATCCATACCAGATACTACAAGGGATTCCATTTCACGGTCAGATGTAGCACCATTCTTATCATGACCTACAAGACGACCAGTCTTATTATCACGAGAAGCAATATTAGTAGAGATGGAGTTCTTCTTAGTTAAGAACTGTTTCATTTTCTTCAAATGAAGATATACTACTAATGCTTCTTTAGTCCATACTGGTTCGCCATCTTTATTTACATACAGGTCTGGAGTAGCCACTTTCTCCATTAGAGGAACTCCTAAGATATTAGCAGCTTTCTCAATTTCTACAAAGGTTGGTTCAATCTTAAAGATACGTGTTTGGAATCTATATGGATATTTCTTAGATATATAGTCTAAGAACTGTTTATCATTCATGTCTTTAAATAGAGCAGCATAATATTTAGACATACTCTTAGATGGATCTAAAGCATCCATTACTTTATATACAAGCTCTTCAGCCTGTTTGCGTTGTTTAGTCATATTAGCCTCCTTTAATTTAATAAATTGTTCAAGATGGCTAAAATTTACAAAAAAAATAAGTAGAGGCTATAAAGCCTCTACCGTTTCCCAGAACCATGGTTCTCTTACTATAAAATTAAGATAAATCTGTTCATACCCTTCTAAGTGAAGTCTATTAACCATCATCTGTATCGCTCTACCAAATTTAGGATCTTGACTGTTGATATAAACAACAACTATGTCCTTCCTATTTCTAGTAGAGAATACTTCATTTAATGTGTCATTAACTTCTTTCTTAGTATACTCATCGGAAAGATATTGACTGAATATACTCTCCTGCCCATCAATATAGCCAACAAGATAGAATGCATCGGCATCCAACTTAATTGGTTCACAGTTCCAGTTATTATTATCATGATGCTCTACATAAGTTTCTATCTGACCCATTGTACCAACTTGGTCCCAATATTTAAATACTTCCATTTCAATCCTCCTAAAAATAAAGCCCTCCGAAGAGGGCTATAAACTAATTGTCTAGAGAACGACAGCCGATTACTCGACCTTGTTCATCTCTAACTTGTAAACCTGGAGTGAATAGATCATTTCTACGAATACCTTGCTGTGCAAGTGCAGATATAATCATATTAGATACAACATACCCCACTCCAGATGTTGGGTCTGGAAGACCATCTACTTCTCCAAATGTAGTGTGTGTTTGTGGCACAGCCACTCCACCTACTTGGAGATATCCAACTACCTCAGTAGTAGATGCTACACGAGCAACACCCTGAGATTCTAAAGATAACAATTGAGTTCCATCCTCTGCTACAAGATTAATTGTATGAGGTGTTAAGTTAATTACGTTAGTTGTTTCCATGATAGATTCCTTTCTTGCCATGCGGCTTAACTAAATAATATAATCATCTATCACGTTTATAATATACAATTATATCCCCTTAGGATAATAAAGATCCTAAGGGGAATATTTTATAATGCACTGTAATGAATCAATAATGTGAAATACATTAATACTGATCTATGGTAACTATTCTTAGTAGCTAAACGATTACGTCTATGAACGTATCGTTTAGATGATTCCATTAACCATTTCTCTGTAATATCCTTAATACGTAGAATATTAGGATCTTTAGTATTCGGTTTAGGTTGAATAGAGAACTTAATAAACTCAGCTGTACGTACATCTTTATTTCTAGACTGAGCAAAGTATGTATACACTATAAGACTAACAAACTCTCTAATCTCTGAGTTTTGTTTAGTATCATTCTTTACTATATACTCAATGATATCTTTAATCTCATCAGTCTTAACTAAAGCATCTGCAGACATCTTACAGAACTTATAGTTTACAGATAGAGTTGTAATTTGGCTTACAGCTTTATCTACAATACGTTCTGCCATCAAATTATCTGTATCTGCAAGACGATATCCTGTATCAGAATAATCATCAGATGCGTAAGTAATATATTGAGATTTGTTTTCATATGCTTCATAGTATAGGCTAGCAATATTCTTCATAAAGGATTTGATACGACCATGAAGTTGTTGGATTAGATATACACAATCATCATCTTCAAAGTTTTTAAATCTATCAGTATAAGTATCTAACCAAGTATTAGAGATAGACTTAACTGCATTGATTACATTACCTTTAGATTTAAGATCAAACTTACCTGTAAGCATATTATTGACTACATAGTCCATTACCCATTTATATTCAACTGGTTGAACTTTCTTAAAGAAACCATAATGGATAGATGGATAGAATTTACCAGAGAATGCCATATTAACTATAGCCATATCTAGCATCTTAGAGTCTCTAACTTTCCAGAAATATCTAACTAAGCATAGTAAGATAATAGTACATTCATCTTTAGCTGCAGCCGGATTAAAGGATGCAATCTTAGCATAATAAGTATCTTCCATATGATTGGAGATAACTTTCTTATCAATCTTTAGTGTATTGAATAACTCCTCTTCATCTTTAGGAGTAAAATAGATTCTTCTATATGGTGCTATATCATATAAATCTTCAGATCTATCAGATATAAACTTACCAATATATCTTTTATAATTAGACAGATTCTTTTTAATCTGTGTTTCCACTATAGGGTATATCTTCTTTACGATAGCTTCTGTATTTTTCATTATATACCGCCTTTCTGATTATTAGTTTGTTCAAAATGGCTAAATTAACAAAAAAAAGAAGAAGGGAACGAATCCCTTCTTCTCTTAATCATTTATCTTAGTCTATCATTATGATAATTAATGATATCGTCTACAATATCATCATATGTTAATTCATCCAGTTGTGATTTATAATCGTTAACAGATGGATATTCAATTTCTCTGTCAGAAATAAGATTAAGTAGATAGTTGGTCCCAATATCACCATCTAAATAGATCATTTTATATGGTAGATATCCAGCTCTGATTCCTCTATAGAAATAGTCTAAGAATTCTACAGCATCATCTGGTAAACCATATGTGTCTTTATTCTCTTCTTTAAATAAAGTCAATGCATAGTTTACTGCATCAAGATCAAGTTTAATAGCCTCAAATAATCTAGACATAATTCGAATAGCACAGTCTACTACAGTCTCAATACTATAACCTTTCTTAAACTTAACTTCTTGAGTCCTAAGATTAACAGATTTAACGATTCGATTGGATTCAGTTAGAGCTCTACCGATTTTCTTAATATAATATTTAACCGGATCGGTGTCATCAAAAGAATCTAATACAAATAATACATTATGTCTAGTTATTCTATCATGTAATAATTTATCAATACAATATAACTTATAATTATCTTTAGGAATATTGTTAGCAACTACATTACCTACCGATATTTTCGACATAAGATTTAATACTTCTATACTATTAGTTAATAAAGCATTATTGGATGGTCTACTGAATGGCAGTTCACCTAGTCCATCTTTAAGCATAGAGTCATTTGTAAAAGTATTAGCATTAATATTTACAATAGCTTCTAGAATGATTTCGACTACATCTTCTTTAAGAGTATATACAATATCATCAATATCAGTATCGTCTTTATTAACGATATTAATAGTCAATTTCTTATGGTCAAGAGTAACCATATCACTATCAATACAAGATGCACTTTCTTCATTCATAATATTATTCTTATGCTCATCTATAATAGTTGTAAGATAGTATAAATCCTTCTTAGTCAAGTTAGGATTAGTTAAAGCATAAGTAATATTTCTATAATCACTTACAAGTTTATTATATTTATAGTCTACTAATGCACGGTAGTATTTGTTTTTAGTATTAATACGATTATTATTGATTGCTTCTTGTGTATACATTATTCTTCCTCCTCGATGATAGCATTAACTGGATGATTCAAACATAAGTTAGCATCCATTAAGTCTACAACTTCATCTAATTCAGGAATATCTTTCTTATCATAAGAGAAGTAATCATTCTCTGTCTCAATCAATAGACGTCCATCACTATATGAATAGGACTTGATTTGATTAATATCAATTCTTTCGTTTTCTAGTTTAATAAATCTTAACATGGTAAATCCTCCTAGTCTACAAACTCTTCTAAATCAAAATAGATTCTAATATTGTTAATATCATTGAATGATAAGAATTTCAAATCTTCTACATCAAGATCTTTCTTTTGTAGAATCTCTTTCATACACTCAAGACTCTTATCACCCATAAGACGTCCAATTACATTTAATAATTCTTCATTAGCTTCAGTATTATTGTAGTCTAGATTAGTTAAGATTTCATTTAACTTTCTACGAAGACTGAACTGAAGATTGTAGATATTTTCTTCCAATGTATTATCTTCTAAGAATGGTAATAATCCTAGAATGTTTTCACATTGATTATATAATCCCTTATTAGTGATTACATCATTGAAGAACTTACCATAGATACGTTCATATTTGTATTCATTGAATGCAGTTAAACGTTCAATAATATCTTCTTTATTTAATAACTTAAGTCCAGAGTATCCTTCAAAGATATTTACCGCATCATCATTCTCTGGAATAAGAATGAGTAAGTTAAACTCACTCATACGTTTATTGAAGTCTGCGTGAATCAATAGACTTTGCATCTCCAATAGATAGCGATTAATTGTAGCAAGAGTTAGTTTATAATCCTTGCTATTTTTAATCACTTCAATATACTTTTCAAATTTTGTTGCTTCCATTGTTATAAACCTCCTAGTGAGTTAGAATATAAACTTCATAAGCTAAAACTGCAATACATATAGCAAATGCAGTATAAATAAACAAATCTATTTTAGCACTTTGAGTTAAGTCTTCTACTATAGAATTGTAGTTTTCTTCTAATATAACTATTCTAGATCTACTGTCAGCTAGTTTATTAGATAATGCTTTATTCTCACGTCGTAATGTATTGATTTCATTATGAACGTCTACTATATCAGAATTGATTTTAGATACAGAATCTTGTAGATCACCAATATCAGTACCAATATCTTTAATAGTACTAGTAAGGGCATTAGTCAAAGTTATACTCTGTGTAGGTATCTTTTCCATCATTTCTTATCCTCCCAGCCAAAATCTTTTAAGTCAAAGTATTCTGCAATACGATTAACTATATCTTTATCATAAGGATAATATGTAGATAGTTTTATATTAGCAAAACTAACAACTTCCTCTTCCAATAGATCATCAAGAGTACCACACGCTAATAGTGCTTTAAGTGTACTAGTGACTATCTCAATATCTTGACTGGAATCATAATATACTTTGTCAGGATTACTTTCGCAAGCTAACTCATTTATATCTTGCATTAGCTCCTTACGTAATTCAGTTTGATATTTATAAATATATTTTTGAATATCAAATTCTCTGTCTCTATATTCACTATATCTAGCATTATCATCAGATATCATAATCATACGTTTAACAAAATTGATATCGTCTTCATCTCTAATAGCTTTATTCAAGAACGTACCATAAATTTTATAAGACTTAAATGCTTTAATTTTATATATCATAGAAGACACTGGTACTTCGTCTAACTTACAGCAGTGGTCTTCAAATATTTTAATAGTATCACTATTGACTGGTTCGATACTGAAGATGCCTAGTAATTCAACCATCCGCAATCCACCATCGATATCCAATTCTTCTAGCTTTTTATTAACTACATCTTGTATCTGATTATATCTCTTTATCTTAGTTTCTAAGTTTTCCATAACTTCCTCCTAGTGCATAAGTAAATATATATTAATACCAATAAATATAGTTAATAAGATGATGGTTATTATATTAATATTAATAATAAATTTGAGATCTTCATTTAAACTATAAAGTTTATCATTAAGCTCTAACGTTCTTTTATCTGTCATAAAGCTCAAAGAATGATTAGAGTTTGTATCCATACTTATTCTATTAATTCTTTCCTCTTGCTCATTAAGACGATCTTTAAAATATAAGTTCATCATTTCAATCTCTTTAAGTATTTTCCTATTACCTAAAAATATCATATCCATTTACCTCCTTAAATATAAACTTGGATATATCATTACACAGATATAATATATATCCACACTTCTTATTAACCTGTAACAGACTCGCTACTTTTCTATACCCTTCAACAATAAATTAAGTATAATCTTAATTAAACCAAGGGAGCATAGAAAATAATGTTTTTTGCTGAATCTGTAAAGAAAAAAGAAATCCAAGTACCTATAGAAGAAAAGTACTTTGGTAAAGATAGAGATACTAAAGCTCTTGAAGATGAGTTTAAAAATCTTATTAATAAAAAAGGAAACTATAATTGCTCTAAGATCGAGAAGATCTTAGAAAAGAAATTTGGATTCCATAAAGTAACTATTCTTATTGATAATACTGTAAATGAATTGAATGCTTATACTTTCTGTGACTATGATGAGTCTAGAAAGATTTCTATTAAGAATGGTGAATATAAACTACAACCAAATAATGAATATAAAGTATATATCTATTATACTCGTGGAATCTTAAGTGGTGTATTATCTCCAGCTGAGTTAGTTGCTATTACACTACATGAAGTTGGTCATCACTTTAGCTTAAGAACTAATATTATCAATCTTAATACCAAACTACTACAAATCTTAGTTGATGGTGTATTAGACGTACAAAAAGCTTTCAAGATTGCTAATGGTCCAGATGTAACAGATGGTCAAAGAATCTTAAATACTCTTAAGATCTTTGTATACTTAACAGTACCTGGAATGATGTGGATCTTTGTATTCTTTAATGTATTAATCTTATTTGCATCTATGATGGATGGTACAGTAACTGCTATTACATCTTTAGATATGCTTCTTACTCCAGAAGGACGTAATAAGTTATTTAGATTAGTTGAAGATAAATTCAAGAACGTATTCGTTCGTGTTCAATTACATGATCCAGAAGAAGAACGTTCCGATAGCTTCTCTACTATTTATGGTTATGCACCAGAATTAGCATCTGCTCTAGGTAAGATTGAAGGTAATATGCTTAATCAATCTCCTGCAATTAAGATGCTTCAAAGATGGTGGACAGTTCCATTATATATGATAATTGGTCTATTCGATCCAAAAGCTCATGGTATCCAATCTGCTAGACGTATTGGTGGTATGGTAGCTACTTTATCTAAAGAACTTAAAGATAGCTCTAATAACAGTAAAGAAATCAATCAAGTTATTAAAGACTTGAATGCTGTAGAAGATAAGTATGCTCAATACTTAGAAGACCGTATTGAAGAGAATGATTCTAAACGTGCATTACCTCCATTGGCTGATGTGGCTAATGCTAATGTATGGAGATACATTCTACGTAATAAACGTGACTTAGAGTTATTATCTTATGAATCCTTAAGAAAACTTATTTTACCATAATAAAAATTATCCCCTATGGAGTCTAAGCTCCATAGGGGAATTTTTTCGTATAGCATCACATGAGGGTTGTTTCGTAGAATAATATTTTTACAAAGGAGAATTTAGTAAAATATCCATAAGTTGCTACTGCTATACACTACCTATGTGTTAGACGTGTTGTATTTTACAAAAAAAATAAAGAGAGGTAGTTAAACTACCTCTCTTGATATTATTTACTTTTTCTAGTAATCCAATCTAATACATCATCACATGTATCTAGGGTGTTATTATGGTAGATTCTTTCAGAATCTAACTCTTGATAGAATTCGCATAATATCTTACCATCATCATATGTAAAGTACATATCTCCATTAGGAGTAATCAATCTTATAGATATATCTTCTCCGTTATCATCTTCAACATTATTATCTCTAATGAATATATTCTTATAACCATATTCTGTATATAGATCTAGAATCAAATCTAGCATCATATCATTTCGATCATCAAAATACATTTGGATATACTGTAAGATAACAAATGCAAGGAATCTAGTTACCTCATATGCACTCTTAAATTTATATGGTTTAGATGTATAATCAAATTTAGATAAAGTCACTTCAAATGACTCATCAATGAGTTTCACATCTATGATATATCCTCTGATATTGTAAACGATGTGATCATTAGTGAAGTCTCTAGTGAATTTACCAAGATCATGAGTTACAACTGCATTTAATGATTCTATAGATAAACTATCTAAGTTATTAAACTCGATAAATATATTCTCTACAGATTTAAATGGATCTCTAGTTACAAGAGCACGATTATAACCAGTTTTAAAGTTTGATAATTCGATACAGTATAATCCGTCATCGTGTGTTATCTTCAATACGTTAATACTATCTTCTGCTATAATATGAGCTAGAATGTATGTATTATCGTATAGGTTAACTATCATAGGCTTAGTGCCTGGTAAGAAAGTAAGTAGGTCATTATATACAGTATATAAGTTAAAATTACTCATTATATTCAATCCCTTCTATTATTTATAATTCTCAAGAGCCCATTTAACTGCATCTTCTGGAGATCTAACTACACAGTTACGATCACAGTCTTTGACATTATATTCGTCTTCCCAAATAACGCATTGAATTTGGTCATCACCATAGTCAAATTTATTGAAGTTCAATTTAGCTGATTCTGATGTCTTTAAGAAATACTCTATATTTATATTACAATCAGATAGCTCATCTTTCTCTAGATATAATCTTGAACCACCAAGCTCCAGATATAAATCAGCATATAGACTAATTAGATCTTCAGCACCTTCAAATTCTTCATCTAGATATAGACTGTATATATTAGCTATAAAATTAAATGTCTTATACCCAGAATCAAATCTATATTCTTTTGACTGGTAATTCATACCATGTATCATTACCGCATATAATCCATCTACAATTCTGACGCTAATATTGAAATGACCTGTTTGTGAGAATACTAATATTGTATTATTAGACATCTCTGAATACATTCTGTCTTTCAATACATCATTGAGTATATGCAAGTCAATCAAATCTAGATTTGTATATTTAGCAAGGATATCTTCTATACATGCTTTAGCATCCTCTGTAGTTATAGTTTGCATTATACCGAAACCAAACTCAGATACAGATATATCATATAAGTCAGTCATTTCATTGACTGTAACTTGTATAGTATATCGTTTATCAAATAAACTAAATGTGATAAATAGTTTTTCTGAATCAATAGATTTCCCATCAACTTCAATACTATCTACTAAATATGGAGATATATTTCTAAGATCCCATTTTAGTTGCCATAATTTACTATCAAACATATCTTCCTCCTAAATAGAATAAGATTTATTATATACTCCAAAAGTGATAAATACTATATCTTTATCACATTGCTTTAGTTTACTACTATGCTTCTTATATGGAGGCATATCTTTCAATTTCCAAGGTACTGATTTTACTTTCATTATATCTTCCTCCAAAATAAAAGTTATCCCATAGGAGTTAATCTCCTATGGGACTTCTTATCTATTTAATCATCATTGATTTAACTACAGTGTCTTTACCACTAATACATTTAGTACCAGCAGAGATAGAACTTCCTGTAGGGACATCGGATACTTTAACATCAGTAGTTCCATGCTCTGTAACCAAACGAATAGAATCATTTTGATTTACAATATGGATACTATTGATCTTATCAGTCTTAGATAGCTTAACAACTGAGCTACCAGCTTTAGCACGTTGACTTTGAGGTAATGCATTAATATTGAATCGGTTAAGATATCCATTCTTAGTTACTACAACTACATCAGTGATATCTTTACCTGCAACTAATGTCATACCATCTACATACTCAACTGTTTTACCACCAATAGAACGTACACCTCTAGCGGATCTACGTACTAATGGAATCTCTTTAGCAGAGAATCGTAAAGCTTTCTTATCAGAGAATGTAATTACATCTAATGCATCTCCACCAATGATGATTGTCTTAACGAAATCACCTTGGTCTAATTTAGTATAGAAGATACCACTAGCTGTCAATGATACGAAATCATCTAATTCCATTTTCTTAATGAAACCAGCATGACTCAATACCATTACATACATCTTTTGTTTAGACTCAGCTAATTGTTTGATTACGCTTTCTGGATAGATAGCAATAATATTAGAAGTGAACTTAGCACTCAAGTTTCTAATATCAATACCAGCATTGGATTTATCACACAATGGAATCTTGTGCACTGGATAAGAGTAGCACTTACCTCCAGCATCAAATAATACTAAGTTATCTGTATTGCTAATCTTAATAACCAATTTAGGATTATCACCTTTGATGGCTCTGATTGTATCATTCAAACCAAGTTTACGTACATAGTTTGCTTCAGTGATAACAATCTTAAATTCACCTTCAGGGATATTAGATGCTTCAGCTTGAGAGATAATTCTAGCATTACGTTTCTTGCCGTATTTATGCTTTAAGTCTCTCAATTCAGCTTTAAGTTCTTCATTAAGCTCATGCTCATTACGAATCTTATTATGATATAACTCTTTGAGCTTAAGCAATTCTTCTACTTTAGCTTTATATCTAGCTAGGTTATGTTTAGATAGATTCTTCAATGGCATATTAATAATAGTCTTAGCCTGTAAGTCAGTGATTTTGAACTTCTTAACCATATCCATGATTAGTTCTTCATCATTACCTTTAGACTTCTTAATACGTTCAATGATAGAATCAATATCACCACTAGATACTACTTTAACTAATGCATCATACTTATGGAATTCGGTCATAGTATTTTGCAATAAGTTATAGTAAAGTCTAAGCTTAGTTACCTTACGGAAGTCGATGAACCGTGTTAGATATTGACGATAATTCATACGAACGATACGACGTTCACAGATTACTTCAAAGTTTACACGACCGCCACGTTCAATTTGTGTATTCTTATAGATTGTATCTCTAACGAAGTTTGGATCACTACCATTCTTAAGAACGATAACACATTCCATCTTCTCATCACCATCAGAGTTATGCTCTATTGATTGCACTTGAGTTAATACATTCTTCTCCATCATTTCTTCAATCTTATCAGTTACTGTATTCAAGAATACATAGTCTGGTAAGCTGCGAATGAATAGAGCCGGTTTATTATGGAACTCTCCGATATCAATACGACCACGGACTTTATAGTTACCATAACCAGTGTCACAAATTGATTGGAAATCTGTATCAATAATATCGCACTCCATTGGAGTATCTGGTACTAATACAAATTTAGCATTTGGATTATCAATGAGCTTGATAGTTACATCGATTACTTCAGAGATATTATGTTTAGGAATATCTACTTTCAAACCAGGTGTAATACCAAAGGAGCCATTGATTAATAATATAGGTAGATTAGGAGCTAAATACTCTGGAACCATACAAGTTTCACTATAGTTTTTCTCCCAGTCTACTACTTGTTTAGATTGTTTTAAATCACCGATAACTACATCGGTTGTGAAGTTAGCAAGTTTAGCTTCAGTATAACGCATAGCTGATGGATCATCACCTTGGAAGTTACCAAAGTTACCTTGCTTTTCAATGAGCGGAATATTATTTTCAAACCAGTTAGTCATAGGTTTCATTGTCATATAGATAGAGGAGTCGCCATGTGGGTGATACTTATCCATAACTACACCGACAATAGATGCAGACTTAACTGTCTTAACACTCTTAATATCATTATGCATTGCATAAATGATTTTACGTTGTACAGACTTAAATCCATCACGGAAGTCTGGTATAACACGATATAATGCTGAATAGATAGCATACGTTCTCATATCTTCCGTATACTGCTCCAGCAAATTTACTTCTTTTTCCTTAGCCAAGTATATCCCTCCTTAGTTACTAAATTGTTAAGCGTTTTATGAAAATGTACATTCCCACTTATAGCCTAACTAAGGAAAGTAGATGGGCATATAGATGAACTATATGCCCTTTTGTATAATTTATTTTTTAGCTTCTTCGATAATAACACGGTTAATTTTATTAACTTTGCTATCGGAGTCAAAAGAAGTGAATACGAATGCAATTCGGTTTTGAATAGAATCAATAACTTCAGCGAAGCGTTCATAGATATCTACAACGAGAACTTCCTTTTCAGTGTCATATTTAATAATATTACCAACGATGATGTTACCTTTCACTTCAGGATCATTGTTGATTACACTGCGGAATGCAAATACATTCAACGTAAGTTGTTCGATAATAGGATTTGCTAATACACCAGTAAGTTCTTCTTTAACTGCTTCTGGTAAACGATCATTGAATTTTACTGGTACTTCAATACGAACATTGTTGAATTGTTGTTTTTTGTTTTGTTTTTGGTTTCTCATTGTCTTCACCTTTTAATAAAATTAAACATTTGTTGAGCCGATTCCACCACGACGCTCTTTCTTAGGATATTCATGATCGCTATCTGTAGTTAGATATTTCATGAAGATGCCTTGAGCGAAGTGTTTACCAGCTTCTATAGTTAATACCTTACAAGAGTTATTCTTAACTCCAATAATGATATTACCATCATTCTTTTCGTTATCTGCATAGTCTGCATCGATAACACCAATAGTGGATTTGATTACCATATCATAATTGTATCCAAAAGAACTTCTTGGAGCAATTAGTAATACTTCATCTTTCTCCATATATGCCTTAATATACGTAGGAATGATTGCAGACTGACCTGGTTTGATTTCATATGTTTTTGGAGCATAGAAATCATAGCCAGCTGAATACTCAGTACTACGTCTAGGTTTTTTAATGATGAGATTTTGTTCGTCGATAAACTTAGAATCGACTTGTACGAATTCTCTCACTACTTAACTCTCCTTTAAAATATCTTCTTTAGATACGAATACAGTCTTATACATTTTACCATATCCAAAATAGTCTTTAGAGAACTCTAAGCAATCTATTTCAGATTTAGCAGAATACAATGTATATCTATATACTCTACCATCAAAGAACCAAATCAAAATTGGACCAGGGTATTTCTCAATAACATCTGGTAGGAATAATTTTGGATTTGAATTCAAAATAGTTATCTCTACTCCATTAACGACTCTTCTATAAGTACGTCGTTCCATACAACTAATATTAGCTTGTACCATGAAACGATATATATTAGAGCCTACAGTAAGTAGATTGTCAATCAAGTCTGGTTTTCTATATATAGTATCCCATACTTCATCTATTGGAGATGAGAATACTGATCCTATATAGAGAGATAGATTAACTGCACTACGAGAAGGTTTTCTTCTAGTTTGGAATTCAGATACTAAATCTACTACTGAATTGGATTGACCCATCAATAGTCCATAATGAACTATCCAAGATGTAGCCATATTCTCACGGTAATGGATTTCAATCTTATCTGCATATTCGCTATTTAGAAGATCTTTAGTATTCAAATGACCATCTATCCAAATCACTTTCTTACTGTTTTCAATCAATAACTTAAGTCTAGATATAGACTTCTTACTATCTTTGAAGAAGCCTACACCTAGAATAATTACTGTATGATCTTTACTAGCAAGCTTAGTGATATCAGATTGAGAGTATTTATAATTTACTAGAATATCGTGACTTGTATCATTACAAAATTCCTGTTTATGATTGTAGATCATATTAGCTGCAAACATACAATCTTGATTATCTTGATAATAAATTATCATTCTCTCTCACCTTCTATCTGTTTAGAATACATATTGTGAGATATCAACGTCTTTCATCAATTGAATCTTGTCGTTTTCAATCTCTTTAATTTTCTCGATTTCGTATTTAACATCCTCGATTGTGTATTTGATCAATACACGATTACCTTTCTCAGATGGATCTAGAGTTGAATTGAACAACTGATCACCATTCATTTCACCCAACCCTTTATAGCGGGTTACAGATGGAGGAGTCAAGCTTTCAAACTCTTTCATCAATCCATACAAGGAAACTTTCTTACCATCTACAATGAACTCAGTTGGAGATTTCATGATACATTCGGAAATGAATTGACATGCATTCCATAGAGTTTCACTGAAGTAGATAGTTTGGTATCTAGAATCAACTAGACCTTCAATACCATCCTTAGATACTTTTAAGAATGGATATCTAAATTCAATAGCTTTCTTGAACTTAGCAGAACCTGGTGCATTACCTTGAGAGATTAATACCAAGATATACTCTAAAAGATATACATCAATAGCAAAAGAGTTTGCTACTGTATCGATATCTCTAATATAGTTAGTATTCTTATTAAGCAACTCAACTACATCAGACTCTGTTAACTTAACCTTATTGGATAAGCTCAAGTTATGAATCTTGAAGAATTCTTTTTGTAGATACTTGTTATATGCTGTACGGTCAGTGAAGTACTTCATCTTACCGTTAATCTTAGCACCATATAAAGGTGGTACTGTAGCATATAATCTACCAGATGTAATCAATGGTTGCATATACATCAAGAAGAACTTCAATAGAAGACATCTAATGTGTGCACCATCTGGATCGGCATCTGTTGCGATGATAATCTTTTCCCATTTACATTTTTCAATGTCAAATGAACGTCCAAAGCCAGCACCAATGATAGCAGTGATTGCTGCTACTTCTTGATTGGCTACAACTTTCTCTCTCGTAGCTGCCATTACATTGACAATCTTACCACGAATTGGGAATAGACCTTGGCGAGTGTTATCACGGTTATTCTTAGCTGGTCCTGTAGCGGAGTCGCCTTCCATGATAAATAACTCTAAATTTTTCTTACCAGTCGGTTTAACGAACTTCTTAGGTAACCCGCTAATGGAAGATACTTCCTTAACTTTAACCTTAGCACGTTCGCCCTCAGACTTGGCTCTGATTTCTGCAATATCTTTGAAATACTTACAAATCTTTTGTAGGTCATTATTGTTACGCTTAGCCCATTCTTCTAGACTAGCTTCAGTAAGATCTCTAACAAAAGGTACTAAGTCAGCATTAGAGATAATCTCTTTAGACTGACCAGTAAACTCTGGTTCCATGTGAGAGCAAGTTACAATCGCTCTAAGACCAACACGGACATCGTTGTTTGTAATAGTTAACTTACTCTTTGCAGGTAAGTAGAACTTATTCATATAATTTCTAAAGTATTTGCTCATACCGGCAATAAATCCTTCTACATGAGTACCATCTCGTGTAGGGCAAAAGTTACCGTATGAGTGGATGATTTCACTGTCATCCGCAGAATCAAATGTGAAAGCAATCTCAGCTTTCATCCACTTATCATCACGTAATGCACCAAATCTAATTGGAGTAATGATAGGTTTCTTAACAATGGTATTTAAACCATCCATCAAACCATCCATGTTTACTATAGTCTCTCTAACTTTAGCACCATCAATAGTTTGACCATTAAATACAACCTTAGCACCTTGCTTCAATAAAGGTACTAGAGATTTGATAAGCTTTAAGACATCTTGACAAGTTACTGTAGTCTTACCCATAGTTTCTTCATATGGTTTGAAAGTAACAGTTGTACCTTGCTTATTTTCAACGTCTTTTAAATCTGTAATCTTAGCGGTAGCAGCATCGCCTAATTTAAACTCAACTTTCTTACCTTTACCTAAGATATAAGATTCAACTATAAAATATTCTGAGCATGCATTTGTAACCTTTGCACCTACACCATGACGACCAGAAGAGAATTCCCCAGGTTTCTTATCATAGTTAGAAGATGTATGTTGAGATGCAAATACACGTACTAGACTATTATGTGGAATACCACGACCATTATCTCGAACAGCTAGTTCTTGAAGTGGTTCACTAAAAGCCACATGTATTTCTGTACAAGGGCTATCATCTTTCATAAGTTCATCCGCAGAGTTCTGAAAGATCTCTCGGATCATATTAATAAAGCCTTTATTACCTGTATAACCCAAGTATTGAGTTACGGTTTTCCTAACAGCTTCAGCGAAGTTCTCAATGGTCCTAATTTGCTTATTATAGGACTTGATCTTTTCAATTTGTTCTTTAGTATATGCCATATCAGGGTCCTCCTACTTAGCTGTTACATAAATAATCAAAAAATACCAAATGATATGAGCCCATAGGCAAAACGCCTATGGGCAATACCATTCAGACCAGGGTTCTCTTATTTATTATAATGTAACTTTTGTTTCAGTAGTTACATTTTCAGCAGGAGCTGGAGCAGCTGGTTGTTGAGCTACAGGAGCTTGCATTTGTGGAGCTTGTTGCATAGCCATTGGAGCTGTCATTACAGGAGCTGCATATCCATTTGCAAATGGATTACCCATTTGTGGAGCTGGTTGCATTACTGGAGCTTGTTGAGGAGCTTGAGTGAATGCACCAAATACTTGACCTTGTTGTGGAGCTACTTGCATTTGAGGTGCTTGTTGAGCTGCTACCATGTTTGGATCATAGTAACCTGGTTGAGCCATTGGTTGTGCCATAGGCATTACAGGTTGTTGTTGGTTGTATACGTTGTAACGTGCGCCATAGTTACCATTGAAGATATCTTGGTAAGCATCGAAACCGAAGCGGTTGAATGCAGGGTTTGCATTAGGTGCTACAGTTTGGCTATTGGATGTTTGACGTACAACTTCTGTGAAGTTTTGTACAGCCATTTCATACAAGTTAGGAGCTTTGCGAAGAAGTGGGATCATCATCATATAATCTTTGTAGAATTCTTCGTCGAAGTTAACTGCATACAATTTCATTTGTTCTAAGAAGTTAACCAAGTTGTTTACAGAAGCTTCGATATCTTCTTTAGAACGGATAGTTAAATCGAATTCTGCACCACATTGAGAACACTTAACCATGTTGCCACCACCGATTGGGTTGATAAGCAATTTAGTTGCGTTTTTATGTGGACATTTAGCACGAGCTACATCGACAGGATCGATGTTCATGTTGAACTCGTTCTTAACTGGTTTCAATAATTCCAAATCCTCTTTAGTCATTGGGTTAGTTACTTGAACTTCTTTGAACATAGTTTGAGCAGGCATTACGCTTGCACCATACATAGGTTGTCCAAATTGTGGAGCAAAACCCATTTGAGGTTGTTGGAATTGTTGTTGTGCGAATTGTTGTTGATACATACTTGTATCCTCCTTTGAAAATAATTATAAGAGATTTCTCATTGTATATAATAAAACATATGTGTTATTATATCACGTTAATAATATACAATTATCGAGATGTTTAGGGTATGATATTTTAAAATATCATACCCACATCTGTTGATTATTGTTGACGTTCACGGATCTGTTGAGCCGTAACTCTGTGTTCAGCTTTAGCACGATCTTCTTGTTGTTGAAGAACGACTTTAGCCTGAGCATCGATAGCTGCTTGTCGTGCTGCGATCTCTTGCATTACATCTTCAGGTACTGCATTGAGATAAGTACGCAAGTCTTGATCATCAAATTTATTAATAAAGTTCTTAATTTGATCATCTGTAAATCCAAATGCTTTAGCAATTGGTTGAATAGATTTATGTGTAGAATAAGCAATCATGTACTGAACCATATCAAAGTCAGTTACAATGATTTTCATTTTTACACCAGGGTGATTTTGTTGATCTTCATTGGATTTTATAGCCAAGATCACATTATTAGCATCATCCCATTTAACAAACATAGTGCCCTCATCGATAATAATACCATTATCGCAATATAAGCGAATAGCAATATTATTTTCAGTAGCTCTTAGTTTGTCACGATATGCTTTTAATTGTGTTGCATCCATCGTCTAATCTCCTTTTGTAATAGTCTTTTGCACACTTTACAATGCTTTCAGGTGCATATAATATAGTTACTGCAATGTTTGGCTTCTCAAACAAAATTATATAGCGACGGAAATAAACTGCATATCGTTCTTTGTTTCTTTGTGTATTACACCGTTTGGTGTAAGCATTCATAAGCTTATAAAGCTTAGAATAGGGATCTAAATAATCCATATAGATCCCATCATACAAAGCGTTTTTGATTAATCGTTCCACTCCTTTTTTAGGAAGACCTACTCTACTTTTTGCCCTATCGTAGAAATGATCGGAAATACTATAGTCTGCGTTGAGCATATGGATCTCGTGCTGCCATAGTCAACTTCTTATTCCAGATTGTTGACTCAGCTACATGGATAATCTCAGGATTGAAAATCCCAGACATTACGTATTGCTTGAATTCTACTAGAGCATTCAATAAGATAGAATAGATTTGGGCATTGGAGTGGTGGTACAAATAGAAGCGTTGCTCTACAGGACCATAGTTTTCTGGTAATAGCCCTTGCTGAGATTGCTCTGCAAATGCACCATAGAAATGAATAGCACCAGCTGTAAACATATGATAGTTTGCATTAGCTTTTGCTACACTGATTAAGCTATCTAATAGACGATCAGACTTGAAGTATTCTTCATAATCTGGTACGTTGATATTAGCATTAGCTAAATCATTAAGAATACGATTAGATAGGTTCTTGATTTCTACAAAGAATCTATCACCATACTTAGCTAGGAAATCAGGACCATATTTCTTAATCTCACGATCAATTGCATTAGGTCTTGGTTTACCATTCTTATGGATACTAAGAGTATGATTCTTTTTGGAAAGTTTCTTCTCTTGCTCCACATCGATTTTAGTGATCTCTTTGAATCGATCCATAAAACCTTTACGATAGTAATACTCTAACTGACTAGCTGGTTGGTTACCCCATACTGGGATTTGAACTGGCTGGTTAGATTGAGTAAACTGAGCAACCCATTTCTCTGCTTCAGCTTTACCTTGATTAAAAGCAGTGGTTACTTCATTTAAGTTTTCATTAGACATCGTATTCGTCTCCTTCCTCTTCAAGACGACTAATATCTTGAAGTACAGAACCATTCATAATCATATGAATAGCATTGTCATAATTTTCACGCTCTGTCTCAGAGATTTCATCGATTTCAACTTGAGATTCTAGATAACGTTGGATATCAAAGTCATCTTGGAACCATTTGTTTCCATCTTCATCTTCAATAGAATCGAGATAGTGCATGAATTGAACCAATGAGATAAATCCATCATAATCATATGGGCGAGTTTGCCATGAAGAGATTTTGGATTTCTCAAAGTCAATAATATCTACATGCTCGATGATATACTCACGAACAGCCGTTTGCCCCATTGCGAATTTGAATGTCTTTTCTTGATCATATCCATCAATGAAGAATATGAAAAGAGTATACATTCTTTCTTCTGGGTCTACATTAAACTTGCCGTTTTCATCTGGCGTTATTGGAAACGCCAGTTGAAGCGGGCTCTCAAAAATGTTACCATTATCCATAGTTAGTTTCCTCCTTGTATATAAATATAAAACATAATCTAGGATCACGTTTATAATATATACTTTTAGAAGAATTTAGGCTTAGGTTTTACATATATCATATAGTTTGAGAATCTAGTGATACCAGTATAGATTAGATTAGACATAATATCCCTATGTAGGAACTCTTCCATAAAGATACCATGGCTATATTGGGAACCTTGAGATAAATGTGTCGTAATAGCATAGGCTAATTCGAACTTATCTGCTTTATTATAAGGGCTTCGTTTAAGGAATTCTTTCTGATCTTGAGGGGCTCTATAGTATTGAAGATCCATCTTAATCTGACTGAATAGATTATTACCATCATCTAGGAAATCTATAGTCATTTCTTTTAGATCTTTTCTAATAGAAGTTATGTCAGGATGGTTTCTAACTATCCCTCTAAGACCATTAACTAGATTGATACCATTAACTTCAATACTCCAGTTATTCTTACGACAGATTAATGGTTCATTGAATGTAGGATACTGGGTTCTAATCTTTAAGATATCATTTCTCATAAGATTATTAACGTATTCTCTAGTCTTATTCTTACAGCATAAGATAACGTCAGCATATAATGCCATCTGATCTGTAAGTTCATCTTCTGGTATTACTATAGCATTATTATAAAAGCCAAAGTGTATTGGTAACCCTTTGATAGCTCTATCTGCTAGATATACAATACCAGATTGCTCTGCTTGCCTCATAATTTGGTCTAATCTATAGACCTTGCCCGATACTAGGTATCCTGGATCATCTCCTACAGGTGGTAACTGATTAAGGTCACCACAGGCTATAATCTTAATACCGAATGATTCTATGTCATCTACCATAGATCTTGGAGTCATAGATGCTTCGTCTATGATTATTAATTTAATGTCATGAAGACGTTCTCTCTTAACCCATTTAAGAGTAGTCTTAGGTTTATTAAAGTACGTATCCATAACAGGTTTACCATTCTCATCTAACATAATAGCCTCAGATGGCTCATATATAGATGAATGAATAGTCTTAGCATTAGTCATACCACGATTACGCATTACTATAGCCGCTGTACCAGTATAGCTCATTGGCAGTATTGAATTATATGGTATATTTAATCGTTTTATTATTTCATTTAATACGACAGTCTTACCTGTACCAGCCGCACCTGTATATTGGAATACTAATTCAGATGAATTTTTATACCAATCAACTGCCGCTGATACAACTGCTTCTTGACCTGGGTTTAAAGTAAATCCCATAATCATTATCTCCTTTTACGTTTCTTAGGTTCTATCTCTGGTGGATAGTCTATAGCTTCGTAACTGAATCTTGCTTCACCAAATAACATGAAATCTATAATCTCCATATATTGTAAAGAAGAGTTATAGTACTTTCTTGTAGTGAATTGTGTACCATCTGACATCATTACGTGTAATTGACTACGTGGATCATTAGCTGGACCAAATACTTTGAAGTAATTGGATAGATAATAGCTATTATCGTCCCACTCATCAATGAAGATATCAAATAGGAACTTCATAATATTCTTATTATTAACTGGATCAAACATAATAGAATCACCATAAGCACTTTCATAGTAGTCTACTGGCATTCTAAGATATTTACCTTTATAGTCTAGAGCTCTAAGATCTCCTTCATTATCTGGAATACAGATATTACGATCATAGAAGTCTTTCTCTAAACCAAGTTTACTTATTAGAGCATTAGTGACACCAATTACATTGGCATCCCACATACACATTAATGCGTTTTCCATTTCAAGTATTCCTCGTACCCCAAAACATTATAGTATATAAGAATTGAGGTGTAATAAACATGGATGATAAATATAATTCTGATTCTGGATTAGGATTTACCGAAGTTGGTATCCTTACTTCTGTATGTAATAAATATGAGCCTGGATATCAAACGTTTTATGTGCAAGCACTTAATCCGATGAATATGAAGTCTCCTATTAAAACTACAACTAAAGTTCAAAACCCAAATATCATTAATAAGGAAAAGTTCTCTACTGGCAAAGTTCAAACAGGTTCCAATATCCTAATTGAGATGCCTAAAGAGGTTGCTAGAAACTTTCCTACTAAATTCATACCTCCTGGGACTAGATTTACTATAGCATTCCTTGGTGGTGATATAAATAAACCAGTTGTTACAGGAAGGGACTACGATGGCTACGAAGACAACGCTAAATAGTATTAAAGCATTCATCAACACCAAGCCAATCATAAGTACTGACTACTCAAATATGTCCTTCATTGAAGAACGTGAGCGTATTCAGTTTGCTGTTGGTAATATAGTCACTGATGACTATTTCCCTGAATTGAAAGCTAAATGCGTTAAAGTCCATCTTGATGATAAAGAGATTCAGAAGTATAAATATAGACCTAAACTATTAGCATACGATGTGTATGATAATGCTGAGCTATATTATATCATTCTTAGAATCAATGATCTTTATAATGTCAAAGACTTTAACATAAGTAAGAAGTATATCTATCTACTACCTAAGAAAGATCTTAAAGCTTTCCTAGCTGATATCTATACTTTCAGTAATGATAATATACTTACATTTAATTCAAATCATAAAATTAAGAATGTATAACCAAAGGTCTAGGCTCATTGTAGTCTAGACCGCTATTTATTCCAAGTGAACTCTATAACATCATCCATTAACGCTGAAGTACATCCTGAAATATCTTCTTGGTCATTATATAAGAGGGCATCCGTATAAACTATCCTTGGAGTACCATCTTCTAAGTCATCCATATTAAAATCTCTAACTACATTAGCTGCACCCTGAATCTCTTCAGGAGGTGTAACTCCAAATTGTGTATAAGTATAGAGTTTTTCAGCATCAGTAAACTCATTAAACATTCTTAAACCAGTCTTAAGTACGATCTTAGTATCATCGAAGTTAGCTCCTCGATTATATGGATCTGCTTCATAACACTCTTCAAGTTCTTTAATGAATTCTGGACTGACACCATATGCATCAGATTTCTTCTTAACTGTATCTGATTCTTTAATCTCTACAGGTTTATCATTACCTAACAAAGAACCCCAACTACCACTATTACTTTCATTATTAGCAGTCTTAAGTTCATTCAATGATAGTTTAGATAATGGTTCAGCTAAGTGAATATCCTGTAAGAGCTCTAAAGGTCTTTCTTTAGAATAAGGTAAATAGAAGAATTGAGCTGATTGAGTTTTGAAACGTTTCTTAGCATTTGCCATACCAAGATATCTTCTACCATCAGCACCATCTTCTGGTACTAAGATAAATGCAGAGTCAGCATTTTCTGTAATCAAAGTAGATTCACCAATATTAGCTCGACCTACTTTACGTACTAAATCTGCTTCACTAGATTTACGACCTTCATCAATTATCTTAGCTGCATCACGGTTCAATTGAGATGCAGTGATAACTGGAATATGTTTAGCAATAGCAAACTCTTTGAATTCATCTACTACTGCACCAAGAGCTATACGCATATCACCACCCATGAGTTTAAAGTCACGTGGTCTAATACGTTTAATATAGTCTTGTACTAAACAAACGACTTCTTGTCCATTAGCAGACATTTCGTCATAGATTGTATATAAGTAATCTGTATCTACAGAATTACTTGGTACATATCTAAATTCAATATCGATAGGTGAATCATTAGTTACTCCTAAGCCATTTTGTCTAAGAAGCTGCATTATTTCTTTATAGCCACCAAATTCACTAATGTCATCATCTGATACCAAGATACTAAATACACGTTCCAATGTTTCGTTCAACGTGTTTTCCATTGTTAAGAATAGAATGGTTGGACGTTTAGTTGGATCCTTTGTAGTTATATCTTTATTATTACCTTTGATTTGAAGTGTTAGATTCAATAGTGTACTAGATTTACCTTCACCTGGTAAGCCTAGATAAATATAACAACGATCATTCTCAAAGCCACCATTCAAGGATCTATTGATTGCTTGAATGCCTGTTTTTAATTTTGTAGAACCATCGAGAGATCGATTATACATGTGAGCTACTGTAGCTTCGAATTGCTCATCATTAGATAATGATAAAGATTCAGAAACACTAGTTACACTTACATTCTCTTTGATCTTTCTGTTGACTTCAACAATTTGCTTTTGTACACCTTGAATGATTTTAAACTTTTCAGCTTCATCAGATGTAACAAAGTCACCATATTCATGGTAGATATTAGACATAATAGATTGAGTATAGAATGAATTTCTATGAGACCCAATATTATGCTCAATGAATGCTATCTCATTAGCACCCAATGGTTCTTCTAATTTCTTTAATGAGAATAAGTTTTTCTCATCTAACCCCTGCAATGCTGCTTGAAGAAGGATATCTCTATTCTCATATCCTTTAAGTCTAGCATCAACCAGTTGTCTTAAAAAGTGGTAAGTAGTCCTTTCACGAACTTGCTCTACACTAAAATTCTTACCAGGGTCTACCATTGTAAGTAGTTCCCTTAGATCTGTTAATACACCCCTGTTTGAGGTATGTATGGTCTTTAAGATATAATTTGCATATAAGATCATTGACGATAGCGGTAATACATATCCGCCACCTATATCTTTCTTAGCCATCTTCAATCCTCACTTTACATAATTGATCACTCCTTCAAAAGTTCAATTAGTTCTTCAGGAGTAATGTAAGTAAATCCCTTACTATCGTTAATATATCTACTTAGAATATCAAACTCAGTAAGGCTCTTGTCCGTAATATAATCATATTCCCTACATTGCTCAAGTACTTCTTGAGATTGTCGTCTGATTATATCATTCTTGTAATCACACTTAATAGAAATAGTTGGATTATTCCTATAGAATGATTTAAGAATATTTATATTTTCGTGCTCTAAGGTAAACTCTAGACGGATATTGTCTACACCTTGAGCTTGCCGTTCTTTAATGAATGCAATAATCTTTTGAGGATCATCTTTGATCATCTCATCAAAGTTTATTGTATCATATCTATAAGACTGTATCTCTTCAAAGTGAACGTAATACTGTCTTGTGTTTATATCATGTAATAAGATTAGATATCCTTTAGGTTGCTCTTCACCATAGCACCACCGATAAGGTGATCCACAATAGTAGAAGTCTCTTTCATAACAACCTTGGACGTGTACATGACCTGAGATAACTGGACCCATAGAATATCTGAAATTATCCATTCCAAATATTGGACTTGGTGCATCTAAGTCAATTTTATCTTTTCCGTATATAGCACCTCTAATTGTACCATGCATGCATACCGCATCATAGTAGTTCTGATAGAGGATATTCTCGTAAAACTCCCTTCCCATTCCTGGCACTTCAGGTATACATAGGATGCGTTTTTGTTTTACGTATTCAAATTTTATAGTTTCAATTACACGTACATCAACTGTTGGATCATTCATATATCTATAAAATAGCTTTGTCTGATTTGCATCATGAGATGGTGTACCATGTAAGATAAATAAAGTACATTGTTTAGTTCGACATACTTGAACTAATTCATCTACGAACTTCAATGCATACATAACTGCATCGGAGTTACTCATAAACTTATGGTGGAATAAATCACCATTAATCGATATCAAGTCTAAGTCTAATAGCTTGATTCTATCTATAAATTGATTCTTAAGAATCTCATATTGTTTAGCTGGATCAAATACCCCAAAATGGATATCTGAAATATGTGCTTCTGTTAAAATATTGCCTTTCATAATCTGCCTCTAATGAAAGAAAAGAACTCGTAAGGATCCTTGAAGGACCTTACTTTTATTTAATAATCTGTTAGACCATTAATAAAAAAATAATCCCAAGAGTCGTAGAAGACCCTTGGGATATGGTTCTATTTAGTTATCATTTCGAAACATTCATAGAAGTTTTCATCATTGATGTCTTCAGGTCGTAATTCATCTGTAGATGCATAACGATATCTAATAACGTTATACTTAGCAGACTTCTCAATACGTCCTAAAGAGTTATTTAAAACTACACGAGCAATATCTTCATCTTTGAATGTAACTCGTTTATAGTTATGGAGAGATTCTTTCATTGCTTCTTCGGAATCTAGTTCAATGAATGCTTTATAAGCATCTGCATCTTCTATATTAGAATCAATGAATTGAACTATTCGTCCAGTATCAATGATAATATCATCATCAGATTCTGTAGGTAATGGGTATCCGTTACCGGCAAGTCCAATGAATAAATCATTCAAGATTACACCTGGATCGGTTGGATCTTCTGAAGTGATTGTAAGAGATCTAATTGCATTGTATTTATAGTTGTATTCATATTCAACTACAGCCGTCGTAGTATAAATAGTACAAGTATAAACTGGTCGGATATGATCATTGAAATCTAATGCGACTACTCTTGCTCTTTGATCTTCTTCTAAGCCATCAAATTCTGTTGGATCAATTGCATTAGTTCGATCTAGACGATAGTCGTTGTCGATTAAGATTGCATGATCTTTCAATAGATTCAAAATTTGACGTAATTCTTTAAAACTTACATTGTATTTCTTACCAGCCATTTGGTTATACCTCCATACAATATTTCATTAGATTAACAAAAGACCCCATCAATCTATTGATGAGATTAATAAACAAGTATTCATCGATCTTATTAGTAATCTCTAATTCACGATCTCTGAATTTATTACTGGACACTATTTCATTAGTGACAGTATTCTTGATAGAAATTGTAATGATTGGTTTATCTTGATTCAAACCAATAGTACAATAGCTAGTTTCATTCAAATCAAATTCAATATAGATTGAACCTGACTTGGAGTATGTGATAGGTAGACCATCTTTCATATCCTTAGTATTATGGAAGAAGAAAGATATCTCTGCTATCTTAATGAATGCTGCCATCTCCCGCATCATATCATATGATGGAGATGTATGCATTAAATCATCAAAGTATTTACCTAGTTTATATTTATATATCCATCTAGGTAGGAACCAACTAGGAATTGGTTCTGTGATTTTATCAAAGAATATGTTTTCCATATTAGCTCCTTTTAAATTTCATAACCTCTTTCACTGAGGTATTTACTGAAATCAAAATCTTCATTGGATTGATTCATAGCAGTAATTGCTAGGATATCCATAAGATCAAGATACATAGCTTTAGCTTGTTCTTCTGTCATGATTCCTCCTAACTTAAAGTAGTTGGTTTAACTGTAGGCTTAGTATATGGAACTATACTCTTAAGCTCTTTACCAACTTCATTATATAATTCTTTAGCTTCTCTATAAGAGATTGGAGTAAAGTTATCCTTATTCAATGCAATTATAGTTAATAAGTTAAAGTTTAATTCAAAATCAGTATCTATTCTAACTATAATTTGTTTATTATCTTTAACATAGTTTAAGAAATATACTATGTTAGGTAGATCATCTTCATCTATAAGCTCTCTACCAAAACATGATATATATCTATTCTCATCATAGATAATATATGTGGATATAGTTTTAAATATTCTAATCATTTCAGTGGTATTTGGATTAGAGCATAAGGTTGTCAAAATTCTTGGAGCATTCCAACTATCCCGTAAGTCTTCTATAATATCACTATCTTCTGAATCATAAATATAAAAGTCATCAAGTCTTTCATAATATGATATAAAGTCTATTAATAGTTTTTCAGCAAGATTGATTGTATCTCTAAGAGTATCTAGTACTGTTTTAGTATAGCATGCCACTGGCACAACTATAGCACAATCTTTTACTTCATCATCAAATAGAAATCTAACTTCGAATGTAGCTTCTTTATTAAACATGACTACAGCTCTTTTATTAGATATATCATCAGTAATGACTTCAATTCGAAGTTTATTGAAATGAATAGTATTAAATATATCAATTAAGAATGGAGATATAGTACCATGAATCATCATGATACTATTGTCTGTCTCTTCTAGATATTGCATTAGGATTTCTCCCAAGAGAGGAATATCCTCTTTTGGAAGTACTTTAATTAAGTCTACTGCTTTATCCATTATTTGCCACCTTTTGGAATACTTTTAACGATACCAAGTAGATCGAATTCATCATTAATCGCTGTGCTATTAGATAAGCTATATGCAGAGTTAATGATAACGATACCAGCTTTAACGTCATAAGTAATATAGGTGCTATATTTAGCTCCGATCTTAATAGTATTACCATTTACATCGACCCAAGCTGTAGGTGTTTTTAAATTACCTACATCACTACCTGGAGTGGATAAGTAATCAGCAATCGATAGTAATCGTTTAATAGTAAGATCGGTAGAGAATCTTTTAAAAGATTTAATTACAGTGAACTGATCAAATGAGGAACGTAGTACTTTTGCAATACTAGTTCTTAATTTACGTTCACTTTCAATACCCAAGTCATCAAGCATCATACTTAAGATAAGATTCAATGCATGATAAGATTCATGAGTAATAATTGAATTGGATTTGATGTTGAATACAACATCATCAGATTCAGGAATAACTGCAATTTCTACTGCACAGCTACTTCCAATAAATTTAAATACCACAAGACCTGGGTTAGGTTTAATTACATCAGAGAATGTAATCTCACATCCATTGGCTCCAGCTTTGTATTGTGGAATAATAAAGTTATCCTCTTCTACTTTCTTTGCTAATTTTGTTAAACCGTTAGCGTAGCGAGAATAAAGTAGGTTAGGGTTGATCAATTTCATATCTGTTGATCTCCTTTCTTAAAAAAATAAAATAGAGGGGTGGTCTTGGCGGGTTTTGATAAAATATTTCACGTTCAATGTTTATGATATAGTTTATAGTGTGTTTAGTTTATGTGCAATATTCTCGTTAGGTTGTGAGAGAAGAATATTGCGAGAGGTTTTGTTTGTTTGGATTGTATTGTGTTTGTATTAGGGGGGTCCGCCAAGACCACTAGGAAGTTCATCTGCCAGGGAGAGCAGATGGATATCGATTCCTCGATATCACCTAAATAATATATAGCTAAAATAAAGTTTACCTAGCACGAGTTCTAGTATCCTCACTTAGACTATCAAAGATATTAAAGTAGATAGAACCACAGATTCTATCCTTAACGATATTATATAATAAGGTACTATCAAATGTCTTCTTATCCATAAAGTCTAGATTATCTGTATTTAGAAGACACATATACAGACATACCTCTTGGTTGCTCATATACTCATCTGGAACTTCATATAGATTATAATCTGTACTATTGAAGAATCCATGATTGATTAAGATATTCTCAGCTGCTAATTTAAACAACTCTATATCTTTATCTTCTCTTAGTGTATCAAATAAATCATAGGAATCTACTTCAGAGATTCCTTCAAAGTCATAATGCTCAGCATCTCTAAGATATTCTTCTTTCTCAAATCTTTCTAAAACTCTAAAGTTAAATCTAGAAAGATCTATGAGATCAGAATTTCTTTTATCGTTAGTAAACCAATCTCTATACCATTCAGTATGTCTTAGTTCGGCTAATAAAGATACATCATCTAGATTGATTATGTCTTTATATAGAGTAAATACATTAACAGAACTCAATAAGAGTTCTCTATTCAGTCTCTCCCCAATAAATATAGTTAGAGCTTTGCCACGATCTCTATTGTTAAGATCTTTTAGTTCATAGATCTTAGATAGAGTCTCTTGTAATAACTCTGCGTAAGTTTTATCCATTATAGTTTACCTTCTTTTACGTTAATATAAACGAAGTGAGCAATAGCCATAATCAATGCATCAGAGTCTTCTCTATTTATAAATAAAGATAGCTTTTCTTTAGCTTCTTTACCATACCAGAATACTGCTCCAGGTACATTGGCATTATGCTCTTGATATCTAACATTTAAGAATGAATCTTCATTTATGGTCCACCATAAATGCTTATCATTATCAATGAATACTTCTTTCTTTAAGATAAGATCTTTATTCTCTTCAACTAAATCATGTAATTCAGTAAATAGAGAAGCCTTATCAAATAAATATAGATAGCTACATAACCAGATTAGATTATCATCAGTCTTAACTGGGAATATATCACTCTGAGGACGTAAATAGTTAGTATAATCTAAAATAGTTCTATTAGGGGATTCTAAGTATTCTAACTTAGCTTTATCAATGTCTAGTTTAGTATAGTCATATTTGATATTAGACAGATCTCTAGACTTAAATTGCTCAATTACTTTGCTTAAAAGATTCATCACATCTCCTCCTTTGTTATATGAATGTCTTTAAATTAATAAAAAAATAAAACCAAGGATCATAGAAATCCTTGGCTATTATTCTTATTCATGGTCGTTATATCTGATAAACTTAATAATATTATTAATCTCTTTCACTGTTGGTAATAGAGTCTTATATCGATTATAATCACTTTCGATATTAGTTACTAGTACTTTATTAGATGGAGATAGATATCCTCTATCTGTAATAGATCCTAGCTCAAGAGTCTTCTCAAGTTTATTGACTTTGAAGTATTTTAACGCTCTAGCTATATCTGGATTAGTATATAGCTTATCATAAATAAAGATATATTTATCATAAGTATCTTGTACATCAGAACCATGTCTGTATCTAGTGATACGATCACGGTTATCTTTAATAATCATTGCAGGTAATTGTTTATACTTACCTAGTTCAGATTTATCGATATCAAACTTCTCTACCATTCTATCTCTAACATTAGTTAGCTCACGAATCAATGTAAGTAGATTAAGACATCTAATATCACTTAAACATACATCGGCACATTTAAGTCTATTTTGATATCTAATAGATACATATGGAGCCTCATTAGGATACTCTTCAGTATTAGTTAATAAAGTTCTCTTAATATTAAGATGAACTTGTACAGAATCCTTAATACCTAATCTAGTCTTACCTAGACGGATACTACATTTAGGATCTAAAAACATATCATGCAATACATTTTTTACTTTATATCTGCCGTTAGAATCATAAGACCGTAGTACTTTATTGAAGATATATCCAATATCTTGGCAAATAGCACTAATAGATTGCAATCTTGTTAAATCACTTTCTGGTAAATACTTAGTTACACCCTTTTTCATTACGCAATACCTCCATCAATTAAATTATTAATATTTTTAATTACTCTATTTAACTCCTTTGATATTAAGAGATACCCAGTGCGTCCTTGATTAAATGCATCAAGACTAACTATCATCTTTTCTTTAGGATCAATGTAGTATAATAGCAATTTCCCATCATAAAACTTCATAACTCCTTCTTCAAATTTAATATCTGGATAGAAGGATTGTAATAATGGACTATCAATCAAAGAATTATAAATAGTAAGATACTTCTCAAAGTCTTTTTGATGATACTCAGAATCTAAATAGTTGATATTACCGTATTTATATACTGCAACAGTATGATCATTCCCTTTAAACTTAGGGAGCTTAGTCTTATCGAATTTATATACATCAATAAGACGCTTTCGAATTTTATATAGCATATGTATTACATATCGCATATCATAATCTTCCATCCAACGGAATGAAGTCTCACTGTTGTTCTTATCGATATAGCTAATGCTAATTGAACCAAGGCTACTATCTACAGTTCTAGGTAAGTTATTATAGAAAGATACAATAACTCCTCCATTGTGGTTTAGTTGGCACTTGAATAAGCTAAGTCTTTTATCAATACCATCTAACACTATCCTAAGATTCTGTCTACACTTATACCGTGTAGCCCCATCATAACCTCTTAGGATGATATTAAACATATATCCTATCTGGTGTCCAAATTGTTTCACCGATCTCAATAGAGTAAGGTCTCTATTGCTTAACTTCTTTAGTTGTGTCATTTTTATCAGTCTCCTTTGAATAAAATTAATACGTGATAGGACTAGATATCCTATCACGTTTATAATATATAACTATTTATCTATTACCCATTCCATAAAATACTTAATACATACTCTAAGCATTCTATGAGTATTCAATTTAGGATCCATTGCTGGATCTAGATACTTATCAATCTCATTATCATTGTATCTATTGATATTGAACTCGCTTACATATCTTTTACCAGGTTCTACCCATAGAGTATATGTAACTTTAGCATCAATCTCTTTGTTAAGAAGAAGATGATGAGCCGGTCCAGCTGTAATAGCTACATTCTTAGGACCTTCAGTGATATCAAATAAGACATATTCATTTCCTGGAACACGTTTAATTTGATATCTTACAGTAGGATCATTCTTAATATAGAAGATATAATCTTGGGGATTGTTTAGTTGGATTCCAACTATACCCGCAATTAGTTCATATATGTCTGCTGTCTCAATATAAGCAAACATACTCTTTCTTAATTTATAAATTTTATATTTATACCACAAACTTTTTAAGACAGGACATGAGTCATATTCATGAAGAAGTTCTTTATATATCACTATAAACTTCTGTAGCTGTGGTATATTAAATGTCTCCAATATTGGACTAAACATATTTTATCACACCCAACCGAATAATTGACAAACTGTTGCAGCTAAAGATATTAAGAGAATACCAAATAGAATAGCAGATAACTTCTCTACTAAAATCAATACTCTTTCTTCTCTATTAGATAAAACTTCTTCACCATAGAAACTATATAGAACTGCTGCATCTATTACAAATAATGCAAAAGAAACTATCATTACTTTATAAGAAAACATTATAAACTCCCTATATATTAAATACCCACATCCAAGCTGCCAAGAAGGATGTCAATAAAGTTACTATTAATGCAAGTCCACCAATAGTTACACTGATACCATCATTTATATCTAACCCACGAGTAATTACAACTAATACTAATGTAGTTATAAGTGAAGCTGCTGCTATTTTAAACATCAATACGTAAAGCATACCAATACCTCTAATATTTAAATACTGCGATTAACCAAATGAAGATAATAGATGCTAATCCAGCTATACCTGCAAAAAATGCAGCTATATATAATACTATATCGCCAATCTTAGATTCAAGATCGATTATTTTGATCGCACTCCCAGATACTCCAATTATACCAGCAGTTATTGCTGATGCTAATGCTATATTTCCAAATAATTCAGATGTCATACTATTTCACTCCAAACTCTGAGGATTTAATCTCTCTTAATACTTTAATACTATTGAATGAGCTTAATGTATTGATGAATCCATTAAATAGATTATCAACTAACTCCTCATTCTGTTTGATATCTATAGTATACTGCTTATACTTAGATTCATATTTATTAAGTTGTAATACTGTAAGCTTATCTGCATGAATACCTACTTTAGATAGTAGATATTTGTATGCAGATAATTGCATAAAATATTTATACCCAATATTACTTGAGGTCTTATAGTCTACAATATGAACTTCATTACCGATTTTCATAACTGCATCTATAGTCCCACAAAAGTATTTACCAATAAGTGATTTTTCTAACATGATTGGTTCAATAAGAGTATTCTTCTCATATCCACAATCATTAAACCATTGAATGAATGACATAAATCCCATAGTCTTATCTACTGGATCTGTCATGCATAATCCTTCAGTTAAGAAATGCTCAATCTCATTATGAACTTTAGTTCCTTCGACAGCATATCTATTTAATTCTCTACGGTATCCAATACCTTTAAATCCCAATGAGTTTGCCCATTGAGCGATATAGTCTTCATTTATATGACTAAGTACTTGAGTCACACTAGGGACTTTATTCTGTCCATGCTCATAAGTACCTATTCGTACCTCATCTAGGTTAGATTCAAACATAATTCTCCTCCTTTGTATCTATATGTCTGGGCATTATTAAAGAATTACTTAGAGAACTTAATAGTAATATAGTTTCGCCGCTATATTACACATATATCATAATGAGAAAGTGACAGCCAGTGTTTTCTTGTATTCATTTTAGATGTGTGTCTCCATTGTTATAAACATACTTAGTTGCACCCCTAGGAGGTTAAGTCTCCTAGGGGTGTATACACCTGCAAATTAAACATTGTAGTAATATTTTAGATACTTTCCGAAGGAGGATTATAATGGCTCAGTTGAACTTTAAACTCATAAATGAGACTTTTATCTTTTCCCAATATAAAGATGAATATGAAAAATCTGTCTTAAACTTTATCAAAGGTGGTAAAGTAATCGACGTCCATTCTGAAGCTTTTGCTGATATTGCTTATGATGTTAAGAAAACTCAAGTTGGCTCTTTCTTAATCTCTGCAATGGAATCTAAGCAAATTGTACTTTATACAAGTACTCATCCATTAAACCGTAGTACTCGAGTATTAACTGCTAAAGACATTAAAGGTGGCACTGGTAAATACTTGATCTATGTAGACTGTACTCAAATCATTGACTTTGAAGGTGGTAAATATAAATGCAACAATGTTAAACAACTAGTTGCTCATCTATTAGAAGCATCTGTAAACATGATGTACTTTGGTGGCTATACTAATATCGTATCTCGATTCGATCTAGTTAAAGCTGGTGCATATGCATTTGCTTCTCTATTCAATAATATCATTAACTACTTATTCAAAACGAATACAGTAAGTAATATCCATAACCGTGTTATGTATCTTGCTTCCCAATACTTCATTAAGAATATCATTGGTAGCAATAACCCTAAATATGGTTATGCTAATAATACAGCATTCTCTAAACAAATTGCACGTATATCCGATCGTGAAGTTGAATTAATTGAATCCTATGTGGAACGTGATTCCTTCAAGAACTTAGATGCTTTTGTAGCTATGCTTAGAGATTCTTTGAAACTCCATAAATTAACTACTGAAGTAGTAATTGCTACATGGGTTAAAATGTACTCTCCATCTACACTATTTGCATTGGAATACTTCCCAGCATTCTCTGCTATGATGACTAATGCTTATATTGGATGCTATTTGAATAATCAATCTACTATTGAAAAGGTGACTAACCGTGGACTTCCTGAATATGTTAAAACAGTTCTAGATGTCGGAGGTCAATACTATGAAATTACACGATAACGAAGTTTATAACTACGTTGATCAACTTAAGAATTATTCTACTACAAATATCTCTGGGATGCAGAAAGGTATCGTCCCAGAGGTAGTTGATATTAGTTGGGATAAAATGAACTACTATGTATCTAAAGGTGTTCGACATTATGTAACCTATGAGAAAGAAGGTTATGTACTTCGTATCACTGGTATTAGATATAGACTTAATCACTTAACTAAGAAGACTATTGACTTCGATAAACGTATGACTGATGCGGTCAATGAAGGTCTAGTATATCCATTCATGCTATTTGTAAATGGTCGACATGTAAAATGGTCTACTTATAGAGTAGTACGTAATGCTAAATATACTTATATCGTTTGTGATAAGAATACAGTTAAGAATCTTAATCCTTTACATATAGACAAAGTTGAAGTGGTAAACTTACCATTCACTTATATGAGCTATTCTGAGACAAGAAAGATCCCTAAACCAAATACTGAATTATTCAGATTTGATGAAAATGGTCAATTGTCTCCATTTGGTGCTATCGTATATAGTTTAGATACATCTACTCTTAAATTAGAGACTGGCTTCTTTAAAGTATTAGCTGGTGGTAAAGTTGATAACCGTGATTTAGACTTTGATGCTAAATATAAGCTCACTAAGAATAACTTCTTATGCTGGGCTAATGGTCTATTTGATAAAAATATAGATCCTGATATTAAGAATCTTAATATCATTACTATGAATAATGGTGATCCATTAACTTATGACTTACAAGTTAAGTATTTCTATCGTGATATCACTAATCATAATAGAAGTAATATCACTATTCCTGAAAATAAAGATTTATTGAAGAGTCTTATTACTGAACCTGAGAATGAAATGCCTGCATTAGATGTTAATGCACTAGGTCGTGACTTTGACTTCCAATATAAATACAATACTGACTATGAAGATAATGTAAATGCTGGTATTAGATATATCATCCGTTACAATTCTTCTATGTTTGATAAACTCTATGAGAAACGTTTGAAGATTCATTCTAGATCTATTAGTGGTAAAGAACTAAAAGCTCAGATTGCTAATAATGTATTATCTCTTCCTAGAGGATATCATAAATCTCCAGAGACATTTGTAATCATCTATAAGAATGGTGAACTATGGGATTTATATGATCGTATTAGATACGTTAATAATGACTTCCAAATTCCTATTACTGATGCAGAAATCAATGATATCATTGACTATGATGAATTTGAATTCACTTACTTCACTGGAGTAAATAATAACTACTTGAAAGTGGAGTGTACTGAAGATAATAATACTATCGAAAACACTACCATCAAGTATGAAGATCTAATGGTATTTGCTAACTATACTGAAGATCAAATCTATAAAGAACTCCCATTTAATAAACGTACTATCTATGACGTTAAGTATACTTTAGATAAAGATAATAAAACTGTTACATTCACTAACCCAGCTTATTATGGTAAGACCATTTATATGGCTGCTAAGAATCAGTTTAAATATCAGCACTTTAATATTACTAAACCTACAGTACGTTACTTCTTTGGTAGAGACTTTATCCCTTGCTTAAATAAAGATAGATTCGCTGTATTCCACAATGGTCGTCTCTTAAGTAAGGATATGTATAGAGTTATTGTCCCTGAAGTTGAGAATACAGCTACTGAAGTATGTGTTCATCTACGTCGTATTGCTCAGAAAGGTGATAGAGTAGATATCTTCTATTTACCTTATGACTTTAACTATACAGATATTGGTAAAACAAACCGTGTTGATGTTGTTACAGTAAGAGCTACTGTAAATCAACAACCAGTGTTTGCTATTCCATTCCCATCTAAATCTTCTTTATTGAATAAGAACAGCTTCCTATTACTACGTGGCTCTGTATTGGTTGATCAATCCAGATATAATGTAATTGGACGTACTGTTGTATTTAAAGATCCTAAAGATTACGTTGCATATGGACGTGAGATTACTTTCGTATTCTTATATAGTGAAATGATCGAAGCTAATCCATATGGTGGTATTAAAGAAGATGATGTATTGAATATTGATCCTCAATTTGTTATCGCTACTAAAGATAATCAATTAACATTTGATATTCCTTACCCAGATAACTTTGAAGGATTCTTCTTTGTTACATATCGTGGTATCTATGTAAACCCTAAACGATATGAAATCATGGAAGGTACTAAACAAATTAAGTTCTTTGACCAAGATACTGGTATTGATGTGGGTACTGCATTGATCTTTGTATTCATCTATCCAGATCAAAAGAATAAAGTTGGTACTTCTGCAGTATCTGTTAGAGCTACAATGAATAATCAACTTAAGTTTACTATTCCATTACCATATGCTAAGTATTTTGAAGATCAAAACAGCTTCTTCTTAATCCGAAATGGTGTATTCTTGAACGATGCTGAGTATTATATTGATACTAAAGCTAATACTGTAGAATTGCTTACAGTTAATGGTTTAGATATGGGTCAAGAATTAGTATTCAATTTCATTACTGGTAGAAATGTATCTGTTAAGACTGCTATTGAAGAAGTATTTGCAGAGCAAGATGGTCAACTTGTATTTAAATTACCTAAAGCATTACATGACTTCGATAAGAAGACAGGTAAATTCTTCTGCGTAATTGGTGATACTTATATTGATAACCGTCGTTATGAAGTAGTTGGTAATGACTTACGATTCTTAAGTCGTGAAGATGCCGTAACGGAAGGACGTACAGTTACTTTCATCTTTGTATACACTGAAAATATTGATTCTGAGACTGCAACTATTGGTGGTGTAGTTAATAACTCTAAGTATACTAAGTTTGTAACTGAATCTGTACCATGTACTGAAAATGGTCAACGTACATTTAATATTCCATGGGCTGACTCTATGCTTATGGATAAGAAAATCATCGTAACTGTTGGTAGTACATTTATCAGAGAATCTCAATATACTATCTCTAAGACAGTGAATACTATTACATTCATTGATGATGGTGTTATCACTACAACTGATCGTCAAGTTACATTTACTTTAGCAGATTCTGACTATATGGTAATTGCTAAAGAAGTAATTGATATTGATGCGGTAGTAGATGGTCAAACTGAATTTGATATTCCATTACCATTTGAGAACTATCTTAAACTTGGTAACTCTTTGATGGTATTTGCTAATCAAACTTTCATTGATTCTTCTCGTTATATCTTAGATAAAGACTTGAATAAGATTACTCTAAGAAACTATAATGATGCATTGAAAGCTGGTCAAACATTATCATTCTTATACTTCTACATTGCTAACCAAAGCAATAGAAGCTTAGAACGTGAAGATGTTCAACATCCAATGATTAATGAACGTGGATACTTATACTTGAATAGAAATGACTTAGATCATCTATTGAATAATAAACTCTACTTCATGTTTATCAATGGTAAGAAGATCAATAAAGATAATATCATGAACGTTGCGAATAATATCATTCGTTTGAAATCTGACGTTCAAACACGATTCAATACATTGGTATTAGACTATACTCCGTCTATTCCAGAATTAGCTGAGTATAAAGATATTAACTCTGACTACGATATCATTATGAACCAAGTATCTAATGAAGATATCAATAAGTTATTCAATATCTATAACAACGTAACAGATCTTGAAAAATATATCGTCCCAGATACTTCTCAAGAAGCTATCATTAATGATATTATTAGAACTCACTATACATCTCATGGTATCAATAAAGGATTACCATTTGTATATACTTATGATGCAAGTACATTTAAGAATAGATCCATCTACAGCTTAGCTACTACAGTTAATAAGTATATTGCTCCTGGTAAATATACATTTACTTGCCCTGAAGATGTAACTATGTTAGAGCTTAAGACTATTGCTTCTTCCAGTAGATTTAGACCTATTGGTACAGCAGTAAATACATTAGGTTATCTACGAGCTAAAGATATTGAATTCGGTGAAGTAAGCTATATCTTACCTACAGATGTAGCAGCTTATATTGATGAAAATATTGGTAAAGATCTTAACCTAGTTAGTCAACCAATCTATAAGAAACCTATTGGTGGATTACCAGAAGTTAATGATTTCGTTCCAGCTATGAAACCTTTACGTAAAACTGAAACTGATGACTCTAAAGGTAGACTTAATGCTGGTTACTTCTATCAAAAAGAAATCATTAGAAACGTTAAAGTATATCCTGGCTTGAAATATAAGTTAACTATTCCTCAAAATGGTTTCATCAATATTGCTTATACTACAGCTGATACAGATATTAGTCAATATCATTTGAAATATCGTATTGACTTTGACTCTGATCGTGATAATACACCTATCTTCTATAAAGGTGATACATTAACTAAACCAGATACATTTGTTAATAGCTTAGAAGAAATGTATAGCGATGACTTCAACTTACAATTCAATCAAAGCTTTACTAAACCTGGTGAAGAATATTGGATCTGTCCAGACAATGTAGGTGAAATTATTCTTACATTATGTAGTGGCTATACTAAGATGATAACTACTGAAGATATTGAAAGATATCCAGCTGCATTCCAATTCTGTGGTTATGGTAGTACAAACTTCTCTGTAGCACCAGTTCCTAAACTTGGTGATATTGAAACTGTGGAGTTAAGTACTTTCTATGATAGACTTACTAATGAATATGATTCCAGAGTTGCCAATACTATTAATGATGGTAATGAAATCCACTATAGTAGTAATGGTACTATGTATGGTTGTGGTGTAACTGAGTTCGGTATTGTAGATAGAAATGATGAAAATGCTATTAACTCAAGTAAAGCTCCTGAAAACCGTAATAGAGTTAACTTGATGCTTATCAATGGCGTAAACGTTTCTAGAGCAGTATCCTCTATTGCACCAGAAACAAGTTCTTATATTAAAGTAGAACCTGGTAAATCTTATACTATCAGAGTTGGCAGAAATGCTATCAAGACTGATATGACTTTAAATAAAGCTGAATCTGAATTTGGTGGTGTACTTGGTTTGAGCTACAATAATAAAGTATTGTTAACTAACGTTGATACTAACGTATACTTGTCTAATGCTTTAGATGCAACTCATATCAATAACCCTGATATTGATTACACTGGTCTAAATGAAGAAATGACTGAAGACCAACTTGCAGGTGATCCTAGTGTATCCAATGTAGTTTCTGAAGAAGAAGCTATTGAAGAACGTGATACTCCAGTATTCCTTAAAGAATTACCTAAGATTGCTGTTGATGAAAATGAAACAGATAATCTATTCCAAACAAATATATTTGATGCATCTAATGTAATCAGAGAATAATATATACCGGATAGGGATGTCAAAATCCCTATCCGCTTATATTTTGAACATTAATGTAATTAAAATACATATTCGCAAGGAGGTATAATATGGCTACTTCTAACTATAAAGGGACTCGTCTTCCTCTTATAGCATTAGATTATAATTCTCGCTTCCTGGCTGAGAAAAAAGAAATCTTATTTGATTATAAGACTGGTAAACTCTATGTAGTTTCCGCCGAAGATAAATCTGTTATATTTGATATAACAAGAAATATTCTAAAAGAAGTTGAAAAGAATGTAGACCTATCTAGCTATACGTTCAACGTAGAAGGCGTTGGTATCGTAAACTTGGATGGTTATATTAAACAGCTTTCTAAATATAATCTAACAACTGTTGATGAACCTGTTAAGAGATATCGTGTACCGCAAATTACATTCGATAATGATTCTATTGTGGATTATGCTGGTACTATCGAAATCAATGGTTTCAGTCATGCTGCTAATAATACTTACCCAGTTAAAGATGGTAATATCGTTAAATGGGTACAACGTACAGATACTGATATCGTAGAACGTGTACGTCACTTAGAAGAAACAGCTCCACCTGATGCTGCTAAATTTAAGAAACTTCAAGATGATGTAGCTGCAGTTAAATTTACAGCTAATCAATACTCTAATCTTCCAGTATTACGTAGTGATATCGATGCTGCTACTCGTAGATTAGATGATTTGAATACATTGATCGGTACTACTAGTGATACTCTCACTGGTAAGATTACTGGTGTTAAAAATGCTGCTGATCTAGAGCTTAATAAGTTAAGTAATAAGATTACTATCTTAGAAGCTCGTGAAGATTATGGTACAAGAGTAAATACCCTTGAAGGTAAAGTTAATGAACTTAAAGCTTTAGGTGATCCTAACTCTAAAATCTTAGCTCTACAACAACGTATTGCTAACTTAGAGCAAGGTGAAGACTATAGCACTTCTATCAATACTTTGAATGGTAGATTGAATAATTTATCCGATAGTACTGAAACTAAGTTTACTAATATGAACCAAGAGATTGGTTCTCTTAAAACTTATAATAATGAGAATACTCAAATCCGTACTGGCATCTTAGGTCGTTTGGACAATATTGAATCTCTTAATATTGGTCCAACTTTAACTGACCTTAAAGCTAGAACTCAATCTTTGGAAGGTATTCCTAACCTTACAACTAATATTGCTAATCTTGAGTCTACAACTAATACTTTGACTAATAGTTTCTCTCAACTTAATGCTAAAGTAACTGGTCTTCTTAATGCAGAAGATCCATTACCTCGTGTTAAAGCATTGGAAAACTATAATACTGGTAAAGAAAACTTGCCTCAAGAACCTAGAGTTAACTTAGCAGGTGGTAGTGATAGAGTAATCCGTCCTGATAGAGTATATAACTTTATCTTGGATAGTCCTAATCCATCTTTCGCTATTGTAGGTTTAGATAAAGCTACAGCAGAAATTATCCTTATTTTGGATCCTCAAAATATTGGTACAAATGCTATCAATATCTTCATTACTAGAGCAGATGGCGTTCAAGTTAAAATTCCTAGACGTATCATTCCTAGTAAAAATAAAGAAGCTCAATTGGTTCGTCTTGTTACATATGACCGTGGCGTAAACTGGTTCTACTCAGTAGCCGCTGGTATGATTGGTAAAGATCTTGCAACTGATAATACTATTTAATAAAGGGGTATCTTACACATGGCAACTTTAAAATATTTGGCTACTGAACGAGCTCATCTTGCTCAGGTGCCAATTTCGGAGGGTCAATTTACCTACACTACGGATACTAATGAGGTATTCTATGATGTAGCCCATGACATCCGTTTTAAAACTAATAAACTTAAGTTAGTAGATACTGATACTGAACGATATCGTTTATCTAATAATGATCAAGTAAGTACTGACCTTATCTACTATATTAAAGAGTCTGAATTATTCTATGTTTGGACTGGCGCCTGGAAGAATGTTGTAGCTACTACTGAAATTACACGTTTCCTAGGTGACTATAAAAATGTAACTCCAACTACCTTAGTTAAAGGTGAAGAACGATATGCTCCTATGACTATTGCTTCTCAAGTATACACTGATGATGGTGAAACTTTAGAAGCTAAAGTTAGACAAATCTCTCATATTGCTTCTGCATTTGATTCCATTGTAGTAACTAAAAAAGGTAAAACATTTGATATCCCAGTACCATTTGAAAGATACTTTGATCAACCTAATATGCTCTTAGTATTTATTGGTACTCTTCAAATCTATCCTAACCGTTACTCTATTGAAGCTAATCAAATCACATTCCAAGAAGAAGTCGAAGCTGGTCGTACAATCAACTTCTACTTCATCTATAATGCACATGCTCCTAAACTTGAGACTATGAACTATATCGATGGTGCATATCTCAATAAAGGTACTGTGCCTATCGATAGAATGCAAAAGTATAGCCATAGCTATACATCTAATGATACTACATCTGTAGCTTCTAGTGCAGCAGTTAAAAGTCTTTATGACAAAATGAATGCGCTATTAGACCGTGGTGGTATTATTACTCGATGCGTTACTAAAGATGATAACGTTAATATGGGTACAACTTTACCTAATGAGTATAAATTACTTGATGGTAATGTAATCAGTGTACGTTTCCATGCTAATGTTGGTAATAATCCAACTCTTAGAGTTGATGGTAAAGCTATTCCAATCTTTGTTGGTTTCGAACCAGCTAAAGCTAATGAAATTCAAGCTGGAGATGAATTATACTTACAGTATGACTATATCTCTGAACGCTTCTATGTAACTAATGGTTTACCATACCTAATCGATAGTACTACATATTCCTATGCAGTATTAGCTGATGGTGAAAATGTATTCAGATTTGATACACTTAACTATGATCCTGGAGTGGATAGATTAGAAGTATTCCATAATGGTGTACGACTCATCCAAGGTAAGAACTATAAATTCATTGCTGAATCTAAAAGTATCTCTCTTGTAGGTTATACTGCAGATAAAGGTGATGTAATTGAAATTGTAGTTTATAAAGTAGCTCGTTCTCGTGCAACTAATAACTCTCAAGTTACTATTACACGTCCAGACTTTGAATCCTTAACTCGTTCTCTTGGTGAAACAATAGAAGACTTAAAGAAACGTTCCCAAGTAGCACAAGCTAAATCTTTAGACGTTATCTTCCCTAAATTTGGTCCTCGTCAAGAAGGAGATCAAGATAAACAAGATATCGGTGATTGTACTATTGTCGGTGTTGATAAGAAATACTGGTTTATTATTGACTGTTTTAATAATAGCATTGGTGATGGTGGTATAAACTCTATCAAATCTACTATGCGAGAAAATAATATCACTAAGTTTGAATTCTTATTAATCACTCATTGGCATAAAGATCATTATGGTAATGCTATCAGATTAATGAAAGAGAAGTTAGTTGAGAAAGTGTATGTACAAGATGTATCTAAATATCCTAATGGTATTCCTGGTACATTTGGTATGCCAGCTCAATCTCTTCGAGATATGTATAACTCTCATAAGACTGTAGCTGACCAAAATGCTATTAGAATGACTCCAGCTCCTACAGGGGAAGAAGATTTCCATGGCGCTACATTATTATTCCATAATAATAGCGAAGATGATATTAGACTTCATAATGCTGATTGGGTGGGCGGCGACTACAATAATACTTGTATCGGTTTAACTGTATCTTATATTGGTCGTAACTTTGTAACTCAAGCAGATGGTGGTCTTGCTATGATGAATAGATTTGCTCCTACATTACCAGCTAATGTAGATTTGCTTAAATCTAACCATCATTCTATCACTAATATGCCTTGGTCTTTCAAGAAATTGAATCCAACTGATGCTGTAGTAACTGCAAACAGATATCAAATTACATCAGATGCATTAAGATTCAACTATCAAGCTAATCTATTTGATATGGGAGCTAATGTATATCTCTTAGGTAATCAATCTGAAGATATCCATATTACTTATAAAGCAGATAATGATAGTGTATCTTATAATAATAAATTAACTAGAGCATATCCTGATAATGTAGCTTATCAACTTACAGAGGCTAACGGTCAAATCTTTGTAAATAAAGATTATACTGGTGATGTATTCACTGGTGATAAAGCAACTCCAGTTAAATATTTATCTGATGCGGTAAGATTAGCTCATATGGATTATATGAAAGAAATCGTTATTAATATCGCACCTGGTAACTACGTTGATGATGCTAGAAACTATAACTTTGTTAATCCTGAGTATAATATTCCTCAAAGACTTCAATTCATTGGTCTTAAAGGTAAAGTACGTGTAATAAATGGTGGTACTGAACCTGTAATCTTACCTGCAATTTATATCAGTAACTCTGATCAAGTTGTATTTGAAAATATTACATTTGATATTGGTGCATTGAGTGATCAATATATTAGAGATATCAGTGCATTCTCTAATATTGAAATTATTAATGCAGCTGCTAAGTTTATCAAATGTAGATTTATGAATATGAATAGTAAGTTAGCTGATAAGATTAATGCAAATAATAGATTTAGTTTCTTCCATGTAGATGCATTCACTGCTAACGTACAATTAGAAAACTGTACTTATTCTGGTAAAGCTACACATGCGATTAGATCTGCTGAAGGATCTTGTGTAAATGTAACTGGAGCTAATAATGTAGTTGATAATAATATTCCTACAGTATATTATGCTACTGATGGTGATATCTATGTGAATGGTACAGTTAATAAGAATACAGCTAATGAAACTGGCGGTGGCGGTACAGTTAGATTCCAAGAAGTTGGAACTAATGTATGGCAAACTGGTACTACTAGAGGTCAAATTATAGGTAGTAGACTATCACTAAAATATGGTGGACCACAATACTTCATTTCTGATGGTAGAGGTAGTTATGATTCTGTGGATCATTTCAATATCCATGGTAATACTAATATGACTCCTAGCTTCACTGGTCAATTTGGTTATGATCCAAGAAGCAAAAAAGTTAAATTTGCTGTTGGTAATTCTAATATCAATGACTGGGTTGAATTTGCTAACTCTGATGCATTAGAGGCTGCTAAGACTAGCTTAACTAACTTAGTAAATACTACTAAAGATACATTGACTCAGACCGTTAATAATATTAAACAACAAGTAGCCAATACTATAAATTCCGATTTAGTTAGATATATAGAATTGCAATCCGGATATAGAATGTGGACTAATGGTGCAACTTTCGCTAAAGGTGAAAAATTCATCTATCAAGGTAAAGCATATCAAGTTGTATCTAATAATGCAGTTGCTGTGAATGATAATAATGCTCGTACATTAAGTAGTAATAGTATTATTATCGGTGCAGTTATTAACTTGGAAGGTAATTCCGTAGTACAATACTTTGATAGAGATGATGCTCATTTAGTTGGTGAATTAGTTTTACTTCCATATAAAGCTAATGGCTATGTAGTAGCTGATGGTGCAGAAGTTGCAAAATCTAGATATCCTAGACTTTATGACTTTGCAGAAAATAATGGTCTATGGACAACTGATACAAATAAACGTGGTCTATTTAGAAAATCTGGTTCTGATAAATTCTTCTTACCAAATTATAGATACGTATATTTAAAGGCAGATGTTGATGCTGATGATATTGGTAAATTCGCTTCTTCTAGTGCTCCTAGGATTACTGGTGAAATGGCAATTCGCACCGATGGGATAATTGGTATTGAAAGTGCATCTGGTGCATTTGTTAAAGATACAGATGTAACAGCTAATACTGCACAATCTCTAGAACTTGGAAGAAATACTTATGGTAAAAAATTAAAATTTGATGCATCTAGATCTTCTAGTGTATACACTGGAGGGAATTCTATTCACCCAGATCATATTAATTTATATCCATTAATTAAATACTAAAAAATTATTCCCCATAGGAGCTCAACTCCTATGGGGATATTTTTACAAAAAAATAAAGGAGGGAGATAAATTCTCCCTCCCACCAGTATTATACAAATAATACTGGATTTAGATCATCATACTTCTTAGTACTAGGATTGTACATAAGATCAGTAGTCGTATATGGAAGACTAGCATCTTGATTCAAAGTGTTATCGCTAAAGGTAAATAGCTCTACACTAATTTTATTAGCAGCTCGAACATGTTCATCGATGAATGTTTTCATTGCTAATAAAGCAGCTTTAGAAGACTTAAATAGCCCTAAGTCGATAACATCTTGACCTTGATAGTCTACTCTTGCACATACGCTAAAAATTTTCATATACTTTTCCTCCTTAAAATAAATATAAGATATATGAATCACCTTAATAATATATAACCCAGAAGAAGTTTAAACTTCTTCTGGGAATATTTTATATCATCTCAGTTAAACTTAATGGAGTATATCTATTTTCATCTCTTGATCTCATAAGTATAGACATAAAATCTCTAGCATCTGATTCACTTATATACTTTTGATAATATACGCAATTTGAAGACTGATTATATCCAGGCTCATTCATTATATTAAATACATTGAATAAGAATAAATCAGTATTATCTAATAAAGTATCTTTAATAGATGGATCTGTAGATAGTATCATGAAATTATATGGATACTGATCAGTAAATTTAGAATTCTGTTTAATATTAAGCATATTATTTACTGTAAAATTCAATGATGGTTTATCAGTTCCAGGATACTTACTAATATTATCAAATTGACCTGTTTTTAAATTACAAATCAATGTACGAGATTTAGCTTTACCATCAACGAGAATATCTGACTTAATAGTTCTTATATTATAATATAGATTATAGGTATTCTCGTCCACTTCTGGAGTTATCAATAAAGTATGAAGAATATCATTACCGAATATAACTTTAACACTAGGAACTACTCCAGCTTTAAATTTATTATAATCAACTGCAATAATATCGCCATCAGTTATAGTAGTCTTCTCAGATGCAACTGCAGTTGCATAATCAGTACTACTTATATTTTTAATAACTGGAGCAATGATATAGAACTTAGCTAATTCAATTTTAGCTCCTGTGGTATCATGAGCAATGATATTAAACTGATAAGTTAATAATGCTGGGTCAGATGATGCATTTTTTTTACTTGTAGGATTCATCACCACATAGAATTTATCAAATCTATTTGAGTTTCCAGTTAATACAGACTTATCTCTAACTGTATCTCTACCAGTTCTAAATAAATAATCTATGTTACTTTCATTATACTTAATAACTGGAGCTATGAATGTATTACATGTAGCGTCACTAGGATTTTGATATACAAGTGTAGTGAAGTTCCAATTACTTAACTCATTAATATCACAACCAGATATTTCAATAGTATTATAAGAACCACTAGCTAATGGATCAATTGTATCAGTGCCAAGTTTGATTTTATTTATATGGCTACTATGACCAGTTATAATTTCATTAGTAGTAAGATGACTATTAGCCGAATTAATTAACATTCTCTTTATCATTGCATCAGTATATTTGCCTAAGAATTGAATATCTCCATGCATATTAAGTACTATCGGACCACTAAATAAAGAATCAATTGCATAATTATAGCTATCAGCCATTAATATTGTTAATTTACCAGTATAATCTAGACTCGATGGTGAATATAATAATGCACTTACTGGTACTTCATAGGTCATTTCTATATCACTATCACTAAATTTAATTAAACTTAAATAATCAATTTTCTTTGATTTATCAGAATAGTCATCTAACTTAACTACTGTACCGTTACTAAACATATCAGCAAAGTTATAGTCATCCATATTATCATTATGATTGATCTTAACTACACCACCAACACTTCGGTCGATATTTTCTATTTTTTTAGAATTCTCTGGAGATATATATCCATTAGAATCTAATGCATCTAATATGGTTCGTATTCCTCTAGATGGGACTTCATCTAAAGTAAGTAGTGCTTTATAAGTCTTATTACCAATGATTACAGTCTTCTTAGATGCGTTAGCATGAGATAAGTTTTCAGTCAATGGATAGTAAGCATCGCCAATACCAGCTACTTTAATATGGCGTCCTAAGTTATTTACATCACTTAGAGAACTATAAAGAGGGATTGCTTGACGATTACCATTTCTATCATAGACTGCTAATACTTTATTAAGCTTAGGCATTTTCAATCCGCTCCTTAGAACCATCTGGATATACTAAGAATCCATCATTATCAAATTTAGGAATCTTACCAGCAGCATTACCAACATCAGTTGCTTTAATATATTGACTGGAATCTAATCCACCTAAAGTTAATGCATTAGTTGGTGCTGGGATAGTTATATCTTGAGATCCATCAAATTCTACACCATTAATATGAACTGGAGTGATTAGCTTACTTGCCGGTGTAGTTATATTAGTCTTACCATCAAATTGTACGCCATTAATAGTGGCAGATATATTTACATCTCCAGATGAAGATGATCCTAATATCTTCTTTACATTAACGATACTAAATTCAGATGTAGCATTATCGTCGCTATCCTTAGTTATATTAGCATTTTGTGATGCAGTATGATCAGTATAATAAACAAATCCGTTTTGATGGACAACTACAATATTATTTGATAGTCCCCTAACATAATATATCATCTTACCACCAAGACCATACGCTCTTTCAGCAACTAATGGAATATTATTTGGATTGTATGAATAAATAGAACTATTATATACTCTAAAAGTTATATTATTGTCTAAATCTACGATCTTAGTATCACCATATATACATAAATTATTATATTGATGTGGGGTATTATTTGATACCTTTATAAGTTTTGGTGGAGTAACTAGATTAACATTTGCATCATGAATTTTATAACCTAGATGGCTATATGTGCTTTTATCTACAATAAAGAAATAATAATTAAATGAACCTACAATAGTACTACTTATATCAATTTCTTGAGTTATTGGTCTATTAGAATAGACTTCTATCTTTATTTTATTACTGTTCGGAATAATACCATATATTGCAATTTTATTACTATTAGCTCCCCATATAGGAGTTTTTTGCGAATATCCATATATATCAGGAAAATTTGTAAATTTAATAACTTTACCAAAAAATGTATCATTTTTAAGATACTTTTCTGAATTTAAATCTGTTATTTTTATTAAATAGTCACCAAATGATTCAGGAATAGTTATCATCATAGAATTGGATGTAAAGTTTACAATTTTTGAATATGAATATACTATACTACCAGAAGCTTCAGTCTTCAAAACAAAATCACTAACTGGATGACTATCTAGTGTCTTAGCATTAATATCTCCACTTGGTGCTACAGGAGTACCACTTCCACCAGTACCACTAGCAGCTTGGATTTTTTGATTAATATATGTATCTAAACCAGTAATGTTTGCTGGTGTATGTGTATGACCTTCAACGGATAATACTTTACCATTAGCAACTACACTACCAGCAATATTTAAGTTATCTTTAACGGCTGTATCTCTAAGTTTTGCCATAGTTTAATCCTCCTTTTATGATTATCTAAATGTTAAAATAACCCCATAGGAGATAAAACTCCTATGGGGTAATAGTTTATTTCTTTTTCTTAGGTATAAGAATAGTTAAAAGGATTCTTATAGCCTTCAAAATATAGATTGGTTTAAAGAGTGCTTTAACAACTCTAAAAACTTTCATTTTAATAGATTGTCTCTTGACAAAAGTTCTAGTAGTACTCATACTAATTCTCCTTTTACATATTAAATTCTATAGAGTTTAACCCAAACTCATATTTACATGTTTTAGAAGCCAGCGTATGAGAAATTTCGTACTATTCGTTCTTTATCATTAGTGTAGTCTTTATAGACATCATTGAATACTTTAGACTCAATATGTCTCATTGCACATTGTTGTCTCATTTTATTCTGTAAGTTATTCTTATAGAATTTGCTTACAGCTGGACATTCAAAGCAATGATAACACTTACAACCATCATCTTCAGAGATACTACACATTGGAGTTTGACTATACTCTTTAGAGAATGATTCAATTACCTCTGGATATAATCCAGTGAATACATCACCAATCTTAACTGTTTGGTTTTCATAGAATGCATCATCAGAGAAATATCCGCATGGATATAATGAACCATCTATACCAACGTGGAGGAAATGACCTAGATGTCGACAACTAATAGCACGAAGTTTATCTTTAACCCCAGCATATTTAGTATACAACATTGTGTCGACATTTGCAACTAGTTTATCATCATTTTCTTCTCTAGCATTCTCTTCAAAGATATAATAGAGCTGTTCTTCAAACTTCTTGAGGAAGTCTGGATCTTTATAATAATCACAGTCCGACAAAGGATAATACTCCCACTTATAACAACCGTTATCTAATGCAAATTTATATGCATCATATAGATTATCAATCGTATCAGGTGTACATGCAGTACGAACTAGAACTTTATCATGGTAATCCGATCTACCCAATTCAATAATAGCTTTATTGAAATAATCATCATTGAAAACTCCAATATTCTTTGGCTTTCTTGATTTTGATGCACTATATATACCATCCCAGGATATCTTACAACTCCATGGATCTAAAATATGGTCATCCCAGAGGTCTATCAGACCACCTATATTGCTACCATTAGAAATCGTCGTCATATTGATAGTTGTCTCTTTATAACGCTCTAATTTCTTAAACTTCTTATAGTCTTGTCTAATCTTATCACAGTGAAGACTAGACTCACCGCCAGTAACTTTGACTTCAAAGTCATCAGCTAATGGTAAAGTTATAAGTAACTTAATTAATTCATCAAAGTATGTAAAGCCTCTAGTACGTTCTTTAACATCGTGCTTTTGGAAACAATAAACACAATCTAAGTTACAATACTCAGAGACTTTATATACTAATGCATCAAATCTTTCAAACATTTGATGACTCCTTATATAATTTATCATAAACTGCTAATTCAGCATGTCTAAGATTGCATTGTTGATATAGCCTATTCTCACTGTTAGGAATAGATCTAAATGAACAGCATTCTTCACATAGCTGATTATCACAGGTTGCACAATCTAATTTAGATCTATCTATAATGAATTCCCTTTGGAATTTGTTATACAGATCAGGTAGATTTTTATAATCAGATAAGTCAATAGTAGTCTCATCAATAACATCACCACCAAAAGATAATGGACACATGGTAAGTCTACCATATAAATCTATAGCTAAAGATGATCCATATTCACATAAGCGTCTAGGCGTCTTAAGCTCTTTATACTTATTGATATTATAGATCTTAAAATCAGATCCATCGAAATAATCTAGAGTCTTTTCTAATTGACTTATAAACTCATCGATATAATCTTGATCTCTATATCTATCATAGTTATTCACTGTATAGTATTCAATATTTTTGAATCCAAGTTCATGGATGAACTTAAATGTATCAAACATATTTTGAATATTCTTATGCAATGCATATCGTATGATAATCCTATCACTATATCTAGAATCAGCTAAGATTTCTAGTTGTTTAGTAATATCTGCATCTCTATTTGGTTTAAATACTCTAGTAGAGTTAGTACCATCATAAGATATACTAATCATAGTCTTATTAGATCCAATATAGTCAAAGATATCAATTATATTCTTTGCATTAGATCCATTAGAGTATAGTCTATACAATATCTCAGTATCAGAGAATCTATTAATCTTATTAAGCTTCTTCACTGAGTTATAAATATATTCTACAGTCTCATCTAAGAATAACTCACCAGTGGTTAGACCAATAGTAAGTTTATCTGCTAGTTTAACGTTTCTTAATAACTCATATAAGTCATTCCAACGGTCAAACTTTTGTGGTTCATTAGTGTTTCCTCTGAGATAGCAATAAGCGCAAGCCATATTACAGACTTGCGCCACGTCTAATTCCAGAGTTGATAATGTAAAGTCTTCTATAGATTTTATATTAGTCTTCTGACAATTGTACATATGCTTCATTCAATCCATTCTTATAGATATTATAGTACCATGCTCTAAATGCCATTAGAGAGATATCATTATTTTCAAACCAATCATCCATGTGTTTAGTTAATCGGTTGAAAGATAGAGTTGTTTCCAAATTGGAAACTTCTAGACCTTCATAGTTTGGTTTTAAGATAAACTCTTTATCTTGTGGATTAAGATTGATTTCTCTTTCACCAGCACGGTTAAAGAATTCTGTAGATAATCTTACATATCTACGTAAGATAGCACAGAAGTTAGGTGCCATAACTTTATCATAGATAATAAGAGTACGATATAGTTTTTCTGGATGAAGTAAAGCTAATTCAATCCAGTCTAATACATCATTATACTTTTGAATAGCATCTACCCATTTACGAGAAGCTACAGCTAATTCAAATTTCTTATCTAAGATACCAAGTTCATTAATAGAAGTACCTTTAAAGTCGCCATTTTCGAACTCTTCTGGGATCTCTAATTGTTGAACCGCTTTATAGATAAGTTTATCATTATCTACAAACTTGAATGCATTAGTTAGAGAGTGGTCTAAGATTTCAATAAAGCAATATTTAAGAATATTGATATCGTTTACAATATCTTTGAAAGTCTCATATAGAGTTTTCAATAGATCGATTACTTTAATCAAATAAGTACCATCTCTTGGAGCATCATACATAGCATAACGTTCAACTTTAGAGTTGATATATTTAAGATGAATATAATCAGAGAACTTATTACGTACTTCAATAGGTGTAGCTTCATAAGTTTCCACATATGTCTTTTGGAATTGTGGGAATGTATAGTCATCATAAGAGCAATTGATTAGATAAGATAAAAGATACATTGTAGTCTCAGCATCATATTTATGACGATCATCATAGTATCCTAATAACTCATTCTTATCAGATTGCATTAAAGTAACGTGTAATTGTAATGCATATTCAGGACATTTCTCATTGACTAATTCAGTTAGAGTATTAACGTAGTAGTCATAGATTTCTTTGTCTGCTTTTGCATTAGTATCAAACATAACTACATCGAGTAATGTACTTAGTTTAGAGAAACGGTCAGTGATGATTTCAGTTAGTTCATTAAACTTAGGTTCATCTTTTAATACTTCATATATTCGTTCAGGAACGTAGTTAAGCATTAGTATTCCACCTCCGAGTGATATTCGGCTTGGTAAGCTTTATATCGTTGAATGATTTCATATAAACGTTCAGTCTCTTCTTCATTTAAAGAGTCTAACCATTCTTTGATTGTGTCATAGTATACGTGCATCATGATACAAGTAGATTCAAGGAAGTTATATTCCCATTCATCACCAAATTCTAAGTAACGTTCATAACGGCAACCACCATCACACATACAACGGCATTTGCAATCATCACACTTAGGATTCTTACATGGTTTTTGAAGTAACTCATCACCGAACTTCTTATCTTCTTGGGATAATGCTGTACAATAAGATTCCCACCCACTTGGAGTGATAACTTTATATTTACCAGCATCACAAGAACCAAAGTATCTATCATTTTGCATAACTGCAATGATTCTATTAAGATGATCCATATACATCTTATCTAATGTAAAGGTCTTCTTATATTGCTCTTTAAATACTTCAAGGAAGTTATCAGTATATAGTGATCTATGAGCTACAACGAACTCACCAGATACACCATATTTCTTGAATTCCATAAATTGTTTATGGATCTCTTCCATAAGATGAACGTTTTCGTTACCAATAACACATTTGATATCGAATTTTAACCCACGTTCAATAGCATACCATATATTTTGATATACATTAGAAGCAATAGATTTACCACATGTATCAACTCGATTCTTATCTGCGAAACCATCCCATGATAATTGAATCTCATTCATAGGATATTTCTCATTAAGATCGATAAATTCTTTAAAGTTAACTACAGTAGAAGTTACTATTTGGAATTTAAGTTTTCCATAGTATTTCTCCATAGTCTTTTCGATAAGATCAAGACAAAGAAGAGGTTCGCCTCCGAAGAATAAAATCCTCGAAGGCTTTTCTGTTTGTATAATTTGATCTATCTGTTCAAAAGTCATTGTTGCAGGGTTATCTCGCCCTTTGATGTAGCAATACTCACATCTATTAGGACAAGCCTCTGTAAGCATTAGATATATTTCTTTATACATTATTCCTCATTGGCAGCTGCCATGGCTGCACGTTCTTCTTCAGTTAAACTATTTAATTCATCTTCATTAACTTCAAAGTTTGAAGGTAATGGTGGAATTGCAGGGATAGTAGGGCTAGCAGGTTCAGTAGCAGGTGCTTCTGTATTAGCTACAGGAGCAGTTGTTTCTGTAGTGCTAGGAGCTGTAGTAGGAGTGGTTGTATTAGATCCAGCAAGACGTTCTTCTTCATGCTCAATCAATTCTTCAGGACTCATAACTACATGGCTACCCTCTTGGTTATTAAATTCAGCTAATCTTGCTAAATCAGCTGCATCTACACTAAATCCTTCTGGTAACGCAACATCAATTACTTTAGGTTTAACTTCTGGAGTACCAATAGCTTCACCAATATTAGAATTGAATGTACCAGGAGTTGGTGTAATATGTAATTCAGGATGAGATACTGCATCATAGTTTGTATTGATTACAGTTGTGGCTTCCTCTTCAGATAAGCCTTCAACTACCATCTTTTCACACTTGATTAGCATCTCAGTATTACCAGCTAAGTCTTTAAGTTTATCAATATTATTTTGATACCAAGTATCTACATAAGTCTTAAACTTAGTCATAACTAGTTTGTTTGCATAATCATCATATAGGGTAAAGTCTAAATCATCTGCACTAATGAAGTTTCTATCTGATGGTAAGATATTATCAAAATTCATATGGAATATTGGGAATAAGTTTTGAATCAAATAGAATCGTCTCATGGAGATGATAAATCCAGTGATGTTATTCTTATTATAGTAACGCAAGGAATCAAAGAATGCTTCTTTATCATCCAAGGCTTTATCAAGATACTTAAATTGTTTGTATACCCAATAGAAGAACTTAGGATAGTTATTCAAATCAAAGTATGCTTCATATAGACGTTCAAATGTCCAGATGACGCCAATTGATCTTTCTTTATTATCAAAGTCCATAGTGGATACATCAGCTAATGCTTCAAGTTTCTTTAAAGTTTCAACACGTTTCTCTACAGTCAATCTAGGAAGAATATACTGTAAAGCTGCACATCTAACTTCAAGACGTAAGTTACTTAAAGTATCTTTAGAATTGATATAGGATTGAATTTGAGTATATACTCGTCCCATATACTTTTCATATTCATCAAAGATGTCTACATTACCAGAAGTGGAAATACGTAGACAATATCTGATGCTAGAGTAGTTGAAGTATGCTAGATGGATATATTTAGGCAAAGCCGCTCTAACATCTTCAGTTACTTCTGTATACATATTACAGAATAGTGCTACAAGAAGTTCATATTCAAGCGCACTGGATATTTTATATGAGATTGCTTTATCTAAGAGAATGAATCTATCACGTAGATTCTTTACGTTGTTAAGCAATTCGGCAATTACATCATACGATTGAGTCTTGCTGTAGACCAAGATATTATAAAGAGACATATCAGTCTCTTTTAACTTGGTCTCTAATTCAGCAATTAGTTTAGCATACTCTTCAGAATGACTGAAGTCATAGTATGATTGTAAGTCAGATTGGATAGTACTTGGATCGTACATCTTCTTAGCTAGTGCATCGATTTTATTGGTAATACCAATAGATTTAGCAAACTCATACACTTCGTCTAATAAGAAGATTTTCATTACGACCAACCTCCACAGTTTTGATTATGGCAAGTATTGTATTGGCAAGATTGACAGCCTAATTGACATGCCGCTTGACAAGCTACTTGGCAAGAAAGGATACAATAACCAGAACCATCGAAATATTTATTCCAGTTGCGGTTTAAGTAGTCATTGATCTTATTATAGTTATCCATGATTTGCATGAATCTATTGTGGGAAAGTACTTCATTTTCAGTAAACTTAGGTAAGTCTCTAACACCTTGGATTTGGTCAGCAAATAAAGTACTAGCATAGCTATAAGTATCCCAGTTAGCTTTGATGATTTTATTGAATTGAGCCAATGTCAATTTTTCACCACTGTCAGTAGTATTGAAGATACTTAAGTCATTTTTAAATGCAGCCTCACTAATATCTTGACCTTTCATTTCATAATATCGGTCAGGATACATTTGAGGATTGTTACGAACTTTAACAATATCTTTTAGCTCAGAAGCTTGATATTTTAAGCGTGTAGCTAGATAGTTTACTTGATTGACAAATTCACCATCTAACTTATTCTCTTTATAAGATTCACTGATCGCCGGATCAGCGTATTTATATTTACCACGATTTGGCATTTGTTTCCTCCAATGTTTAAATTACTTATCTTCTTCAGCTAGGCTATCTAAGATAGCAGAAGACATAGATAATTGGAAAGTAAAGTAGTCGTTAAAGCTAGGAATTACATTACCTTTACAATCTAGATTATTATACAATTCTAAGAATCGATCTAATTTCATCTTAAAGTCTAAGGAAGTAATATCAGCATTCTTAACTTCATCATCAAAGTATTTCTTGATCTTTAAGTTCTCAATAAGTACGTTTAACTTACGAGATCTAATATTTTCAGCAGTCAATAATTTATCTCTAAATTTAAGAGCTGCTGGTACCAAGATTCGTTGGATCTTACAGTAAGATGTGGTTGGAGTATAGAAGTCTTTATTTTCAGTTAAGTTTTGGAATGGACAACCAGACTTGCAGATAATTTTAGCTACACAGTCTTTACATTCTTCCATTTCAAACTTAGCTTGTTTAGCTTCATCAGAAACTTTAGTTTCATCTACACCAGTTCTCATATTACCAATCTTCATTTCTTTTAAGAATTCAAGATCAGTAGTTGGGAAGTTATGACAAGGATATACATCCATATTCCAGTCAACACATACCCAGTATTTATTACCAATATGACACATCTTTGTATCAGATACCTCAGGTTCCATTGCGGTACCAATGATATCATCAATATGCTTAATATTGATATTACGGTTATTGTCAGTATCATTCAAGATATCTACATAGAGTTCAAGCATCTTATTATAGTTATCTTCATAATCTTTCAATGCTTCATCAGACCAATCTAAGTCAGATGCTGCAATTGGACAAATATTGTTGATGCCAAGATCGAGTAGCATCTTAACGCTCTCATACATATACTTTGCACTCTCAGGAGTTACAGTCATACGAGCTTCGATAAGATGAGTTAAACCACGATCTACCATCTTTTTAATATTCTTAACTACAGTGTCAAATGAACCATTACCAGCATGATCTTTACGATGCATATCATGCATTTCCTTAATACCATCAATAGATACTAAGACAAATACATCATTATCATCAATATAATCAAGCATCTCATCAGTCATTTGCATCATATTAGTTGTAATACCAACTTGAGCATTATAATGCTTTTTGTTAATATGATCAAGAATAGCTTTAACAACTTTCCAATTTACCATTGGCTCGCCACCAAATAGATTATAAGTAAATCTTTGGTTAGGCATATTTAAATTCTTATTATAAGTACGATCAACGATCTCAATGGCTGTATCAACATCCATGTCTTTATCACCTTTGGATCGTTCAAAACAGTAATCACAAGCAAGGTTACAACGATTAGTAATAATCATTGTAACCGAGTTTAGATCGCTATATATTTCTTCAAATTGTTTCATTACGTTTTTCCTCTTAAAATTCTAACTTTAAAATACATATACTAGTATGTATTTAAGCCCCTAAAAAACTATCTTAGAGCAGCGCCAGTCATTTGCCAGCCATCATTTGTATATACATATAACATACGTTGAGCTGTATGGTAGAAAAACTCTTTGTTGTTTTGAGGGTTAGATGGATAATCATTTGCAATAGTCAAACGAATACCATTTACACGAATAGCACTATCTGCATTTACAGCATGTGTAGCTTCATCAGCTGTCTTAGCATGACCTGCTTCATCAGCATAGCCAGCACGTTCAGCACGTAAAGCTTTATTAGATGTATCAGAGTAAGATAATGCAGATGGTTGATCTCGTAAGTCATTATAAGAACCACTTGTAGCTACCGCTGCTAAGCCAGTACGGAAAGTTTCGAAAGTGGATTTATCTAACTTAGAGTTTAATAGTGTAGATAAAGATGTATCAGTACCACTGATCATATTTTTAATTGGACCAAGAGCCTTAGCCAATTCAGAATCTGTATAAGATTTAGCATCATCTAATGCTTTATTCCATTTAGTACGTTCAGCCGCAGAGATATGGCGGTCTCCGTCATTAACGTGAGATGTTAAGTCTACTGCCAGAGCTTTAGCATTTAATAAATCAACAAGACTCGGTGCCAGCTCGGCTATGGTAATTTTATTTTCTTCATTAAAAGTTCCCATTATGAACCTCCTTGTAAAGTATTATTTGAATTATCCTAATGTTCCGGATAGGTGAAAATATGCTTATATACCAGCCACATTCTATTAAATAAAGGAGGTACTAGTAATGGCAAAACGTGTTGCTAAACAGATTACCAATCCGAAAGATATTGAATTTCTTTTAGGTATTACCGAAGAGCAAGGAACTAAGTTATCCTTTATTATGGAGACATTTGGTGAATTCAACGGTAAGGTAAGATTTAATACATATGATACTTTCACTGTGCCAAAAGGAGTCTATGGTAAAGAAGGTAAAAAGAATAAAGAATCCTTCGTGACTACTGTTGGTATTTGGATATTCAATAAAGTATTCATTGAAAGAGAACTATTTGATTTATATGGATATATAAATGAGCCAATCAATAAAAAGATGATTGGTAAGATTACTGATAAGATCGGTTATGCTGTACTTGAAGAAAAAGTACCATTAGATGCATTGAAGAACTTCATTATGAAAGCTCAGAAGTTCATGCCATATGTATCAGTATTAGCTAATGGTTATTCTATGAAGCTCTTAACTATTGCTAAAGTTATCAATAAAGCTAAAGCTGACTTAGTTAAGAAGTATCGTGATAGATTAGATAAAAATGATCCTGATGCGGTAATTGCTATCCAAGATGAGTTACTTAAACTAGCTAAAGAAACTCTTAAAGATGATATTGCTATCGATACATATAACTCTGGTGCTCGTGGTAGCTTTAACAATGACTTCAAAAACATGTTTATCATGAAGGGTATTACTAAAAATCCTGATCCTACAAAGGGTTATAATATCATCATGTCTAACTACATTGAAGGTATTGCTAAAGAAGAGTATGCTGACTTCGCTAACTCACTAGCAGAAGGTCCTTATTCCCGTTCTAATAAAACAGAAGTTGGCGGTTACTGGGAGAAACTAATGCTTCCAGCATTCCAACATGTTAAGATCGGTAGAAAAGGATCTGACTGTGGTACTAAACGTACTATCACTGTAACTCTAGATGATAAAAATATTAAAGAGTATATGTATTGTAATATCAAAGAAGGTAATAAGCTAGTTGAGCTTAATACAGATAACCAATCTAAGTATCTTGGTAAGACAGTACAAATTAGATTTGCTTCTTTATGTGAATCTAAAGATGGTATTATCTGCAATGCATGTGCTGGTAATCTATTCCACAAGTTAGGTATTACTAACGTTGGTGCGGCTATGCCTCAAATAGCAGCTAAACTTAAATTGGTTGCCATGAAGGCATTCCATGATTCGCAAGTTGTTATGACTAAGATGGACCCAGATAAAGCGTTTGGGTTTGATAAATAATACCATAATAACAATTCATTAGTATTAATAGCCTATACCCTGTCTATCGGGTATAGGCGTTATTTTTCCAAGGGGTGAGTATTAAATGATTATTTATTCTAAGAACCTTTTAAAGAACTTTAAACTGTTACGTGAAAATGATATCCAAAGACGACAAGTGTTGGTCGTATTAGATATTGATCAAAAAACTTATCAACGCTTATATTCAATTCTTCATAAACGTGAAGTAATTGAAGGTAAGTATACTAGTAGTAGTAATTGGATTAAATTATTCAATGATGGTCTCAATATCTTCCGCATCATGAGTAAGTATCCAGAGATTACATCTTATAGTACTTTAGAGCTATACTTCCGTAATCAATTCGTTGCATTAGAATTGAATGAAACTGTAGATAAATCTAATAGCAGATTTATTGAATGGCTTACTGATGAATACGTTAATAAACGTCGTAAGCTAAAAGATATTGCAAATGAATATGGCTATAACCATAAAGCTTTACGTTCTGCTTGTGAAAAGTTTAAAATTAGACGTTCTACTATCGAGAATCGTAAGATTAGTAATCGTGAAGTACCTTATACGGTTATCTCTAAACATGCTTGCAACTTCTTAAAGAATCCTGAAGAAGTTGAATTGCTTAATAAAGCATTAGCAATCTTAACTGAAACTAATAATCCTACAGATGTTTATACTAAATTGAACGTATCTCCTAGATATGCTAAACGTCTATATAGTGATTATAATATTCTTAAAGCTGATCAAATTCCTTTCACTAAGATCATGCGTCTTATCAATGAAGGTCGTTTGACTTTAAGAGAAATCAACTTACGTTTGAAACTACCTAGAAAAGTTCAATTCTATATCAATCATAATATCTTCGCATCTTTACTTATTGGTAAATCTGTAGAAGATCTTACATTAGAAGAGAACCGTAAATGTATCTATCCTACAATGTGTGGAGATAATACATATATTACTCGAGCTAAAGGTCGAGCTAATATCCAAGCAGTGATCAATGCATTATCTGCAGTAGATCCAGACTTCATTGAAGACTTAAATAAGATTAAAGTTATCATTGAGCATAATGGTAATACTGAAGCTATTCTATCTAAACTTGGTTGTACTGAAGATGAATTAAAATCTCTTATGACTAAATATTATATAGATGAATATATGAAAGGAGGAAATAATTAATGGCAACCATTAATGAACAAGTCTTAAAACTCTATGAAGATGGAGTTCTATTAGCTGACATCCATGAAGCTCTTAAACTTCCAGTTAAGAGTATTGTGGATATTATCTTTAATGCTAGAAGTAAAACTACCACTAGTCCTAATATGTTGAATAAGAAGACTAATTGGTATATCTACTTCTGTGAATTTATGTATGAAAATAAATCACTCAAAGATATTGTAGTTGGTCGTACTCTTACAATTGATGAGTGTGTTGAAATGATTGGTAATGTACTTAAACTAGATACAGTACCAAAATCTACTCGTGAAGATGCTTTAGATAAGATTGCTAAGGAGATCGGCGAAACTCCTAGTGATCTTGCAAAACGTTTAGGTGTACCGTATAGCAAAACATTTGCTACTGCTATTAAGAAACTCTGGAGATAAATGATATGGAACTGAATATAAGAACTACACAACCAATTGACACTGAGTATGAATTCCAAACTCGGTTAGAAATATTGGATCTTGACAAAGAACGTGAACGTGGTATTGTGTATGGTCGGGACTTCTTTATTAGAGACTCCCAGGCTATTAAGAAAGATATCAAATCAGATGCATCTATCTTCTCCAGCAAGTATGGTGCATCTATCTTAGACCAAGATGCATTTAAAGATCGTTATAGATGTAAATGCGGTCATCTTAGAGGGGCATTATATAACGGCGAAGAATGTCCTACATGTCACGAGAAAGTTAAATATGTGGATGATGACTTTGGTATCTTTGGCTGGATTGTATTGAGTGATAAATATCATGTAATCCATCCAAACTTATTTGAAGTTCTCAAAAGCTTCATTGGTTCTAAGAAGCTTAATGCTATTATCAAATATGATAAAGAAGCTAATGAAGATGGTTTCGTTGAAGATAATAAACCGGTCAAAGAAGATCAACCTTTTGTAGGTATTGGTATGATGGAGTTTGCTGAACGTCTTGATGAGATCTTAGCATTCTATCATAATAAGACTAAGAGTAATCCTAAAAAGGTTGACTTATATAACCACTTAATGAAGAATCGTGAGAAGATCTTAACTCATAGCATTCCTGTATATACATTATTCTTACGTATGGTTAATGTGGTTGGTGATCAATTTACATTCACTAAGAATAATAAGTGGTATAATAATATTGCTCGTAACGTATGCTTCGTTAATGATGAATCTATGGAAGTATATCGTAGAGTGAAAACTAAGAATGACATCTTATATGATATCCAAATGAGTATGGAAGAAGTCTATAAGGTTATTCTTAATGACATGCGTGGTAAGAAAGGTGCGATCCGTTCTGTAATGGCTGGTCGTTATAACTTCACTGCACGTGATGTAATCAAACCAGATGAAACTTTACGTATCGATGAGATTAGATTACCTTATGTAGCTTTAGTTATTCTCTTAGAGCAAACTATTATCAACTTCTTAGTTAAGTCTCTAAGCCTAACTTATACTGAAGCATATAAACGTTGGTTCAAATCCCAGATCGTTAAAGATCCATTCATCTTAAACATCATCAAGAATATCATTAACTCTAAAGAACGTGGTATTGCATTCATTATCAATCGTAACCCATCTATCAACCATGGGTCATTGTTACAAATGTATTGCGTTGACGTTAACGAAGATGACTTTACAATGTCTGTACCATTACAGATCCTTAAGATGTTAGGTGCAGACTTTGATGGTGACTGTATGAATATCATGTATATCATCAATAAAGAATTCGAACGTAGAGCTTCTAAAGTTCTAAATCCTCGAAATGCTATGATGATATCTCGTAATGATGGTAAGTTTAACTCTGCAGTTAACCATTTCAAAGATACTTATGTAAATCTAAACAGTCTAATCTATGTTGGTCGTGATGCATATAGTGAAGCTGAGTTAGATAATATCCGTAAATTACAATCTTTGAAATAGTATTATCCTCTGGTTATATATTATAACCACGAAGGAGGATGATATAGTATGATCATATGTGAACAGCGGTGGAACTTTATCTTTGATAAGCCACCAAATGGGGTACGACCCAATAAGTCTGCCCAATTGTTAATCAATACAGTAACCGGTATAATACGACCGTTTACTGTATTAGATTCATCCATAGATAAGGATGATCAAATTACATATCGTTTGATACCAGACGATGGGTATCAAGACGATCCAGAGCTAGAAAGCGAACTTATGATAGAGAATATCAATAATACTCTAACTAAGTTCGCTATAATAGTAGAGGAGGTGAACAGTTAATGGACCGCTCTACTATTCTATCTAGATAAAAATTATAATGGATTAATGAGGAAGGCTTTAATAGCCTTCCTCAACATTATGATAATATTTTTTTATAAAAAAAGGGGTGAAATACTTGAGAAAAAACTATTACATCCCAGCTCCAGTATCAGCTGATGAAAAAGGTAATGTACCTATACTAGTAGAGGAAACTCTAGGTGATGATCCTGGACATGGGTCTCGAATCACCGATAATAAACTAATTGAAAATAATGATAAAGTTGATAAAACCGAACTATTCGGTGAGCATGAACGTGTATTAAATATGGATGATTGGGTAGATGTAGAGATTGGTAGTAAGATTGATAAACAACTATTGAAGAATCTCTGTGTTCCTAGCATAAGTCATGCTTATTCTGTAGCTGTAGAGTTCTTTAAGAACTGGATACTTAGTAAATTTGATAAATCTTACTTTAAAACTGTATATATAGATGGTAAACACTTATTTGATGAGTTTGCTAAGATTAATGAACGTGAACTTATTAAACGTGGTAAACCGGCTATTGCTATTATCCCTAATATTGATATTGATTATAACCGTGAAGGTATAGATATTGGTCTACATGACTTAAACTACTATGCTAGAACGTTCAACTATAGAGATACGTTCTTTAAAGATTTAACTAATGATCTCTATCTTGCAGTATCTTTTGACCAACTATTATTCCAATTCCAAATTAAGATCAAAGTAAATACTAAAGCTAAACAATTAGACTTGGTAAGATACTTAAAGATGGCTTATAAGATTGGTGCAACTAGTGGTTATTATACTGATATGGATGTACATGTACCATATGATATGCTATTTGACTTAGCTGAAAAAGTTGGCTTTGAAGTTGATTATGATAAGAAGCTTATTAAAGAGCCATTCAAGTTCTTGGCTTATCTAAATAGACATTCTGAAGTACCATTCATCTATAAGCTACGTAATATGAACTCTAAATGTGAATTCTTCTTACGTGCTTCAAATATGTATGTACATCTTAGAGTACCTGATATCAATATTGATGATGGTGAAAGACAAAACCAAGTAAGCTCTAACTACTACATTGAGTTTAGTGCTGAGATGAGATTCCCAGCTCCTAAGATATTCTGTTACTTCACTATGCATCAAAGTGAATTCTTACGATTCAATCTTGAAGGTGAAAGCAGAACTTACATGGTTAACTTCTCTAATATTCCAGCTACTAATGAGAAAGCATGGGATCAATTCATTAATGTGCCATATGAAGAAGAAGATAAGTCTAAACCATTAACTATTAACTTCAAAGAGATATTCGAAAAGGATATCAATATCATGAGAGTTATTAATGCTTGTAATAAAGCATATATCTCTCCATCAGTATTCTTAGACTTCAAGATATTCAATAATGGAGAAGAATACTTATATGATATAGACTGGGAGAATATGTCATTGACTACTAGACGACCAGTTGAGCATGTCTTATCTAGCTTTGTAGTTTACGTTAATAAAGAATTCTTTAACGATTCTATAACTACCATGGACAATGCAATGAAGCAACGCATTAAAGCTACAAAGGTTACAAATAATAATTCCGGTATAGATCCATTCGAACGATAAAATATCCCCATAGGAGTTAAACTCCTATGGGGTTTTATTTTTTTAGTTATAATAAGTTAGAGTGTAGTCGAATTCAATATTCTTACCAGCACCAGAGCAATATACGATAACTAATGTATTAGTTTTCTTAACCCAAACTTCACCTAGACCACCGTTAGGATTTACAGTTGGAGTGATTGCTACAGCAAAGGAAGTATTACCAAATTCATGTCTAATGATTGTACCATCTGTACCATTAAAGATACCTGTACCAACTAAGAATGCAGACATATCTTTCTTAAGGGAAAGTTGTTCACGTTCTTGATCTGTAATAAATCTATTGTTAGGATCTTGTGCAATGATAGATGGAGGTAATGTAGCTGGTAAACGATAAGCATTAGCTCCTTCTTCGATAGAGTCTAATTTAGCTTTATCTTCTTTAGATAATAGACCAGCTGTTTCACTCGTTGCAGGTACACCTGTAGCTTTGTTATTCCAAGATAAGATTTGTTCATCAGTTACAAAACGATGAGTTGGATCTTGTGCAATAACAGAAGGTTCATGTGTCTCTGGATGAACGTAATAGTTAGCATTGGTCTCAATAGTATTCATTTTAATCTTATCATAATGACTCATGATACCATCAAGAGTTTCTGTTGCAATATTACGACTAGCTTTATTAGACCAGTCAGCACGTTCTTTATCAGTGATAAAGCGATGCTCTTCATCTTGTTTAACAAGCATTGGATCAATATGATCTGGCATACTAAAGTTAGTTGCACCAGCTTCGATAGAGTCCAATTTATATTTATCTTCTTTAGATAAGAGACCATTATACTGATAAGTAGCAATTCTGTCTTCAGCTTTAGCGTTCCAGAATGTTTTTTCTCTATCAGTTACGTGTCTAATACTAGATGTGTCAGGATGAACGTAATGATTAGCATTAGGTTCAATAGTATCTAGTTTAGCTTTATCTTCTTTAGCCATCTTACCATCTACTGCTACAGTAGCTAATGGAATAGAGTTAGCAGAGATAGGAATCCAATCATTACCATCATAACGATAAGTAATATTGTCTTCATTACAAGTTACTGTCCAACCCTTTTGAGGAGATGGATATTTAGACATAATCTCCACGAAAGTCTCTACAGATTCTTTCCAGATATTATCATACTCTAATTGAGAGAACTTATTATCGATCTCTTCTTTAGTGTATTTATTATTCCAGCTAAGACGATCACCTGCAGATACGTGCATTTGTTTATCTGTAATGTGACGATTAGCTACAGAGAATGCAATATTTACTTTTTGTTGTGCGCCCTCTTTGGTTTCTTTATTATCCCAAGATGCTTTATCTGTTGCAGATACGTGGATATTATTATCTGAGATATGACCATCGATAGCAGCTTTAGCTTGGGTAATAGTTTCTTTTTCTTTTTGAGTAACGTGAATCTTATTATTACTCAAGTGATCTAATACGTTCTTATTATTAGCAACGATATTAGATAGGTTATTATAATCAATCCCAGTACCTTTGACTTTATAGCCATCGGTACCAGAGAATGCGATTATTTCGTCAATAATAGAGTCTTCATTAATATTTTTCAGACGTCGTAGTATATCCGGTTTTGCCACTACTATATCCTCCTTATTGTTTTAATGCAGAGATAGCCAACATCGCAGATGATGTCTGTCTAGATGCTTTAGCCATCTTTTCAAGTTTATATGCTAAATCATGATCTTCAAATTTTTCTACATTATCATATTCAGCTACAATGAATCCTAAGAGTTCACCATCACCGTATTCAAATATACCACTAAAGATACAAGTCTTATCTTGCTCATCAAAGAATAACTTTGAAATGATAGCATCGATTTTGTTTTCATTCTTATATATAACAAAGGTGTGCTTCTTTAAGAGATTAACTATTATATCATCCATCAATCCGATAGGAATATCCTTATGCTTTTTAATTAGATGATATTTAGATACACCAGCTTTATCCACTTCAGAGATGCAAGATGCCTTTAAGAATGGAATATTATTTAGAGAGTGTGTGCCATTATGGAAGAGATAGAACTCAACTCTGTCTGCATTTACTTCATCTAAAATTTCTTTTACGTTGTGTTTAAGGCTATCGCTAAGTCTTAAGAATATTTCAATTATACTTTTATCTTTTTGAGCTTTATCATCAGAATTACTCAGTCTATCTATTTTATCTTCTAGACGTCTAATTCTATCAGATTCATCATCTGAGGAATTGTTGTTATTGTTATTACCTATAGCCTTAGCTAAATAAATTAAAAGTATAATAAGAAGTACAATAATGAGAAGAAAAGCGACTAGACCAAAAACAAATGGACCAAAATCATTTATTAATCTTGCCAAACTTTGAAAGATTTCATGTACTTCTGAGAGCATTTGGACTAATCACCACCTTATAAATAAAAATTAAGTTACTATTCATATGTTAAAATTTACTTAGTAGCTTTATTTATAAGGTATGCAGTACCAGCTAATGCTGCAGCACCGCCAACGATTTTCAAAGTTTTGTTTTGATGTTTAACGTGTTTAAGTTCTTCGTTTAATTCACGTTGTTTATCTTCCATAGATAATTGATATGCTGCGATTTGACGATCAGCAATCTTAGTTACATCTATAGATAATTCATGAGATTGATTAACTTTAACTGTACCATCTTTATCTGTAGCATGAGATGTTGTTGTTTGCATTGGTACATCATAAGTTTGGTCATTATATTTGATTCTAGCAACTGGTGCTTGATCTTGAATATCAACATCAGCATCTTCCGGAGATTCTTTTTCCACGTAACGAATTTCTGTTTGAGTATTATTAACAACCTTTTCAGTTACAGGTTTATTTTTCTTAAGATCTTCTAATGCTTGTTTAACAAGATGTACTTCAGCAGCAACTTCTGCATCAGATACTGCTGATTTAAGTTCATCAATTTTTTCATATGCAGCATCTATTTGAGATTGCATAATCTTATATGTAACAAACCCACCAAAACTAATGGAAAAAAGAAAAAATAAGATGCCTAAGATTATAGGCTTCTTATAGGTTTTAAAATTTTCTATAACTGTACTTTTAATATTTTCTAAATTAGCTTTCATTTAATTCTCCCGATTAACTAATACGTTCCCACATATATACCCCTAAATATGGATTTTCAATATTTAATGGCGCTGGTGTACTACTACCAACTCTAGTAGTCGTACCACTTACAGATACTGTATGGCTATGACCACCAGCGCCATTAGTTGTACGATTTACGGTTTCATTAACATAGTAAGTCTCACTACGTCTTATATCAGTATCTCTGCTACCCAGATATTTGCAATAATAACCTCTTTCGCCATATCTAACAGTTCGTGTATATGAAGATTCATCGCTTGTATTATGAGTATGATCTCCTACACCAGATGTAGTACCAGAAATATTGATACTATGATCATGGGCTGGAATATTACTTTCACTAAGAGTTGTAGTAATACTACCACCAGTTTTACGTAAAGTAATATTACGGTCAGCACTAACACCTACTAAACAGCGCCCTTCAGCGACACGACGCCATTCACCACCAATAGTTTCAGATGGATTAGTATTTACTAAAGTGATATAAATACTGCCAATAGGATAAGCTTTATTTAAGATTTGTTTAGTTACATAGTCTTCTAAAAGCTTAACCGTTACAGGACTGTTAGGATTCCCTGCAATAGTTACATCAGGTACTTTAACTATACCTGTAAATGTAGGGCTATCAGCTTTAGCATAATAAGTTGGTAGGTTACCACCAAGCTTTTCAGCATTTTCTACATTGACATTTAATCTTGATGGATTTTCACCAAAGATTACATGACCCTGTGAATTGACTGTTACCCTAGTATATGCACCAGCAATAACACCACTATCAGGATGTCTATAGTTGGTAGCAAAGTTTGCAATATTATTTAATTTAACTTTATCTTCAGCAGACATCAAACCAGCTACCGTTTCGCTTGCTGGTTTAATATTGCTCATGATAGTATTCCAACGATTACGTTCTTCTGCTGTAATATGTTTGACATCATCTTGTAAATGTGCATAAGAGATATCTATTTTTTCATTAAGTGTCTCATTAAGTTCTTTACTAGTAATCTTGTCTAGTTGTTTATCATAGCTAGTAACACTTCTATTTGAGAAGGATACCGCTAGTCTATTTGTAGTTGCCATATTATCCTCCTACTATATTGCGAAGCTCTTAGGTGGACCCCAAGTATCACCTGTACCAGAGCGTAAATAGAAAGTGCCATCAATGAATAAGAACTCATATGCTAATTCATCTTCATCAGCACGGAATCCAAATATAGTTGCATATTCACTAGTAGTCGTAATACCTTGAAGATTTAATACAGAGATCTTACGTTTACCAGTAAATTTAAAGAAGTTAGAATAATCATTTGGTTTGGTTGGTTTCTCTGTATCAAGATTCAATGCTTTTAAGAATAGACCAACTTCTGCAAATACCGAATTCCATTTCTTAACTGGGTCATATGCACTCAAGCAATTGTTAGGACCAATCCAGAATTTCTTTTGATCTTTCTCTGCAGGATCGTTCTCTTGTTTTACATATGGAGATTGATTGTTAAGGTATTCAACGTTAACAGCCTGATTTCCATCTGCATCCAATTTAGGTGTAGGCACTTTAGGTGTACCTAAGAAGATAGGTGATGTCAGTTTAGCATAAGAGTCAGCTGGTATATTACCAAGACGATCTGCATTATCTGCAGTTGTATTAATCTTAGTAGGATTTCTACCAGCAATTACATGACCTTTTTGATCTACTTCTACTTGTAAATATAACCCAGGAGTAACTGTAGAGTTAGGGTGGGTATAGTTATTTGCATTAGCTTCAATACCAGCCAGTTTTATTTTTTCTTCTGGTGACATAAAGCCTTTAGTTGTATTATTTGCCAATGGTAAATCGGTTACTCTATTCCATCTATCTTTTTCTTCTTGTGTTATATGAAGAGAACTATTTTGCGTATGAGCAAGATTCTGCTTTATTGTATTTTGAAGACTTAGAGATAGCTCTTGGAAGCCGATCTTATCTAGTTCGTAGTTATAAGGCATACATTAACCTCCTTTATTTGTATTACGTTTATGTTCAAAATGAGGCTCCAATGAGTTCTGAGACCCATTGGAGCATATATGATTAATCGTCAATCATAGCAAGTGCATCAGCACATTCATTTTGGAAGCGGTCTAATAAAGCTTCACGACTAGCAGATTGGTTCCACTCCCAAGAGGAGCATACACCAATATAAATTGCTTCGATCATAGCTTTATCGATATTAGCACCATCTACGTAAGACATGGTTGGATATCCAAGATAGTCTAATGCATCTAACCACATTTCTTCAATATTACCTACACCATATTGAATAGCACGGGAGAATACTACTTGTTTCATAACTTCGTGATGGTTTTCAATATTGTAGCCAATATTACGAAGAATTCTAATCGAAGGATCATAGTAATGCTCGATTACATATTGATCTTGTGCTTCTTCGAAGTCTTTTGCATTATCAGAGTTAGCTAACCATTTCCATGCAGCATCGAATTCTTCACCAGTTAAAGGATGTTTAGCTAATTCAGCCCCAAACCAATAACCTTTTTCTTGTAGCCAATCTACAAATTCATCTAAAGAACCAGCATTGCTAGAGAATTGATAAGTACCATAAGATTTCCCACCTGGGTCTCCCCAGCCACTGGAAATAGTACCAATACCAGCACCGCCGGATTCGTATTTTTCGGATAATTCACCGATCTTCATAATATAATTCCTCCTTACATTTCTTTAAGAGGCTTATGGATCTTCTTTGGTCTAGAAGATCTGTTAGCCATTTCAATAACATCGTCTGCAGCTTTACTATTAACGGGTGCAGGTACGTCTACCACCGGACGTTCAACAATCGGACGCTCGACAACAGGCTGCTCGGCAATGGGAGCTTTTACAATTTTTGGAGCAATTGGGAATTCACCTTCTGGGGAATTCTTAGTGCTATCCACTAACCATTTAAATAAACCAATTAAGCCAACACCAGATGCAGATAAACCTTGCCAGCAACTATCAATTTCGAATTTTGTACCATATAGACCATTAGACCAGTATCCATATACCCAAGATCCTAAAACTAAGATTGCTGCTAGTAGACCAAATCCCATACAGATTGAAGCCATATTAACTCTTAGATGTCTTAAAAGACTCATAAAAATAAATCCTCCTTTTAAAAATAAACACCCAGTTAGACCTATAAAGGTGGAATCGGGGGTTATCATTATGTTAAAACATTATGATAATTGATTAAACTGAAAGGAGACAAATATGGAAGTCTTTAATCCTGTATATGATAAAATCGCATTAAATGATTTATCCCCTGAGCTTCAAGCTCTAATTAGAGATTCTTCTGAGTCTGTATCTTATAACTTAAATAGACATATGAAAGATAAGTCTGCTCATATCACAGTTTTAGATAGAGAAACTTGGAATAATAAAGCACCTAATGAATCACCTAACTTTACTGGTGTACCAACTGCACCAACTCCTACTTTAGGTGACTCTTCTAATAAAATTGCTACAACTGACTTTGTAACAAACATTCTTAAGATCTTCAAACCTGAGATTGCTATCAAAGCTAATAAGTTAACTAATAAAGTTAATATTAAACTTGGTGGAGTAGCTGATTCTACTCCAGTACAATTCGATGGTAGTGGCGATCTAGTTATCCCTGTAACATCTGTAGATACTTCTGCTCTTAAAGGTATCTTAGGTAAAGATAAATTAACTGGTAAATATGATATCTCTATCTCTGGTAATGCATCTCATGCTGATACTGCAGATAGAATTAGTGGTATTGAATTGAATGAGTTGGCTATGAAAGAATCCCCAGCTCTTCAAGGTAAACCAACTGCTCCAACTGCTACATTTGGTACAGCTACCGATCAAATTGCTACAACTAAATTCGTCGATAAAGCTATTAAGTCTTTGAACTTGGCTGCAGGCACTGGTGGTGCAGGTGGTGGTACTGCCACATTTACTCCATTTAAAATTAAAATCACTGGTAAAGCTACAGCTAATGAAGTTACTGTAGATGGTACAAGTGATGTAAATCTTAATGTAAGAGATATCGCTATCGATTATAATGAGATTGCTAGAAATCTTAATATCACTACAGTTAATGGTCATACTTTAGGTAAAGATGTACCAGCTAATGCAGTATTTACTGATACAGTTTATGTGCATCCAAATACGCCAACTGATTTAACTGCAACTGAGTTTACAGCTGTTACTGTAGACCGTCAAGGTCATGTAATTGCTGCTCGTAATCCAAGTACTTTAGATGTAAATATTACTAAGAATGCAGCTTCTGCAGATAGATTAAAAGAACGTCGTAGACTTAGCATTACTGGTGTAACTGCAAGTAATGCATACTTCGATGGTACAGCTGATGTGGCTTTAAATATCACTGCAGTCCCAGCTGGTATTGTAACTGAGTCTAATGATAAACAATTTGTAACTAAAGCTCAAAAAGATAAATTAGATGCAACTCTAACTGCTGCTGAAATTACTGCTAAAATCGGTGAAGCTGGTTCTGGTATGGAATGGAAAGAAGCAGTTGATACTAAATCTAAGTTATCTACTAAATATTCTTCTCCTAAAAAGGGTTGGACTGTATCTGTATTAGATGAAGGTAATACTTACCAATATAATGGTACATCTTGGATCGTTGTATCTGGTAATAATATGCCTAATGCATCTACTACATCTGACGGTAAAATGTCTAAAGAAGATAAAGCTAAATTAGATGGTATTGCTGCTGGTGCAAATAACTATGTATTACCTACTACATTGCCTGCAAGTATGATTACTCAAGATGATGATCATTATTTTGTAACTAAATATCAAAATAAGAAACTTCAAGACCTTTATAATAAAGGTGAAATTGATAATCTCTTTGTTAAGAAAACTGAGTTGAATAGAACTCAAGCATTTACTCTAGGTAATGGTTGGAAAATTGAAGCTAATGCTACTGGTGAATTAGCATTTACATTTAACGGTGTAGAAAAAGCTAAACTTGGTACTGATGGTGCATTCAGATCTGTAAGCTTAGAAGAAACAGGGGGTAACTAATGCTACCTGTAACTAGAAAAGCTCTTAGATATTTTATGAGATTAGTAACTCCAGAGTATATTGGTTGCTATCTAATGGCTATCTTTACACAACTACTCTGCTTGGTTACTAATCCTATCGTAGTTTTATTCTGCGATAAATATGGTAACCTCCCTAAGATATTCAGACTATGGCAGACTTATGATAATTGTCTTGATATAGACTGGATGATCTCTGAAGGAGTGGTTCCTAAAGTATTTAGATATGACTTTAATAAACACTATAAATATTATCCTGAGTCTAAGACTAATGATGAAATGATCCCAGGTCATGTAGTTATATTAGATGATGACTTTACTCTTAAAGAAAAAGTACAACGATATTTCTGTCGGGTATTATGGTTGTATAGAAACTCTGCATATGGATTTGCATATAAACTTCTTGGTATTACTTATACTGGTATTAACCAACACGTATTAGAGAATGACCAAACTAAAGGTAAACAAATCTTTGTATCTTTCTTAGAAGATACTTCTGGAGCTGGTAGATACTTCTCTGTAAAATCTACTGAATATTGGACTTGTCCATTTATCGAGAAACGATTCAGATTTGATATCTATCTTGGTTGGAAGTTATCTGGTACTCAAGAGTATACTAATGAAAAACGTGCAATGCTTGCTATTAGAATTAGTCCATTCTTAAGTGTAAAATAATCAAAGTGGTACATCCAATTAATTTGGATGTACCATTTATATCTATTTGGAGGCAAATATGACTAACATAATTCCGTTAATAGCAAAAAAATATAATCGCAAGGGGGATACGTCTGGTACCCTTAAATCTTTAGTAGATGACTTAGTTTTTATAGAAGATGCAAATGATTCTTTATTATTCATAACTAATATTCCTAGAGAGACTAAGTATTCTATTGAAGAAGTTTTTAATATTATAACCTCTAATGATAAATATAGTGAAGTACTTAGCAATGTACTAAGCTCTCTTAATATAGATCTAGATTACCATAAATTATTATTAAATGCAATAGACTCTGAGTCTTATAAAATCATTAGCTTGATTAGTGATAATATACCAACTCCAGATTTATTCTTATCTAAGAATAACTATGGTTGCTTAACCACTGCTTTAGGTAAATCATATACAATCTTTGATAAAGTCTTAGGTATGGTTATTAGTCAATTATTACATACATCTTCTAAAGAAGATAAGATTCTAAGCTTATTCATGACTATCTGTATCATTAATAAAGATATAGATAAGTTAGCTTCTTTATGTACTGGCTATTTAGCTATAACTAAAGATGAAGTCTTAGTAAAAGACTTAATGAATAAGTCTGCGACTATGGCATTCCAATATATGTCAGAAGAAGATATTCATGATGTAGTTGATGATATCAACTCTCGTAGTGTATTAGCAAGATATTTATCAAGAATGTAAGATACCCCCATAGGAGTTCAACTCCTATGGGGATACTTTTTAGATTTTAATAATAGATTTGATAAACAATATCTAAGCCTTTAGAAAGCTCAATCAATTGTTCATTTGGCATATTATATTTAGTCAATGGACGAATATCTTGATAGTATTGTTTACCATTGATTTCTTTTTTCCAAGCAGTACATAAAGAGATTGTATTAATACGTGCTTCGTTGATACCAACTGTATTGATGAACCATTCACGGCATTCTTCTTCAGTAATCTTTAAGTTGATTTCTACGAAAGTTTCAACTTCAGATTCTTTAGTGGAATTATAAATAGTAGCATCTACTGTAGTACCATCTTCGAAACGAATCTTTTTAACTGGTTTGGATTCAAATGTTTTGAAGTAGTATGCAACACGGTTACCAATGATTTTACTACCATGATAGATTTCTTTCTTAGCTTCAGTAAGATCTTCAGTAATCAATGGGAAACGGAATGGAACCAAGTACTCTGGTGCACACCATTTAGCATAGTTAACTTCATATACTTGAGAGTTTTCACGACCACAACCATCAGTACCAACGCAGAATAAGTAAACTTTTTCTGGTGTAGATGGTGTTTCAAATACAGAGTTTTCTAAGTTCATTTCTGTATTATAAGATGGTGTAGTATATTGTCTAGGAATATCAAAATGTTGAGTAGCAGTATATTCTGCTCCAGGCAAGATGATTTTATTTTCACCTTCGAATAATAAGATATCAGTACCACCAACAAAGACTTTAATGTTGGTACGGTTATGCGTTGCAGTAATATTACTGCCATCTGTAGTATGGCTAAATTCTGCAATATTTAACTGTTTATCAGGCATCTTACATTTACCTCCAATTAGTTTTTATCTTCAAAATTTATTATTATGTTTTGGTTATCCATTGCTATCGTACTGAGATACGTATACATGATCTATTAATTCAAAGTTATCGATTCGTTTACCTCTAACTCTAGGTTTAATACGATCAAATGATTCAGACATAGCATAATGGTGTAAACGTAAAGAGTTAGTATAGATGAGTAACTCTTTCTTAATAAGTTTACGTAAATCGTCAGTACGTTTGAGTACTGCATAAATGTGGATTTTATCATGGACATCTGTAGTTGGATCTAACGTAGAAATACCATGATCTTTGATGCCATATTTTTTGAAGTAGTATCTTAAGATATATACTAATTCTTTCTGAGTAATATTATCTATTTCGTACTTCTTAGCTAGATAACTACTGAAGCCATCATAGAATAATTCAAAGTCTTCATTTCTTAACTTAGATAAGTATTTGATTGCATCAATTGGTTTAATGTATTGGTTATAACGTCTATCGAAATTATAAACTGTAGTTAAACCAGCTAACTCAATCTTATAAGATTTAAAGAAATCTATAACTTTAGATACATACATCTTCAAGTAGTCAATACCGATACCTGGGAGATAGTTGAATAGCTGTTTATAGTCTTCAGATCCCATGAATACTTCAATGTATTTAACTGTATCCATAATAGCATTAGTTATAGCTTTCTTACGTTGAAGATCTTCACCAATAGATTTCATACGAAGAATAGAGTTATATAGATCTATATCTTGATATCTTAGATATTCAGTATAAGTCTTAGCAACTTGATCGCCATTGACTCTAAAGAATTTATTACTAAACTTCTTGATTAGCAATGCATCATATACAGCTTTATATGCATCATAGATACGTTTATTATCAGCATAATACATGCCTTTGACAACTACATCGTAGATCTTAGTATTCTCTTCTAAGATATTCATTAAACCCTTCATGGATATGCCAGGTTTATATTTCTTAAAGTCAGCTACTTTTAAGTCTTCTAATGTATAACCATATTTACGTTCAATATCTCTACGGAGTAAATCTAAGTCTGCATCGAAATTGAATCCTTGGATATACATAATTGGAACTGTCTCTGTTTGGATTGTATCTTTCTTATTATAGTATAAGTAAGATAAAGAGAATAGATAGCATAAGATAGAAGATAACTTGAATGTCTTATCAGGTCTAATATTAGGAACTGATAATCTGATACGATCTTCAAATCTAGTATCATCAAAGAATGTATTAAAAAAGTATGGAATCTTGAATGATAGGTCACTCATAGACATAACTGTATCAATGGAGATGTATTTAGTTCTAGCGTAGTTGAATTCTTTCTCAAGGATTTGATTCTTAATATCCAATGGGTCGAATTCATTAGTCCATAACCAATCATCTTCAGTGAATAGATCGTAGTCTATATATTTAGACTCATCACGAATATAGTTATCTGCAGACTCATTCAAAGGAATCTTAACAAACTTAAGATCATAGTCTTTAGTTGGGTCTTCGATAAAGATATTTTTACGTTTAGCATTTACATAAGAGAATGTAAATAGAATAGTATCACCATGCTCTAGAATTTTATCTACGTTAGAGAATAAAGCTTGATCATCTACGATTTCATAATCAACATTCTCTTCTAAGATAGTACCATCTTCACAAAGAATCTGCATTTGGTTATTATTATCAGATTCTAAGAAGTTATCATAAGGATATGGAATATCTACGACTCTTTTACCATTTCTAAAATCATATATATTATACTCAGTTCTAATATAGTTATTGAAGTTATCATAGATTGAGTTATAGATAAAGATACATCTAACTTCACGACCTTTCTCTAAGTTAATAAAGTCATCTAAAGTTAGCATTGTACCAGATACAGTATATCTTGACTTATCAATGATAGTACCACCAACGGTTACAATTATACCATTACCAGATTTATCATAGTTATAGAATGGATAGTTGATTGTAAATACCTTTTGATTTGGTACACGAGCTTTAAGAGAATCTTCTGTAATATGTACAGTATAGTTATTACGTGGATCTTGGAAGAAATATACTTTAACGATATCTTTACTATCTACGTAGTCTTTAGAGTTTCTAAATGATAAAATATTACCATTCATGATGAAGTTAGATCTATCTAAGATTTCACCATTAATAGTGATTAACCATTTATTTCGTTTAGAGTCATAGTCTTCATATGGGAAGTTAATCTTGAATGAACTCATCATACGATTGATTTCCACTTGAGCAGAAGATAACTTGATTCTATCTCTATTCTTAGGATAGATAAAGTGGATCTTAATCTCAATACCAGTACGTAATACTTTAGTTTGATCTAGAATCTTGATCTTATTCTTCAAGAATGTATATTCAGAAGAGTAGATTGGTTTACCATCTAGGAAAACTTCAATTGGGTATTCACTTTCTTGATATCCTTTGAATGGTACTTCGATTTCATAGTCTTGCATACCAGGGATTTGTACTGTAGTTGTAAAGAATTTCTCTTCTAACTCTACATCAAAACCTTCAGTGTAGATATTATTGAATACTACACTACGATTTCTAGTTACTTTATCTTGAGGATATACGAATGAGAAGTTCTTACCATTAAGCATATATCTATCAGATGGAAGTAATACTGAACCATATAATGCAAAGAACTCACCACCATATTGTAGATAGTTATAATATGGCTCTGGTACATCAAAGCTACTAATAGCTGTATCAGTAACAGTCTTGAAATTATATTCAGTTATCTTACTCTTAATAGGATACATTGGAGAGTAGATGAATACTACAGACATTAAACGTTCTGTAGTAATCTTAGCCCAGTCTGTATCTTCATTGAATGTAATATTATTACCATTTACAGTATAACGTTTTGGATCAATGAAAGTACCACCAGTAGATAGATACATTAATCCGCCCATATCTGTAAAATCAGCTATAGGATATTCGATAGTAAAGTTCTTTTGTTTATTATCAGTGATAGGATATTGTCTAACGGATGTGATAATCTTATATCCATCTAAGTTAGAGATATCATCATTGAATTCATTATTAGAGAAGAAAATAAATTCAAGTTTAGACTTCCCTCTAAGGAAGTTAGCATCTTTGAAGTTAAGTTTACCATCTTTAGAGATAGTATATTTGTCTTCTAGTACACGTTTACCATCCACATTAACGAAAACTGCACCGCCTTTATCAAGGAAGTTTTCATGTGGGAATGGAATCTTAATACCATTAGATGCAAAGTTAGTTAAAGTCTCATTAGCTACATCAACCTTTTGGTCTGTATCTAATACTTGCTTAACTTTATAGTTGAATATATACTCACCAGTATCTTCATCTACTTTACGGTCACGTAATAGGTAGTATTTAAAGATACGTAAATCATCAAAGCCAAAGATAGAGCAGATGTCTACCATACATTTAGCAGTTGATTTGTATTTAAGTAGCTCATGAAGTCTCCGCATCATTCTAACTTGATAGATCAATGGGATTTCATCATAATATGGTACACCATGAGACATGAATATATATCTTACGCAACGTTCATCAAACACATCAAGATTAATGATATGCTCTTGAACTTCAGATACTAAATCAATCATGGTTTGAATGATAATAAAGATAGTTAACCAAGCATCATAATATTTACTATCAAATCTATGAGCTTCAGAATAGATTGTATTGATAGCAAATGCTCGGTTTACATTGAATCTACGTTCAAACTTCTCTTTAACTACAGAGTTATCAATAGATGGTAACCATAAGAGTTGGAATTCAGTTGCTTTTCTAGCTTTATAAATATCAATATTAGATTTAATATACTTTAGATAATCGTATTCATCATCAGTATATCTAGCTAAGACATTATTCCAAATACCACGTTCTTCTAATTCACTAATTGTAGCATCATCCATCTCATGTAGAGGAATTCTATAATCAATACCGATATTTTCTATCCGTAAGTCTTCAGGAACTACTAATCCCTCGTGACCTAAGTTAGGTAAACCAGTAATCTTACGATAATAGTTATTCTCTTCTACATAGTTAGCAATAAATACTTTTGCAGCTTCATCTCTAGCTTTATCTCTATACTCTTCAGGAATATAGCTAGGATCTTCTACTGCTTTCTGGAAATAATTAGATGGTACGCCAGCTCTAGCTAAGATATCCACCGTATAATCATATAATCTCCAATCTGCAGTTCCTTCTACAGATTGAGTATATAAGTCGCCCATGAATTCTGTACGTGTAGTCTCATTCTTAACAGCTTCTGTCTCAGACTTTACAATACATTTCATGCCTAATTCTTTTACATAATAAATGAGTACGTCTACAAAAGGATATTCTGTAAACACTTTATCCATATTAGGATTTTGCATATTGTAAATTTCCTCCTTTCAGAGAGAATTTAGATTTTACTTTAATAGTATGTAACCCTAATAAGTGCTTATCCTTAACATATAGATATAAACGATTTTACAAAGGAGCATAGTAAAATGAATGAATTCCCTGATTTACAATTAAAAAAAGATCCAGTGAATCCAGTACTAAAATCTCCATACGTACCTTTTGAGTTATCATTCTATCAAACTAAATATACATTAATGGATATAGATGTTTATACAAACTTTATTAAGAACGCTGTTAGTAGATTTAGAAAGTCTAGAACTTATACTCACTATAAAGGGTATCTAATGAATCTTGGTATGGATCACTGTCAATTACATAGCAATATCTATGCAGATATGGCTACAATTGAAATGCATCATAATATGCTAACTATCTTTGATATTGCAGTTATTTTAACTGAGCATACAATCAATACTGTTGGATATATTACAACTTTCGACTTAGTTAACTTACTAAAGAAAGTTCATACTGAAAATAAAGTACAACTTGTAATGCTATCTTTGACTGCACATCAACTATATCATAATGCAAATGGTATGTATATCCATCCAGATATGTGTTTCGGTAACTGGATGGCTTTCTTAGAAGAATACAAATTTGGTATAACTATTGAGCTGGCAAACAAAATAATAAACTACGTAAATTATGCTATCTCTTTAGGTGATACCCATACTGGTGAACTCCTAAAACTCAGAGATAAAGTCCAAGATTGGAGTGTATTAAATGAATATGGAGTTAATCGTACTGGGTATTAATTACGCTATCATCCTACTTATAATCTTCTTAGTTTATAAAGTTGCTAATAAGATTGCTAATTCCTATAAGGAAAAAAATAAAAGAGAACTAGATTTGATTCAAATGTCTATGTCTACTTCATTAGATGAAATGACACAGACTATTGATACATTCATAAATGAATCTATTCAAGAATTCGCTGTTATGAATAATATTCAAGACTCTAAATATATTAATACTGAACTCGAACAAGAACTCCGTAACTTTGTTATGGAGAGTGTAAGTGGACGTATTTCTATTAACCTCTTGAATAAGCTTAGACTCTTCTATAAAGAAGATATTATTCCTGACTTAATTGCTAAGAAGATCTTCCTAGCAGTCACTGCATATACAGCAATTAATAATAATGGTGCTACAAGTAAAAAAAATAAATAACTTTGGAGGATGGGAATATTCCCATCCTCTTTATTATTTTAATCTTCGATCTCATCTACTGTTGTGTGGAATACATCAACACCGCCTTCTAGTACATATGCAGATTTACCTACATATGGATCTTTAGAAGTAAAACGTCTTGCGGCATCTACTGCATTATCAAAGTTATTGCATACTGCAATGGTATAACCAAATTGATCTTTTACGATATACATATTATTTACCTTCTTTCTTTAATGTGTTAACTACATCAACCACAAATAAGAACGTAGAAATGAAGCTTAAACCAATCCACATCTTTGGATGATCTTTAATGGATTTTTCTACGTTGGAAAGTTCGAATTTATGAGTACGTTTTAACATGATATACCTCTTTCTGCTCTTTAGAGCTTAACTAATATTAAATACTATATCATATATTCACCTTAATAATATGCAATCAAAGAATGCTACTATTACAAAAAAAGAAAACCACTAGGAGTTTAACTCCTAGTGGATATACTTATACTTTTCCATATACTCCCCAAATAAGAGAAGATATATATCTTAGTACTTTCTCATTATAGCTAATATCTAATGATCTAACATCAACTAGTTCTGAATCGATATAATAAATGTAGTTCATACTAGATACTTTAAATTTAGATTGTAAATTGAATTCTCTGTAGTATGCTATATTAAGTTCACCGTTTACATAATCACGGTAGAAGTCTCTTAGAGTATCCATAGCAAGTTGAATATTGTTTTTGGAAACCATATTCATTATCTTAAATATCAATGCAATAAAGTAGTCTTTATGAAGCTCTATATTATGTGGATCTAATCCGACTATAGCTTGCTTCATACCAAACATATCTTGTCTTGTCATTAATATGATTTCACCAACTCTAATAAAGTTATCATATTCATCTACTTTAAGATTATCATCCTCTAAGTCGATATCATTTAATACTAGCTTATGATCATTGAAGTATAAGATCTTTTCTGGGTCAATCTTCTTAGGCTCTAGATAGTAAGCCCAATCGATCTTATCTTTTGAAGTATACTCATAGATCATATCGCCCATGAGTATATCAATAGAAGAATGTCTCATTGTTTACTCCAATGCATTTGTATATGTATTCATATCAAATGGATACCAAATTTGTAATGGTTCAAAACCTCTCTTAGCCTCAAGCTTAAGATACTCAGCACGTTGCAAATAAGCAAGTTGAGCTCCTTGAGGAGAGAAGTCTATATCGTCACGTATGCTATTTACATCATCCATATCATAAATAATCTGAGGATGTATACCATACGTTCTTCTAATCACATTACACATCATTTGAGTAACCATATCAGAATATTCATCATTACCTACAACGATGAATACTTCAGAACCATTATAGAATCTATCGATAGCCTTATAGAATTCATAGAACTCAGCTTCAGATTGATTGAATAGAACCTCACTGAAGATAGTCTCAAATTCTGGGCTATCAATAAGATATTGATAAGTCAGCTTATTGATAAGCTGACTTACATAATTCCATGGGTTTCTTGGATAATCCCTTGACGTCAATTCGGCTACAAAGATATTCTCTGGTAAAGCATCTTGTTGCTGCTTTAGATCCCAGATGTCTTTATAGTCTCCATATTCTATCATGAGCTGTTTATCCAACTTATCTTTATCATCTGCATATAAATATGATCGATAATATTGATAGATCGGTTCTGTACAAAATACAAACTTCATTCTAATCACCCATTAATGCTGGAGTCAAGTCAGGATCTTCAGACTTAACTGCCATAATATTTTGGAATGCTTTATCTTGTAACTCTACAGGAACTTCATCATCTAGCTTGATATTCTTACTCAAGAGATAAGAGTTAACTGTATTTCTATCAAATGAAGTATTAGCCATATATCTTACATAGCTTTGCTCATTGATATATCCATATTGGAATAAGTTAGTTACAGCATATCCAATACTAAATACAGATGGAATGAATGATACCATAGTTGGACCACTATATGTCATTTGTAATTGTAATGATGCGGCAAATACTGTCATAAGAACGTCCATGAATGGAATACTATCTTTACTCCATTCTTCATCTGTAGTATAAACTACTACATTCTTATTATGCATAGCTGCACCAACCAAGAAGATATTCATAATAATATCTACTTGGTTTAGATAAGACATGTAAGCTTCTTTAAATGCATCTTCGCCATAATCTACATAGACTGATACTACATTGAATGGTGGAAGTAATACTGGAAGCTTAACTACATTAGGATTCTGTAATAGAACTGCCGGAGCATGTTCAGTTACAATAACCACTCTTGTCCCAGGATCAACACTAGCTTGTGCAGCTAGTGTTGGATCATTTGTGAACGTAATTCCATTCATAGAATCACCTCTTAGTAACGATCACTTGTGGACATACGACGACGGCGAACTTTAGGTTGTTCTTCTTCGTCCTCTTCTTCGAATTCAGATTCAATGTCCAACTTAATATTTAGAATAATTGTAGCAGCATTAGCTAATTCATCGCCTAATGCTTTACGGAAATCACCAATACGAACTTCATTATCTTTCTTGATGTCGCTATCGATATATGCATAGAATACTTCAGGAAGAAGTTCTTCAATAGTCATTACTTTAGAGTCATCAAGATCTTTTAAGATTCGTGTGAATTGTTTATCCAACTCTAAGATCTCATTATAGCTATAAGCATCTTCAGTACCTACAACAGATTCAATATCAGCTGCAGCTTCACCAATGAATTCACCTAAAGTTTTAATTTGATCAACTGTTAATAACATATCTTCTTTCTCCTCTACAGGTTTCTCTTCTAATTTAATGTCATCATCTGTATCAATTTCTACATGCTCAGATGGCTTGCTTTCAATGTGAATAGGATTCATCTTAATCACATTTTGAGGATTTTTCATGTCCTCTGATAACTTCTCCAGAGCCTTGCTGTGCATAGTATTTTCTAGATCACGAGCAGGTCTTTCTGGTTTAGGAGCGAAGTATTTGTTAATACGCGGTGGAGCTGGATTAGTAGCTGGGACTTCAATAACCAATTCAGGCTTCAATTCTTCTTTATGGAATTCTTCAGCTTTCTTTTTCTTAAACTCTTCAGTTTCTCTATGCATATCTTCATAATACTTACGAATTTTTTCTTCATTGACAATAGACTTAGCTTCTAGTTTAGCTAATTGCTCTTTCTTCTCTTCGATCTCTTCAAGATCTAGTTTAGAAGTGATATCTAACTTATTCTCAGCAGTTTCATTTACTTTAACTTCATCAGTGTAAACACCATGATCGTTATCCCAATACAGTTCACCGTTTTTGAAAATTTGGATCTTCATAGTCATGTCTATTTCCCTCTTTCTTGTAAACAAGGCGATCTTCTTACGACCATCTTTGAATTCAGATGCCATATGAATCCCGCCACATTTAAGACATATAATATTGTTGAACCCATCATCATAATCTAATTCCCCTCGGCATTGCTCGGTTGTATCTAGATTCAATGTATGAGTACAATATAAAATCTTTGGATCCAGAATATACATGTCTGCATAGTCAAGTAATACTGGACCAAATCCTTTTCTTAAACCCCAGTTCTTAAATGCTTTAGTACCAAAGTCATCTATGATAAATCTACCAACAATGGTTTCCATTATTCTATAGATGTCTTCTCGTACAGACCACATTTGATAGAGGTTCTCTATTGGTACTACACGTTCGAATATACCAACGTTACCATCTTGACTAATATCAAAACACTTAGCCACAAATGGTTTTAGATACTTCTGGTTTACGATCTCATCTGGATTGTTTTTAGAGCCAGCTTTATCTAATGCTATCTTAATACAGAATGTAGCATTATCATCAAGTGGCTCATAAACAACACGGTTTGTACCACAACCAGATCTTTTAAACCCTTTTGGTTTAATAATAGCATCTAGTTTCTGGAACTTCTTCTTGAAGGCTTTATCCTTGCGATCAAAGATGATCTTCTTAATTAATGCTAATTCATCATCGTTAAAGAAGTCATACACACAAGGACCTTCAATAGATTCGAATAACTCCTCCAATGTAGTGAATGTATTCATACTTTGGTAGATATCCGCATCATGATATAACCTACTATTGATTTTGGAGTTATCTAAGTTGCCAGTCAAATCATCAATTATTGTTGACTGCAGTTGCATCCCATGTACCTCCTAATTCAGGAGCGAAGTATTGTTTAAGTCTAGCTGCTCTATCCATAGCTTTACCATATACTTCCTTCTGAATCTCTTTCAATGGTCTATCATCATAAGTTTCAGTTTCTGGATCTTTAATTCTAGCACCTTCAGGGAATGGTTTATTAGTTGCTTCCATTTGCTCTAAGATAGAGTTATCGAAAGCTACTCTACGTCTATTGTAGTTGTATCCCATTTCATCAGGCAAAGATAATCCAAGAATGCCATTATTCATAGCATCAGCAAAAGCTGCATTATCATCTAACTCATTAAGTAAGTCACTAGTTCTACTAATTCTAGTTTTATGAGCATAATTTTCAATAGCATCATTGAATTGATCATGATCATAGAATCCGCTTAAGTCTCTAGGACGTACATGAGTTAAAGAATAGTTATAGGCTGGCATTGCTTCAGAGTATGTATCAAACATATTCATCAAGCCTTTATGCTCACCTGGTTTACGACGTTCATTGATCTCTTGAAGTTTAGCAGTGAATGGAGATCTCATACTATAAACACGGATCGTTCCATTAGGACCTACTGCACCTCGACGAGATTGCATATAAAGAATTTGTTGTTCAGACATTGGAACTACATTAGCAGCTCTAGCATTTCTAGCTAACGTTTCAGCTCGCTTAGTATATGCTTCAAACTCTTCTGGAGTCAAGTCATTAACATCTTTATCTGCTACTGGGTCATAAGCATTACCACCCATTTGAGGACTTGTACGTTGAACAAAACTATTCCATGTACCATCTGTTTGATAGTATGGGTTATAATTCAAATCACGCATCATACCAAATGGATCGCTATCAACAACTTCATTAGCATCTTCGACTGTATATCCTAAATGGTTAAAGCAATCTCTGATCATACTATTAACCATAAACATTTGCTCTGTATATTCATCACGACGTTGTTTAGCTTCAGCATTAATCTCCATTTGAGACTTAATTCTATTCATTTCGTCCCATATACGAGCATGCTCAGGATTTAATGGACGACCTGTACGATCTACCCATTCTTTGACTTTACTATCAAAGTAACAACCATTTGCTTGAAGTTCTTCAGCTGTAATGAATGTAACCATATTAGGATTATTCTTTACAGATTGCTCATACTTATAATGCTCGTACTTGAGCTTATTAGTATTATACTTTTGAACTTGATAGTTGTATTCAAGGATTTGTTGTTCATATCTATAGAAGTCATCCATTGGATGGTTAGGTATGTTTTGTTGAAGTTCTTGAATACGATTATTAATATTATTGATTTCTCTTTCCCAACTAGCTCTTACTTGAGGTTGCATGTAAGTCCATTGAGAGCAGAGAATTGTATTACGTTGGTCAATAAGAGCACGGATCTCATTATAGATGGCTTGTTTGTTTTCTTCAAACCAAGCACCTTTAATGTATTCATTGTACTCATTAGTATATTTAACCATCGCATTATAAGTAGCCAATCTTTCTTCATATGGAATAGATTGGTCTTGCATTTCCGCAGAGATATCTCTTGGAGGTTGCAAGTTAGTTAGGTCATAAATTCTTTTAGGAACTTCCATCAAAGGAATTGTATAACCGAAAGGTACATTTAATGCATCTAAGTTATATTGACCATTTGGAAGCATTGGAGGTAATCCAATAGCTGCTTGCATTTGATATTGGTCCGCCATATATGTATTTTGTACCATTTGATTTAGTTCTTCATCAGTTGTTGTATCTATTTCAGGATCAGCATCTTTAGTTACACCAACCATAAAGTTTTCTAAGTCAGGAATATTAAGACCTTCTTGCTCTTTAAGCTGTTCCATATAAGCAAGATGTCTTCCTACACCAGAAGATAATACTGCTGTACCTGGAGGAAATTGTCTAAACATTCCTTCAGTAGGATCTAGTCCCATGCTAAGCATCTTTTCTTCATACAATTCTAGATTGTAATCTAATTGATACTCAGGGTGTGTTTTCAAGAACTCATGGATTTCATTCTCATCAGTAGATTCATTCCATGGAACTGGTCTAATGTGTACACCACACACAATATTATTTAAGCGATTAATATACTCATTCCGTAAGGATAAAGTCTGAGCCATGAACTCATTACGAATTCTACTTTCAGATGCTTTAATCTTACCACGGATGATATCCATCGCTTCTGGATTATTTAGATCGGATAAGCTAAATCCGACTACTTGTCCAGAGCTATCTGTCTTTATCATCTAGCGAATCCTCCCATACCATTCATCATATCTTGAATAGGATTACCTGTGTAGATTGGTTGACCTACACGACTTCTAACCATATTATCATACTCTACTTTAAATTGTGGACAGTGACGATATAATACATCAATCTCTCCAGCATCTGCAATATCAGTTGCACCAGTCTTAGTATGATGGACATATACTACACCATTTGGATCAATGTAGTATCTTAAGCTACTAGTGAAGTCTTGATGATGTTCAGGAGCTACAACTTCCTTAATTGGATTTGGAGCATCTCCATTTACATAACGACCAAAGACTCCACTATAAGGTTTTGGTTTTGGTTTACGAATCTTATTCTCAGCTACTGGGTCATATGGTTTCTCTTGTGGTTCACCAGTTCCCATATGCTTAGCAATAAGATTACCAAAGTACCCATTATTAGATTTATGATCATGGTTACAACCACAACCACATTGATGGCGATGTTTCTCAGCCATCATTTGTTCATGAGCTGGTTCAATATCTTCTTTAAAGATCTTCATAGCTCGTTCTTGAATGATTGCAGCTTTCTCTTCGATATAAGCTGCTACTCGTTCATATTCCCATTTGTGAAGCTCTACTTCAGTTTCAGCACTAATAGGTAGTGCAAGACCACCACTTGTTAAGATAAAAGGTTTCTCGTTTGCGTCATAGATAACGCCAGGGTTTAGTTTCAACATAATTTTTTCTCCTTTGTTTAAATCTGTCTCTTCGTAAAATGTGTTAGTTGATAATGTGATTTCGGAACCTCCAAATCTATCATACTCTTCTTTTGAAATTTGCTCCACTTCGACGCAATGGGGTACGCCGAATTCATCTACGAAATTAATGATATCCATATGGGTACCTCCTTTTTAAATCGAAATATGTAGATCACCATAATAATATATGCCCATATAAAAAATTAAAGAGAGCATATTCCTCCCTAGGATTACTATGATCCTAGGGAGGTAAATATTACATGCTTCTAATATAATCAACTAAATTTTCTTTAAATGAATGACTATCTTTAGTAATATCCGTACCAGTAGATTTTAAGATATCATAATATGCTTCTTCAATATCTAGTAATGTAGAAGAATAGTTAGGATTATTAGCTTTAATCAAATGATCATTAGCTAACTCTTGTTGTAAACGATATTTACTGAATGCTTTGAGTCTATTAAGATCACGTTTGAATTCTTCTTGAACTTCAGCATATGCTTCTGGGTGAGAATCTGCTAAGTTCTCAGAGAAGTCAGGTTCTTCTGGTTGACAAGTTTCCATATTGTCGGCTTCTGTACCTAGATCTACTATATCACCTTCAATGGTTTCATATACATTATCGCTAGGTGTTTGTACTTCCTCAGTATCCTCCTTCACAGGTTCAAGAGCCCCTTCAGGTGCTGTAAAGAAACCATCATCACCTTTATGGAAACGAATGATGTTACCTTCATCATTATCATCAATTTCTTCAGAATGGTTAATATATACATCTAAACCATTAGCAATTCCTTCTGGAAGAATAGTCAAATCATAGAAACCAGCTTGATATAATTGAACTACTTCAGCTTCAGTAATCCCTGTAGGTTTAAGATTCTTAAATATATCTAATACACGATGATCATTACCTTCACCAGCTGCAGCTAAGAGTACAGTTGGATCAAATAATAAGCTTGCTTTGTATCGTGTAGGTTCTTCATTATCATGAATAGTAATATCTTTAACAGAAGCAATTGGTACAAAGATACGATTAACTGCTTCAGTACCAAATGTATCAAATGCAATATACTTAGTACCTTTAGCTACAGAGAAACAATCTTCGATATCCATTACTTTATCTTGGTTAGTATCTAGAGTATATGTATTATTGATAAGATTAGTAGATGCTTTGCTATCTGTAAATCCTTCCATTTCAGCATATTCTGCTAGGCTATAAGACAATGCAAAGTATTCAATATTCTCAGCTGGGATGATATGAATATTTTCATTCTCATCGAAATAGTTGAAAAATCCTTTTGCTTCTAGCATAGGACTATCAGTGCTAATGTAACCTTCAATCTCATGGTTACGTTTAGAGTTTCTTGTTTTTACAAATAATAAGATTTTACGCTTTTCCATTATATTCTCTCCTATAGTTTATTTCTAACTATCTTAAAATAGATAGGATAGATTAATCTCTCATCAAATAACGCTGGTGTACATTTACCTTCATCAGGTTTATAGATTACACCATGTTGCATTCTAATCAATGATGCTCTAGTAGATTCATCAATATAATTATTCCACTTCTGAATGTATGGAATTAAATCAACTAGATGCTCTGGCATTACCCTAAAGTTTCTAGCTAAACAAGTATAAGCATTGTTTATACTATAGACTGAATTAATATTTACATGACCTTTACAATGTAAGATATTAATACGATGGACTTCTGGGTCAAATGTATTGATTATAAAATCAATTATAGATTTGATAATAGTCTGATTGGCTACTACTCCACCAGCTCCAGTATACATTGTACCATTCTCATCCATATGAGTTATCCAGTTATATATCCATTCTTTTAATCCCATAACTGAGATATTGCTATCAGAATAGATATTGAATTCAGTGTACTCATCTTTATATTCAGCTGCTAGTTGTATAGCTAAATATAATCCAGTCAATTCACCATAGTTATTAGTATTACCTTCGATAACACAATGATATTCTTTATCACGTCTATCATTAATTACAGATATAGCTCCAGCACATACTCTGTTGCCTCTAGCTCTATCTACTTTACCTAATACTGATGCATCAGAAAAGATGTCAATTACTTTCATAGGGTTTCACCTCCTTTATATTAATACTTTGTAATGAGCAAAATAAAAAGTAAATACCCATAGGAGATTAACTCCTATGGGTATATTCCGTTTCTTATTTAGATACTAATTCAATGCCTTTATTGATAATATTTTTAAGCATGTTTGTTGCGTGACCAACGTTTACAAGCCCAGATTCAGGATTTGTTTCTGCTGCTTCTTTCATGCTAGTTAAGCGTTTTCTGTCGATTAAGACCGCAAACTTAGCATCATCAGGAATCAAGTTATCAGTCTTGATATTTCCAATAGCAGTCAAAGGATCCGTTTCCAAAGCCGATTCCATATATCGAGCTAGGTCGTAGGCATCTACCACTAGAACTTTAGAACCATCTTCCTTCGCAGCTTCAAAAACTGGAACAGCCGCAACTGGGAATTCAGGAGCCGCTTGAAGTGTGTTAACTTGTTCTAGAATATCATGTAGATCATGACTCATTTCTTGTAATGCATTGGAATCAGTATTTTCTAATTTGTAATTTTCTGATAATTCTTTTAATACATCAAATTTCATTTCTTTACCTCATTAGATAATAATTCCAATTAGATCAGATTTGTACTCTGGAATAGACTAATCATCTATTGCTGTATACAAATCTTTGTGATCTATAAATTATCTATATGTTGGAATTATTATACTTAAATAAAAACTATAAAGAATTATATAACTCTTGCTTACGTTCGTTGAGCATTTGAATGATTTTTTGCTTATCTGGAAGATCATAAGCACCACTGTCGTCAACATACGTAAACCGTTGTTCAAATAAATGCTTAGCTCTATCACTAGTATACAATGCAGATGCATCCTCAATATCTTTGAGGAGATCTAATTGATCTAGTGTAAAGAATTGTTTATACATATTTACAAATTCTTTGTAGTCACCAAATACATGAGTACATGGTACGAATAAGTAGTTTGCATGAACTAACTCATGAGCTGTTTCGGATAATGGAATTAATCCGACAAATCCATTATAATGATTCCACATTACTTCTTTAGCAATAGACTCTTCATCAATTGGTTCTCCAAGAGTTTGTCTCTTACGGAAGATAATTGTGCAGATATCATATAGAGTAATTGGATCATGATGTACATGGATTTTAATCTTAGGGTTCGGAACGTTTGATACGTTTCTGTAAAACGCACAACTGTTCATATTGAATGAGTTACGTAGATATTGAATATACTGTTGATATTCAAATGATCCACGTACTGATTTCTCTAACTCTGAAAGAAATTTCTTAAAGTCTTTTTGGTCAGCTAAGTTCCAGTCATTTAAATCATATGGAGGAATATTAGTAAGTTTAATAACCTCTGGTTCACTGGAACTAGATTGCACCATACTTAAAGAGTAAGGATTTCTCATGATAACCTCCTTTCAATAAGGGTTATCATAATGTTAATTTTCAGGTTGTGGAATGAATCTAGATAGATCTTCGAAAGTACATCCATCTTCTGTATCGTATACATCTAATGAAATACCTTCAACACCATCAATCTCTTCTTCAGAATTATTATATTCAGTTATCTTTTGACATACAGTTTCAAGATCACAATCTTTAGGTACACCCAAGATAGGACCTAATACTTCATTGACTTCAATTAATGAGTCATAGTATCTATCAATACATTCATCATCTTTATAGATACTTAAAGCATATCTAGTAGTGTAGAAGTTTCCATCGACATCTGTATTTACATAAACACAGTTTCCTGGTTCTTCACATGTCCCGACTACATCGATATTTGGATAGATTGATTGTACCCATTCTTTAAATCGATCTATAGCTGGACACCAAGCACTTTCTATTTGGATATCGTATGTCCATACATCCATCGAATCAATATACTCGATATCATCAGATATCCAATTAAAGTTATCTCTACCATCAAAGTTAAACTTTTTGGTTTCGTATGTATCAGTAATAGCATGAGTTACTGGATTACAATATGCATTAGTTTCATCAAATAAGTATGATAAGTTTGTAACTAAGAATTCTAAGTTCAATAGATCCTGTTCTGTATTAGGAGTTATAAGTGTCATATAATTATATGCATAGTTTGCCATATTAGTGACCTCCTAAGAAGAAGCTAAGATAGTTCTTATCCGACATCATTATATAAATTCTAACTTCAGGCTTATGTAATTCATAATAATCTTGAAGTGCTTCATTCTTATCGGATAATCTATCTAAATTATTAATCTTACTAATAGTTTCAGCATCTACTGGTAATGCATCTAGTAATTCTCTATAAGTATTATACATTTCACAGTCAAAGTTATAATCACCTTTAACAATAGCAGCAATATAATGCTTAGGACCTAAGAAGCGAGAGTATACATTGCTTTCATAAATAACTAAATCATGTTTAGTCATAATACGATAATCAAATTGTACATCAATTATTCCAGCTTCTTGTAGTTCATTCTCAAAGTCAAATAAGTTTTCCTTATATTCAGGTAATCTAATTATGATAAGAGAATAAAACTCTCTACTTACATTCTCTTTACGAGTATTATGATCATAATACTCAATGATATCTTCATGGGTTTCACCAAAAGTTTCTAACCATGAATCTAATGATTCTTTATTCTTTGAATGAAAAACTAATGTGTAGTAAAATTTATCAGTGTCATATATATTCAATCCAGGGACTTTTTTCATTTTACTTATTCTCCTCTTTAATATTAGCCAACAAGATTTTTGTTTCAATAATATTAAGTAGTTTCGATACCTCAACTGTATCGGCAAATGTATTACCGGCTACATCGCTTTCTAATGTGTTTAAATCAATTCTAATATAACCATTACTAAATACAACACTAATCTCTTCGGAAGAGATATACAACGAAATGTGTTGCATGTCTAAGTGTCTATTAGTATCAAAAGACAATGGTTCTGCTTTCAATCTAAATCTTGTGCAAGTCTCATCTTTAAGAGTATTTACAATCTCTCCAATGAACTTACAGTCTTTATCAGTTTTCATCTTCATCACCTCCTTCTTCATCTAAGAAAATAATCTCATCTATTTCTCTATCAAAGTCATCTTGAACTTCTTCATCAGTCTTCTTTCTAGTATATGAAAGATTATCTATATCTTCTTCAGTGAAAATATTTAATAAAATTTCATTTCTAAAGAATGAACTAAAATTATCGTTCTCAGACTCCTCTAAACAGGTAAAGATACGATCTAGTGTAATCGTAAATTCGATGTTTACTGCACTACCCTGTGGAAGTATACTGCTACGTACAAATTCAGGGCATGTATTAGCATAATTGATTACATTATATATCGCAATGGATTCATTAACCGTAGCGGAACGTCCCTCAAAGGAAGCAACGAAATTGTCATTACTTACGAAAGCATGTGGTCTTTCCGTACAATGATTAACGTTAATGTATTCTGCATATGGGGCAATGTATCCTAAGAAGTAATACGGAATCTCTGTCAAATTCATTTTAATCAATGTGTATGGTCTAAAGTCTACTTCTCTACCAACTAATCGATTTATCTCAAATGCATAATGATCAAAGTCATTCGGTAAATCAATTACTCCACATTCTAGCTTAAGCTTTCTATCTTCGTATCCAGCATAAGTCTTAATAATATTAAACAATGCATTCGATACATTAGTCTTATCCTCACGAGGATTTGTTATCGTATCTAAATTCATAGCATCGCTTATTTGTGCAAAGAATGTATCTACAATATCGGAAGTTCTATTCTCCATTCTCATATCGTATAATTCTTTATAAGTTGTCATGAAGATATGTGTATTATTATCATATCTACCATACTTCATTAAGTCTAAGATATTTACTTTATCTTCATCAAAGCTAAGATAAAAGATAATATTAATATTCTCTAAGTGGGAATCAAAGTAATTACAATACAAGAGTATTACATTAATTCCACTCTTAACAACTTCAATCTTTTCCTCTTTGATTTCTTCACGAGTAAAGTAAGTTCTAATTCTATCGATTAACTTCATTATCCATTCTCCATCTATCTAAATGATATCTAAAGTTAGTCTCGAATTCTAATCTAACTTCATTAAAGATTTCTTCTTGTGTACGGAATTCTTCATCAGTCTTATCTAATCGAATTTCCTTTACACAATAACTCTTGTTAATGAATAAGTGTTTAAATAGTTCATTCACCAATTCTAAATATTTAAACTCACCTTCATTAATATCATTATCGGAATTTCTTTCTTGTATCAATTCCTTAGTTGTCTTTTTATCATGAATCATCTTAAGCATAATATTAGTATCTGGTAATTCCATTTCATCATATACAATATGCTCATAATCTCTGATAAATTCTTTTAATCTATGAGATTCTAAATAATACTTCAGATTCTCTATAGATAAATCACTACGTAATTCTTGTAATGCTCTTATACCTTGATAGTAGATATTTGAATATAACCATCTATCCATTACAATAATATATCCATTATCATAATACTCTTTAATTTTATTATACCAACTATCATAAAAGTCTAATGCATATAAAGTACTAATCTTCTCTGGAGATAATTGTTTCATATGTCTTGTATTCTTGAAATAGTTTCTTAATAGATAACTACTATCTGATTCATAGTTAGGAAAACTAAATAGTTTGGTTTTGTATCCTAACTCATTCTGAATATAATCTACTAATTGTTTAGCATTAGTTTCCTTAAAGCTACAATCAGTTCCTTCAAAAGTTACCATATACTTAAATGGTATTTCTCTTAGTTCATCAATTGTCTTTGTCATTGTTTACTCCTTTACTGTTAAATATATCTTATTAGAATATTGATAGCTTTTTAATATATCATTACTATCAAGATAATAATATATAAACTAACTTGTTTTTCATATATACTACAGTTGCGTCATTAAAAGGAGAGGGGAGTTAAGAGGGGAGAACGTAGTTCTCCCATCTTATCCCGCGAAGCGGTATAGAATACAACAGAGTACAGTTGAGTATAGTTGCGTCCTAAAAAACTTTGTTGCCATGCCCGTAAGGGCAAATGGCAACTGTAGTCAAATGTCTGTTTTTACAGATGAATTCTATTGAAGTATCTAATAAACTAACTTGTTATAGATAAACTATTACTTACTTTCAATAGAATAATTGATATCAATATTTACTGATACTTTTACAGATAAACTTATACTGATATCTAATATACTAATTAGTATATCAACAAGTTTATTCAATAGAATAATTTATATAGATAAACTTTTTATCTACTTCTAATTTACTAATACTCTATTGATATACTATTAGTTAATACAGATAAAATTAATATATCAGTATACTACTGAATAGTATACTGATATTATTTAATCATTTCTAGTATATCGATAAAGTTGAATATATCTATTCAACACATCTTTCTCACGTTTCAGATAGTATAAACTTTTTTATTTATACGACACCCATTTCATCCGTTCCCGTCCGCACTCCACTTCTTCATGGGTGTCGTATAAACTTCGTTTATACATGCCCCCCCTCCCCCCCCACAAGGAGCCAAAACAGACGAAAAAAAGAGCGGCATTCCTGCCTTCTCGTCTGCTCTAGTCAACTGTGAGGAACCGCAGGGGCTTACGTTAAGCACACCTGTTAGGGTGTACCACTGCATGGAGTCGTTTTCCATGCATCCGTACCTGCAAGTTTATGGCGGGAGTTTCGCCAATTAGCCACGGGTTTTCGATCATGTAGGGTTTGTCATACCTACTCCATCTCTTACATTTTTTATTACTTCGTTGTTTGTTGTGTATTTTTTTACAAAACACAAGAAATCCCCTTAGGATTACTATGATCCTAAGGGGAATTTGTTTATTTAGAAGCTAAATATTGTAATTGATTGATTGTATTACCGGAAACATTCTTAGTTACTTTATTAACTTGACCTTGGATATTTTGAGATACCATGTTAATCTTTTCATTAAGTTTGTTACCTAATGTAGCCATTGCACCTTGTAAGCCGTTTTGAACGGTTGTTACTTGTTGTGCAGTTTGAGCTTGATTAGCTTGTAAAGTACCAATACCAGCGGTATTACCAGTAATCTTAGTTAATTCAGTATAGATTGCTCTTAATAAAACAATATCTTCAGATTCACCACCACCGGCAGATTGGATAGCTGCATCAATAGCACCTCTACCAAATTTTGCTTGTTGTGTTTGATTAGATCTATTGTTAGATGCTTCCATCTTTTCGATAGCTAATTGTGTTTGTTTAGGAACACCTTTAGCTCTACCGAAGAATTTACCAGTACCTAAATTATCTAATGTAGAATCATTTTTAATTTCTGCTTCAGATCGTGTAGCTTGTCCAGTTGGTACACTAGCTTTACCATCGCCACCTGTAGCAATATAACCATTGATATTTTCAGCACCGAAATCATTAGCAATATCACCTTTAACGATTTGGTTTTTACTAGAGGAGTTACCCCAATATCCACCTTTACCATCGGCAATAACTACATGATCAGCCTCCGCATCACCTTTAAGTGTATTAAGAAGAACTACGTCACCTTCAGTACCACCTTGAGATGCAGTTTTGAATGCATATGGTTGACCTTGTTGTTGAGCATTAGTCTCAGCATTAGGCACATACATATCAATTTGCTTAACACCGGCTTGTTGGAGGTATTTATTAACGAATGTAGTACATCCATTATTACCATAACCTTGTTGACCAACCATAGAGTCAGCCCAATTAGATGCAGCTTTAGTGTTACCGCCCCCGATAGCACCACCAACACCACCAGATGCACTAGATCCACCGATATTACCACCTAAATCTATACCTAGCATTGCTCCTAAGTTAGATTTCATGGAATTATACATATCGAAGAGTGGAGATAATAAACCAGGTCTCTTAGCAGGACCAGAAGCACCAGCTTTACCACCAGCAATACTAGTTACTTTACCAGTACCTTTAGATTGTAAGATTTCTCTTGCAGCCTGTTTACGTCCAGCCAAATTAGCATCTGGCATATAAGGGCGTTCATATTTTGTACAGAAGATTTCAGTAGCTTTATCTATATCACTAGTCTCAGCAAAGAATTCAGCAGCAGCTGCAGATTCAGAGCCTTGTAATTCATATTTGATGAATTGTAATTGGATATCCAAATCAGAAGGATCTTTACCAGCTCTTTGAGCATATTCAGCGAGGCTACCTTTACGGTCATCCCATTGGCAGAGACCGAAGCCACCACCGCCACCGATTTCACTAATAGCTGGATCAAAACCAGATTCAATAGCCATATTACCCATGATCGCTGCAGTATGAATATCACCAAATCCTAATCCTTGGAGTTTATTCCAAATGATAGGCACATTGCCTTCAATACCACGACCAAATCTAATACCTTGACCGAATTTACCACGACCAAATCTACCTCTACCAAAAGCATTAGCTGTAGTAGTATTACGTAGTACGTCTCGGATATTATATTGCATATTATCACGATTAGACTCAGGGTCTTGGATAGTAACTTTACCAGTACGTGCATCATAACCAGTTGCAGTTACATAGTGAGGATAAGATCCGAATGGATGAGCACTAGATGTACCAGATTTAGATTCACCTTGAAGTACAACTGGATTACCAGACTTCAAAGCATTGATTGTACCACTAGCATCAGTAGAATAAGATGTAGCACCATGGCTTGCAGCATATCCTTCAAAGAAGGATGGAGCAACACCAGTATCAATACCCTTATACCCCCCAGAAATAGCGAAATTAGAAGCTTCGGCTGGATTAATCGTACCTGCACCAAGGGCTTTGAGAGCGTTAGCACCGGCAACTGGACCACAACCAGAATCTCCAATAGTTTGATTTATACTATCTCCAGATGTATTAAAGTTAATACTTGCATATCTAGGATCAGTTTGTTTAAAGTATTTACCTGTACCTAAAACTTGAGCTTGTAAGTCACCAGCTTGAGATGCAAGACCACCTATTAAACCATTAGTTCCTTGGGAGAGCTTATTCATGTTATTTTGCATACCATTTAATAAGCCACCACCATTAGCGATACCTCTACCAATGTCTACAGGACCATTCTTACCAGTGCCTTGAGCATTAGCAGTAGGACCAGCTTGTGAAGCCACCTGTTGAGCATTTGGTTTATATGTAGGTTGTTTTCCACTATCTCCACTAAATGCAGTTTTGATATCATCTATGAAGCCTTTATCTTTATCATATACTTGATCATTATATTCTTCGATAGTATCGATTTTCTTTTCAGCAGTTTGATTATATTGGTTCAAAGCAGCCAGTGCACGTTGTTGCATAGGAGCAACTGTATCAGTTAAATCCCAAATATAAGCTAATACTTTAAAGAATAGTTGAGGTCCGATTACACCGAATAATAATGAATCGACAGCAGATGCTAAACCAGCTACCCATTTGATATCTTCATTTGGAGGTTGTTCATCAGCAAGACAATCTGCAACGTTATACCAACGGCTAATACCAGTTGTAACAGAAGCAGCTAAGTCTAATGCAGTAATAATAGCAATTACGATACCACCGATACCAGCAGTCATTACTGTAGCGCCTAAGTAAGTACCAGCTTTAGCTACTAACTTACCGAATTTAGCAGAAGCTTTAATACCATCCAAAATCATTTCAGCTAATTTAGGAGCAAATTGTGCACCTTTTTCAGCTAACTTAGGGATATAAGTAGAAACCTTCTCTAAACCTTTAGTTAAGATATCTTTTAAGAAATCCATAACTTTATCTGTAGCTTTAGATGCAACCTCACCAACTTTACTAATACCAGATTTAACTAGATCAGTCATTTTAGAAATTACACCACTATTAGCAATAGATGCTTTAGCAGTTCCATCTAATAAAGAAGAACCAACTACTCCAGCTCTATCTCTGATAGCCCAACCTATTCTGGATAAACCATTCTTAGTAGCACCAAAAGCTTTATCCATCATAGAAGAAGATAGTTTACCTAATCTACTAGCTTTAACAGCATCTTCAGAAGTCTTAGCAATCTTACCAAGATCTTTACCAAACTTAGTAGATTTATAAATACCAGCACCTAATTTAAGTGCAGTACCTATTCCTTTACCACGACGTAAGGCTGTAGTGAAACCTCCAATACCTCGTGCAAATTTATAAGCTTTACCGCCACCAAGTGCTGCAGCTTTACCTACACCAGCAATAGCTTTACCAGCTTTATATGTCTTATATCCAACATATCCAGCTGCACCTGTAGCAACTGCCATAGATGTAGGATCACCGCTAGTAAACATATCCCAGAGCATATTAGCCCCAGCTTTCATACCATCCAAAATCATTGGAAGTACTGCATCTTTTAAGAAACCACCAACTGCTGGTAGAATTGTATGAGTTAAGATTTTACCTAATTCAGGAAGCATTGGTCCAATGAAGGATAATAATAAACCACCGCCAAGGATAGTTCCTAATCCACCAAATAAACCGCCTTTACCCATTACACTATCTACGATATCATGTAAGAAACCTTGAGATTTTTCCTTAACATTTTTGGCACCTTCTTTAGCAGAATCACCAAAACCTTTAAGTTTACCAAGAGCTTTAGAGAATATAGAACCTTGACGTTCAGCATTCTTTTCATCTTTAGCATCTTCTTCTTTTTTCTTATCATGAGCAGATTCAGTATCGGCTTTATTTCTAGAGCCGTCTGTGGATACATATGTCTCATTGCCGTTTTCATCTACGGAACGTTGACCAGTAGAACCTGTATTAGCAATAGCTGTAGCTTGACTAGCAGAAGCTGTTTTAGGAATAGCAACACCAGTAGTTGTATTAGATGCACTTTTATTGAGACTCTTAGCGAATTCTACTTTAGTATTAGAATCACCATTATCAAACATAGACCGATTTTGCCATGCCCACTCTGCATCAGTAGCAGAAACAGCAGGATTCATACCGTAACCTACAAGTGTAGCAAGGAATTTAAGTTTTTCTTCAGGCATTCTAATATATTTAGAAATAGGTTCAGTAAACTCAAATTTCTTATCACCACGACTTAAGTAAGTTGCAATTTTAATAAGGCTTTCAAATGCACCATCTGCAATTTTCTCAGGATCTAATGCAGATGGATCACCAATGGATTTAATCGCTATAGGACCTAATACCATTGCCAATTGAGAGTAACGTTTAATAGTCTTAGTATCAAGTTTAGATAATTGATCTAAATCTATTTCCATACTTTCAGGTAAAGCTTTAAGAGCTTTTAGATTTTGCTTATTCTTTCTGCCATTACCTGTAATAAAACCAGTATTAGTACCAGTAATTTTAAGATGGCTAAGATTTTTATTAATAACCTTTTGAGATTTAGCATCAATATTATTAAGAGCCATAACTGATTGTGTAGCTACGCCCATTCTATCTTGATCAGTAAAATATTTATCGTTATTACCACCATGCTCAGATTTGATTAAAGCATCTCTGATTTCAGATAATAGGTTATTTGTGGTCTGCATACCTTCAGCTACGTTAGCAGCTTCTTCTGATGTAAACTTCTCACCATTAGCACCAACTAAACGTTCAGCAGTATCTGCACGATCACGTTCATTTCTAACTTGATTTAATGCAATACCTAATGATTTTCTATCAGTAGGATCGATATTAAATTTAGCTAGATATTTAGAAGCTTTTGCGACTTCTTCTTCAGAGAATTTCTTTTTACCTTTAGCAATAGCTATACGCTCTATACCTTTAGTTACTATTTCTATAACAGCTTTAGAGGACTTACTATCTAGATTTAGATCAGAAATGAATGCACTAGCTCCACGCATATCTCCATCTAAAACTAATCTTACTAATTTCTTAACAGAAGATGCATCCATATATTTGCTAAGTTGTTTTTCAACACTCTTAGTTTCTTTACGTGTATCACCACCACCAATTTTGAATTGGCTATTTAATACACTTAAGTTATCTTCTAATTCACCTAAATCTTTAGCTGAACCATATGCTAAATGTGTATCAAACTCTTTATTAGCATAATTTTCAGAACCCATGATGTTAAGACGTTCTTGAGCACTAAGATGATCTGCTTGACCCTTACGGATCATTTTAGCATTACCCCAGTTATTGAATTTACGTAAACCAGAACCGATACCTCTTATAGGAGCACCGACTACAAATTTAGTTAAGTCACCAATACCACTGAAGCTACGACCCAATACTCTACCTACAGGACGCAATACCATATCTGATAATTGCTTACCAATAAGCATACTGAATGGACCGCCAAAAGCTTTCTCTAGAATATTAAACATGCCATATTTAAGGCTACGTCCCATATTCTTGAAAGATTGAGCAATCATCTTACCAGTGCCTTTTAGAGGACTGAAAAGATTATAATCCATAAATTTATAGAAGTCTTGATATAAAGTTGTACCAAAGCGACGTAATGGGTTTACTACATGGTCTTTTAGAGCACCAACTAGACCACCTTCACGTTCACCTTTTTCATTCTTCTTACCAAGAACCATATCATGGAATTTACTAGAAGTACCAATAAGACCTAAACCAGCACCAAGACCAAAGTTCATTAATAACCCCATTCCTGTAGGATCTAGTAAAGCAGCAGCTCCGCCAAAACCAGCAATCTTAGGCATATTCTTTTTAACGTAGTCTTGTACTTTCTTAGGAATAATACCATCTTTACGACCTATCTCTTTACCATCTTTATCATAATAAGTTTTACCGAAGATTCTTTCGTTAACTTTCTTATTATTCTTAGCAAGAGAATAAGCACCACCGATAGCAATAGCACCAACTGGACCAAACCCAAGCATTAAGCTAGGAATAATACCAGCAGCTGCACCTTTGCCGAGGTCAGGCATATATTTCTTAAATAAGGCTTGTTGTTTACGACTAATAAGACCACCAGCACGGGATCCATCAGCCATTTCTTCACCAAATAAGAAATTCTTAGCAGTATCACTTTCACGGATAATATTAGCAGCAGCACCAACTGCGGCACCAGCTAATAATCCACCAGGACCGAATATTGCTGTTGCTCCTAAAGCACCAGCACCTGCCATTACACCAGTACGACCAGCAAACTTAGCAGTATTACCTCTAAGTTTAGCGATATCACTAGTAAGAGATTTAGATACTTCTGGATCTAAAGTCTTAGCATAATCTTCAAATTTATCTAAGCCTGTTTCCCAAGCACTAGATACTGTAGCGTTGGCTACTTGACCAAGAGCACTACCATCAGTAGATTCGACTTTACCAGCCATTTTACCAACAGCAAACTCTAAGGCACTGCCAACAACTTCACGTATAGTATTACCTTGAACCATTCCGTTAGGAAGTTTATCCTTAATAGTTTGAAGGAAGTTTTTACCTTGAAGTTGGTTACCACCTTCAGCATGAGATAAGATTTTATTTCTTAATCTTAACTCATCTTGTTTATCTTTTCTACTATTAGCTTTATCTAAGTCTGGATTGAATGGATTCAATTCAGATGGAATAATTAATTCCCCTTTAGATACAGTAGTTAAAGCAGTCTCTGGTACAGATAGAGAACCAAAAGCATATCCATTAGAGAATACACCTCTAGCTAAACGCTCTAATGCAGTTCCATCAGAAGATTTAGCACTTTTAGGCATTTTAACCTTTTGAGGTTTAAAACCATACATGATTTGCTTAGCAGCAGCTTCTAAACCAGTATTGAAAGAAGATGGTGCAGCCACTATAGGTTTAGGACCACTAATCATTTCAGATACTTTATTAGTTGCACCAAGAATACTATCCTTAGCAGCACCTTTAGCATCATTGAACCAATCTAAACCAAAGCTTTTAGCAAAGTCTTTTACTTTACCCCAGCCTTTCTTTACGATAGGTTCCCATAACTTCTTATCTAACCAATCTCTGACTTTAGTGAAAGTTGTCTTTAATTCAAAAGCCATCTTATCATAAAAGCCACGAATTTGATTACCTTCTTCATCCTTCTCACCAGTTTCATGATCAAAGAAGAATTCATATAAACTATCATCTACTTTAGTAATAACTTCGGCAGCAAATAGTCTAGGATTTCTAAGAATAGTAGACCAGTTGCTTAATGCAGCTTTACCTTTACCCTTAATACCTTTAGCACCAGTAACGTCATCAAACTTACCTTTATCTTTAGAGAAGACATTGCCAAGTTTATTTACGTCTAGTTCATCAATAGTCTTACCTTGATCATCTGGATTAACAGGAGTAGCTTTATACTTATTGCGATCAGCATGAGCCAAAGCTTCTTCATTAGTTACAGCGCGGTTCTCCTTTAAGACACTATATTTGATATAGTCATTATCAATATAGTCAGGAATAGCCATACTATTAAGTCTATTCTTAAGACCTAAGTTTTTACCTTTACGTAATCCACTAGTACGAATTAAGTAAAGTTCAGAAAGCATAGCTTTAAAGATAGATTGTTGTTCATCCATCTTCTTAGCCATCAAATCATTATTCTCAGCAATAAGATTTCTAGTAGCACCTTTGTTTTTGCTACGGTTAGAAAGCATAGCCTCGGAAGACCAACCAGCTTTCTCTTCACGATCATAATCATTAGCTTTAGCACGATGACTATCTGCATATTCAGCAGCTAAAGTTTTACTTTCTTTACGTGTCCTAGATCCTTGAGCAGTACGAAGATATTTTAAGATTTTACCAAATTGATCATCACCGTAACGTTCCATTACAGCATCCCATGATCCACGGCTTTCCCATAATATATCTTCAATATCAGGAATCTTTTCAGTTAGACGTTTTAACTCATTAGCAGAAAGACCTTTAGCTTTTGCTAATTGTTTTAAGTCTGATTGTAAAGCATTTCTAATACCAGAACCAGCTCTATCTTTATAAGATTGATCTTTTCTCTTCTTCTCTCTTTCGAGAATCTTCATAGAAGAGAATTTGCCCTTATTAAAATCATATACACGTTCTTCACCACCCAAGAGTGATTCGATACGTGCTAAATAAGCTGGGATAACTTCAACGATAGACTTACGAGTCATACCATCGAAAGGTACTTGACCTTTAATATAGTTACTAGTATCAATCTTATCTTTGTTAGCTACTTTGACACTAAAGATACTAGCTAAGATACCACCTACACCATCTTTATCTTTGGCACGTAATAGATCAGCATTGATTTGATTAAATAAACCAGTTAGAGTCTTATTGAATCCACCAATAGCTTTCTCTAATGGTTTACCCATAGCCTGTTGAACAAGATATGCCGGAATAAACTGCATTGGATTAGCAGCTAAACCCATGATCATTTCTTTGCTCATCATACCAAGACCTAAATTCTCAGCTTGGTCGACAAATCCTTTTCTGACATGCTTACTATAAGCACCCCAGTCCATTATACCGCCAGAGAGAATATCAGTGATATCTTGTTTAAGAGCTTTACCTTGACGCTTCTTCTCTGCTTCTCTTGAGATATTCCAATCTTTGAAACGTTCACGTTCCATATCAAGGAGTTCTCTCAAGATAGCATTGTTTTCACGTTGATATTTTGTAGACTCTTCAAAGAACTTGGTTGAGTTTTCAATATGCGTCTGCATGTTTGTAGTCATGAAGTTTTGCATATTGCCCATTGTAGTGCCAAGACCCATGATGGAGTTATTTAAGTTACCAAATAAACGTTCTTGTTGTGCAAACATGAATGATGCAGTTTGTTTAGTTACATCTGCATTATACTTAGCTGCACTCATAATGGTACCAGAGATTTGATCTGCACTAGCTCGAGATGCATCATGTACAGTTTTAGCTATAGCCTTATCACCAGTGGTAATATCTAGACTAGTATCACTATCATCGCCACTTACATCTTCATCAAAGTTCCAATCAAAATCATCATCGCCACCACCAAACATGATTTTATCTTCTCTGTCTTGATTCCAGAGTTTACCAGATTTTAAATCTTCTTTGGCACTTTTGAAGGCTAGATTAGACGCTTCATATGCAGTACTTTTCATTAAATATTCTTGAGCTTTTTTGAAAGTCTGTCTATAGTTAACGATAGCACTTACAGTTTCTTTAGTAGCGGTACCAGCCTGATCAAACGTTTTATATGTAGTCTCATAATTTTCTTTAAAACCTTTAGCAGCAGCATATTGTACTGACTTACCAAGGTTCTTAAGATAGTTTGTGATCTTGAGTCCCAATATAAGGTCCTCCTTTCTTTTAAGATTATCCTAATGTTCAAAATGACAACATATACCGCCCAAGGATCATCTAAGACCCTTGGACAAATATATGCATTGGATTGTGAGGAATTTTGTAATGAAACACATGTGTACTTTAGCAACACGTACACTACCTATATGTTTGACAATACAATACCCCTAAGGACTATTAAAGTCCTTAGGGAATACTGTATTAGTTTGGATTGAATATAAAGATAGGATGTATGTAGTTGGAAAGCTAAAATATCATTCATCCTACAATTATATGTATCAGATATATTAAAAAGTAAAATACCCCTAAGGTAGTTGAACCACCTTAGGGGAATATTTTACAAGTGAGATTGAAATATGACCTATATAGTGAAATATAGAAATTTATTTCTTAATCCATGCTGGGCAAGGACTAGAAACCTTAATAGAATCGTATGGACTAACCTTAACTTCAGCTTTTTCATAGATAGGTTTGCCAGCAGCATCTACACCAACTTGTTTAGGGTAAGAGCGTGTAGATTCTTTGATTTCTTTTTTGATCAAAGATACGTTAGATTTTTCTCGTCCACCAAGACCAATTTTGCGGTTGGTCTGCAAGTATGTATTTAAGAATTCTTTGGATACTGTCAACATACTTTCCGCATCAGATTTTTTAGCTTCATAACCAGCTACCAAGGAATCAGCTTCTTCTTTGCTAATTTTAGTTGTAGCCACGATAGCATTGGAAATAACGCTACGGAATTCTTTAGCAGGTGCAACCACACCGACTTTACCAGTTTTGTCATAAACACCTACTTCATAAGAAGTATCGTTTAAGAATGCTTGCATAATACGAACTTCATCTTTGTGGGATGCAGATGCGTTTGTTAAGTTGTCTTGTACGTCTTTAATCAACGCAAGAACTGTTTTTTCTTTTTCCATGATTCAATCCTCCTAATAAATAATGGAATTCGATTACATTTGTGTTACATGTGTTATATTTTAATACACTAGGGTATTAATAATGAATTAGTCGAACGATTTAGCGTTCTCAATAATAGCTTCTACTAGCTTGATCTTGCCTTTAGATTTAATAAAATCATTAAGTTCTTTATGAGTCATCTTAGATAACTCAACTATAAAGTCTTTTTTGTCCATTTATATTAATCCTCCGTACCTATATGTACAGGATAGGGTAGAATTTGACAGACGAAACACCCGTAGACTTGGGGAGCCTACGGGTATTATGATTGCATTTGTCTGTTTTTTAGGGATTATTCTTTCGAGAAGAATACAAAATTGCTTTGCTCTCTTTAAAGCGTGATTCGTATTTGGGGTTTTACGAATTTTGACGGTTTAGTATATATTAGCAATATACCAAGTTATAATATGAATAACTCTGTAAAGAATGGTAAGATTGAATCTTCTTATAATATTAATCGCCCTTATCATGGATCAAGTATATATCAATATCAATTTAAGTATAGACCTAAAAGTGTAAAAGATTTATAGTTTTGCAGTTAGAAATTAATATTTCATTATAGTCATTGTCTTAACATTAATTATTCAGGAGTAACAAAACTCTGTGTTTAATAATAATTTGGAGTCTATACATAACAAAGATATTCAATAGTTATCTTGAATTACGTTATTACTTTTTGGCGTGTCCTTATAATAGGTTAACCTTACTACTTAATTGTTATATGAGTTTTAAATGAAAAATGAAGTTAAGTGCTATGATTTTAACAATAGAATAAGTGAAGGAGGTACTACAATGCCTATTAATATAGATAAGGTTAAACCTTTCAGACTACTTAAGACACCATTCTTTACTCCTTTCAATGTGAAAGATAAACGACATGGTAGTGCTATTTTCTTAATGACTAAAAGCTTAGAGCAATCTAAACAATTGATCGAGCATAAGCTTATTAGCAATCTAAATATGTTTAATTCATACTTCCTTGAATGGAATGCTATGTATTTGCTTAAACCAAGTAGAATTATAAATAAAGACTTAGAAGTTGATGATGTATACAACTCTAAAGCTTATGGTAATAATCCTATAATGACAGAATCTCACTTTGAAGATTCTGAAAACTTATTTTTCTTCTCTGAAGCTACTCCTGAGAATGTATTAGATGTACGATTAAGAAGAATCTTATATCGTGAAAGACTACGTAACTTTAAGGAAGTTAAGCTTAGAGTAAATCGAATCAAAGAAGAGTGTAAGTATATTAAGTATACTTACCCAACTATCGACAAGTATAAGAATAAGAATATTTATGTCGACAATCATATCTATAATAAGATCTTCACTATGAGTGAGACTTATAATAGAGATAAAGCTATAGACTTACTATATGCTTTATTTGATCGATTCATTAATAATCCTAACTATAATGGATATACAAGAAAGACTGTACTGATTCCAGTAAACGAATGGGCTAGCGATATCCCAACTACTGCTTTATTTGAATTCAGTAAATCTATCAATCCATTCTCTATGATAGTTAGACTCTTTAAGAAACCTAAAGAGAACTTAGATAAGTTAAATGGTATTGACTTTATCTTTATTGGTCATGATAGCTGGTTCAAAATGAAGATGGAAGATTTAGATATAAAGAATCTAAATCTCTTCAAGACTAATATATTAAAGATCAGAAACAATGATATCGTAGAAGATAACGTTCCTGAAGATAAAGAAGATATTAAGACTAGACTTATTGGCAAGATTGAAGACTTAACTGGTATTGAAGTTAATAATATTAGTCGTGTTCGTGAAGTAGATCCTACTGTACCAATTAAAGCCGAATTACACGATGAGCCTAAATTGATTGTCGCTAAAGGTATCACTGGTGCAGATCAAGTTATAGATCCAACTAAGATTGAGAAACCTACAGAAGAAAAGATTAATCAATCAGTTGAGGATATTGTAAACTATACTAAGAATGCTGAAGAAGCAGAGAAAGAAATGGATAATTCTGTAGACTTGAAAGAATTAATCTTACAAGCTAAGAATGACCAAGATGATACATTTAAAATCTCTGCTACTCGTAAAGCTCGTATGGATGATCTTAATGATAAATTCTTAAAAGAAAAGATTGCTAACTCTACTATTGCCGAGTTAGTTGCAATTGAAGATACTCCATTACAAGCCACTGACTTATCTAATAAAGTTGAAACCATTGATGATGAATGGGCTAACTTAAAGAAACCTAACTTTGAAGCTGACTATAATATCGATGCTGATATTATGAAATGCTTACATTCTTTATCTCAAAATAAAGATGTGCCAATGAGTGTAATTGATGTATCTGTAGAAGATAGATCTACATCTGAAGATTCTATCTTAACTTATACAGTTCATTTAGAAGACTCTTTAGGTAAACGTCATACATTACGTTTCGATATGCCTAAGATTATCAATAAACGTTTCTTACGTTTACGTGGTAATGATAAGATTATCCCGGGTCAGTTAATCAACTTACCTATCATTAAGACCGATGAAGATACAGTTCAAGTAGTATCTAACTACAATAAGATCTTTATCACTAGATATGGTCAAGTTGGTAAGATTAATCAATCTACTAATGCTTTAATTAGAGCTTTAACTAAGCTTAAAGAAAACAACTATAAGCTTGAAGTAAAAGATGAAACTGCAGATGATGCATATCTTCCATCTAAGATTGACTTAGGTAATAACGCTAAGATCTCTGCTAAATATGAATTACCTGCAGAGTATGTAGAGTTATCTAAGATCTTTAATAAAGTTACTACTAAAGATGGTAGAGTATACTACTTTAATAGAGATGAGCTTATCAATAAACTTGAAGAAAAGAAAGTTAAAGTTGAAAATGAACCTGGATTCTTAGTAGTTGGTATCAGTAAAGATAATAATCCTATTACTGTACCTGAAACAGGTGTATCTACTGCATTGATCAATCAACTTGGTATAGCTAAATATGCTGGAACCTTTATGAAACCTGGTGCTAGAATGACTTATTCTCAAGCTAGTATCTTAAATAGTAAGATTCCTCTTATTGTAGTTATGGCATATACTGCTGGATTAACTGGTGCTTTAAATGCAGCTGGTGTAGAATATAATCTAAGTGAGAAACGTCCTACTGAAACTAAGAACTACTTTAGATTTAATGATGGTTTCTTATCATTCAGTGATACATATGCACCTGATGCGGCATTGCTAGTAAATGGGTTATCAGTAATCAATACTCAAGAATATTCTTTGACTGATATTGATACAAAGGCTATGTGGTTAGATGTATTAGATGACTTTGGTGGTCGTAATAGAGCAGATGGTCTAGATTCATTTGCTAACTTAATGATGGACCCTATCACTGTAGAAGTATGTAAGACTTATAAACTTCCTACAGATTATATTGAAGTATTAGCATATGCTAGTAGCTTATTGACAACCAATAAGTTCAATCGTCATACTGATATCACTGGTAACCGTTTCCGTACTAATGAACGTTTAGTTCACTTCTTATACAAATCCTTAGCAACTAGCTATGGTATGTATTTACGTGAAATCAAAAACAATCGTAAAGATGCTAAGATGACTATGAAGCAATCTGCAGTTATTGATATGGCATTAGCTGATGTAACTACAAGTGACCTATCTAAGTTATCTCCACTATTGGAATTAGAATCTGCTAATACAGTTACATTTAAAGGCTTATCTGGTATGAACTCTGATAGAAGTTATTCTTTGGATAAACGTACTTATGATAAGACAATGATCAATAAGTTATCTATGTCTACAGGCTTCTCTGCCACTGTAGGTATTAACCGTCAGTCTACTATCAATATGGGTATTGAATCCACTAAAGGTTATATTAAATCTGGCGGTGAACTAGATAGAATGTCTGATGCTAATACATTATCTATTACTGAAGCATTGACACCATTCGGTACAACTAGAGATGACCCATTCCGTACAGCTATGACGTTTATTCAAACATCTAAGCATGGTATGAGAACTACAGAGCAAGATCCTTTATTGGTATCTAATGGTGCAGACCAAGCATTACCATATTTAACTTCTGATACATTTGCTCATAAAGCTAAATGGAATGCTGTAGTTGAGGAAATTACTAATGATTACATGATCATTGCTAATAAATCTAACCCGAAAGAGAAAGAATTTATCGATTTACGGGAGAAAGTAGAAAAGAATTCCGATGGTGGTTTCTTTATCACAATCAAATTAGATACTTTTAAAAACTATAAGAAAGGTGATTCCATTAAAGCTGGAGACATTGTAGCTTATGATAAATCTAGCTACTCTGACACAGTTGGTATTGGTAACTTAGCTTATAATATTGGTACTTTAACTAAGATTGCTATTATGCATACAGATAAAGGCTTCGAAGATAGTGCTATTATTTCTCAAGATTTATCTAAAAAGATGGCATCTGAAATTGTATTACAAGTTGATGTATTGATGGATGCTAAAGATATTGATATCCAATGTGTAGAAGTTGGTAAGAAGCTTCATGAAGGTGAAGTTATTATGTCTTACCGTGCAGCATTAGAAGATCAAGATGCTACAGATATCATTAATAAGATGGTACAGAAGAATGCTGGTAGTGACTCTAAAGAATTAATGGATGAAATCGGTAAGATTAAAGTTAAATCTAAAGTAACCGGTAAACTTCAAGATATCAAAGTATACTCTACTATTCCAACATCTGAAATGTCTAAATCCTTGGCATCATTTGTTAATAAATATAATGGTCCAGTAGATAAGATGAAGTCTAAGTTAGGTAAACTTGGTATCGATGGATCTCAATATGGCACTTCTGGTGTATTACCTCCTGTGGGTAAACTAAAACACTGTGAAGGCAAAGTCTTAGTTGAATTCTATATCAAATACTATGATAAAATGTCTGTTGGTGATAAACTAGTATACTTCTCTGCCCTTAAAGGTGTAGTAAAAGAAATCTTCCCTGAAGGTAAAGAACCTTACTCTGAATATCGACCAGATGAAAAAGTACATAGTTTCCTTCCAGTTGGTTCTATCAATGCTCGTATGGTAACTTCCGTATTAACTCACGGATCCATAAATAAAGTATTGATTGAATTAGATCGTCATGTTAAGGATATTATGGGTGTTAAATGGGATCCTAATTCGTAGGATCCCTTAACACATTATTAAATATAATTTTATTTAATTTAAAGGAGGATATATCATATGGCTAAAGAGAATAACCCTCAGTCTACTATGATTACTAATAAAAATTACCAACACGTTAGCAACGTACCTACATATATCCGTAAATACCCAGATGACTACTCTCAAGTAGTTGGTGTATGCCGTAAAGGTCAAGTAGTACATGCTGACTATATCGTACCTGGATTTATTTACCACCGTGATGGTAGTAAACCAACTCTAACTGATAATATCTGGATTAAATTTGAACGTGGCTATGTACGTCGTGTATCTATGCTTGGTTCTACTAACTACTTTGAAGAATATAAAGGCTTTGAAGACTATCCAGCAGCTGATGAAAAAACAAAATATGGTGATGTAGTAATGCTTAGAAAAGGCGCATTAGATGCTTATGGTCGTCCATTGGATGATAAAGACTATGAACCTGCAACTCATATTGTAGCATTACTTGATTCTTCCAAACAATTAGCTTTACTTGGTTACCCAAAAGGTATTCAAACTTGGGTATGGCGTAAAGATTTGAAAATGGTCCAAAAATCTGATGGATTCTTCTTCTCCGAAGGAACTTTGAATCCAGACTTGGGAAAATAGAAGGGGAAGCTGCACTGCCCCTTACAAAATATTTTAAAGTGGCAAATCCTTTTGATAATCCTGCAATATTTGATGATCCATATGTATATGATCAGACTCAACCAACTACACCAGATCCTCAACCACAACCTAGTGGAGATGATGGTAAAGATAAAAGTGAGACTGATAAGAATACTAAGGAAGCCAAAGATAAAGCTAAGCAAGATCCTAAAGCTAGTAAGCCAAATGATCCTGACAGTGCATTATCTGGTATTAAAGATTCATTCTTACAGATGGTTGGTGTAGACCCAGCTAAATATAAGAAAGCTCAAGAGGAATCTAGACGTAGAGCTGATAGCCTCTATGCTGAGATTGTAACCGGTACTAATGCATCATATGTATATGGTACTAAAACAGGTAATGGTCTTAGATTTACTGAACGTGAACTATCCACTGTTATGGGTATGCCATATCAATGGATGGAAAACGTAGATAATCGTATACCAGCTCTTGGTGGATTTGGTAGAAAATTCCATGAGAAGATTCTATCTAAGATGCCTCTATTAGTTCTCACTCCAGGTATACCAGACTTCATGGCTGGTTATGGTGATGAGAAACGTAAGAGTGTATTGAATTCATTACTTGGTGCAGTTAGTGGTCAGTCTATTGACAGTATGGTTAACTCTTCTGAGAATGAAATGAGATACTATACTCTACAATTTGAAGCTGAAGACTATTATAGATACGTAAACTCCATGTGTACTGCATTATCAGTATTCTTGAATATTAATAATGAATTATACAATGGTGAACCTATTGGGAATATTAACTGGTTTGATAGATCTAAAAACCAAATTGCTCATAACTATTCATACTATGGCGGTGTAGGTTTATATCTAAACTCTGAAACACAAATCTCAGAGAACTTTGGTAATGATACTGCAAGAAGTATCTTAGCGGATAAGATCAACAGCATGTCTGATATTGGTCGTGAAGTACAATTCTTGACTGGTATTAGTGGATTTGATGTTGACTTATTTGCTGGTAAAGAACTTAATAAGAATGCAGCTAATACTGAATCAATGACTAAAACTGGTGGTCTTGGAACCATGAAAGGTTTCATGGGTATGATCATGAATGGTGCTAAGACAGTATTTGCTGGTGGTAAATTAGAGTTCCCAGAATTATGGGCAGATTCTTCATACTCCAGTAGCTACTCTATTAGTCTTAAACTAGTATCTCCTGATTATGATAGACGTTCTTGGTATATTAATATCGGTGTACCATTAATGCATTTGATTGCTATGTGTGCACCACGTCAAGTATCACCAAATGGCTATGTATCTCCATTCTTAGTTAGAGCATTCTACCGTGGATTCTTTAATATTGATATGGGTCTAATGTCTATGTCAGTCCAAAAAGGATCTGAAGGTGGTTGGACGGTTGATGGTTTACCTACAACTGTAGATGTAAGTATAGAAATCAAAGACTTATACAGCAAGCTTTCTATCTCATCTGAACGTATCCTTGGTAAAGGTGCAAGTCAAACATTCGGTAATGTCGGATTGATTACTTACTTAGCTAATATGGCTGGTGTAAATACTAATGAACCTGATATTATCCGTACTGCTCGTTTATTCTTAGCATTGAAAGAGCAAACTATTGTTAACTTCCCTAATTCCATTCAAACTAAGATCAGTAATAGTATTGCTAATATTATCACTAACCGTGTATTCGGTAAAGGCTAAATTTATATACTAATAAAAACATTGACTTAAGGTACTTAAAGTACCTTAAGTCTTTATTTTTGAGGTGATCTTATGAAAAACCGTAAACAGAAATTCTATGAATATGAAGAGAAGTATGGTAATATACCAGAAGGCTTCCAAGAACGATTAGAATGGATGTATGAGAAATATAAATTAACTCCTGCTAAACAGCAAGAGATTCTAGCTAAACGAGATCTAATGTTAAATACATTAGACTTTGTAGATATTAAAGTAGTACTATTTGAAGAACCTGAAGGATCTCCACGTCCTCGGTTTAGAATAGTTAATAGATATAACTTAGCTAATATGGCTATGGCTAACTCTCAATTTGTTCATGTATACTCTATCACTGGTAAAGAAGATAATGTATTCATGAAACGATTATTAGATAGTGGTGAACTTAATCAAGTACAGCAAATGCTTTATACTCCATGTGATGTAGAATTCAATGCATTTGTTAAGACTCCATCTTCTTTTAATACGGTAGATACCTTCCTAGCAGAGATTGGTTTAATTAGACCAACTAATAAACCTGACTGGGATAATATTGGTAAGAAGTATTCAGATATGTTTAACTCCAATATATGGTTAGATGATACTCTAGTTATAGATGGTACTGTAAGAAAGTATTATTCTATTAAACCTAGAGTGGAAGTTCATCTTAAGTATATGAATATGCTTTATAATAGAACTCAATATACTTCTACAGTTAATAAGTTGAATAAACAAGAATTAGATTCATCTAATGTAACTTACTTTGACTTTAATAAGTTGAAGTGATATATTATAATCTTGATGTATAATATAGTTATTAATTAGGAGGATTGAATTATGCCATCTCAATTAACACCTTCCAATCAGGAAGAAATTAAGAATAAGACGCAACCGCCTTTTGAGCAGTTTGAAGAATGTCAAAGAACTACATGCGTTTACCGTAATGCTAATGGTAGATGTATTTATGAGACATGTGTATTTGCAAATGAGAAACCTCAGTTTGTAGATCATTGGGATTTTGAATGCCAATCATGTCATAAGATTGAACAGCGTGATGTACGTGATATGAAGATCATGTTTTGTGATAGCTGTTTAGCTCGTATTAGAAAAGCAGAAGAATTACCATTCCATTGCGTATTCTGTGGTAAATCTCAAGGACATCCATCCAAGATCATGTTTAGTGGTATCTGTGATGAGTGTTTTGCTAAATTAAAAAGAAGTATTCATTGTAAGAATTGTGGTAATTCATAATGGAAAATAACTTTAGAGGAAGATATAGAACAGCTAGTGCTGAAAGTATAGTTGTAGCTAACTATATTAGATATGAGACATTAGCTGAAATAACTAATACTGTATTTGCTGGTAGTAATGCAAATGTATTAAATATTTATATAGATCTATACCAGCTATTTAGAAAGATGTATAGATCCGATGTAGCTGTAGGCAATAGATCATCTGTTGCAGCTGCAGTTGTAAATATGTGTATTCATTATAGAGCATTCTATAAGAAATACTATGGAGTTCATACTCGTATTTATCTAATGCAAACATCTGGTCCGATGTTAATGAATGAGAAATTCTATCCAGAGTATAATCATACTAACGTAGAGAAGATGGTTCTTGCCAATATGATTACTACATTCATGGTACAGAACTGTGCTATCTTAAAAGAATTATGTAAATATCTCCCAGATATTTATTATATTGAAGGACCTTATGAGACTTCAGTCATGATATACTCTACTATCTTAGATAGAAAAGACAATACGCCTAATATCATTATTTCTACTAGTACTCTACAGTATGCAGTACCAGTATTTGCTGAAGCTCAAACTGTGGTAATTGATCATACATGGGTAGAAGGTGGTATTAGATATAGAGTAGTAGATAAAGGTAATGCATTGATCGAGTTATTATCTAAACAGAAGTTATCTGATAATACAATCAAGAAATGTTTATCTATTAATCCACAGCTATTTGGTTTATTCATGGCTATGACTCGTAATGAGCATAGAGATCTATATTCTATGAATAATGTAAGTACAACTCTTAACTTATTGAATAGTGCTGTAGATAGACATATGATACCAAACTCTTATATCTCTCCAGAGTATATGGAGATGATAACTTTATTAGATAAAGATAGAGCTACAGAGTTAGCTAATAGATATAAAGCTGTAGACTTAGTATATCAAACAGAGTTATATCGAATGTCTAATAACTATCTAGATAGATCTTGGGATGTAAACTTACAAGATCCAGATATGGTTAAGTTATTAAATGAAAAATACTTCAAAGGAAACCCATTAGACTTGGATAGAATCTAGAATTAGTCCCATAGGAGTTAATCTCCTATGGGATTATTTTTTTTTGTTAAAATGGGCTATTTTGAACATCTTGATAACTGGAGGTGTATGAAATGCCGCAACTTAAATACGAATACTATATTGATCTGTATTATAACCATCCAGACTATAAGGATAAGAATAAGATAGATCAAAAGAATATAAAAAGTTTAACTATCTATAAAGAGTATGATAAATATAATATGCCAATTGCTACTATGAATTTACACATAGATAAGAAATTTGCAGATCATATTATCAAAAACTCTAAGACTACAACTATGACTATGATGGTATATAAATATCAATTAGATAATAATGCTGCCATCAAACAACTATACTTTCAACATGAGTTTTCATATCTTACAGATGATGATACAAATAAAACTGAAGATATTGACTATGCTAAAACAGACTCTAAAGAAGAAGATCGTGAAGATGTATATAGAATTCTTAAACTTGGATTGATCTCTAAGAAACTAGTAGACTCTAATCTAAGTCCTAATAATGCCACTATATATAATTCTTCTATGCAGAATATTATAGTTGACTTACTCAATGTAGGGGAACCTCTATTAATTGAGCCATTTACTGAAACAGAACCAGTAGATCAATTGATTATTCCTCCAAAGGAATCTTTATCTAAGACTTTAGATTACTTAAATACAGTACGTGTATTCTATAATACAGGATACAGATTCTTTATGGACCTAGATAATATCTACCTAGTATCTAAATCTGGTAAAGCTACACTACGTAATCTAGATAAGTATGAAACTGTTAAGTTTAACTTGTCTGATATCGGTGCTAAAGAAGATGCTGTACTTGAAGGTTTCCGTGATGATGATAAAACTAATAGTTATATCATTGACGTTCCAACTACAGATATTAAGTATGGTAAAGACAATATAACTGATAAAGAGTTGAATGGATTCACTGCTGTAATAGATGCATCTAAGAATATCCAACAAAGTTATCTTAAAAACTCTAGAGCATTTGGTGGTATCTTTGGTACTTATCAGAATATCATGAATACTATGGATAATATTAAGAAAGTATCTGGTAGTGTACGTCAAGTAGTAAAGAATATTCATCAGACTACTGATACAATCAAAGGTAGCTTTAATCAAATAGTAGAGCAAGCTAAAGAAGCTAAGTCTACTGTAGATACTGTAGCAACTCAAGCTGAAGCATTGCTTAGACAATTACCTGAACAAGTAGTAAATGGTACTGCAGGAGTACTTGGTGTAGATGGCAGTATTAAGAATCCTGATGCAGATGTTAGAGAGATGCTTCTTAATATTATTAAGCATACTGTAACTATGCAGACAAAATCTACTGATACTATAGAAAAGTCTGAAGATACATTTGTTAAATTTAAATCAGCATATACTGGTCAGATTTATCATATAGAAAACTTTAAGTCTCTTGTAGGTGCTATTGCTCCAACTAACTTTACCGACAATGTATCATATCTACAGAAAGAGGTTAGTAAACTACCTGAAAAGAAAGAGCAATCTAAAGCTAGTTTCAAGAAAGGTATGGTAGACTTCAATAGTGAATATTCTGATTATCTTCATAGTAATACATTTATTGTAGATAAACTACAGAATAGTCCTGATACTGTAACGTATGTATTAGAACGTGATGAAAAGGGTGCACCTGTAACTACATTTGATTTAGATTTAAGAGCTCTTAAATCTAACTTACCTGAATTGGTTAAGAATATGGACTTTACTAAATTAAAGCTTGGAGATATGAAAGGTTTCACTGAGCAAATGAAGAATAGTCTTAAACTAAACTCTAATGTAGGTGATGGATTAAAGAAACAAATTGCTGCTACAAGAGATATTCCTAAAGACTTCTCTAAACAGATTCTTGAGGGTGCAAATACTTATGTTAAATCTTTGCAAGTTGCAAAAACTAACATGTTAGCCAATGCTAAGAGTAGCGCAATCAATGTATCTAAGTCAGTGGGTGCACTAAAAAGTAACTTATCTTCACTATACCAGAGTGGTAGTACTGCTATAAGCGGAATAAGCGATATATCTAAGGTTGGCTCTAATGGTGAGTCAATGATAGATATAGCATTAGACTTAACTGATGTAGTAGAAGACTTAGGTAAACGTAAGTTAATCCGTATTCCTAACGATAATATGGGATTAATCAAGAACTTTAAACATGCATTAGAATTAAAGTCTACTTATATCTCTTTAAGTAAACAGCAATTAGATAACTCTATATTTAATATGAACGTTAGGTATCTAATTAATAATAATACTAAAGAGCATAAAGAAGATACAACTGATTATCTAATGCTATCTAAGATAGAAGTATATACAAATCAAGGTGAAAGATTTATGGCTTCTACTAATATGACGTTTGCTAAACTCCCTAAGAGTACTGCAGATAATAGTAAAAAAATATAAAAGAAAATCCCCTATGGAGTTTAACTCCATAGGGGGTTATTTTTATTAGTTAGCTTGTTGAGCTTTTTCAGAATCATTATTTGCATTAACATATGCAGATACGTGAGCTTTAATAATTTTCATGTAATCAGACATGATCTTTTCAGCCATTTGATATTTACATTGTAAATATGTGCTATATGTAGATGCAATTCTATTGACAATCTTCTGAGCATTGACTGCAGTTTTAGCATCAACACCACCATTTTTAACATTATCGATTGTTTGGTTACCAGATGCTGTAATAGATGCACTATTACTACCAGTAGCACCTGGGGTAGGGGCATTAGTTTGATTTAATTCAAATTCACTAAATACATCGCCATATAAGTATGTGGAGTTGTGTTGAGTACCTTGTGCTGGAGCTGCTGCTGGTGCTGCAGGAGTACTAGTAGGAGCACTTGGTGTAGAGCTTGTATTAGAAGAATCTGCAGGAGTAGATGCTGGTTGTTGACTAGCAGCTTTATTAATAGCAGACTCTAAAGATTTAAACATTTGATCGCTTGTAGATTTATCTTTCTTGATATTATCTACAATCTTAGGAATATTTAAAACTTGGTTAGCTAATTCTCTAATACTGATTTCATTAGCAGAATAATCTTTATCAGAATCTTTACCACCTTTGAAATAGTTATTACAAGTTTCTTTCCAGTCATCATCATCTTTATATTCATTGATGATAGTTTTGCGGAAATCATTAATAACTTTATCTACATCAGCATTTTCAGGCATACCATTAGCTGTACTAATTACACCATTGAAGTTAATATTAGGAGCTGCTTGAATACGATTCAAACCTTCCTTGTAGTTAGGCATATTAACTGTAGTGAAGCCAGCTGTTGGTTTATCAATTTGATCTTTATATTTTTCAATATAATCTTTATTAGATTTGAAGAATTTATCAAACCAGTTAGATACTTTATCAAATAAAGCCATTACGAATGTCTTGATTTTATTGAAGAATTCTTTTACTTTATCCCAAGCACCTTCATGGAGTGCAGCTAAACGATTTTCAACGTCTACGCCTTCAGCGAGAATCATTGCTTCTTTGATACAGCAATCCATGATAAGATCATTATGTTTCATATCAGTGATATGATTCATCAAGATTTCAGCATCAGTAAGTTTAGTAAACTTAAATGCTTCTTCTTTTAAGAATTTAGTAGACTCAACTGCTACAGCTTCAACTGTATCGTCAACAAATTCTTCATTTGCCATCATAGAGATACGAGCTAAGACACCTTTAGCTTGGTAGTAGTTATTACAAATATATTGAGCTTTGATTGCATATACAGTCAAATGATAAGTCCAGATTTCAGAGATCATACTAATGATGATACGTTCAATCTTACGGATATAATCATCACTATTTACACGAATCTTAGTAGAATTTCTATATTGAATAACTTTGTTTAAAAGTTTCTTATATTCTTTATTGATCAATCTAGCATTATCTAGATTTGCTTCTAAATCATCACGTACAGACTTAACGATTTCGATGCATTTACCAACACATTCTTTATGGAAAGATTTAGTAGTAGTCTCACCAACAAAGATATCTGGAGTTCTAGATAAGTCTTTAACTTCGATATCATCTGGATCAGCATCAATAATTTCAGCTTTAGCACGTTTAATGATTTTGCTTTGGTTATTAGTAGTAATCTCTAATAACTTACGAGCATCTTCTTCAGATAACTCATAGAAGTTATCACCAAAGAAGTGTAAGATGCTAGTTAGGATATTCTTAGAGCATGGGATCTCATCATCCAATACGAACTGAGTCATCTCACGCTCCATAAGAATATCATTATTATTAAAGTCTTTTAGGTATTCATTGACTACATTGATTAGTCTAGAATCACCTTCATTATTAAGACGTTTAAGATTATCATCTAATACATCTACATACTTTGCAGTATAGAATGCATTAAGACGAGTTAAAGTACCGAAGAATTGATCATAAGCTTTTCTTGCAGTAACTTCAGAGTCACTTTCTAAGATATTACGATAGAAAGTTTGGTTTTCTTTTAAAGCCTTAGTCTTAAATGTATCAACTAACTTGACAACTTGAGGTAAAGTTGCAAAGGAAGTTTTAGCAACAAGGCTTGGAGTTTTAATTTTATCTAGTAGAACGCTATCAAAAGAGAAAGCTTTCATATTACCTTCCATTATATTACCTCCAAGGTAAAGTTAATAAAAATAAAGAGGAGAGAGATATTGAATCTCTCTCCTCAAAGGTTTTAAATCTTAGATATTGAAGTATGCTTCGAAATCATTGTGATCGAAAGCGGATTCATTATATTTAGGATTTGGTTTTGCTGTTACGATTTTACGGCAGATTGCACGTGCATCGGATTTAGCAGCTTTGATAGCTTTAATGTATACAGAAGTAGCGAAGCTATAGAAGCTTGCAACTTTGTTAGATACAGATTTAATTTTATCGATAGCTGCGGAACGGTTACCTTCTTCAACTTTAGAAGCACCATCGATAGCTGCTTTTTTAGAAGCTTCGATACCTTTTTCGATACCTTTAACAGCTTTATCTAATTTAGAAGCATCGAATTTAACCATGTTGATTACTTTGTCAAGATTGCTCTTAACCCAAGCTTTATTAACTTCTTCACGTTCAGGAGCTTCTTTCAAAGCTTCTTTAGCTTCATCAAGTTCTTCATCCAAAGCTTCCATGATTTTACCGAATTCAGGAGCATCACCTTTAGCTGCGCCAATAATTTTAGCTACATAATCACCAGCTAATTTGTTAGCACCATTTACAGATGTTTCTACATTCAAACCAGGTTCTTTTTCAAGAGAAGCTTTTTGACCATGTAAACGATATTCGAAGTCTTCGCTCAAATAGCCAACGTTTTCTTTGATTTGTTTTTCATATTTTTGTAAGAAGGATTTATCACCACGTACATAGGAAGATACCCATGCTACGAATTTATTCCAAACGGATTTAACCCAGTTTTTAACAAATTCCCAGATTTTGGAGATTTTACCTTTAATAGTTTCAAGCATGCCTTCAGTATAAACTACTTCAGCACCTTCACGAACTTGTGCTAATTCATAACGACCGATACCAGTCATGATAGCATTATCCATTTCTTGGATAGTTTCACATGCTTCCATAGCAAGCATATCGAAATCTGTATAGTCATTAACTACAATACCAAGATCTTGGTAAGATTCTTGTACAGTAGATTCAGCGAAAAATGCCATTATAATTACCTCCGTAAAGTATATATTAATTATTCATGCATCAAAGCATCTGCTTCTACTGCAAGAAGATCAGCGTCAAAAGCGCCTTCAGATTTAGGGCTATAAGCTACAGCTTTAGCGAATACACGACGAGCTTGAGCAGCACGTTTTTTAGCAATAGCAACGCCACATTCAGCAACTACTACTTGAGCTTTAGCTACAGCGTTAGCAATTACTGTGATATTTTTAACTTCTTTTTTGTCTTTAGTAATATCAGCTACAGCTTTAGCCAATTTACCATCAACTTCTTTGAATTTCTTTTGAGCATCTTTAACTGCTGTAGAAGAAGTCAATTCAGCTACAACGTCTTTAGCTACGGATGTATAAGCAACTTCTTCTTCATCTTTGAATGCAGCTTCAAGAATGTTTTTCTTAGCTTCAGAGTGAGAGGAAGCATCTTCTGCACCAGTATAGATTTTAGCAATTACATCAGAAGCTTCAGCTTCAGCCAAGGAATCTAAGCTACCAAGTTCACCGATGCCTTTAGCACCATAAGCTGCATTAGTAGGAGCTTCCCATTTAACTTCTAATTTAGCCAAATCAGTTTTATCTTCAACAGATTTTTTGAATTTATTGTAGAATGCTTTGTTGTCACTCATTACACGAGCAGCAACTTTTGCATACCAACCATTGAAGAAAGCTTTAACTTTAGCCCAAACTTTTTTAACAAAGTTTACAACTTTAGTTTTAACAGTTTCCCAAGCACCTTCTTGGAAAGCTTCTACGTCAGCACCTTCTTGAACAAGTGCAGACTCTTTCATATCGGAACGAACGCAATCAGCGAAAATTTCAGCTTCAAATTGAGTGCATTCTAAAGCAATAACACCAAGACCAGCTTCGCATTCATACATAGCGGAGTTTTCAAGGGTTACGTTGATATCTTCAGTATCATGACCACCGAAAAATGCCATAATTAGTATCCTCCTTAAAAAGTTATACTTAATAGTATAAAAGGTTTTAATTAATTTTCAACCAAAATAGGTTAGATTTATTAAATTGTTACACGTATAGAGTTAAAGACTAATAGAAATTAGGCTATTATGATATTAATATCTAGTGCATTATTCTCAGTACCAATAGTATTAATATTTAAGAACTCAGGAATTCTACCAACTATAGATTCATCTTTACGATAAATGTGTTGGTATCCTGGACCATAACCATTGAAGTCTAAGAATTCAAAGTAAGTTACATTCTCTGCATACTTTTGAGTTATATATGTAATGATATTAGGGATATGGATATCAGAGATTCTAGATTTATCTTCAATATACTTTCTAATATCATTCTTGATATATTCACTTAAGTATTTATCAGTAGTAGTTAAGAACTTAACCTTGAAGGTCATAGATAGGTTAACTCTATTTAATGGTACACCATCATTTACATAGAATAACTTAGATGGACCATATGTGTTAAAGAACTTGATGTCTATACCGAAGCTATCTTCTAGAACGTCTAGACAATCAAGAATATGAATACGTTTCTTTTCAAGATTATTAATAAAGTCTTGAATTCGTTCTTCAGTATTCACATAGTCATATGAGATAACTGGTACACGATCTACAATATAAGAGATTTGACCATTATCTTGCTTTTTGACTTTAATATGAGACTCAATCAAGTCAGAGTAGTTATATAAGAAGTCAATACCATACTTAACTGTGTATTCATTGGTTAAGCTATAGCCTTCTAAGAAATCGGCTGTAAAGATATGATCTGATTTATGAAGACCTGCATTGTAACCGAATACATCTTTGGCAAATACGAATATTTTCATATGCATATTATTAGCCATATACCCAGGACTCAATCTAGTTGCATTACCAACTTCATAGACATTATTGATCTTAAGCTTGATATTCTTATCAATCTTATTATCAGTATTGAGCTTGAACTTGTAATCCATTACATAAGTACCTTGATCGTAGTTTACAAATTCAGCTTCAGCCCATCTGTAAGGAACTTGATATTTCTCATCAGTATAGAATACAGCTAAGACTTTAACATCTACACCAGTAATCTTCTCTGGATCATATGGATCGTCTTTATGGACTAGACCAATATCGGATTGAATATTTTGCATGATAGAGATATCACCAAAATATGTATCACGATCAGATAAGTAATGTCTGTACCAATTCATCTTAGTTGCAATGAACTGTACTTTAGAGTCTTGGTTTACATAAGTAAATTCAAGTAACTTGTTTACATCCATGATATTCATATAATAAGATACATATAGAGGTTTCTTATTAACGATACACATGAATGGATTCATATATAAGAACTCATTCTTTCTCGCAGCTTTAAGTTCATCTTCAGAAGCCTGATATGCTATAGATGCATTAGTTGTACCATCATATTTGATAATATTACCAGCAGTCAAGATATAGTTTGAATCAGAGATATTATCAAAGTCACGTCTAATAGCTTCAATTGGAATAGTATTAGTCGGAATGATATTTGTAGGAGAATCCATTAATACGAATGCATAATACAAACGAGCTAATGGGTTATCCATCTTCTTGAAGAAGAATAACTTATTGTCATCGTCATCAATAGTATTAAAGTAGTTATTAATATCAGTACTATTGGTAACGCTACCACGAGCTAAAGCTTCCTTAGGGATTAATCTCTTTAAGTCAGCAATAGATTTTTTATCAATACCGTATTGAGAATCCGATGTAGGAATAACTAATAAGTTAAGTCTATCGTAATTCATCTTATCAGATTTTACTCTAAAGTAAATACTATCCTTATAGGAGATATTACCATTAGCACCCTGACAAGTATATAGATTTACAGTAACTTCAGTATTAGCTGTAGGTAAGTAAGATGCATTGTCAAACATAACTCGAATAGTAGAGGAGTCAATATAAGTATAGTTACAGTACTTAGATACACCATCAGTATTTAAACCATTATAAACTGGTTTAAGTTTTCTTGTTGGTTGATCATACTCTTTTACATCCACATCAAAACCAGCTAATTGATTATCGAATTCAAATTGTAGCATTTTGGATTCTAATGGATTATTGGTGATGATAGTTTTATGGTATGTCATATACTCGTATTGACGTAAATCTACTAAAAGCATAACTACATTACGACCATCAATCTTAGATCTAACTGTAGGCTTTAAGTATGGATCAACATCATTAGAGTTCCTAGTGATAATAGGGTTACTTTGAGTAGTGTCATACATACCCGTATAGATATATTCCCCAGTAGGCAACTCAATACGTTTGATAATTAAGTCATATGGTAAGTGAAATTCATAATCCCCTACCATGATTTTTATATCACGATCAAATCTGAATGTATCAGAGATCGTATTCAATACAAGTTCATCTTCATAGAAGACAAACATTGCTTGCATAGTTGCAGGCTCAGCAAAAATCTTATTAATACCGAGCATTAAAGCATGAGAGATTACATTCTTCTCAAACTTAGCTTTAATAGGGATAGCCTCATTAGAATACTCAGCTGCCATAGTAACAGCATTTTGTAAAGTATTAGAGTTTACATCCCCTAGATAGCCAAAGATACCCATAGAGAGGGTTATTTCATCTTCATCTACATATCTTTTCTTAATATTTTCAATATATTGATGTATATCATATATATTGGCATTAAGTAAAGTATCATTTTGAACTGTATTTAAGACAGTCTCCTGATAAGATCGGAGAGTCTTGTTTACTGATACCGCATCAGATGCCATTTAATTATCCCTCCCATTTGAGTTTATAGAAACCTTTGTTAGGTAGTGTTTCATTATAACCATAGTTTAATTCATATTTAGGGTCTTGGAAGTAAGTGAACTTACTAGTTGGCTCAGCAGCCTTAGCTTTCTGAGTTTCATTATATGCAGCTTCGAGATTATTACTAACAGTGGATACTGTATCATAAGCACTATTAATAGCACCCTTAGCACGACCAACTAAATTCTTTGGAGTTTGAGCACCAATGCCACCTACCATGCGGTTTTGAGCATCGCCACTTGTTCCAGTTGTACCATTTACTGCATTACCTGCAGTACCACCCTGATAAAGCATAGATGGAGGTAATGCAATATAAGGTCTTTGCATAAACTCACCACTCCAACCATTGAATTCATCAAGATATCCACCTAGCTTTGCATCACCAGCTGGAATCTTCTTAGCAACTTCATTGAAGTCTAGAATTATATTAGGATCCATATCTTCTACATATGATGCTTTGAAGTTAATAGTAAACTTCACATTACCATCTGCAGGAAGATCAGAGAATGTACTCCTTGGTACATTCTTAGGATATACTCCAATAAACTTAGAGTAATGTATAATAGATTCACCATCTTCTCCGACTATGAATTTATACATAGCCATTTGATCATGAATGATTTTACCATTAAGATAGTTATCATCAACAAAGTCAACTAGACCATAGTGTTTCATACGTTCATATTCATCGAATAGTCTGAACCACATATATACTTCTAGATACTTTGTATCTTCAAATTCAACAGAGAACTCATGATTCTCATCGGATTCATATGAAGTACCACGATAGAATAAAGAAGATCCAAGAATATTTTTAGATGTCTCATAGTCACTAGCTGTATTGATATCTGGTAAATCTACATTAGATCTCTTATAATTGGATAAGAGATTAACGAATGGTCTACCACAAGCAGAATAGCTTAGACTTTGTAATACATCGTTATATCTTTTAAATGCTTCAACCATTAAGGCATTATTAGCAATAGATGGATTCAATGTAGGTCCTTTGAATAACTGTAAATCTGGTGTAGTAAAGAATATAAATTCTCTAGTAGCACCCATCCAGTTATTAGGATCTAATCTTTCATATCTAGCAAACTTTTGATATTTCTCCATCTGGCTTACTCGTCCAGGACCAATACCAAGACCGTTTGCTTTTACATATTTTAACAGACCAGCTGTTGATTCATCAAACTCAGGTCTAGTAGTCTGATCAAGTAAACTTGGTTTAGCAACTATATTATCAAGGCTATTACCAACACTGTTAATAGCTCCAGCAGTACCATTACCTATTTTAGTAATAGCACCACCGACTTGCCCAACAGTATTGATATATATTGTATTCTTTACTGAACTGACTGTATCAGAAGCAGCATTCTTACCTTTATCTATGACATTTCCAACCGCACCAGCAACTCCTGAGGCTGCATTATCTATAGCGGTTCCGATAAGGGATTTATCATCTGCCATTGCATATATTCCCCCTTTCTTATTTAATTTAATCTTATGTTAAAATGGCTAACTTCTATCGTAATTGTATATTATTATAGTGAAATAGGATAAAGCATATAGATATACACTCTTATATCACAGCTTTCAGTTATTTGTTTTACTATACTTTTAAAGCGAGGCTGATGATTATGAGAGATTATATCGAAGACATTTTAGATGGTGAGTTACCTAAATTAGAAGAAGCTAAATATTCATGTAACGTTTATACTATAGCAATTGAGTCTGATGATGAATCAATCAATCTTGAGCTTGTTAAAGTAGATGATTACAATGAAGTAGTAGAGCTTTATAACTCACTAATCGATGACCTTATTGAACGAGGTCAAACTAACAACTATTCTCATACCCTCAAATGTATGAATAAAAGATTTTTCAAAATTTAATGAGAAAAATCTATATGCTTTATTTTTTTTCTTATTTACCCATTTTAACATAAGATTAAAGTCATATATGATACTATAAGGAGGTACTTTAAATGATCCTTAAGGATTTAATTACAGACGTTTTAGACGTTGCCGATAATTCTGAAATTGGTAAATTTATTTCCAAGAAGAATCCATCTATCAAGTCTATTACTCGAGCAAATAAAGATTTGACTATGACATTTCCTGTCATGGTTTCTAATACTGTAGATCCAGCATCTGCACAATTAGTTTCTAGAGCATTAGAGCGTAAGTTTGTTACTTTAACTCAAATGTTATTATCTGCTATTTCCATTACATCTTCTAAAGATGCTATTGATCATCTTAAAAACGTTCACTCTAATCTAGACTTATCTAGTTTATTCGACGTTGATGATTATCTTGCAATTAGCCAAGAAGCTACAGCTAATCATATCTTTGATGCAGCTGAAATTAAAGCTGTTTATGAAGCATTTAGACAAGAACGTTTACAAGCTAAACCAATCAATCATCTACGTGAATCATTAATGGATGATATGATGGCTCGTATGCGCCAAGATCCAAAATTTAATGCAAACGTTGCTGATGCAAGATTTAATAATCTTAGTGATGACGATAAAGCTAGAGCAGTAAATCTTTTGAATACAGATACGGCTACTCGAAATAGAGATTTAACTCGTCAAAATAGAAGTCTAACTCAACAGCTTAATGATATTGAGCGCAATGAAGGTAGAATGAGAAGAAATTTCGCAAGAACTCAATCTCAATCTAATAGACGTATTAATGATTTACGCCAAAATAATGATAATCTTCAAGCACGCTTAGATGATATCCGTAATAATACTAGAGCTGGTTTAACCAAATTAGCTAAAGATCAAGACTATAAGAAAGCTAATGAATTGCAACCTACATTATTACAAATTCAATTCATTAGTACTAATGATAATAATGACCCCATCACTGTAGATGCTTATGTTGGTATTAAGACTAAAATCTACTGTGTAGACTCTGCTGATATTGCTAACCATATCGTATCTAAACGTAGCTACAATTTCAGCTTATATAACTTAATCAAAGCTACAAGTGGTGAAATCGAATTCTGGAGAGATTTCGTATTCGCTATTAAGAAAGCTAAGATTGATGCAGTATCCAATACAAACCGTGGTTCTTCTTCCAAACTTTGGAAAGTATTAGAACGTCGTGCATTGGCATCTAAAATCAATCGTTTCATGTCTGCTCGTAATGATGCAACAGCTATCACTACATTGATGGTATCTGCATATGATGTAGAAATGCTTCGTAAGATGGAAGACATTGATATCTCTGACTCTCGTGTAGCTCGTAAGTTAATGGATGACTACAACTTAGTCGGTATCGTTATCGTTGATGACTCCACTGAGTCTGCTAAAATCATCTTTGATACAGGTGATGATGAGTATGAACCATACACATTCAAAACTTTGAAACGTGATGATAAAATGGATTATAAACAAATGATTCAATTACTAGCTGGAGGTAAATAGTAATGCAAAAATATGTATTAAAAGAATTCGTTGAAGCCAGCAAGTTAATGGATCTTACTGACAAAGAAACCTATATCACTGTCGGTGTAGTTAATGAAGCTGAACAACGTGAAGTCCTTTTAGGTGTAACTAATAAACTATATGAAAAAATTGAAGCTAAAGTAACTGATGTTGACTTTGGTACAATCCCTCAATCTAAAGGTGACTTCCTTAAGATTGATAATATTGATATGGTAACTGAAGCTATTAGTGATATGAAGAAAATCTATCAAGAATATAAACAACCTCTTACTTATATCAATATCTTAACTGATGCAATTAATAACTTGGTTGAATTGAAAAATGAATTCCAACGTTGTTATGCATCCAATACTAGCTTAGGTATTGTATTATACAATACAACAGCTATGTCTGTAATCAGTGGTGTATCTTTACTTATTGCTTCCACTATCGATTTCATCGTAGATCCTAAAACAAAATCTATCGAAGTATCCGTAGACCGTGTAGGCGTATCTAGAAGTAAAGAACTTCTTCAATTACAAACTCTAGCTGAATTCAATAACCTCTGTAAAGGTAATAAACTTAAAAAGGTATTGAATGATCTAATTAAAGTAAGTGCTAAGAACTTAGCTGGTACATCTGTATTAGCAGTTATCGGTGTAAGTATTGGTCTTATCTTTACTATCGTTCCGATCATGCGTGAATTGATCTACTACTTCTACTATTGTAGAGCAAGTGTAGCTGAGTACTTTGAAACTCAAATTGCAATGTTGTCTTTAAATGCTGCACGATTAGAGACAGCTGGTGACCCTAAAACAGCAAACGAGCAACGTAAATATGTAGATCGTTTCCGTAAGATTGCTGACTATCTCGCAGTTGATGCAAAAGAAGCTTCCAATAAAGCTGAAGCAAATGTAAAACAAGATGAAAAAGAAAAATATAAAGTTGACGATGTAACTGAAAGTCTTCCAGACTCCGCTGCATCTTCTTTATTCTAATGAAAGGAGCATAGAAAAGATGCATTTTTCTAGAAAACAAATTAGAGAGTCTAATACCTTGAAGATGGTAAAACAAGCTGAAAAGGCTACTCTCGAAAAACAACTAAACGAGTCTAAGACTATTATTCCTGAAGTGGGACGTGTTGCTATGAATGAAAGTTCTTTAGCTCGCTCTAAACGTTCTTTGAATCTTCGTATGGCTGTTAAAGCTATGATTAAAGAACACTTCTTAACTGAAGCTATCAAATATATCTACAACGAATGTATGATTCCTGATCTTCAAAAAGAATCTACTAATATCATTCGTGATACAGTAATCCGTGGATTTATTAAAGAAAACGGTGTTGAAAATATTATCCGTACTTTCAATACTAAATCTTTATTCTTAGCTGACATTGCTAAAGCAGTCAAAGAAGCTACAGATGATGTAGTTAAAGCTAATGAAGATAAACTTAAGAATCCTGATACTAAAGTTGATGATATCACTGTAGATCCAGAATATCAAGATTCTTTCATTGATAAAATGGGTCAACAAAAAGAAGAAATCGAAGATGTTGGTGCTATGGTACAATCTCACGTTGCTAATAACGTAGAAGACTTCATTGCTTCCAATGTTGAAGATAAACAACAAATCAAGGAGATCCTTGATGAAGTAAAAGAAAAAGTAGCTAATATTAAAGCTGCAAATGCTGACGTAGCAGAGGACATCAAGGAGTCCATGATTATCGGTGCTAAGCGAAAAATCTATAACGTAAAGAGTGCTAAGAAGAGCATTCTAGAAGCTATGGTTAAACACTTAGCTAAACGTGTAATTGCAGAGAACCATACAGAATTCTTGACTGAATCTAAAACTATCAATACTGATAAGATTGTAGAAACAGCAGAATGTATGTTAACTATGCTAGTACTCTCTGAAGCACTAGGATTCAAATTGAATGAGCAAGAAGTTCGTGCAATGTACAAATAAAAAATAAAAAAAAATAATAGTTCCCCATCTGGTTAAACCAGATGGGGATTATTTCTTATTTAATTTTTCTATGCCTCATCACCTCCTTCAAATTGTTGGGTATGTAGATTGATATATTCAAACTGAGGCACATCGTCCTCATTGAATAATTGACCTACATTAGCTAATAAATCAAAATCGTCTTGCATCCACCAATATTGTCCCATGATGAACCTCCTAAGTATACTAACACTATATATTACAATAATAATATACAAGTAAGCATCTTAAGATTTACAAAAAAAAATAAATACCCCATAGGACTCGCGAGTCCTATGGGGATTTATTGTGACGTATTATTAGATTGACTTAAAAGAACTTATGCGTCTTAAATTAGACTTATTAAAGTGTTGTCTCCAATACGATAAACAGTATGGAAAAGTTCAATGTTATCCATTAAGAATTTATATTGCTGAGCTGTTAAGGTTTCTAAGATTGTATCTTTATCAGAGGTGTATTGTGTGCGTATGCTAGATAAGAATACATCATCATTACTAAGATTACCTTTTTGCCAAGCATATCTTCCTTCTTCACAGAAGGCAAATCCTGGGAATGCTTTAACATAGTTAGCATCCCAATAGGATGTATTTAACATTTTTCTTTTGATATCATAAAATGTATCAAGCTGTTTATGATTGTAAGACATTGTGATCACCTAAATAAGATCTTCAGGATCATAGAAATCCTGAGCATCTTCCTTTTCTTCTTTCTCAGTAACTGGGATGTCAAGTTCGACACCACGTTTTTCCATGATTTCCTTAATTTTTTGATTATCACCATATCCCTTTTCTAATAGGATATGAGTTAAATCATGTGGACCTTGCTCCGTTAAGAATGAGAAGCCTTTATTAGGCTGCATAGTTCCATCGGATTGAACTACCCACTTACGTAGTTCAATTTTATAAGCTCTGTCATTCCAGCTCATTTCAGAAATCTTTAGAATAGAGTTTCCTCTTTCATCGAAGACTTCATCAATACCATCTGGATTGATATTAAATTTGAATTCCATATTTCCTCCAAAAAATAATAGACTGGAGAGGTTAATCTCCAGTCATACTATAACTTGATTATTTTTGTGGACGGAATAAACCATCGGATACAACTTGACGGCTTACATATTTTTTGAGTAAGCGTTTAGTTACATCTGGATGCAATTGTTTGATTTCAAGAAGACGACCAGAATAGCTATTAGTATTTACTGGAGCACCAGGAATTACTACATAGTCATATTGGTTACCATAGATGAAACCAAGAATAGATTCAATTGTAGCACCATATACTACCAAGTTGCTGTTACCAGAACCATCAGAAGCATATGCATAAGTTACACATTGAGCACGGAATTTGTCATGGTTTTCATTGTCTTTACCGAAGTCAATGATTGTATCTTTCAAGATATCAATTGCTTCATTAGTAAGACGGAAGCCCATAACTGTTTCAGATACAGTACCGTTTTTAACTAATTGACGGATATTAGAAGTACCATTGAATTTAGCAACCATTTCAAGTTCTTTAGTTGCTGCATTTTGACCAATGCTTTCTAAACCGATTTGTTCAATAGCTTTCAAACGAGTGTCGTGTTCATTATCAGAACCATTGAATGCAAATACCAATGCAATACCGATTTGTGGGCTGTTAGTGAATACCATATCACGGCAGCCTACATAATCAGCAAAGATGTTACCAAGACGATTTGTGAGAAGTTCACATAATTCGCTTGTAGCGATTGTTTTTGTTTTGTAATCGCTTTCGAATGTTTCAGGAGTAACTTTAAGTTCAATGCGTTTAGCATTACCTTTATCGTTACCTTCTTTGTCTCGACGAGTTTCACGAGAAGCACGTTGAAGTACTTCACCTAGAGATTGGAATCCATTGTCGACTTGTGGAATTCCATTAATCAATTGATTTGACATAGCTATGTCCTCCTTTAAAATATAAAAGAAATTATTCTACTGTTAGGATCATAGTAAATATTAATCACCTAACTTCACCATTATAATATATCAATATAACTAAGTTTAGAAGACATGTAATCCAGGAAGGTCATCCATACCTACATATTTAACTATAAAGGTTCGATCATTCTTATCTTGAATAAAGAAGAAATTACCTCTAGCCTTATATAGTAAGATATCATGATAATATTCAACGATGTTATAATCTACTATACGATCTTGTACTATAGCTTCAAGAGCAAATAAGTCACCAGGTCGTAATTGAGCACCGTCTTTAACTTCAAATAATACATTGATTACTCTGAAGTTATAATGGAACCAGTACATGAATAGAATATTCTGCAATGCTATCTTAATAGCTTGATCGGTATCATCATATTCTAATCCACGACTATCACAGATAGAAATAAGAGTACCATAAACACGTGAGTCTAACTTAACAAAGGATACAATATTCTTGAGTGGATCATTTAGATATAAGTCTACACTGAAAGCATAGTCTTTGCTTGCAATGTCATACATCATAAGATCATAAGCTCTCTTATATTGTCTCATAGAACTGTCGTTATCAAACTCACCTTTACATACATACTTACCAAACTTCTTCTTAGGGTCTGGATTATCTATATTAATCCGACTAGCAAAGTATGGATAGTTGTTTGCTTCATATGGGCAATAGATATTGATACACAATTCCTTTTCCCCATTCTTTAGAGTACATACCTCGAAAAACATCTTACAATGTATCTCTAATGGTATATACTCATCATTATTGAATTTATCAATCAATAACTTATCTCCTATTACAGGAGTTACCTTATAGAAGTCTTTGTCTTTTCTAGATACTATTCTATATAGTTCAGTAATCTGACCGAATTTATCTTTCTTACAAAGCTTCTGTCCGACATTATACATTTTTATATTCACCTCCTTATTCATAGTTATAATATATGAGCGAATAGTATTATAAGAGTCCTACTTATCTAGTAAGTAGGACTCATTATATTATAATACTTGCATAGCTATCTTAGCATATTTACCAGCATGTTTTAGTGTAGGTGCTGTAATAACAAAAGAGTCATCACAGAACTCACTACGTTGATAATAATTAGAGAAGTTGAATTGTTTATCCGCTTTAAGTACTACTTTGAGATACTTATGGAAATCATTCAATACTCTAGCTCTAATCTTAACTAATTCTTTATCTTTCTTAGTACGATCTTGTTTAGTAAGATCTTCTGTAATCTTAAGATTTAGATAATACATCTTAGCTAGTTCATATTTCATTGCCTCAATATTCTTAGCTCTATCATACTCCATAAGTAATCTATGAGATTCCATATATGTAGCTTGATAGTTCTTATTCTTTAAGAAGTTCTTAACGAATAAGTTACCTTTATTATCGAACTCAAAGCCAATACCTTTTTCTTGTAATAGCTTAGCAGTCATACTTCTATGATATAAAGCATTAGCTCGATTATAAGCTCTATTCATATTAATAGGATTGAATTCCATGTAAGGATTCCAACCGAATTCTAATAAAGCTTGTTTATATTCATCAGATTGAGTTCTAGAATATTCTAAACTTAAGTATCTTACATTAGACATCCAATCTAGAATAGCTTTCTTATCATAAGATTTACCTTCATAGATATTCTTATAATCTTTCAACCATTTATCAGCTTTAGATTTCCACTTATCTGGAATAGAACCAAATGTACAATTACGTTTGAATACCTCAATTTCGTGAGGAATATAGAATGGTGTAGTATTTGGTAAGTTTCTAACTGGCTGTGCATCTTCCATAGCAGATTCTACCATAGGGAAGTAATAGTAATCATCAAATCCCTTATTAGTAAATACACTCTTTAGGAAGTTATACATAGTTTCATTATTGCAACCAAATGCTTCCATTAATCTCATATCGGAGATACGGATTAATGATATATCCATAGATTGTAAGTTATTCCATTGAGCATCTAATTCTTCTTCACTATCACAAGGTAAGATAACAAAGATACCAGAGTTTAAAGACCAAGCTTGAAGATATTCAATCTCACGTTTCTTACCACGGAGTTCAATACCATAATCTCTAGCTCTATCTAAGTCAGATAATTGTAAGCCAGATTCACTTAATGCTAAATCATCATAAGGGATTTCAGAGTTAAGATACTTAGATCTTAATTCTTTAAATCTTTCGCTATTAGATTTACCATAGATCTCAATAGACATATCATCACTATGACGTTTCATATCAGCAGTAAGACTATTATAATCATTCCAGTCATCCATTAATTGCTCTTCTGATTCATACTTATCATCAAGTACTTTATACATCCCAGAGTCATTAACTTCTTTAACTTTCTTATTATTAGTACTTTGAGTATCATCATCTTGAGTTAGAGCATCTTTAGCTTTAACAAAAGCTGGATCCTCAATCTCTAAGATAGTATCATAAGATTTAGATCTTACACCAGATTCTAAGTCGATAGCAAAGTATCCATTATGATCTTCCATGATCATAGTACCTTCAGGGAATTCTTTTAATTTAGACTTTGCAGTATTAACTTCTAGAATATCGCATAAAGGCATAGCTGTATTGTATAACTCTGATTCAATGGAATATATCATATTCATTAGAGTTAACTTATTCTCTCTATCTAAATCAGCTTCAATAAAGTCATCATCATACTCTAATTGGTCTTTAGATAGCATTACTTTACCAGTGATTTCTTCATATAGATTGATGGCATTCTCCCAAGTAACTCTATCCCGTTTATGTCTATAAGACTTATAGAATTTGTCTTGTAAGAATGGCTCTTTATCTACAATCTCAGTTTCTTCATTATCAGATTTAACTCTAAGTTTAGTTGATTTCTTATCATCAACTACACCAAAGCCATCTTTTTCTCCACTGAAAGAATGTCTATGTGGAGTATATTGTACTAGCATATTACCATCCATTGTACCAACAATACCACCTATAGCTCCAACACCCATATGCTCTCTTGCAGCATATTCTTTTAAGTCAGAGATACGTCTAATGATATCATACTCTTGAGGGATTTGTTTACCCGCATATGTCTTATATAATGCAATAGCCATAGATCCAAAATACATTGTAGAGTAATTAACTAAGTTAGGATACTGATCTACTAAATATGCATATAAAGATTTATCTAAGATAAAGATAGTCTTATTTTCTCCTCTAAGGTTATACACAAAGAATCTAAGTATCTTAGCCATTTCTATATATACTTCTTCAATAGTCATATTAAGATTTAGATCTTCTGTATTTGTTTTAGGGAATATATTAACACGATCTACGTCAGGATAAACTCTTGCAAAGTATTCATTAGTCATTCTATCTGTAATATCATCTTCATCAGTGATATCTACCCATGTATTATAGAATAGGTAGTTTATTATCTTATCTAGATTGATATATTTAATATTATCAGGATAGCTATCAGGTAAGACACTCTTAATATACTCAACATTTGATACATCTACTGCAAAGATATATTTACCTTTATCTGTATCCTCTTCAAATTCTTCCATATTACTAAGAACTATACCACCATCATCGTATTCTGCAGATTCATTGATTCTAATAATCTTATTATCAGTATTAGGTTCATTAATCTCTTGATCTTTGAGTAATGCTAATACTTCCATAAGTTGGACAAACTTATTATCTACTAATCTTAGATAGTTATATTCACCAAGCTTAATAAGCTCAGCTTCTTTACTAACTTGCTTAGCACGATATTCATCCATTTGACGATTATTAGGATTATCTCCACCATCCTTAACTTCAATAATCAAATTATAAGGAACGTAGTAAATATCCGTAATCCATTGTCTAGAATTACCATATTGATCAGTATAATCAATAACCGGACCAGGCATAATAATATCTTTAGAGTTACAATTAAGAACTTTATCCATAAACTCTATAGCTTTATGCTCATAAGATCCAGTATAAGTAAACTTAGTACCATCACTATATACATAAGTACCACTAATACTACGATTAGCTAACATCTTAGCCTGATGTGCAGCATCATCTAATAGAGACACTTTACCGTGTACTCTAATCATATTCTTTTTAAACTTAGCTCTCATTTCCTCTTTACATCTAGGATTAGAGCAAAGTCTATGGTATTTACCAGTCTTTTCATTCCAGTCTGTCTTATTACCACATACGATACATTTACCAGAACCTGGGTGAGTTTTATCATATAAGAATTGCTCGGCAGAAATATCACCGATGATATCTTCATGATCTTTTTCTATGTGTCTGATTAACTTGTCTTTGAAATCTTTACGTCGACATAATGGACAAGCTATTCTTCGTTCAGTTGCCATTGTATCCTCCTTAATGAGTATATATCAATTTAATGCTATGTTAAAAATAGCTATTTGTGTATATTTTAAACCCTAGAACTAAGTAGTAATATATTAATATGAAAGGAGAATTTATCGTGGCTGATGATATTACTTTCATAACTGCCAAGACTAAGGAAGTTCCAACCCTATTAAAGGAATATTCTTTATCTACTGACAGTTACAAAACTCCACTTACATATAAAAACTTTAATGCTGTTGGTACTCTAATTATGCGATTAATGCTATTAGAGCCTGGCACAATAACTCATAGTCCAGAAATGGGTCTAGGGTTAATTAGTAAATATAGGTATATGCAGTCTGATAGAGCTATTGAGCTAAGTCAGGCTATTAAAGATCAAATAAAAGACTATCTTGATAATACTATAGCAGTTGAAGTTAATATAGGCTTCTCTAACAATGGGGAGAATATTATGATTATCGATATGACTGTAGATCAATTCCAATTTAGATACTTCTATGATCGAGATAAATTAACTTTAAAGATGTTGATGAATGATGAAATTGTTTAGGAGGAACCATGTCTGAAAATGTAAAACTAGCAGACCTCATGAAAGAGAAATTGAAAGAAGAAAAAGCTTCCAAAGAAGTTACACCAGTAGAAGAAGAAAAAACTGAAACTGCTGTTGTAGAAGAACAACCTAAAACAGAAGCTGAACCTCAACCTACAGCTCCTGTTGCACCTACATTTGATGCAGATTCTTTACAATCTGCAGATCTTAGTGCAATTATCCCTTCTGGCAAAGAAGATAAAACACAAGAAGCTCGTGATGGTTTAATGGAAGAATTAGATAATGGTATTTCCGATGCTATTGAACGTCGTTTCCGTCCAGCTTTAAAAGAAATCCATGAAATGCGTCGTGAATACGAAGACCTTAAAGCTATGGGTGAAGAAAATCCTCAAGTAGCATCTAAATATGATCCTACATTGGATTTGAATCCAGAGCTTTCTGATGATGATCGTGCAGCTATTCGTCGTGATGAAGCTGAACACGTTATGTCTGATGAAGAAATCAAAGCGTCTACTAGCATCAATACTATTCTTCCTGAAGATGATATTGAAGCTGAATTCGAAGCATACGAAGCTGCAGCAGAAAATGCTGTATCTAATGTAACTACAGCTGCTACTACAACTCCTGCTGTAAGTGTAAATACTATTGATGTATCTGATGCTGCAGTACCAGCTGTAGAAGTAGTAGAAGCTACTGATGATGAAGATGAATTGCTTTATGATGATGAACTCTTAGAAGACCTTGGTCTTGATGAAGATAAAGAAGAAGCTGAACGTGCTAAGTTAGAAAAACAACAGCAACGTAATATGGAAGAATTCGCTCGTGTACTTCGTCAGCAATTAGATGAAGTAGGTGAACGTAAACCTGATATTAGTAAATTCCGTGTACGTAAACGCCCTGTAGCATTTACTAAAGTACTTTCCAAACCAGTTGAAAAGAAATACTTCGAATGGGGTTTATTCGCTACTGGTGTATCCATCTCTATGACTCCACTATCTGCAATCGAAATGGATGAAATCAATCCATATGCTGATTCTGCAAATGATATTGGTAAAGCTCGTACGGTATTCAGTACTCTATATAAACACTTAGCGCCTGAATGCCGTAATATGGATATGGAAGCATGGTTGAAGTTATTGAACTACCAAGACTTGAATCATTTATTCTTCGCATTATATAATGCTAACTTCAGTACTTCTAATATCATTCCATTTAGCTGCCCTAAATGTAAACACTTCTATACTGAAAAACGTCCTATCATTGACATGGTTAAATTCGAAACAGAAGCTGATAAAGAAACCTTTAACAAAATCATTGCTAAAGATCCTTCTATGCCTCCAACATTCGAAGAAGAAATCTACGTTGCAAATGGTGACTACGCTTTCGGTGTAGTAATTCCTAAAATTTACAACTCCATGTTTGAGGAACGTCTTTTAAATGAAAGCTTCCGTGAAAAATATGCTGGTATCATTAATATCTCTCACTGTATCTCTACAGTATATGAGATCGATGAAGATAATGAAGAATTGATTCCTATTCAATTCAACACAGCTCCAAATGATATTGTTAAGACTTATAAATATCGTATCCAAGGTATCTATAAAATCTTATCTAAACTATCTGCTTATGAATTTAAAGAACTTCAATCTTTCATCGGCAAATACTTAGAAGATAATAATAAGAATATCAATATTTCTTACCAAGTACCTGCAGCTACTTGTCCTAAATGTGGTGCAGAAATTGAAGCTATTCCTATGAATGCTCAAGAACTTGTTTTTACACGGCATCGGTTGATTCACATGCTCGACTAATGCAATTAGTTGATAATGTTTGTTACGAATATCGAGGTAGATTAAGTATAATAGAAGCATTGAATATGCCTATAGGTGATTTGATGCTTCTTTATAAATTTATTAGAGATCGTAGAGAAGCTGCCGATGCAGCTGCTGAAAAAGAAAAACACAAAAAAGATGAAGAGCAAAAATATAAGTATATGCAAGCCGCTTATAGAGGTCATCCACAAGCTGGATTAGTTCCACCTGATCAAGGTACTAAGACTGAAACTCCAGCTATGACTAGGGAAGATATGGCACGGTTTGAAGATGCTCTTGAAGGAATGCTTTAATTAAAAGGGGATTTATATAAATGGATATCGTCGAATTTTTCTGCAAATTCGGCAATGGAGACTGCGAACAAACGAGAAAATATATAGTAGATTACTTTGGCGAATCTAGTCTACTATACAGTATTTTGAAAGGTCATGACTTGTTACAATCTAAGATTGATCATATCATCTATGAGAACTATATTGACTTTATCATATATACTACAGATGCTAAACTATTCGATTCCTTAGTTGATGAATATAAGAATACCATCACAGTTAATAGTGCTAATGGTATGCATCTGCCTATAGTTGTAGATATTAATAGGGATTTTAATGATCCATGTAAAATTATTGTAACTATGCGATAAAAGAATACTAATCGAGTTAGTGCAATAAATGCACTAACTCGGTTTTTGTTCCACATATAAGTAATTTATAAGGAGGTATATATGGCAATATTAAAAGACCAAATCAGACAAGATAATCTCCAAGTATCTCTTCTTGATGTGGATGATTTTGTCAAGAAGAATAACTTAGTTGAAATAACTAACCCAGTTATCTTTGATACATCTAGTAATCCTACACCAGATGGATTATTATCAAATACAATCTTTGGTATTACCAAAGAATCTAGAGCTAGTACTTTTGCATATATTAGCTTAAAGAAGAAATTCTTACAACCATTAGTATATAGAATCTGGAGTAAAGTAGATTCTAAGATTAAATCTGTTATCCACGGTATCGGAACTTATTCTGTAGATAAGTCTGGTAATATCGTAGAAGATCCTAAAGGGGATAATGGTATTGATTTCTTAAGAAAGAATCTAGATAAGATTAAATTTAGAGAAACTGATTCCATTAAACGTGAACGTTATATCAAGTTCTTGAATGATAATAGAAAGAACTTCTTTACAGATAAGCTTATTGTAATCCCACCATTCTTTAGAGATATTAAAGTAGATGGTGGTAAGATCTCCGTAGGCGATATCAATAAACTCTATATCAATATAATTGTATCCGCATCAGCTATTGGTGATTCTACTGAATACGGTTTCAGTATTGGTAAATCCGTTGAAGGTAGACTCCAAGAAGGTTTAATTGAAGTCTATAAATGGTTCGGTACTGGTACTGATAGCAATCCTAATGGTGGTCTACCTGGTAAGTTTGGTGTAATTAGACGTGCTAACTTATCTAAGACTACTGACTATGCTACTCGTCTAGTATTATCTGCACCTAAATTGGATGTAGAGAATATGGAAGATCTTAGAGCTGACTTCGATTACTCTGTATTACCTATGACATCAGCTGCTGCTAACTTCTTCCCATTTGTTATCTTCCATATGAGAAGATTCTTTGAGAATGAATTCATTGGTGATACTAAATATCCTATCATAGATAAAGACGGTTCTATTATCTATGGTGAAATTGAAGACTATCAAATTCAATTCTCTGATGAAATGCTAAAGAAAGAGTTAGATAGATTCATTCATGGTTACTCTGATAGATTTAGACCAGTTAAAGTCTTATGTCGTGTTAAAGGTAAACAAGAATATCTTGATTTGAAATGGAAAGGCTTCTATAAAGAACCTGATGGTAAAGCATTACAAAAAGAAAGACCTCTAACTTGGTGTGATGTAATCTATATGGCATGTGAAGAAGCAATCAAAGATAGAATGATTCTTATTACACGTTATCCTATCGATACTTTCTATAATGAGTTTGCTACTAAGATTAGACTAGCATCTACTATTGAAACTGAAGAAGCAGTATTTGATGATGTAGTGTATACACATTATCCAAAAATCAGAAAAGAAGATATTGGTAAAGATACATCCAGTTCATTTATCGATACTATGAATATCTGTAATGGGTATCTGGATAGTATCGGTGGTGACTATGATGGTGATATGGTAACCATCAAGGGGGTATATACTGATGAGGCTAATGCAGAGCTTAAAAAGCAATTAGCTAGTAATATCCACTTTATTAACTTAGGTGGCAACCCAGTTATCTCCACATCTAAAGAATCTATCCAAGCAATCTATGCTATGACATTAACTTTACCAGAGACTAAACTTAGTCCAGTGAAATTTTAATAAAAGAATTCCCCTATAGAGTTGAACTCTATAGGGGATATATCTTAGAATTTGATCACGTTAGTATAGTTTACTTTATCTTTTTCAAATTTAGTAATACCGATAGATTCTAATGGGAAGTTTTTCAAGTTATCATTGATAATATCACTATAGTCAACGAACTTCAATACCCATTTAGGAACTTCAGCATCAATTGGAATTGAGATACTAGTAATCTCACCTTTATAATCGTTTTGATTTTCATCTAAGAATTTCTTAATTCTTTCATATAACTCTGGATCAGAATCCATTAAAGGCAATAGAGTTGTATTATTGATTGTAATCTTAACAATGTCTACTGCATTACGGATAGTTAAATCAATAGCCTCTGTGCCTTCATCTCTTAATGCATTATAAACCAATGCACCTTTAATACCTTGGATACGCATTGGATTATCATAGTTTGCATAAGACTTAATTTGAGCTGGTTTATAATATTCTTTTTCACCAGATTCAATGGAGTTTCTAATATCATACTCTACACGAGCTAATGATTGTAATACATCCATTTGGTTTACTTCTTCTACATTAAGAATCTTCTTAAATAGAATATCTTTCAAAGCATTACGAGTCTTCTCTTTCAATGTAGATTTATTGATAGGTAAGCCTTTAACATCAAGCATCTTAGATGGTGGAACCAAGTTACCTTCTTGAAGTTCTTGTTTAGATGCATAGTTTTTCTTACCGCCAGTTAATAAAGCTCTACCAAATAAGAACTCATTCTTCATTGCAATTAGACATTCTTTGAATTCAGACTTAGTATTATAATTCTCTGCAACTAAATCAAAGTGCTCACGTAATAATCTACCTGCAATATAGGATAAAATATTGATGATACTGAAACGTAGTGGTTCTTTATTACTAGAAGTTGCTACATTAATCATCTTAGTCTCAATCTCACCAGTTGAGAAGTTATAAACTCTATCTTCTTCCATTACAGGCTCTACTTCTGGAAGATTCATAAGTTTAATATTAGACTTATCTACTGGACCTAGAACGTCTCTAAGAACGAATGTATACCAACCATTAAAGCATGGCATAGTAGAGTCAGTATCTGTGATGATACTAATATCACGTTTCATTGTAGCAGAACGATCAATCTTATCTACTACAATATATCTCATATAACACCATTCTTTAAGGACCTCAAACATGTGGTCTAAATTATCCTTAATGATTTCTGGTGGTTTGTTAGGATCTACGAATGCTTCATCAAGTTTAGATAAAGTCATTACAATATAATCTTTCATGTATTTATTATCACAGAATTGTAGAGAGTTATTCTTATAGAATAACTTATTCAAAGTCTCTTGAGATAAGTTAATCAATAAACTCCAAATGATATTCATTGCTTTATTGATTGCTTCATCATCAAAGTAATCTCTATCAAATGTATCCATGATCTTATAGAATACATCTTCAACTGCTACATTCTCATCTAATACTAGAGAAGATGGATAAATAGATTTCTCAGAATCTACACGATTGATGAATGTAATTGCTTCATCAATAGAATGGAACTTTACGTTATTTGTAAAGAAGCTTTCAAAGAAAGTAATTGCATGACTAATCAATGCACGACCAGTTCTAGTAATACCAGTTGCAACGTATAAGTTATACAATGCACTACTATAGTTACCAATTACACCATACAATGCATTATTATCACGCTTAGCCAACATTTGAAGCATGTTATATTTATTGAACTTCTCTGAACCCTTCTCATATTTAAACATTTCTTTCTTAAACTTAGAACGGTTATCAGTAAAGGAAGTAATCAATTTATACATAGGAGTTAACTCTTTTGTATATTGTTTGAATAAGCAGCCATTAGCTACCATGATAGGAGTCTTTTCATAAATATAATTACTAATACCAGCCACATCAGTTTCTGCTGTTTCTTCAGTATAGTTATTGTGTAATAGACATTCACGTTTCTTATATGCATTAGATAGAATAATATCTAATGCTGTATCTACTTCACCCTCAGTTAGAGTAGGGAAGTTAATCATTAAATTTTGTTTAGCTTGCTCTCTATATTTAGAAATAGCTATAATTTTGTCAAGTTCTTCATAGTTAGTCATATTCAAATTCCTCCTAACTGGATGTCCTAGGTACTTTTATTTGCTAATATCAGCTTATATGAATAACATTAAGTTAATAAAACGTAATTTTCGTTTTTAAATATATTTAAATAAAATAATCTCCAAGGAGGACGAAAACATGTTTTTCAACGAAAACGATCGACAAGATGTTCTTGGTGAAGATCTTGCCAACCCTAATGCTTTACTTGAAGCTATGATTTATGCTGAGGCTTCCAAATTGCCTCAAGACGAACGTATTGCATTCGCTGAATCCGAAGAAGCTCAATTATTGGTAGAAAAATCCGTATTGAATAAAAAGACTTTGGTTCGCTTAAGCAAAAATGACGACTTGGCTCGCCGTGTAAAAATGGCTGCATTCCAAATCGCTAAACAAAAGAAAGATCCACTCTGGACTAAATTGGTTAAAAACCGTGTTATCGAACGTGCTTTGATCAAAAAGATCGTTCAAAAATACAATAACCAAGCAGTTCGTGTAGCTCGCAAATCTCAAGTTGAGTACATCAAAACTGCAAAAACTTCTAAACATTTACCAACTCCAAAAAAATAATAAAACCATTCGGTATAGGGTCTTAACGATCCTATACCGGTTTTATTTGTTACAGTGAATTTTACATATGAATATATATTATAGTAGTAGAATAATATAGATGTAATTCATTAAGGAGGTTCCTAAATGTTTGATACTATTGTCAACTTTGAGAATTACTGGATTTATACTGACTTTATTAAAAACAAAGGAGAAATGACACTTGATGTAAATCAACAAATTAAGAAAGAGAATTGGTCTAACCACTTCGAAGCTATTCATTGTATACTAAGAGATGGTATAGACGATCCTAGCCTATCTAAGGCTAAGATCAATTTAATTATTGGTGGTCATGAATTTGGTCTAACTATTCATGACTATTGGTTAAACTTGATCTTATGGTCTCTTATTATTAAGAGTGACTGTGAGATTGAACCAAAACATATCTTCCTTAAACGAGAAGTTACAGCTAAAGATATCAAGAAATACATTGATAAGTTCTTCATTGAAGTTCATGTAGAAGATATTGACTTCTTGACTAAGAATAATATGATTGCAGATGCATTATATTACATTGCTAAAGTTGATGAGTTTGCAGACTTGTTTGTAAATAGCATTAACTTACAAGATGATGTATTAATGATGAATGCTATCCCTGAATACTATAATCTATTACATCCTGATATGAGTAAAGTAGATTTACAAAAGGCTAATGATTATGGTATGGAATGTATTGGTAAAGTACGTGATTATGTATTGAAGTCTAAAGACATCTTAGGATATGATCATATCTATACTAATGCATTTAGAGCTAATGAAAGTATTAATATTCGTCAGCTTAAAGAATATGCAATCTCCATCGGTACTAAACCAGATGGTAATGGTAGCGTATTCCCACACGTTATTGCTAATAGCTATATCAATGGCGGTGTAACTGATTTGATGGATTACTTTATTGAATCCTCAGCCGGTCGTACAGCTCAAATCATTTCTAAAATCAATGTAGGTTCTTCTGGTGCAATGGCACGTAAGATTGGTCTAAACAACCAAGGTACTCGTTTGCATCCAGATCCACATTTCAAATGCTCTTCTCGTAACTTTATTAGATATGATATTAAAGATGCAAAAGAGCTTAGTCTAATGATTGGTAAGTATTACAGATTCGATCAAGTAAAAGATTTTGACTTAGGTCCTATTACTGAAGCTGATACTCACTTGATTGGTAAGACTATTTATACTAGAAGTCCTATTACTTGTCAGTCTCATTCTGAAGGTGAAGGAATCTGTAGATATTGTTATGGTGACTTATACTTTATCAATAAGGATATTGATGTAGGTAAGTATCCATCTGAAGATATTACAGCTAGTACTACACAATTACAGTTATCTGCTAAACACGTATTGGTAACAGATATTCCTGATATTGAATTACCAATTAAGTTTGTAGAGAACTTTGTTCGTTCTGCAGAAACTATCTCATTGATTGAAGATCGAAACTATAATGATATCTATTTAAGATTCCATGTAGATGAGATCTTTAAAGATAATGAAGATGATGTAGACGATACAACTAATACTGTATTAGACTATAATGATTATGTGAATAAGTTCACTATCATTGATCGTAAAGAAGAATACCCAATCGAAATCGATAAGATTGATAAATTCTATCTTTCCGAAGCATTAGTTAGATTAACTAATATGAAACGCTATCAAACTGATGAAGGTGAAATCAATATCCCAGTCAGTGTATTAGCTAAAGAAGAAGATCAAACTATCTTCTATACACCGATCGTAAATAATGAGTTCTCTAAAACTCTTAACCGTATTAAAGATATCTTAGATAAGGCTGCTGTAACTACATCCTTTACTAAAGATGATTTAGCACAAGAGTTCATGAGAGCATTATTGAATGGTGGTATGTCTAAGCATACAGTTCATACTGAAACAATCTTATCTAATCAAATTAGAAGTGCATATAATATCTTTGATAAACCTAACTGGAATAACATAAATGAACCTTACGTATTACTTCCACTTACTAAAGCATTATATGAAAATCCTTCTATTACTAAGACATTAGACTTCCAAAACTTGGCTAGTATCTTGAAGAATCCATCTTCTTATAATAAGACAGCTCCGTCTACTATAGATTACTTCTTCCAAGAACAGCCACAATTATTTATGAATCAGCCAAGCTTAACTAATAAGGATATCAGAAATGAACGTAAGCTTACTGATGCATTGGTGAATGAGGAAATTTAAGATTATGAATAAGATAATCTTACGTAATTCATCTATAGTAATTACTGATTACAGTCTAGGAGATGCTCCTAGACTGGAATCTTACTTTACTATATTTGATAGAATTACTTTCACTAAAAGCTATAAAGGGATGTCATATGATGAAGCTAATAGACTTCTATATCTCCCTAGGGGTTTAGATTTATACTTCGTTAAGAAGTTCTTTGAAGGTGAAGAACCAGTCAAAGAATATAATAGCGATCCATATTTCGAAACTCCACCTATTAAGATTAAATATCTTCCTAGAGATGAAGTACAACAAGAAGCATTACACTTCATTCTAGGTAAAGGACAATATTATTCTAATCAGAATAATAGTCAACTATCTATAAATCTACCAACTGGTAAAGGTAAGACATATGTAACTATAGCATCTTTAATGTATTGGAAAGCAAGAACTATAGTTATTGCATCTACTACAGGTTGGTTAGATCAATGGAGAAATTGTGTTGGTGAATATACTGATCTAGACCCATCTAGAGAGGTATTAGTAATTAACGGATCAATTGGTATCCATAAGATATTAAATGGTATCACTGATGTATCTAAATATAAAGTATTCTTAGTTACTCATTCCACATTACAGAACTTTGGTACTAATAATGGATGGAATATGATTGGTGAACTATTCAAGAAACTACAAGTATTCCTAAAGGTTTATGATGAAGCACATCTTAACTTTGATAATATTTGTATGATTGACTTCTATACTAATACTAAGAAGACACTATATCTTACTGCAACACCAGGTAGATCTGATGAGACTGAAAACTTTATCTATAGATTGTACTTTAAGAATATTCCTAGTATAAATCTATTTGATGAAGATAATGATCCTCACACATCTTATCTTGCATTGAGATTTAATAGTAGACCAACTCCACAGGATATAAGTGAATGCTCTAATAATGTATATGGTTTAAATAGAAATGCTTATACAAATTATATTGTTTGTAATAACCAATTCTATGATATGATGTATATCGTTATGGATAAGATCATGAAGATTGGTGGTAAAGTACTTGTATACATCGGTACTATATCAGCTATAGATATCGTTAAAGCTTGGATTGAGGACAACTATCCTGAGTTCAAAGATGATATTGGTGTTTATACTTCAGCTATTCCTAAAGAGATTAAACAAGAGCAACTTAGTAAGACTATTATACTTTCAACAACTAAATCTGCTGGTGCCGCATTAGACATCAGAGATTTAAAAGCTACTATCATATTAGCTGAACCATTTAAGTCAGAGATATTAGCTAAACAAACTTTAGGTCGAACTCGTAATCCTAACACAGAATGTATTGAAGTGGTAGATGATGGGTTTAGATCTATATCCAGATTTTATAATGCTAAGAAACCTATCTTTAGTAAGTATGCTACAGAATGTAGAGAGATTAAGATTAGTCTTAATACTCTACAGGAGAAAGCTGATGACTTATTTAAGATTAGAGAATCTGTTAAGAAGCAATATGATGCTGGATATGCAGTTATAGATTATTCTAAGGATGGATATAAAGATGGAGACTAAAGATTTACTTACGAAAGATACTTTGTTGTATAAGAAGAATGGTAGATATAAGAATCTTCTTAAAGCATTCAACTTATATGCTAGTAGCATCATTACCAATGAAGGTATAGTTATAAATAAAACCTTCACTGATAGAATTACTGAGCTTAATGATAATCTTATTGCTAAAACAACATGTGCAGATCTCATAAGATTTGTTTGTTATAAACCTAAGATGAAATGCTATAGAAGATCATTCATAGAATTTTATAATAGTATTGCAAAAATGTGTAATGCTCTTGATCAACTTAATAAAGAATCCACAATCGTAGTCACTGAAGGAGAAAACTAATGAATAATAGACCAAGAAATAAAGCTAAAGCAAATTTAATCACTACTGTTGGTACTGTAGACAGATTAGAGGCAACAAATGATGCTGCATTAGAAAAACTTAAATTGATTGGTATAAATCTTCCTAAAGAATTATTAGAAAATCCTAAAGTGGCATCTCTCTTAGGTGAGAATAATGAGTAGTAGAATAGTACAACGACGTAGAGCCTATAAGGTAGATCCTAATCATATGGTTAGATTCTTATACAATACTATTACTAGAGAAGAAAAAGAGTATATTAGTAAACGTATAAAAAAGAATTATTAGGAGAATAGTATGAATATAAGAACTCGTCAAAAATGTAGACTTCTTAGAAAACATTATGATCTTTTCATTCTATATATAGTTAATAATTTATCTAAAGAAGATAAAGAGCGTATTCGTTATCTTTGTAAACGTATGAAGGAAGCTACAAATAATCATGAAAGCTAAAGAAAAAGTACTTAAGTTCAAAAAGCCTGGTGCATTAGAACTGATCTCAATGGTTGGACCTATGCTACCAGTAGTAAGACAGTATAAGACTTTATACTACATATGCAAGTATGCGAAATATGCACGTAAATAATTAAATAAGCATATATTATTAAGGTGATAGATCTTGATGATCTATCACCTATTTATTTTATTCCATAGTTTATATAAGGAGACACATATTATGGAAACTACAAACACAGAAAACAAAAACCTTTTTCAACAATTAGCAAGATTAGGATTTGATGTTAATGAATCCTTATTAGAATTAGAAAAAGAATATGCACCAGTAGAAGAAATCGGTATGCAAAATGTCGATATTATTGATGCGGCTGAAGAAGCTATTCAACAACCTTTAGCGAATACAGATTCCAGTATTGCAGTTAACTTCTCTCAAATGATTAATAAACCAGAAGTAGAAGAAGTTAAGACTGAAGTAGCATCTGTACCAGATAATGGTGAAACTAAAGTAAACGTATTCTTCCCTAAGAATGAACACATCTTAGGAAACTACGTTGATTATGACTCTTTCAATAAAATCAAAGAATCTAATACTGAAACTATAGTACGTGCAGTACGTCTACTCAACTACAAAATGAGTGATCAAAATGCGGCTATGAAATTCGGTCAATTCGTATCCGAATTCAACTCTGAATGTGATCCAAACAAACGTCTACGTTATGAATTGATTCGTCATCAAGGACGTGAAAAGGATCTAGTAGTACGTTTATCCACAGTAGTAAATGGTACTACAAAATACTATGCAGATATCTATCCTGATTTGAATAAGATTGACGTTGATCATCACTTAATCAGTTCTGCAAAGAAATAATAAAATTCCCCTAGGAGTCCAATCTCCTAGGGGTTTTATTTTTTTAAGATAGCCGTTACAAATCACTAATAGATTGGGGTGAATATATTGGCTAACTTTGACAACTATAATAAAGTAGTCGAACAGATCTTTGAACTAAATTATCAACTGACATTAAAAATGGAGGTTACGTTTAATAATACAATTAAGAGAATCAATACTGAGATTAAGGAGAACTTTCATACTGAGTATGTAGTTGGAGCTAATAAGCTTACAACTAATCTTAGATATAGATACAGAATGAGATTATCTCCTAGAGGTGAAACTGTAGGAGTAATTATTGACTGGGATAATTATGATGACTTATGTAATATTATAGATGAAGCGATAGATATCTGTGATCCTAACAATAAGACATCACCATTCAAACGAATGTATTCAACTGCAGGGGATTTATTAGATATCAAGTGTGATAGTCTTAAAGTTCGATATTTACATCTTGAAGATAGATTTGGTAATAGACTAGATCTAATGCCATTTGTATTAATAGATGATCATAATGGTACATTAACAGAAGCAATGAAGTTTAGATTCAATAATGATCTAATCTTTGATGTACCAGTTTCTCGTCTTAAGGGATTTAGAAGATTCCTTATGACTTATAATCCATTATTACATGCTGGTGCAATGGCTAGATATATGTCTATGACTCCATTGCTTGGTACTAATAGACAGAATATGATGAGGTAATATTATGGATATTAAAAGAGCTAGAGAATTAATAAGACAATCTAATATTAGTTATACATCATATAGAATCAATCCAGATGGATCAATTAAAGTAGAGTATCAAATAACTAATAAAGATTATGAAGATATGCTTCTTAATACTTTATTTGTATTAAAACCTTATAGAGGGAGATAAAGAATAGAGAAGGAGTTTCAAACTCCTTCTCCTATTTATTTTTTTTATACTGTGTACATAATTGGTTGGTTAGTATTAGCTGGGTTAACATAGTTGTCTCTTAAGAACTCAATGATCTCCATTCGTCTTTGAGCTTGAGACTCTAATGAAGATAACTTCAAGTCAATATTAGCATATACTGTTTCAATACCATCATAGTGCTTAAGATATTCGAATAAGTATGTAGCTACATCTGCTTGTGCTAACTGCTCAAATGTTTCCATCTTGGTCGGTTCAATAGTCATTAAGTTTTCTGGATGCTTAACGAATACCCCAATATATACATTAGACAATAGATTATCAGTATTACCACCAACAGCCATTTCAAGTTTAACCATATTTGGTGGAATGAAATCTAGATAGATACCGCTATTGAATAGTGAACTTATATCTGCATAGTTTTGAGCAAGCATGATACTGTCAGTATCCATAGATCTTGCTAATACATTATAGATGCCATAGCCAGAGTATTGCTGTAAACCAGCTGTTTCATTATTTGTATCAGACCATAAGATATCTTTTACGCCAAGAATCTCATAGTTATCTGGTACTTGACGATCTAATAGATAATAGCCATCTTTCTTATCCTCTGGTTTAAGTTGGACTTTAACCATATGAGGAAAGAAACGACTAAATGTAGTCAATGTATCTGGTTTGATTACTTTATCAGCCCAGTGTTCTTTTTGGAGTTCTTCAGGCAAGTTCAAAGGAGCTGTACCTAAACGTCTCTCTATTTTATTAACAACGTCTGTCATTCTATTAAACATAATTTCAGACTCCTTTTAAAAAAGTACATTTTATTGATATATTATTATGTTGAGGAGGAAAGATATGAACAGATTTGACATAATAGAATTAGCTCAACAAACACTTACATTCGTATATGATACATTTAACGGAAAGGTAAATACATTAGATCCTTACACAAGATTAAACTTCGTTGCAGGATATTTAGATACTAAAACTAACATTGCTAGAACTACACCATATGGATGTATCTATATAAGCTTAGAAGCATTTGCTGATACAGTAGAAGCTCATAAGTTTATTGATACAGATCAAATTAGAAATCTAGCATTAGAGATAATTATTCATGAATTAACTCATGTAGACCAATTGATTGACTATAAGTATATTAAGTTCAATAATGGTTATAGAGATGAGATTGAACTTCAATGTGTTAAACAATCTTGTCAATGGATATTAGATAATATTCAGTATATTAGATCTCTTGGATTAGTAGTAATCCCAGAATTATATCAAGCTAGATTAGCTAACTTAACTAATGAAGTATATACTCCTAAATATCCAATGGCTATAGCTATGGGTAAACTAGAATATATGCTAGGTAGAAAGTTTAGAGAATTCAGCAATAACAATATTGAGATTGAGTATATTGATAGATTGAAAACTCATTATGTATTTATGGTATGCGAGAATAGAACCTATATCAATTCTGCTAATCTTAATGATCTAGGCGAACGTCTATTAAATGATAAACAGTATACAGTTGAGTACTTAGAATACGGCAATTCTAAATTAGTAATAAAAATCACCCAAGGAGCTTAGACTCCTTGGGTTGTTTTATTTTTTTCTTAATATTGTTTTTTAGCCCATTCCATGATTTCGTCTTTGATGTATTTCTCAGGAGACATAATCAAAGATGCCCCACTATCATCGAATAAACGAACGTTACCGTTTTCTAATACAGTCATACCACGTTTATGGAATTCCATTACATCAGAAATCAAATCTACATTTGCAGATTCAGATTGAATGTAGCTTATTACTGCAGGATTATTGATAGGAATAATACGACCTTCGAAGTTTTCTTGAACTACAACTTCATTAGCATCTTCCATGCCAGCAGATTCTTTAATCAAACCTGTAGTATAAGCACGTTTATGAGAAGGATAGATTACACGGTCCCAAGTAATGATCTTTAAATTTTTTACATAGTTCTTACCGCCAACATTTTCTAATGCACCTAATGCACGAAGACTGAAGCTTGGTAATTCACCGTCTAATAAATCTTCATTGAAGTCACGTCCTGCTTCGTTATTAGTACCAGTAAAACGACCAAGAACTAGGTTACCTTCAACTTTAATATCAAGATATTTAACTACTACCATACTAGGATCAATTGTAGATTGGCGTTCAACTTTGTCACTCATAGGATGACCTTGTTCGCCCTTCATATTACCAGTACGTAGTAATTCTTTTGTGCGTTCACACATGATTTGAGCTTTTAAGTCAGCAGTTGCATAACAACGGCGGTTACGATTAATTACATCACCATCCTGAAGGATACCTTCAGCAACAGGTTTGTTGTTGATACTTTCAACGAGTCGAGATTCACCAACCGTCATTGGAGCTTCATGTATAATAAATGGAATATTCATTTTACCCTCCAAGATTAAATAATTTAGTATTACATTTATGTTAATTGACCCCAGTTTTAGCTGAATACAATGTTTAATATCTGAACTTATTAATAATAAACATAAGTCTTAAAAAGGAGAATGCGTAAATGATTACGAATATTAGAAAACGGCAACTCGAATTGTCTAAGATGCGTAAGACATCAGATAAATATGCTGGTCTTTATAACATCGTATCCGAGAACCACAATATGACTCAGGCTGAGACGGTATTCAAAAACATATTGGAGTTAGATTCTAATATTGATACTGCGATCATGAAATCTGTAGACTTATTATTGGAATTATACAAATACAATGATCCAGTAGTAGTCAACAAGCATCGTCAGAAAGTATTAGAAAGCATTACTAAAGTACGTGATGCTAATCAATTAAAAAACTATCTTCAACGTAAGATGGCTCTCCATAAGGGTAGAGTAAAAAACAAAGTATCTAATATTGTTGATAAAGTCCATAATGATATTAAAAATGGAGCTAAGACTGCAGTTAGTAATATTGCATCAGCTGTACCAGGCAATTCTGGTGATGGAGAGCAAGCTGCACATGAAACGTTAAATATGATGTATAAGGTTGCATGTGAGAATGTAACTTATGATCGTATTATCAAGAACTATGAAAAAATTAGTAGACGCTTTGATTTCGATAAGATCGTTATTGAAAGAGTATTTACTAAAGATGATGCAGTTAGAGAAACTGCAAGAATCTGTAAGCTAATTGATACTTACAATATGTCTAGCATCAATAAGTTCAAAGTAGCTACAGAAAACTATCTCTTCGTATTAAGTAAAAATGCTTGTCCATATAATACAGTAGACATCATGGAAGCTGCAGCTGATTACTTCTTATTAAATAGTGATGATAAGGAATTATACTCTGTAGCATTAGAGTCTACTCTAAATGATATGGCTAACTATAATCCGTTTGGATCTAGTGATATCTCTAAGATTGTAGATAAGATCAATAAACCTAAAGAAACTGATCTTGATGAAGTTATTGATTTTAATACTAATAGAATGGATGCATACATTGCTCAATTCAAACATGTCCCAACCCATAGTGAGTTTGTTAGAATGATTGAAACTCTACCTAATGTAGTTGGTATGAAGACATATATTAATCATATGGATATTATCTTCGATACTCTAAATATGATTAATGATGATACTACACAATACTTCATTACTTTACTCAAATTCAATGAAGCTTTACTTTCTTGCTATGAAGGTAAAGATAAAGTTGATTTAATCAAATCTTTACTTGCTATTTATGAGCAGTATGCTAATAAGATTGATAAAGATATTGTTGATAGAATGCGACTCTTAGTTGCTAATATCAATGAATCTGTAGATGAAAGTCTTATTACTTTACCTGCAAAGATTGATATGCTTTTAGAGTCTTTAGAATCCTTATCTGAAAAAGATGCTAATAGTCTTATTGTAGAATCTTTTGATAGATTCTCCTTAAATGATATTGATGGTATTACACAGTTGACTAAATTAGATCCATCTGTAATTAAACCATCTGGTTACCAAACAGTTTTAAAAGATACTCTTAGAACTGCTAGACGTAAACAATATAAAACATTCGAAGATTATGAAAAGATTGACTGTATTAAAGATAATCTAAATAAACTTAAAGACATTGATGATTCCTCTGATGAAGATATGTCTTTAGATGAAGCTATTATCTCTACTAAAGTTAAAGAAGCTTGTGTAAATTCTTTATATGACTTCGCTAAATACCCTACTACTCTTAAAGAGATGAATATCGTTAATACTATTGCTATGGCTTCTGAGAAAGTTAAAGCTAAGCTTAGCGATGTATCTGCAGATGTATCTAACTTAAGCCGACAATTTGATGCCCAAATGGATCAACTTAAAGGTGTAGTTAATACTAAAGACTTAGAGTCTGAAAATAGAGAGGCTGTTATTGCTGGTAATATCTTACCTAAAGCAAGCCGTATTATTAAACTAGCTATCACAGCTGGTGTAGGTTACTTTATTAACCCTGCAATCTCTGTTATTGTAGTCTTAGGCTACTTAGGTATGTCTTTAGATGCTCAATCTAAAGAACGTCGTAAAGTCTTAGAAGAAATTGAATTAGAATTAGAAATGACTAACCGTTATCTAAAGAAAGCTGAAGATGATGGTAGTCTTGAAAAACAAAGAGAGCTTCTTAAAATCAAGAAAAAACTTGAAAGTCAAAAAGCTAGACTCATGTATAATATGGCATTTAAACATGGTGAAGCCTTACCTGGCAAAAATAAAGACGATGATTAATAAGGAGATATATAATGGGTCTTAATGATTTCTTAGATCAGCTTAAAGAGCAAACCATTTATATGGAAGCTGATGACGATAAGAAGAAAAAGAAAGAAGATAAAAAAGAAGAGGATAAGAAAGAAGAAACTCCACCTCCTGCTGGGGATGGTGGAGATCCTCTTCAATCCGATACAGATGATAACGCCGATGATGCTCCTGAAGATTTAGGAGCCGGTGATCCTGATGCGGATGGTGATGGTACTGATGAAGAACCTGATGATTTAAGTGGTGGTGATGACCCTGCTGATGATGAACCAGGTGACGATGATGATAAACAACCAGAAGAACCTGATATGGATGCAACCGACGATGAAGAAGGTGATGATGGTGGTGATCCATTAGCTGATGATTCAGATACTGATGATGAACCAGAAGATTTAGAAGATGGTTCCCCTGATGAAGATGGTGATGATACTACAGATGATCCTGATGCAGGTGATGATACCGATGATGGTGATATGGAGCCTGATGATTTAGGTGATGATGACGGTGAAGATTCCGATGATCCTGATGCCGGTGGCGATGATGGTGATATGGAACCTGATGACTTAGGTGATGACGGAGGAGACGGTGGTGAAGGTGGAGATGATACACCTGACGCTGGAGACTCTTCTGATGGAGGAGATGCTGGTGATTCTACTGGTGGCTCCGATGGCGGTGAAGAAGGAGATATCAAAGGTCTAGAGAATGAAATCTTTGAAGATCTTACTGATGAACAGAAAGCCATTCGTACTAAAGAATTGAAAGATAGATTCATTGAGCTTTATAATGTAACCTTAGCTTTTAAAGAGAAAGTAGATTATGTTAAGAAGAACTCTGATAATATGAAGATCATTACTAAGGTATCTAAGTCTCTAGACAAGTTATCTGATATGATCTCCTACTATATTACAAAGACATTCAATACTAAGTCTTATATTGAAAACAAATCTGACTTCTATTATTGCCTTTGGGTTTTAGATAGATTAAACGAATTAATGGGTACTTTAGCTCCTAAAGAACCTATTAAAAAGTAAACTGTATACTCTTGTACAGTATAACAATATAGTAAATATTTTGGTGTCCCTATAGATACCTGATATAATCAAAATACAAAAAATACATTTATAATCTCGAAAGGAGAAAGATTATGCCAGTTGTAGGTGAATCTAAACAAGACAACGTAGTATTTGGTCGTGGCTATAACACTTCCAGTACTCGTCAATATGCTTCTGCTATTCGTGAAATGGCAGAAAATATCCGTCAAGAGACAGGTGCTGAATTCTATACAGAAATGAGCCGTGTAATGATGTCTCCTGAATCCAATGAAACTATGCGTGATTTCTTCGTATCCGAATCCGCTGATATGGAAGAATTCCAAGCCCTTGGCAACCCAGGTGGTTATCAAGACCATATGGCTATGATGGAAGCTCAATACGAAAATGACCGTTCCAAATTATTGGAAAGTGCAACTCTTGGTGCATACAACCCAGTTATGGGCTTAGTATTCCCATTGCACAAAAACCTTTTGATGAACAACGTATTCGATAAAGGCGCTATCAACAAAGCTGTTGCTAAAACTCCTAAATTCACATTGACTATGAAGATCCGCAAAATGGTTACTCCAGATGGTCGTGAAATCGATATGTTCACTCAACAAAATGAAATGTTTGGTGCTATTCTTGCGACAGCTCCAACTCATAACTTGTTGGTAACTCTTCCTTTGGCTCCAACTGACACAACTGCTCAAGACAAAATCCGTAAAGCAGTATTTGGTCCTCAAGGTTTGATCCAAAACATCGATAACTTCTCTATCGAATCTGCAGTAACTCATATCGTAGTTAATGCTATTCCAAAAGCTGGTTACATGAAACCTAACGCTGCTGGTGATGCTGTTGAACCTGTAACAGCTGCTGAAATTACTTCTGCTGCTCCTATCGACGTTGCAGTACCTATTCAAGAATGCCGCTTCGAACCAGGCTATGGTGAAATCGACCGTCAAATGATGACTGCTTTCTCCGTAACTGTTGAACAAACTGCAGGTACTCCTAAAACTATCTCCGGTCATTTAGCTGGTTTCTTCAAAAATAACCAATTCATGTTGTACTGCTCCGACACTACAATTCAAAAAGTAGTATTGGCAGTTCGTCGTGAAACAACTTCCGCTATGCACAACACTGTAAGCGTTAAATGGGATTCCCAAACAAACATCGTTGAAATTCCTGATGCTTACCCAATCAATACTACAATCAGCCCTGAAGAAGTAAAAGATATTCAAGCTCTTTATAATGAAGATCAATTGACTAATATCCTTTCCTTGTTCAAAACAGCTCTTGGTAACTTCAAAGATGACAAAATCCATGCTGAATTGGATGAATCCTTCTTACGTATGCCAGAAGCTAACCGTTTAGCTGAAGTATTTGACTTCGCTCCACCAGAAGGTTATGCATTGGATCAAGTAGAATACCGTCACAAAACATTCATGGATGCTTTGGACAACTACGCTCAATATATGATCCAAGTATTGAATGACCCTAACATCACTATTTCCGTAATTGGTAACCCTGCGATCATTCGCAAAATTACACCAACTACTTATACTTACCAAGCTCCAAGTTCCATTGGTCCTGTAGAATTAGACTTCACTCGTACAGTTGTAACTTCCGACAAACGTGTTTACAACTTCGTAAGCTCTGATAAACTACGCAACAACCAAAACTTGATCATCTTGTTAAACCCTCGTAATTCTGATCGCATTATCTATTGCATCTATGATTACCAATTGTACTTATCCAATGAAATCCGTAATGCTCAAAACCCTGCATTGCCTGCAGTACATGCATTCGAACGTTTCAAATTGGTAGGTTATCAACCAGTACAAGGTCGTGTAAAAATCATCAACCCAACAGGTCTTCGTACACGTTATGAAAACACTGATCCTATCGGACGTAACTTGATGAATGATTACACTACATTCATTCCTGATACTATGACAGCTGCTGGTACAGCTGGTGGTTACCCTAACGCTTCTACTTACACTAAAGTAAATGACGCTAAAGGTGACATCACTGCTCCAACAAAAGTTGAATATGTAAAACCATAATTTAACTAATTAGGATTCTAGCCTAGAGCCTTCATAGGCTCTAGGCATTTTCCTTTACTTTCAAGAAGGGAGTTCTAGTATGAACAATTATGATTTCGGCGATTGCTTAGATATTATCGAGCAGCTTCGTACAAATCAAGACCCAGATCTTCTAAGACAGTTGAATCATGAGCTTAACTCTTTCTTTACTGGGAGTACTTGTAATACTGTATTGCTTTCTAAGAATACAGATACTCCATTCTTTGGTATCTGTGTAATGCCAGTGATTAAAGATAATGATATCTATGATATTCTTCTGAATGATGCATTTGAATACAATAGTGATGATTCCAAAGCTAAAGTTAATAAGTACTATGTTGAGATTGATTTCAAATTATTCAATCCAATCTTAGACTTATCTAATAGAGAGATCTTATCATTAATTCTACATGATATCGGTGCATTAGTTAATACATCTTCTCCTATCGATATTGCTAAAGCAGAAATTGATATGTACTTAGATAAAACTAATAGCGTTATCCGTAGAGCTAACACAGTAAACTATGCTGCATTATTAGCATTTGGTTTTAAAGATCTACTTTGGAAGATTACTTCTGTTATGTATAAAGACCATGATATGCTATTAGCTGATGACTTCTTGATTGGCTGTGGCTTTGGTATGGATCTTGAAATTGCTATCAAAAAATTAAAGAACTCTGGATATATCAATTATACCAATAGTGGTCCTAGAGATACATCTACTATTATTGCATGGTGTCTATCTGTATATAATGATGTATTATCTAACCGCATCATCACAATCAAAGGCTTACGTAAAGCAATGTCTTACACTGCTATTCGTCTAGTTAAGCGTGAGATCGAACGTGTTATTACAGCACTATCCCGAATCGATGACAATTCTCTATTAGAAGCTGGTCCGATCGATTGGGCTAGAAAACAATATAGGGACACAACGAATTCTTTCAAATATAGTGCTATCAAAGATTATGAAAATGATCTCTTTGAATTCCAAATACGTTTACGTAATATTGATGAAGAAAATGATGCATTGCTATTATTGCATTCCATCAATACTCGTCTATCTATCATCGATGGTGTATTATCCGAAGATGATCTAGATGAAAAACTTAGATCTAAATATTCTATCTTACAAGCTAAATATATTAAGCTAAGAGAAGAGTTAGCTAAGCGTGAAACTTTAAGAAGAGACTATAATCGTATCTATATCAACTATCCTGATATGGAACTCAAACGTAGATAAAAACAAAAAAAATAAATACCCCTAGGAGATTGATTCTCCTAGGGGATTTTTCTTTATGCTCTCTTAACAAAAGGTTTGAACTCAAAGTTCTTTACTTCATCATCATAATAAGAATATTCAAATGTAACCTTATCATGAGCATCTAGCATTTTCAATAGATCTACTAAACCTTTTAGATAGTCAACCAATTTTAGTTTATCTTTAGATTCACTATAATTTCTTTCTAAACGATTATTAAACTCTTCAGAATTGAATCCATATTTATATACAGATTCTAATTCTTCGCATGTTGGTTGACTAATGGTTTCGATACCATAATCACCATCTGCAATATTACCATTCTTATCTACATATAGATCGATTTGGGTTGTCTCCCATGTTTGATATTGACACATACCACTTTCTACAGTATCGATAGATTGGATTACAAATCCTCCAGTAGAAGCCTTTGTAATTTCAATTGTATTAGTAGATGTACCCAAGATTGTTTTTAAGATAGATTGAATAAGCATGATATATTTCCTCCTTAAATTAAATAACTATATCATATCACCTTAATAATATATGATTCTAGATATATCCTATTACAAAGATATATTATAACCCTGATGTAGGATATTACAGTGTAGCCTACAATAGATTAATTATATCTTATTTTATAGGAGGTAACAAAAATGGCTCTTGGACAAGGCTTATTTAACCGTACTGGTGGATCCAGTCAAAAGAAATCTATTAACGTTTACTCTAATTACCGTATGACAAACTCCAAAGATATTAAAACCTTTGGTGGTTCTTCTATTGGTTTTACATTCTGGCAAGGTACTTTGAAAATTGGTATCGCTCCATTGAAAATGGTATCTGGTCAAGATTATCCAATGCCTGATCGTGATCGTGAAGTTAGTGCATATTTGAAACACACTAAAGCTCGTATCTTGGCTAAAGAAATTCGTCGTTTCTTAGCTGGTGAATTAACTTCTGTTGGTATTACTACAGGTGCTAATACATTTCTTACAGTTACAGATGGTTCTGACTTTGGTTTAGAACAACCTGTAATTTGTATCCGTAAATTGAATAAAGATCTTTCTGCTTTAGAAGAAGAGATCTTATTCATCTGTCGTACAGACTTACACTTCTCCGTTCATAACTTTGATAAAGAATCTTTCGATGGTGATAAAGACTTCGATAGCTACAAAAATATGGACTTAGAAGACTTCGTTCTTGTATTGGAAGAATATGCTAAGTCTATGACTAATGCTTATGCTTACTCTGTACATGAAACAGCTCAATATGCTAGTAGCAATACTAATGCAACTATTGAAGCAATTGCAGAAAAGTTAGGTGTTAACTCTAATGCTGGTAATAGCAGCTTTGGTGGTAGCTCCTCTAGTAATAGTGAATTCAAACGTGCATCTTTAGATGACATGTAATATTATAGGAGATAGAGTCATTCTCTATCTCCTTATTTTTTTGTAAGGATACTCATATGGAAGGTAAAACAGTCGCTCCTATATTTGAATACTCAAGTTTATTCAATACAGACTTATCGATATATGATGTAATAAAGTATGGATTTAAGAACTCTAAGTACTTCATTGATGGAATACTAGATCTATCTCAGTTGGATATGATCTATATCTTCCAAGAACGTACTAAACCAAATCCATTAACTGCGTTATTAAAAGAAGAATACCAAGACTCTGCTGATGATCTATTAGAAGAGATTATTAATAAGTATGGTGAACTACTTTACTTTAATACTTATGAGACTGATCTTTATAGACTATTCTATAATATTATTGGCATCGAAGGTAAGAGCTTCAATATAGCTATAGCTGTAGATAATGAATATCAAGAAACTAATCTACGGTCTATGAGCTTAAATCTAAAAAACAAACTACGTATCTATAAGAAGAGAGATATTCCTTTAAATGAATATGATGCTATCTATACTGATAGCTTATTCAGATTAGAAGACTACTCTCCTAAAGTTGAAGGCAAACATGTCTTTGCTTTACGTAACGCTATCAATACAGATTACGACTATACATTAGGTAAGTATATAGTTCAAGCTAAGTTCTATGATATGTTTCCTAAGAACTTATTCTATGTCGTTGAACCATATGACAAGTTAGTTAAAATTGCGAGGTAATTATGCATATCTACTCTAATATTGTAGAGCAAAAAACTTTACACGAACAAACTATGGCAGTGTTGCAAATCATTGCTGATTCCCTAGTTACATCCTTCGGACCTTATGGTTCCGCTACTCAAATCAAGAAAGATGACATTCTTCCTAAATTTACTAAAGATGGTCATACTATCTTGAAAAATATCTACTTCAATGGTACTTTAGAAATGAGTATCCGTGAAGTATTAGAAGACTTAACTTCTCATGTAGTTAAGAATGTTGGTGATGGTACTACATCTGCTATCTTATTATCTCAACTTATCTATAAACGTTTGGCTTCTAAATGCGAACCAAATAGAGATAATGCTGAAATCTATAACTGGCATTTACCACCAGCAGAATTAGAACGTCAACTTAATGAATTGGTTAAACGTGCTTCTGAAACTATTATGTCTCAAACACGTGAAATTAAAACATATGAAGACATTCATAAGATCGCTTTAATCTCTACAAATAACAATGAAGAGATGGCTGAATTGATCTCTGGTATCTATATGGAAAATGGTACTGACGTATACATTGACGTTAAACGTTCTATGGATAGCCAAGACTATATTAAAATCTTCGATGGTATGACATTAGATGCAGGTTATGCTGATAAAGTATTCGTTACTAATGAAGCTGAATCTACTGCAGAAATCAATGCTCCTAAAATCTACTTCTTCGAAGATCCTATTGATACTCCAGAAATGATTAACTTCTTCTCTGCTATCATTTACCATAATATCATGGAACCTTTAAAAGATCGTCGTGAATTAACTCCAACAGTTATCATGTGCCCTAAAGTATCCAGTGATATTGCTGCAGTTATGGATCCATTGGTTAAGACAATGATGAATGCTAAAGCAAGTAACTTTAATATTCCATTCTGTCTTGTATCTGATATCTATAAAAAAGAAGTACTTATGGACTTAGCTAACTTATGTGATGCTCGTACAGTTCGTAAGTATATCAACTTAGAGCAACAAGAAAAAGACCAAGAAAATGGCGATGCTCCAACAGTAGATACAATCGTTGATTGGTGTGGTACTGCTGATGCAGTTGTTGCAGGTTATAATAAAACTAAAATTATCAACCCTAAGCTCATGTATAAAGAAGGTACTACAGAATTCTCCGACTTCTATAAATCTATCATCAATAACTTGGAAATGCAATTAGCTCAAGCTAAACAAGATGGTAAGAACCTAAATGATATTGGTAACTTACGTCGTCGTATCCATAGCATGAAAGCTAATATGGTTGACTTATATATTGGTGGTTCTACTCCTGAAGAACGTGATAATCGTTTCGACTCTGCAGAAGATGCAGTATTGAACTGTATGTCTGCCGCTGAACATGGTTATGGTTGGGGTGCAAATATCCAAGCATTCAATGTATTCCATGAACTTCATAAAAATCCTGACAGTGGAATCATTAGTGTAGTATACAACTCTTATTTAGATTTGCTTGCAAAACTTTATGGTTCTTCCCTTGGCGAAGTACCTTCCTCATATTCCGAAGCATCTGATGAAGTTAAGACAATGATTCAAACAACTATCGACACTAAAACACCTATCAACTTACGTACAGGTGAAGCCGATGGTTTAGTATTGTCTTCCATTAAATCAGATATCACTGTGTTAGACATTGTTGCTAATGTGGTTGGTATGCTAGTTACTACTAAGCAATTCCTTTGCCAATCTCCAGCACACAATATCTATAAAGATTAATTGTCCAGAGCAAGCTTACTAGGGTAGGAATTGAATTCCTATCCTGGTAAGAACCTCATTAAGGAGAAGTTTGGATGGCTAAGTTAGAAATGACTTTAGATGAATATGGAAAATCTCCTGCGGGTAAAGGTAATGTAACTGGCTCGCAATATTTGGCTGAAGCTTATAAGAAAAAATTTGAAAAGGTTATGCTAAGATACAATGGGAAGATCGAGCATAACTTCTTCAATGATGGTAAAAATTATTTCATTCTCCTTAGAGTACCATCTGAGATAGTACCTAAGTTTACATATGAAGTTGTATTTAAATTTTCTCCTAAGAGTGGAACTGATAGTCACTCTAGTACTTTGAAGAATTATAAAGTACAATTCTTTTCTAATGACCCAGCTTTCGTTTTCACATTTGCTCATGTATATAATGCAAATGGTATTCTAGTAGACGAATTATTAGATAAAGTGCCTGATGAAGTGCTTAAATCTAAGCCTAAAGAACGTAACCCCTATGGGGTAGTGAATTTCGCTAAAATTCTATATTTCGGGTTCCTATATATACGTCAACATGGCTATCTAGAGAAGCATTATTATGAAGAATCTAATTTAGTAATTAGAAATTCTAAGGATTTCTTCAAATTAGTAACTGACTGTAGCACTAAAGCGCAACTTCGTCTTGAAGGTGAAAAGAATGCTCGAGCTATAGATCCGTTATTTAAACATAGATTACTCAAAAAGGGAGTTAAGTCTGGTGGTAATGCAAATAAGGTAGTTAAGCATATTGGTAAAGTTAGAACTACTAATACAACTGCCGCATCAATGCAAAGCAAGGCTCTTAGTAAGAATATCAAATCGAATATTAGAAGGACCAAGACTACGAAACGAATATAAGATCATATATTATAAAGATGAATAGTAATGATATTCGTTTATGTATGAGGAGGAAATAAATGCAACTAACAGAAGCATTGACAAGTAGAACTGTTCGACGTAATATCGAAGAGTCAGGGGAAATTTACGACAGAGAGTACTCTATTCGTACTCCAGAAGCAAAAACGTTCTCTACGTCTATTAGACCAGAGGACGCCATCCCTCCTATTGATGATTGGTATCCAACATCAGAGGAAGATAAAGTATTAAAGACAATTAGAGGTAAACAAATTATTGCCCCATTGTCTCAAATGCTAACTAATAACCAAGAAGAAAGTCTTATCTTTAACTCATTTGTATTGAGTATTAAGAAATGCTATTCTTCTGAAGAACGTGTGGACCATTTCACACATTATCTAAATTACTTTGAAAAATTCTATGATCCTGACCATGAATTGATCGCTATCTATGCGAGAATTAAGTTCTTGATTGATACTGATGAAGCTAATGTGTATGATCTAGATACATTCATGGCAGATATTAAACGAGATATCTTGTTTAGTACATTTGCTAGAAAAGTAAAAGCATTGAATGAAGATAACTTTATCATTCATATCAAACGTAATAAGAAGAATGGTAATGTACTTCAATATGCGAATAAGCATCTTCAAGCATTAATGGAAGTAAGTATGTTTCAATTAATCTTGATTCCATTATTGATTCATTATGCTTATATTAAGAAGATACAAAATATAGACGAGTACTTGATGAAGTTCTATGATATCCTTATTGTAGATATGCATCCAGAAATGGATCTATATACTAAGTTATCTGAGACTACAAGTAGTCGTATCTTACAAGATATGAATAAGAATATTGGTGCATGGGATAGACAATTCATTCGTTCCCGCAACAAATTCTCTCATAGCTTTGATACAATCATTAGTATTATCATCCAAGTTATTCCAAAGGCTGTTTATAATGGTACATTATTGAATCTAATCTATGTATCCATTAAAAATAATATCAAGAATAAGGTTGTTAATGCTAAATATGAATTCGCATTCAATCAATTATCATCTGATCGTAATGAAGGCGATGATGATGACAATTCAGAATTCGATAAATTTGAAAGTCATCTCTCCAAGAAGAATGAAGCCTTATTGATTCATAATCAAGTAAACTTCAAGAATACTATGAAGCAAATTGAAGAACGATTTGGTCCATTCTCTAAAGAAGAGATTGATTACTATAAGATAGAATTATCTAAAGGACGTAAGTCTCCAATTGTACCACATCAAAAGATGCTAGTATGCTATCTATTCTATAAGTGGTTTGGAGATCCATCTTCTTTAGGTTCTATTGATTTAACTAACTATATCAAACTTATCATTGCAGCTAAACGTATCTTAGCATCTAATGGCTTATATACTATGGAAGCAATATTATCTGGTAAGTTTGTTAAAGTAATTAAACGGGTTAATATGAATAAGAAAGAGTTATTGAAGATTACTTCTTCTAATACATATGAATCCGTTGCATCCATTTATCGGAATGAGAAGATTACTAATCTACTCATTTCAATGCTTGCTACTATAGTATCATCTAAATTCCAAATTATTGATTTCGATAATAAGGAGAATACTGGTAAAGCATTCGTCCCTCAACAGGAATTACTTAATGAGGAATTCTTGATCTATGCAAGCTTGATTAATAATGGTTAATATTTTAAAGGTAAGGAAGCTTAGTCTTCCTTACCTATTTTATTTATTTCAGGAGAATTGAATGGTTAACTTTAATGAAATAATTGATAGTATTAGACCATTACTATTTGGTAGAGTATCTATTAATGAATATACAAGAGAACTAAATATCCTTTGTAAAATAGATCAAGATGATATTAAGATAACTGGTAAGTTAATGGTAGACAAGAATAATGGTCGTGTTAATTTAGCATATATTAATAGTAAGAAGCCAGAAGATGATAAACGATCTGTTATGCTATGTAAAGCTAATCATGTTAAGATGGTTAATCTACTCAATAAGTTTGAAGAGTATAGTAAGAGATATGGTTATGACCCAACTATTAGGGTTTCAAGTAGATTTATTAATAAAGGAGAAGAATGATGCTTAAACTAGGTGAAGTTTCTGAATCTGTAAGTAATTTACTATTCGGTAATATTACTATTAGAGAGACTCAAAATACATTCTCTGTAGAATGTATCCATAAAGATGATTATTATCATATTAAAGGTAGATTCATAATTGAAAAGAGTGATAATAAGATAAGCTTTGCGTATATTAATATGCTAGACTTCATTGAAAGCGATAGAATCTATCCAGTCAAGGAAGTTACTAAACTTGGTAGAGTTAATGATGATGCAATAGCTGAAGTATTAGAATCATTTGAAGATTGTAATATTAACTTTGGGTATAGTTCATTTATTAAACTTAAGGGGATAAGAGAAATTGGAGACTAATGTACTTAAATCAATCTTAGAAACGTATAAGCAATATCTATTTGGTAGAGTTAATGCTGAGATAATAAATAGAGGTAAGCACATATATATCCAATGCAGACAATGTAAAGATAGTATTACATATGAGTCTGGTATGGTATTTGATATATCTGGAAGTAAACCAATATTGAAGAAATTATCATTTGAGATACATAATTACGGATTAGATGATGATGTATTATTTATGATGGAGTCTAATACTGATTTATATATGCATGAAACTTTAATGATAATTTTAGATACTGTATTAACTAAGTCCCTTAAAGTAGATGGAATTATCCATTCTAAATACGGATCAACAAAAGAATAATACCTAATTCTAATATGTAAGGAGATTTACTATGTTACTAAAGGGATATTATACTTTGATTAGCAATAAGCTAAGAAAGGATAAGACCGTATTTAAATCTGATTATACTGGATATAGATTCTATGTAAATAGAGATAACTTTTATGTAGCTGATACTGGAGACATCAAATATGCATTAGATGAAACTGATAATGTAATGATACTTGCTCCAGAGGGATACATTAATGTGAATAATCCAGATCCTAAAGCAAAAGAAGCATTTAATGATATGCTTAGTTATATGGATACAAGAGATTATACTGAAAAGCCACTAGGAGTTTAATGCTCCTAGTGGTATTATTTTATTTGGAGGAAACTAAAATGAAATCAAAAGTTATTCAAGAATTCAAAGCAGAAATCAATGGTATTGAATTTACTAGTCAAGATCTTTATTGGGAAATAGATTATATTATAGGCGAAATTGAAAACGCTCTAGATATTGAGCTTCCTACAGCGTTTATTAAAGATTTCATAGAAGCATATACTGAAATATATAATAGTGTGGATACGGAGTATCTTTATGACTTCAAATCTGAAATGATTGCTTCATGGGATATGGATATTGAAGATATTAGAGAACTAAGATTCAATCTTGCATATGGTTATAAGACTGATAAGCTAGATGAACTCAATGAGAAGATTGCTAATTGGGATAATACTTACGGTAATAAATAATATGATAGCCACTAGGAGTTAATCTCCTAGTGGCATTTTGTATTCTATTTTTTTTATATTTATATATTATAAGGGTGATATGATATATTTGTGTTTAGTGTTATTAGAATAAAGGAGGAAATATATCATGAATAAACTTATCGAAACTTTAGCGGCATTAAATCTGTCTAGTGCAGATACAAAGATTATTCGTTTAGACGAGAATAACTATAAGTTAGAATCCAATTATGGATATAATGACTCATACTTCCAGTATGACGTTCATTATTATGATTGGATGACAGCTGAAGTAGATGTAGATGGAAACATCTTCTCTGCAGTGCGTAAGTCCGGTTCTGAATTCTGGAATGGTGGAGGTGAAATGAGTGAAGAGAATGTAGTTAACTTTGGCGATCCAGATTGGAAGTTGCCTAATGAAGCTAAGGAGGCGGTATTGAAAAACGCAAATAAAATATTAGCATTACAAGTGGGAGAATTTGTAGAATTCGATCGTGATGGTAATCATAAGATTGAATATATTTCAGCTTCAGCTGGTAGAATTGGTTTACAAAAATAAAAGGAGGTCAATATGGTTAAAAAGTTACAGCAGTATATTGATGGAATCGATAGTATTGTTTTAAAGAACTATTTATTTTGTCAAAAAAATAAAATTATAGTTCGAGAAAATGAAATGAATGAAGTACTTAGCCCTTATCTTGATAATTTAAGATCTGATTCTTCATTGATATTACGAATGGAGAAAGTTATTAAGAAACCATATACAGAAATGACGCTAACTGATATATTGTCATTAAACACTAGTGAAGGAAATTACTTTAAATATAAAGCTATCATCAATAATATCTTCTTCAGATATTTTAATATCAAGATTATAGAAGATATATTTATTGCAACCACTTTATCTAAAACTGAAATTATGAATAGATTTGGCGGTATAGATCAAAAATGCGATTATTTGAGTAAGAGTGATTACCTAGATGAATATATTACCAAGTATACTGCATTTAGAAGTATATACATAACTCGAGGAGGCACTAATAATCCTACAGTACTACAGAACTCTGTTGATTTTGCAGTTATGCTAATAAATGAATTATTGGATAGTGATGATCCATATAAGACATTTAGTGATTTATGTAATAGATATAATGTGAAGTATACATCTAAAAGTGCTAATTATATAAAAACGTTTACTAAGAATACCACATTCTATCGTAATTATAGATGTCACTTTAATAATATACTTAAGAAAAGTGAAACTACATATAAAGGTGAAAAATGGATGGTAAGTCGGATATATACAAAGCTACCATTCTTAGATTATATTTGGTTAGCTATTAAAGGTGGAATTCCTGGAAGAAAATGGGATAAGAAGTTAGGAGTTATAGAAGATGAATGAGGAATACAGATTTAAACATATACCGGAAGTAGTATTGAGAAATGTCAAATTTATTCGTGAGAATAATATTGATATTGGAACAGGAGACGATGTACTGGATTGTATGATGGAAATCAATCCAGTGCTAAGACAAAGAATCTATGATGATTACGATTTAGCTAAAGATGTAGCTGAACGTAGATTTAATAGTACAATTGAAGATTTAGATTTGACTACTATTCTTCAAAAGTGTACAACACGTCCATATATCGCTATCTTAAATAATATCTATTTCAGATACTTCAATAGTAAACTAATAGATGATATGTTTAAGTTAGGTGAGTCTATTAAAGTACTAGACTTAGCTATTGAGTATGAATGCGAATACTATACAGTCAATAGTGCTAAGACTAATATCCGTAGATATATGCAACAAGCTTACTTTGATAAGTATGCAGCTGATGCGGATATTATTAGTAGCCATAGAGTATTATCTGATCCGCAAGTGAATGCAGTTAAGTCTGCAGAGTTTACATATGATTTACTTGTGGCTGCAAGAAGTGAAAACTTTAATCCAGAGATGGTTAGAGATATCTTCATTAAGTATGGATTGAAAACAAACTCTTCTAGAAATCTATATACTAGAATGGATAATAACCTAAGTCTATACTATTATATGGAAGACTATCTAGATGAATATGTTAAAAATGGTAAGGTTACTTATGGTTCTCAAGAATATAGTACAATCAAAGAGTTTAAATACTTACCACTTATGAATGTATTGACTCAATTAACTAGATCTAATCCATCTGGTTATATTTTAAATCACAAATTAGAATTAGTGAAGGAGAATAAATAATGATTACAGTTAAAATGGCAACCGAAGTAAAAGAAGTATTTGCAAAATGTGGCTCTGATTTAGAAGCTACATATGAACAGTTCAAAGATCAGCTAACACCTAAAGATGTATATGACATCTGCATCAATAAAATTACCCTCAGTGATGAGCTTCCTAAAGAAGATCTAAATGGTAATAGATTAAATCCATTCCTTTATCATAAAGATGAGGAAACTGGAGAGAAAGAAGTAGTTGGTACAAAACCTGACTGGAAAGCAGTTAAAGTAGAAACATTATCACCAATAGAACCTAAGTCTATGGAAATCGAAATTGGTGAACCAAAACGACATATAATTCCATCACCTGAGACAAATACTTTAAATTATGAATCTATTGGCTTTGCTATTGGGTTTAAGAAAGCTACTGCTAAAGAAGTATTAGAGTTGGCTAATGGAAATACAGCTCGCCTAATTCCAGCACTTCAATGGCTTTATAAGCAAACTTCAGAGGAAGGATTACGTAAAAGAATCCAAGAGATTACATTGGATGTGCTTTTTAACTAATGGTTTAACAAGGAGGTAATACATCATGGTATTAGATCTAATTGATTCCCTATCTAAAGAAAATTGGGATGGTATTTGTAATGTAATTGAAACTACAGGTAAAGCTGCCGGTGCAGTATTAGCTGGCTATGCGGCAGTTGAAGGAGCTAAAGCTTTAGCTAATCGAGGTAAAAAAGAAGAAAGTATTAATACCGATTCTATTACTAAAACAGATATTGAAAAATTGATTGAAGCAAAAATAGCAGAAGCTACATCTCGGTCTGATGATTTAGTAGAAACATTTGTCCAAGGTAAAGTAAGTAAAGATTTAGTTAATGCTATTAATAATAAATAGTCTATAGGAGGATATTATCATGGTTAAAGAATTCGCAAGCGCTGTAGGTAAAGCGGCGTTCGAAATGAGTAAGGAAACAGGTACATCCGTTGCAGCTATCTTAGGTGGTGTAGCAGTATTAACAACAGCAGTGTGTACTGGTGTTGCTCAAATTATTGAAGCAAAAAATAAATATAAGAAAGACGAAGAAAAATAATGGAAATCGGCAGCAAACTAAAAGCACTAATTCCTAATAGCCAGTTTGCTGCTGGTAAAAAGGAATTAGTCTTACGGTGTCCATATTGTGGACATACTTCTTCGGCTGGTAAGAAACACATGTATATAGGCTTATCGAAAGATAAGCCTTACATGTTTAACTGTTTTAAATGTGAAGCAGGGGGATTAGTCAATAGGACTTTCCTTAATCTCTTAGATATTAGAGATGAGGAACTTATCCAAGCTATTGATGTCCATAATAAAGAGATGAGACAGAGTAGGAGCAATTCCTACTCTGCTAATCGCTTAAGAGAACCTCAAGTAGCATATGATGCATTTGAGGTAAACTATGATATATATCCTGACAAGGTAAATTATATCAATGGTCGTCTCGGCACTAATCTGTCAGTATCTGAAATGATGAATATGAAGATTATCTTCGATTTTTCATTTTTTAAACGACAGATCATGAGGTATCTGGGAGCTACAGAATCTGATTTTGAAAGAATTCAAAGGGACTATGTAGGATTCCTCTCGGTTAATAATACATCACTATCTATGCGTTGTATTAGACAAACCGATAGTAAATATCGGTACTTGATCTGTAAGTTAGATGATAGAGATATTTATAATAAAGCTTTCTGTATACCATCTTGTATTCCATATACATCGGATAGAATCATGGTACATATAGCAGAAGGTCAATTTGATATCATATCTATATACAATAATATTACCAATAGATCTACTGGGATATACTTTGCGGCAGCTGGTAATAAATACTCAGCTATCTTAAGATATATCTTATCTAAAGGCATAATGTATATGGATATTCATCTATACTTCGATAATGACTCAGCTGGTGAGATAGCTAAAAGACAAATAGAATACTTTATAAAGAATAATATAGCATTCTTTAGAGGATCTAGAGTCTTTGCTCATGTAAACCAAGCAGATAAAGATTATGGTGTATCCATAGATAAGATACAAGACTTCTGTATACAAATAATATAGTGGTATGGGCTTAAAAGTCCATACCGCTTTATTTTTTTGTCTAAAACATCACATTAATAAAGGAGGTCGACTATGGGTAAATTCCTTGACACTACATATACCGCCACGATAAACTCTATATTAGAGTCCCAAGTTCAACGGCTTGATAATACATTCTATACTTTTACAGATAAAGCTCCTACGACATGCACTTACTACAATATCAATACTAGTAAGAGTACATTAGATGAGTCTACAAGCTTAGCTTATAGTTATACTGATGGAGATTCTCCATTAAGATATAATAAAATTAAAGATACAGTTATCTTTGGTCTTGATAGAATTCAAGTTCAAATGGATGCTGGTGATTTTGGTCTTGAATCAGATACAATTGAAGGTGATGCATATATTGTACCTAATGCATTTAAACCATATCCTCAAGACTATTTCATTATTAATCACACTAATGAAGAATATCTCTTTAAAGTTACAAGTGTATCCTTAGATACATTACCTACTGGGGCTAATATGTATAAGATCTCTTATCGTTTAAGTTCCCATGATGGTGATAATACAGATATTGATTCTTTAGTTGTAGAATCCTATACTATGGATACAACCAATATTGGTACTAACTTATCTCTAGTAATCAAAGATGATGATTACGCTTATATTAGTAGATTAGAAAATATCTGTCAAGATATGATTGCTTACTATAGAAGTCTCTTCTATAGTAATAAAACTCAGACTTTTATTTTTTCTTATGATGATCATAACTTCTATGATAGTTATATGATTGAGTTCATTAAACGTCATGATATTATGAATACTGGTGACTTAGATTATTTGCACGTAGCACATCAGTTAACTCCTAGAGCTACATTTGCATTAGATTACTCTAAATCTTTCTTCCATTCATTAGAAAGAAAAGATATTGGTACTATATGTAATCCATCTTGCTATGGTATGATGGTAGAAGATAAGACATCTCTATTATACTATAGCTTAGAGAAGTATTACTATATCTTCCATGAATATAAAATGGGTGATTATTGGCAAGTACCTTCATTTGATGATGATACAGTTATGCGTATTAGAGATAATGAACGGTATGAAACTGATGATCTAAACTATTTTAAGAATATTATCATTGATTACTTTAATGATAATACAGATAAGTTGAATAGATATGAAGAATTCTTACTCAAAACTCTAGAAGACTTTAACTATACTATTCCTCAACATGATATATTTTACTACGTTCCTGTGATTATTTATATCCTAGAACGCCAAGTTCAAACAATATTAAAAAATGTATCACGTTAACATATCAGTAATCTTAATGGAGGTACTGCAATGAACAGTGAACTCGATCAATATTTTAAAGAGCAAATTGACGAGAAAGATGCATTTGACGTAATGGTCGATGAGAACGCTTTCTTGGATTCTTTAATTGCTAAAAGAGATATCATTGATGCCATTGAAAATGGTGACGATGATGATGAAATTATGGATGATGAAGATATTGCATTATCTACATTATCCGATGATGATTTAGATGATCTAGCAGATGATAACGATGATTACATCGATTCTGCTATAGATTAATATTTTAAGGAGGATTTAATAATGGCAGATGATAAAACTATCCATCAAGAGCTTGATGATGCAGCTTCCACTGTAGAAGATGTTGTTGCTGATTCCACAGCTACTGATAACGATATGGATAATACAATCGACAATGTCGTTGATGCTATGGATGAAATCGAATTAGATGATGACGATGACAACACTGATATCGATTCTGTAGCTGAGTTAGAAGATGAAGAAATTGATATTGAAGCTGATGATGAAGATGACGCAGCTGAAATTGAATTGCTTTCTGATATCGATCGCACTCATGAAAATGACAGCAAAGATCTTGCTGAAGAAATCGAAGATAACGTTGAGCTTAAAGAAGCTTATGATCTTATCGATGATGAATTAATCGTTTCTATTCAGGAGGCATATGATGAGCACTTTGAAGACTAAACTTGTTAATGTTGAATGCCGTCGTCCAATTCGTTTACGTAACAAATTTGTACGTGGTATCTATCGTGAATTATTAACTGTAGAAGAAATTGCTGATTGCATTTCTCAACAAGCTACAGTACGTGAAATCCTTCCTACTGGTGATACAGTAGTATTAGACTTCACTAACTACAATACAGAAGTTCTTCCTTCTATTTCTGAAGAAGAAGCAGAAGCTGCACGTAAAGAAGCTGAAGCAAAAGCTAAAGCAGCTCGTAAAGAAGCAGAAGCAAAAGCTAAAGAAGAAGCTTTACGTAAAGCTGAAGAAGAAGCTGCTAAGAAAGCTGCTGAAGAAAAAGCTAAAGAAGATGCTAAAGCTGCAGTTGCTCCTGCAAAAGAAGAAGAAATCGTTGAAAACGCTGAAGAAAAAGTTTCTGAAGCTAAAAAAGCAACAAAAGAAAAAAAATAAGACATACATAGCTCCCATAGGATCTTTGAATCCTATGGGAGATATTCTACTATACTTTTCTTTTTTTACCATAGATTCTTACATGAATGAATCTATGTAGGTATTGAGCATAATTTCCAAGTAAGAATATGGTTATTAGTTTAGCAAAGTTACCTAATACCATTACTGTAGTTGCAGTATTGATATTCTGAGTAGCATTCATTGTTAACCAATAAACCCATCTAACCATAAAGTGTGGATCAATTACTGATCCAACAATGATTACCATTGTTAGTAATAATACTATATAGTATATCGCTAACATTGGTCGGAACTTTGATTCCAGTTTCTTAATTTCATTAATTGTGAATAGCATGATATAACCTCCTTATACTAAATCTTATATCACTATATCACGTTTATAATATATCATTCTAGAGGTATTTATGAAGATCTATTATCAAATGTCTACTCGAAATACTAGCTTCATAAAGATGCATCAGTATTTGAAAGCCATTGGGATAAAGAATAATAAATTCATGCTTGCACTCCTAGATCCCGATCTTGCTGGTATTGATCCCCATGATCCAAATTTAAATGCTTATTATAAAGGTAAGGTCCTAGCCGAGTGTATGGTAAACTTCTGGTACTTCGCTAGAGAAGTAGTACGTGTACCAGACCAAGGTGGTAGCGGTAAAGGTATTCCATTAGAACTACATCGTGGGAATATGGCATTATTCTTCTGCTCCATCTATAATATGAATATATTCTTGGAACTCCCTCGTCAGCATGGTAAAACATTATCAGCTGACGTTAGATATTTACACTTATTTAACTTTGGTACATCTAACTCCACTATTGCATTTATGCATAAAGCATTAGATGGTTCCAAAGATAACTTACAAACTCTTAAAAACTTACGTGAATGCTTACCTCCATATTTACGTATGGATCAAACATTCTCTCGTGATGGTAAAAATGCTAAAGTCTCTGATACAGTATTGAGACTTGAGCATGCTGTTAACCGAAATAAGATTATCACTGTAGCTTCTGCTCGTAATAAGACAGCAGCACAAAATACTCTTCGTGGTAAATCTATTCCGTTACTCTGGGGTGACGAATGGGGATTTGCACCATATAATGAAATCATTTATCTTAATACAGTTCCTGCATTCAAGAGAGCTGCCGATAATGCTAGAGCAAATGGTGCACCATATGGTATCCTATTCACTACAACACCAGGGTTCTTAACATCCACTGAAGGTATCTTTGCATACCAAATGAAAGAAGATGCAGTTCCATTCTCTGAATTCTGGTATGATAAATCATATCAACAGATTATGGATATAATGAATTCTAATACTAAGTCTACTTTCGTATATATCAAGTTCAGTTATGCTCAACTTGGTAAATCAGAAGACTGGTTTAGAGAAATCTGTAGAACTATGAATAACCGTTGGGAAGACATCCGTCGTGAAGTACTTCTTGAATGGTCTCAAGGTTCTGACAATTCACCATTTACTTTAGATGAACTAGAAACAGTATCTCGTTTAACTAAAGATCCTGATAGTACTATTGAAGTATTAGGTGGTAAATTCCAAGTTAACTTATATGGTAAGATCGACTATGGTAGAAATGGTAAGCCTATAGATCCTCCAATAATGGGGGTTGACGTATCTGGTGGTTATAGACGAGATAGCTCTGCTATCACTATTATTGATAGTAAGACTACTAAAGTTATCGGTACGTTTAAATGTAACTATATTAGCCAAATTGAGTTAGCTAAGATTATAGTTGAATTGACACAAAAATATATGCCTAATGTAGTAATCAACGTCGAACGAAATGGTGTAAGAACGCACTGCATAGATAGAAATGTCTATGTATCAATAGGGTTAATTGCTTTGACATGTGTGGAGTAAAGTTATCTCCCATGTTTAGCAGCGAAAGCTTCTTAATAAGAAGACACGTTCAACGATCATCTCCTGACGGGAGAGTAGAACCGCAAGCGATTGGCGGAAGAAAAATCCTAGCCTCAGCAAGTAAAGTTGGAGGATGACAAATGATCTAGACACGTCCTGTAATGGGAGTGGATGCCAGAACGCACGGGTATAGAGCAGCGTCTATATCTAAATACAGTCGGGTTCGGGGCGTCGGTTATAGCATTACTTAAAAAGGCAGGTATCTCTAAGAACTTATACTTCGAGCATAAAGAAAAGATTCTCGAAGAACGTTTCGAAGGTCCTGGGGCAATTAAGAAGACTAAGGCTTTAGTTAAAGTATTTGGTCTTGATTCAACTAAGAATGTACGTGAACTCTTAATGGAAATCTTAAGAGAACGTATGGATAATCATAAAGATAAGTTTGTTACTAAACAACTTTATGATGAATTCATTGGTTTAGAAGTTAAACGTAATGGTAAAATTGAGCACTCTGCTAATACACATGACGATTTAACTTTCTCTTATCTCATGGCATTATATGTATGGTATGAAGGTAAGAATCTTAAGGAAAACTTCGGTATTACAAAGCAAGGTATCAAAACTGATAATGATGTAGATGATGTAGTATTCGATGTTGGAACAGAGACTGTTGAGATCTATGATGAAATCCATCAAGTTCAACAGGAAATGAATAAAGATAATCCTGACGAGATTACTCCGATGGATAAATATAAAGCCATGATTAAAGCTCATGGTATTACTTATCAAGAATGGGAGAAAGCTGAGAGAGCTAAAGAAGATGCAGCTCTTAAAGAAGCATTTAGAAATCCTGAATTCTTGAAAGCGTATGCTTATAAATATAATATGACTAAAGATGCTATAGATCAAATACGTAATGAGACTGAAGGAGAACTAGATCCATCAGCATTTACATCTATCTATAGTTTAAATGATCCAAATGTCAAGAGTCATATATCTGGTAACCTTGCAAAATTTTATGATAAAGTTTAAAAATTATTTATCTAGTTACAATATAGTAAATTTATACAAATCTATTTTTGTAAGGAGGAGCTATGTTCGGATATAGTACAGCAAGTGGCTATGAGTTAGCCAATGAGCATCAGTTATCTGAAATCTTAGCAAATTTTAGTAGTGATTATATTTATGATGTGATCTCTGATCAGATCAGTAAACGTTACGAGTTTGCTATTATACCAAAACCTAATATTGTAAACACATTTAAATCTAACTTTGATAATATCCGTGCTAACTTCCCAATGGATGTCGAAAATACTAATGCAGTAGAAGGAGACACATATCGGAATATCATTGATATTATCTGCAATTCTTGTAATATGTCATTCGATACTATGACGGATGATAATATTTATCTTGCTGCAGCTACATTATATGACTTCTTAGTCTGTAGCTTCAATAAGCATATGGTCGATTTCGTTATCGGATTGATCGTTAGAGAGCAAGACTCTATTTATTCTGCTTTAGAGTTAGAAGAATCTAAAAAGAATAAAGATAGTTCTACTATCTATAATCGTAAGACTATGGAGAATACTAAGTTAGCAGTCATCAATGCTAACTTACCACACGTACTTCAATATGTCGCTACATTGGAAATCAATATGATTGATCTTCTTCAAAGTTGCTATCAACAACCTATGGTTGATTTGATTGCAAGTAACTTTGGAGAGAATGTCAATATCTATAATGACTTCATGAATGTCATCTTATCTAATGAAAACTTCTTACCTGAATATATTACTGAGATACGTCTACGTATCCAAGGGTTAGGTTGATCATGGAAAAGAAAGAAATTACTATTACTAGAGACTTCACTAGACCAATCTATCGTCCTGGTGAAGAAATTGATGAATCAAATATGACAGAAGCTACGGCTTTTGATCATGATATAATTTTAGAAGATGAGGAGAATACTAATGACAACAACGGCTAAAGAAGACATCAAATTTGTAAAGAACTTGGCTAAAGAAGCTGAAGGTTTAACAGAAACTGAAATTTCCGATTTGGAAACTGTATCTGAAGAAGATATGGCTAAATTCCCTGAAGGTGAAATCATTCAACCAATCGTCCCAGAAACTATTCCTACTGTAGAAGAAATCGAAAAGATGGAAAAAGTAGAAGTATTACCTGAGGAGGATAAGGCTGATGCCGATTTTCCCTCCAACGAAGGAACAGTTGAGAGCGGACATGAAGGAAACGCTTCTAAAGTTAAAATCTCAAGCAGAGTTGTTAGCACCGATGGAAATTCCGAAGATGTCGAAAGTCCTATCGATAGTAAAGAATTGGAAGAAATCCTAAACAAATTCGATACTATTGATATTACTGTAGAAGACGTTAAAGCTCAACAAGCTCAGTCTGAAGAATTCAAAGATATTGAGTTATCTGATGAAGTATATCAAGATATTATTCATACATATGCTTCTCTTCAAAATGATCCACAATCTGATATCTTGATGATCTTAGGACCTCAAGCTAAACAAGAGCTTTTAGTTCAAGCTAATAAACTTGGTATCAATACTAGCGATGCTACAATCTATAAATTCTTTATCGAAGGGTTTATTCGTGAAATCTGTGGTAATGCATTCATGGATAAAGGTCATGACTTAGTTAATGACGCTATTAAGAAAGTTAATGATCTTGAAGAAACTAAAGAAATTTCTAAGTTATTAGAAGACTACATTGAAGAAACTTATGAAAAACGTATTACTGAAATGAATCGTATTATGGATTCTACAGATAATCCTGAAGTCCATGAGCATTGCATCAATGTATTGAATGCTAATAATGATGCTAAAGAATACGATTTCTTATATAAAGCATTGGATAATAAACCATCTTACCTCAACGTAGGTAAAGCATTCAAACATCAACAACGTAACGTTGATGCTATTCATAATGCATTGGTACGTCTTAATATCAAGAATATCAATGTAGGTGTATTCATGGATTCCATCTCTGAATTCACTTCTTATGAATTAGAATCTGTAAATATCTTCTCCATCTTAATGGAACTTCTTGTAGTTACAACTAACTTCAGTGATAAGATCCAAATGATGCGTCTATATACAATGATGCTTCTATTAAGTGGTGCTCTTCATTCTATGAAGACTAAGAAAGAAGTATCTGGTATCTTCCAAGAAGTAGCATTTAACTATCAACGTTTATGCTCTACTATCTCCACTGGTTTTAAAGCTTATGAAAATGGTCTAAAAGCGAAAGCTGCAGAACCTAAAGCTCCTAAAACTAAAAAACGTAGAAAATAATTATAGACATATGAATAATGGTTTACCCCAATGGTGAAAAACCATTGGGGTCATTATTTTTATAATTCTATTTTTTCTAAAAGGAGAAAGTATTATGCCTGATAATGAAGTACTTGGCACTACTGCTACTCAACCTACAGAGACTCCTGTAAATAAAGTTGATGGCGTATTCCGAGAAGATGCTGATAAAAAGGGTACTGGTACTGTCACATATACAGATGGTACAGTCTTAAACTTTGTTCGCAATGCTTTTGACCACACTGACGAAACAGTTAAAAAAGTATTGAAAACTGACAAATACAAATACGTATCCCCATTTGATGTAGCTAAAGCTCAAGGTAAAACATTAGATGAACGTTGCTACGTTCCTGGTAAATTAGGTGGCTTAATGGAATCTGAAGTTCAAGAAACTGCAGTTGCTATTAAAATCACTTATGGTCCAACTGAAAACGTTGAAGTAGAAGATCGTCGTGCTACTGCAATCGAAGTATTAGTTGACGATGAAGGTAACCTTCATGGTGATGCTGAAGATTATAACTCTCTTAAAGGTTCTGGCTACTATGTAGTACAACGCCCTGAAGATGTAATTGCTGAGCATCCTGAAATCGTTAAAGAATATCAAGCTGCAGTTACTCGTTTGACTAAAACTCAAATCAAAGAAGCTAAAATCAATAAAGAAGGTTTCATTGAAATCGTTTACTCTGATGATGCTGTAGTTAAATTTGACAAAGCTGGTAAATTAGTTTCTGATGGTCGTTCCGCAGAACCTGAAAAACCTTATGAAGACTTCTCTGACGTTTTAAAAGCTAAAATCCTTGAATCTGTTGATAAGAAAACTACAGATGAAAATGGTAAAGAAGTTGAAAACGCTAATAAGATTGCTATTACTGAATCTAAAGAAGTTGGTTCTCATAAATTCACATTCAACTTTGCTGATGGTTCTACAGTAATCGCTTTAGATGGTCGTATCATCTCTGATACTCGTACATTCGGTCGTAAATATCAATCTGTATATACAGAAATGATTTACAAATATACTGAACTTCTTGATGTAGCAACTGACTACTTCCATGAAGATCCAGAATTGACTGAATCCGAACAACGTCAAATGGCAGCTCGTAAGATTATGAACTTACCTAAAAACTTGCTTGAAAAATACACTGCTAACCGTGCTATGAAACAAGCTCGTGTAGGTCATTCTCTTAACTCTGCTAACTCCCTTGGTGTTAAAACATCTACTGACCGTATCATTGAAGCTCTTATGGCTCAAAAATGGTCTCCACACAGTAAATAAAAATATCTAGAGGAAGGTCTTAATGACCTTCCTCAATATTTTTCAACATTATGGTAATTTAATATAATATTTTTATAAATGGAGGTAACTAAATGGCAATTGATAATGTAATTGACCCTACCAATTGTAACCCTTATTCTACCGCTAGTGGCGATAATAAACGGGCTTGTCCTAAAGCTAATATGGTGGACATCAAAGCAGAGATCCGCCGCTCTTTATTGATCTCTTTCGTATTCTCTAATCCAGATGATAACTATAAAGTTCTTCTTTCTGAAGGTGCTAAAGAAATATGGGAAATCGATTATGTAAAAGATGGCGAATTGAAACGTGCTGCTGGTAAAGTACGTAACTTTGAGTACTGGACTAATAAACACATTGGTCTTTCTACTTACTCCGCTAATGGCGTAATCCAACGTGATGAAAAGATCGTTGTTAAATTTGATGCATCTATTGACTTCAAAAACCAACTTCTTTCCATTGACGTTCGTAACATCCGTGGTTTGAAACCGGCTGGTGTAATCGAAGATTCTGAATTAAATCAAGATTCTTCTGCTAACTTCATCAAAGTATCTAAGAATGCTTACAACTTCCTTAAAGTTGCATACCCTAAAGAATATGCTACATTAACTAAGTTGGATAACAACTTAAATACTGATGACACTGAATACACAGACTACATGTTTGATGGTGCTTTGGCATTGAACGAATTAGCTCCATTGAACTTGGCTAAAGTTAAATCTGCAAACTACATGTTTAGAGATAACCAAAACTTAACTCAAGTTCAATTGACTACATCTGAAAACTTAGCATCCGCAAAAGGTATGTTTGAAGGTTGTTCCAAATTGGAACAAGTTGAAATCAAGACTCCTGGTTTACAAAATGCTGAAGCTATGTTTAAAGGCTGTCAAGCATTGAAAGCATTGAAATTGAATGTAGGCTCTTTGACTACAACAAAAGATATGTTTAAAGATGCTACTGCATTAAGCACACTTCGTTTATCTGGTAAATTAAATACTGGTCTTGACTTGACTAACTGCCCATTAGACGAAGATTCTGTTACATCTGTATTAGCTGCTATGAGCGATAATGGTCCAGATGAAGATAAAGAAGTTCGTTTCAGAAGTGCAACTGTTGCTGGTAACCTTAAAGCTATTGCTGACGGTGCAGCTCGTGCTGGCTGGGTAATCTCTGGTCTTGCTTATACTGCAACTACTGAAGATAAGCACGATGATAAATTAGGTAAAGATATCGTTGACGCATATGAACACGGTAAAACAGAGGAGCCTAAACATGATGAAGCTCAACCTAATAACCCAACAACTGGTGAAACTCATACTGAACAACCTGCAAATCCAACTACTGGTGAAGAAACTCACACTGAGCAACCATCCACTGGTGAAACTCATACTGAAACTCCTTCCACTGGTACAACCGAAGGTGAAGGTTCCGCCGTAACTCCAGCTGCTCCTTCCACTGGTAATGAAGGTACTCCTGCAGTAAACACTGGTTCTGAAGCTCATACAGAAACTCCTGTAAATAATCAACCATCTACAGGTACAACTGAGCAACCATCTACTGGTGAAACTACTCATACAGAAACTCCTGTAGCTCCTGCAACTGAAGAAACTCATACTGAGTCTCCAGCTCCTGCAGTAAATACTGGTTCTGAAACTACTCAACCAGCTAACCCTACTACTGGTGAAGAAACTCATACAGAAGCTCCTTCCACTGGTACAACTGAACAACCTGCAAATCCTCAACCATCTACAGGTAATACTGAAACAAGTACTCCAGCTGTGAATACAGATTCTGAAACAGCTCAACCAGCTAATCCTACTACTGGTGAAACTCATACAGAAACTCCTGCAAATCCTCAACCATCTACAGGTAATACTGAACATCATGAAGATGAAGAATTAGATCCTAACTTCATGGTTGATGCATATAATGGTGCTGCTGAAAATACACCTAAACCAGCAGATCAAACAGGTAATACTCCAGCTGCTCCAGCAACTGGTAATACTGAACAACCTGCAGCTCCTGTAGTAAATCAACCTGCTACTGGTGAAACTCATACAGAAGCTCCAGCTCCTGCTGTAACTACTGGTACTGAAGGCACTCCTGCAGTTCAACCTGCCACTGGTGAAGAAACTCATACAGAACAACCTGCAGTAACAACTGGTTCCGAAACAGCTCAACCTGCAGCTCCTGTAGCTAATGAAGAAACTCACACTGAGTCCCCAGCTACTACTGGTACTGAAGGTACTCCTGCTGTAACTACTGGTACAACTGAGGAAACTCATACAGAAACTTCTTCTAACACTACTACAGAACAACCTGCAGCTCCTGTAGCTAATGAAGAAACTCACACTGAAGTTCCATCTACTGGCTCTACTGAAGAAGCTCATACTGAATCTCCAGCTCCTGCTGTTACTACTGGTTCCGAAACTGCTCAACCTGCGGCTCCTGTAGCAAGTGAAGAAACTCATACTGAGTCTCCTGCTGTTAACACAGGTTCTGAAACTACATCTGCTCCTGCAGTTACTGGTACAACTGAACAACCAGCTGCTCCTGTATCTAATGAAGGTACTCCAGCTGTAACAACTGGTACTGAAACAGCTCCTGTAGCAAGTGAAGAAACTCACACTGAGTCTCCAGCTGCTCCAGCAACTAGTGAAGAAACTCATACTGAGTCTCCTGCAGTAAATACTGGTTCTGAAACTGCTCCTGTATCTAACGAAGAAACTCATACTGAAGCTCCTTCCACTGGTACTACTGAAGAATCTACAGTAACTACTGGTTCCGAAACAGCTCAACCTGCATCTCCTGTAGCTACTACTGAAGAAACTCATACAGAATCTCCTGCAGTAACTACTGGTTCTGAAACACATACAGAAACTGCACCTGTAGCAAGTGAAGAAACTCACACAGAACAACCTGCGGTAACTACTGGTACTGAAGGTACTCCTGCAGCTCCAGCTACTGGCGAAACTCAACCTGTAGTATCTACACCAGCTGCAACTCCTAGTACAGAAGCATCTTCTGCAACTACAACTCCTGTAGCTCAACCTGATGCTCCAGCAACACCTGCTCCTACTCCAGCTGCTCCTCCTAAAGCAAGCGAAGAAGAGGAAGAAGAATTAGATCCTAACTTGATGCTTGACGCATACAACGAAGGCGCTAACTAATTTTAAGAAATATTGCTCGCTACTAGTTTTTCGAAACATACTAGTAGCGAGCAATATGTTTACTCGTTAGAATAATATTTTGAAAGGAGAATTCAATAATGGCTCTTTCCGTACAAGCCCAATTGAAAAAAGTATTAGCACCATTTGCGAGAGCGGTTGGTGTCGATATTAAAAAATTAAAAGACGGCAAACAAGATAAACTTCAAGCTGGTCTTAATATCCAAATCTCTGAAGAAGGTGTAATCTCCGCTACGGCTCCTAACCAAGCCCCTGATCTTAGCGCATATTCCACTACAGAGCAAATTACAACATTGGTTGATGGCAAAGTTGCTGGTTTAGTTAAAGAAGAAGCTTTAAATACTAAATTGGCTGACTATGCTACAACTGCATCCGTAGATACTAAATTAGCTGATTATACTACTACTGCAGCTTTGACTACTAAATTAGGTGATTATGCTACAACTACTTCCGTAGATACTAAATTAGCTGATTATTCTACAACTACAGCTGTAGATACTAAATTGGCTGATTATTCTACAACTACAGCTGTAGATACTAAATTGGCTGATTATACTACTACTGCATCTTTGACTACTACTTTAGCAGACTATGCAAAAGCAGCAGAAGTTCAACCTAAATTAACTGCTGGTCCTGGCATTTCTATCTCTGGAGAGGGTGTAATCACTGCTGCTGCTCCTGATTTGACAGGTTATGTTAAAGAAGAAGCTTTAGATTTCAGTACACTTGATTTGGTTGCTGAATATGAAGCTGGTAAAAATGGCGAAGCCGCAGCTCCTGTAGCTAGTGCAGAAACTGGTACTCCAGGTGTTGGTAGTCCAGCACAATAATCTTAGCTTAGTCTAAAATAATTGAATATACAATAAAGTAATACTAATGAGAGATGATCATTACGATCATCTCTCCTTTATTTAAATTTTTGAAAGGAGAAATTCTGACATGGCTGAATTTAAAAAAGCTATTGAGAAAACTCTTAAACCTCTTGCCCGCAAAGTAGGTTCTGATATTAGAAATATTGAATCTAAAGTATTTACTGGTAAAGTTATTAACGTATTAGACTTCGGTATTGATAATACTGGTGCTACTGACGTAACTGAAAAGTTAAATGAACTTTTTAGAAAAGTACGTGATGAGAACTATACAGAAGTAATCTTCCCAGATGGTACTTATAAAATTTCTAATAAAGTTTCTGTATTCATTCCAGACGATCGTCATAAGTACCTTAATATCCATGCTCAAAATAGATACAAAACTATTCTTGAATTCCATGGTAACCGTGAAGGCAATTATACCGGTTTAGAATTACGTCCTGAAAGCTTTACTCAAACTCGTGGTTATAATGTAAAAATTGATGGTTTTACAGTAAACAACCTTGAGTTACCAGCTGACGCTTCAGGTACGCCATCTCAATCTATCGTTGGTATATTCTTCACTCAAGATTCTGATGAAGGATTTAATGCTTATAACTACAAGTTCTATAACTTTGAATGTACCAATATGCAGTATAATGGTGGCTATTATGCAATCTATACAAGCTGCAGTTTCTTTGATTCTGAAATTAGAAATATCTCTATTGAGAATATGGAATATTCTATCGAGATGAGTGGTCAATACTCTAATAATAATAAAATTGAGAATATTCTTACTAAGAACTGTAAAAACAATATCTCTATTTCTATTAAATCTTCCATTAAGAATATTGACATTGTATACGATAATGAAGAGATTGCTAAAGAAGTTGGTAATGCAGTTAACTTAACATGCTATAATTTATCTAACTTATCTTATAAAGGTTACTATGATTTAGGTACTCTAAATGATATTTTAACCATCAATTGTACAGCTGGTGCTACAGTTTCTGATATTAGATTGGATTTAAAACCTTTCAATATTGAACGAGCACAAAACACAGTTGTACCATCGTTTATCTCTTTATCTTCAATAGATAGTGAAGTATCCCCTCTTAATGTATCTAATATAACATTTGATAACTTTGATGCTAACTTTACAGAAGCGCTTAGTAAAATTGACTACTTTGCATTCTTTGATACTATGATTCCATTATCCATTCATGGTGTTATAGAAACTGCAACCTTAAAATTCTTCAAAGATAAAGGTGTTAACTTGGTATATGATAAATCTGGCTATATGCTTGAAAGCTATAATACTAAGAATACGCAATTTATCTCTAGACCATATATTGGTGCAGATCGTAATATGAATGGTATTGACCAAGCTAATGGTAGTAAATTAGGTGCTATCTATATTGCATCTTCTGAAGGTACTCCACTCCAAGGTAAAGGTACAGATTACTCTGAAAATACTGCTGGTGTTAAAGGTGATATCTTCACTGAAGTAGATCCAAATAAATATGGTCACTTTGCATATGTATCTACATATGAGCATGCTACTTCTAGTAATTTTACTAAAGAAAAAATTAGTAGCGTTACTTATAATGAAGCAGACAAAACTTATACTATTACATTTACTGAACTACCAACATGGACTAATGGTACTTTAGTAGGTAAAGTTCCTAATGTAGGTTCTGTTGTAAAAGATACTTATATTGGAGTTGATTTTGAAATCAAAGAAATTAATGAAGATGCTAAGACATTTACAGTATCTGCTAACCCTGAAACTAAACAAGGTATGGCTAACCCATATAAGTTTGCACCTGATACTGATCCTATCAATTCTATATTCATGCACGCTCTTTCTATTGAACCTAGAAAAGTTAATAGAATGAAAAACATGACATATGCAACTGTGCCAATTATTCATTCTGGAAGTACCGAAAACCGTCCAACTGAGCACTTGGTTGTTGGTCAAACGTATTTTGACACTACCCTAGGTGCACCTGTATTCTGGACTGGTTCTGAGTGGGTTAAAGCTAACACTGGTGAAGTTGATACATCTTCCTTAGCAACTAAAGAAGAAATCAAAGCTATTCCAGCTGCTAATATTACTCAAGATGATAATCACTACTTCGTAACTAAATATCAACAAGCTAAACTTGGTAATTTATATAACCGTGGTGAGTTTGATAATTTATTTACTAAGAAGAAAGATTTAGAAGCATATGCTACAACTGCTGCATTGACTACCAAATTAGGTAATTATCCAACTAAGACTGAAATGCAAGCAGCAATTGCAGCTATTCCAGCTCCAACTGTAGATACTTCTACATTGGTAACTAAAGAAGAATTGAATGCTACTTTGAATGCAATCAATGAAAAGTTAAAACAAATTAGAGGAGAATAGTCATGACAGAAACGGCTAATCAAATCATACAATCCCTTGAAGGTATTGCCAATGATATTAGTAATGCTAAGTCTACTCTCACACAAAATAATGTGGTACTGGATTCCAGTACCACAAAAACTTTAGCTACTGAAATTGGCAAGTTACCAGCAGCTATTAAAGCATCACCTGTATTAGAAGGATTTAACAATGGCACTCTAACCATGAAGAATGGATTTATTTATTCTTCAAATGTTACCACTAAACTTGATAGTACAAACTGTGTACCAGTAAATGCAAGAGAATATACTATCCCTAGAGGAATGAGATTTGCTATGAAATTCCCAGGGTATTTAGCAGATCTTAAAACTTATGTTGGAGAACAATATCCAGATAATAATATGACATTCTTTAATATCTTCAAAATCTATAATGATAATCAAGATATCTTAGAATTTCTATTATATCTGAATGCAGAATATATTGATGGTTTATTAGAAAATAAGAAAAGTGCTAGACCTTATGGGTTAAAGATTGTTCTTAATAGTGAATTCTACAAACCTGATGAGAATGGTTACTATACTTTTGATAGATTATTATTCCCATGCTATAATAGCGAATTCTATGTAAGACAACCAGATGGTTCTGAAGTTAAGATTACAAAGTTTAAGTGTAAGATATTTTATTTTACATTGACATATCAACAAAAAACTGTTGATATTATTTGTGATTCTCTAAATGTATCTGTTTTCAACTTGCAATCAATGATTGATAAGAAAAAACAACGTTCATCTATGCCTGGTAATTTTAATAGAAATCTTAACAATAAGGATTGTTATATTATTAATATGCCAAAGGTTAATATAACTTATTACCCATTTGCGTATGCAACTACAAATCCATCATTTTTAAGATTAGCTCCTATTGAATATACTAAATTGGGATCTACTGCATATTTACAACCAGCTGATAATATTCAAATTAGGGTTAATGAGACTCAAGAGAATATTGAGAAGCTAAAACCTGATTTAGTTAAATTTAATATTTTCCCATATCTTAAAATATTTAATGCAGATGGAACCAAAGTGTTTAATCCAGTCACTAGTACTTTTAGTAGTGATATAAACGCTAAAATAGAAGGAGCATCTATACCGTCTAATAAAAATGCATATATCGATAGATATTCTAATAATGGTCTAGGTATATATGATGCTGCTAGCAAACAATATGTATCATATAATGCTATATTACTTAGATCTAGAACAGATAGACAATCTTGTTTCAAGAGTATTAAAGTTGTTAAAACCCCTGGATATGATGACTATATGTACAGTACAGGTAGTGATGATACTATTGATAATATTTCATTTGGAATGAATATCCCAGATGTATTTGAAAACTTCCCGCTAATGCAATGCTCGGATATATTAGTTCCAAATTATAGTGAATTCTCAGATACTAATTTAAATTGTAGTAAACGTCTTAAATTTAAATTTAGTGAAAATTTACTAGATAAAGGTTATACAACTCCATTAGGCGGATTTACAAAAGGTGATAGCACTCCTAAATTTAATGGTATATCTTTATACTGTGATAATTGGGATAGCAACGATCCTTTAGGTACTCTAACCTATTCAGATGGTAAATATATCATTATGAATGATAGTGCTAGACTTCTTATATCTCCATTTGATACAGAATTCTATACTAAAGATGGTACACTTATTGATAAAGTATTTGCATACAAAGCTCCTATCATGTATAATAAGAATATTAAAACAGTTAGAGTACAATCTCAATATGATATGGAAACTCAAGCATTAGAGAAGAATGGTGTTATATATCCATTAATCAGCTTAAATTATACATATCCATACGCTTATCCTAAAGGATATGATGATGATGATGAACCAATAACTCCAGGTGAACCTGCAGCTCCAATGAAATATATTATCGATAAAGATACTATTATTGCACAATACCCAGGAAAATATTGTACCGGGAAGTTTAATGGACAAACTCCTGTATTTGATGCAGATAGTGATTTTACTAGATTCGAAAAATATATTCGCATTCTATGCCCAGAAGATCATACTAAGTTAGGTACTTATGAATTTAATAAATTCCGTTTACCATTGTATAACTTGGATGAGACTAAGAAGTATAACTACTCTAATAAAACTTGGGAACCTGTAGGAGCTACTACTCTAGATACAGTACGTACTAGAAACTTGTATCCAGATGACGTACTACTTGATAGTTTAAGATTTAGCTAAAATATTTATTGTGAGGAAAATTGTAATTTTATTTTTATAAGGAGAACCTTATGGATAATCATCAAATCGTTGAGACGCTTGAGAATATCATTAAGGATATCACCAAAGCAAAAAATGCCCTAAAGGCTAATAATGTAACACTAAAGTCTAATGCTACTATTTCATTAGCTGATGAAATTAATAGTGTTCCAGATTCCATCAAAGCCTCTAATTCTTTAGAAGGATTCAATGGTGGACAAAACACTCTTAAGGGTGGATTCATTTACCCAAACAGTGAAAGTGTTAATGAATTAAATGATAGCAATACTACTGTAGTTAAAGCAGATGAGTATGAAGTACCTAAAGATAAGTATTTGAATCTAACTTTCCCAACTCCAGGTATTGTTAATAGTACTAGCAGTAGTGATATAATCAAATTTAGATACAACGGTAAAATATCTAACATCTATTATACAGTGTTAAATGCTTTATATAGGACTTATTTAAAGCGTAGTCTCGCATATGACTATAATGACTCTACAATTACACAAGTAGATAACCGTAAGATTAACGTCTTATTGAGGAAAGGAAATCTTACTGTTGAAGATGGTGTGTATAAATTTGGTGAATTTGTATTCCCAACTTTCAATACAAACTTCTATGCAGCTAAAAATGATGACGACAAAGAGGGTACATTGATTACTAACTTTGAAATCGATAATTTCCACTTCTCTCTCAACTACCGTGGTAAAGATCTCAATATTAAATGTAAGAAAATTACTGTTGATCTAGACTTTGCTACTCAAATTATTAAAAAAGAAATTTCTGGTCATGATGGTTACCATTATATAGCAGATGCTGGTGCTGAAGTACTAGAATACTATAATCACCGTGATGATACTGATAATCATATTATCTACTTACCAGAATTCAACGTAGAATATGCTGCTACTGAGTACGCATATAAAGGTCTTAGCTTAGATGCTAACGTTGAGCAAGCTTACAATGTACAAATCCGTACAGAAGAAAGTGATATTAATAAAACTTTATTGAATGATCCTAAACATATTGCAAATATCCTACGTCTAGTTAAAGTTTACAATATGGATGGTACTAAGATCTATAATCCTATAACGAAGGCATTTGAAGATGCATCAACAAGTGGATATGTTACAGGTTATGGGTATACTATAGATGATAATATGATTGATGCAGATGAGTATTATAAGAATACAAATAATGTCATGATGCTTGATGAGAATGGTAAGAAAGCTCTCAACTATAAAGAGTATATGGCTAAATTAGAAAAAAGTACTAAAGCTGTGGTGCAAGGACTCAATGTAAATAAAGGATTTGTATATTACATGATCGGTAACTCTATTGAGCCAGAATTGATTAGATATGATGAAAGTACATATGTCTCATACTATCAACACTTCCCAATGCTTAAGTTATTAGAAGGTGCTCTCCGATTAGCTAAATACTCTAATTCTAGAGATGCCATTAATGTATATAATAGCACAAGTTTTGATTTTTCTGATGAATATTCAAAACAAAGAGCTGATGTATATCCATTCATTACAAACTGTGCATTCTATAGTTCTGATACCATTGGATATGGTGGAATTAGACTATATATAAACGCAGATATAGTGCGTGAGAATGGAGTAAAATACACTATTCTTAAAAATGCAGTAAATATATTGGTCTCTCATTATGACGTGAAGTTATATAATAATAATGATCTTGATCTGTCGGATAGTAGTAACGGATTGGTAGAAAATATCAAAACTAATGCAGCTCCATTAGTATACAATGAAAATATTAAAAGTATCAAAATTGTATCTGATGGTAAAAAACGTGGTGTATTGAAATCTCTATTAGGTTATGGTATGATATATCAAACATTTAATGCGACGAAAGTACCTGAAAAGCCTGCTGTGCCAATGAAGTATATCCTAGATAAAGACTCTACTATTGAGGCATCTAAATCTAAAACTTACCAATCTAAAGTTACCCGTAATGGTGCTACAGTCATTTTAGGACCATATACTACAGATGAGATGGCAAAATATGTGGATAAATACGTTCATGTATTAGTACCGGAAGATCATAAAGGTCTAGGTAAATACGACTTCTGTAAATTCCGTTTACCATTATATAACTTAGATGAAACTAAGAAGTATAACTATTCTAAAAAGGCATGGGAACCTGTTAATGCATTAACAGATGATAGTACTCCTATGGAGGATTTATACTCTAACGATATCACCGAACGTGGTGATTATTTAGACGTATTCCAAAATAATCTAGGATTCCCTACAGAACCAACTGGTAATGATAATCATATGGAAGAATACGATCACTTATAATTAATTAAAGGAGGTAACTGATGTCTGATACTGTTAATCAAGTCATTCAAACTCTTGAAAGCATTGCATCTGATATTAGGGATGCAAAACAAGCTTTAAAATCTAATAATGTAACCCCGGAGTCTAATTCGACTTCTACATTAGCTACTGAAATTAATAAAATTCCTACTGGTATTAAAAAATCTAAAGTATTAGAAGGCTTTAATAATGGTAAGAATACATTAGCTGGTGGATTTATATATAATACCGATAGAGAGGAATTAAATTCCGTTAACTCTGTATTACTAGCTACAGATGAATATGTTATTCCAGCTGGTAAAACTATAGATATCGATTTCCCTTCCGCTGAAGTGACTGATGATTTATATAGAACTAAAGGCAATGCTAACTTAGTAATTAAAACTGCTGAGCCTGTTACGGATATTTATAATACTATCTTAAAACCACTATATAAGACCTATGTAGGTAAAAAATGTATCAGCCAAGAAATCACTACTGTATATACAACTGATATTCATTTAGATAAATCTAATATGTCAGGTGATACACTAGAAGTTAGTGAATTTGTATTCCCTAACTTCAATACAAAATTATACTATAAAAAAGATGGAGAAGCGCAGGATACTCTTATTACAAAAATCAATACTGATAAATTCCACTTCTCCTTATCAAATAAAGGTAGAAACATAGATCTTACTTGTAGAGAATTGGTAATTGATTTAGACTCAGTATTCTATTTTACAGAAATTGCTGGTCATAATGGCTATGAAAGTGCAGATGAGACATATTATAGCTTTAGAGATGACAGCAATGCTCATATCATTAAATTACCAGAATTTAATGTATCATACAGTGGTATAACTAGCCATTATGATGGATTAGCTGAATTGGTATATCTTGATAGACCAGGTGAGTCTATTATGCCAGCAACTAATGTTCAAATTAGAACTGAAGATAATTTTGTAAATATTGCTAAATTAAATGAAGATGCAAACTTGGGTGGTATTTTAAGACTATTCGAAATCTATAACATGGATGGTACTAAAAAATATGACCCTAAAACAAAAACATTTGTAGACGCAAGTACATATCTTGATTTTGAAGCATCATTGAAACTAATTAAAGATAGAAATGCTTACTTCGGTGGGTCATATGTAATGGGGATATTAAATAATAGACCTATTAATTATAAAGAGTACACTGATAAGCTCAAGAAAAGCAAAAAAGATGCATTAGCTAAATTAACTATTAAACCAGGTTATGCATACTTTGGTGATCTTGTACCTATTTCAGGCGATCTATTTAAATTTGATGACTATAATCAGCCTGCAGTATTTGAAGGATTCCCAATCATTTATATGGATGAAGATGTTATCAAATTCAATAGAAACTCTAGACCTGACGGCAGTGGTAAAATTATCGGTGAAAATGAAGTTAAGTTTAGATTTACTGATATTATAGATGATTCAGTAAAATATAATCTACCATTACTTGGTATTTGTGCTGCTGATCCATATGGTAACCCTGTTACATTTAATGGTATTACTCTACAATTAGATGGTAGTGGATATGATAAAAATCAAGATGGTGTTACATATAGCCCAGTAGCTAATGTTGCTAATTTGATTGCATCTCCATATAATACTAAATTTTTAAATACTAGTGGTTTAGATTTAGAATATATCTATACATCTAAAGCTCCATTAGTATATAATAAAAATATTAAAAGAGTATTAATCACATCTGATTCTGACCGTAAAGGTGAACTAGAATTATTACTTGGATATGGTTTAATATATTTAGTAGTGGATCCAGCATATGATAAACCAGAAGTTCCATCTACACCGATGAAGTTTATCATTGATAATGAGACTACTATTCATAATGCTAAATCTAAATTATATAATACTACAGTTAATTCCTATGAATACATATTAGGACCTGCATCTACTGATGAATTGGCTAAATACTATGACAAATACGTTCATGTATTATGCCCAGAAGATCATCCTGGTTTAGGTACTTATGAATTCTGTAAATATAGAATTCCATTATATAACTTAGATGAAACTAAGAAATATAATTACTCCAATAAAACTTGGGAACCTGTAGGTTCTACTACTGACGATAGTCTTACACTTGAAGAAATCTATCCTACAGAATATGCTGAAGCTAGAAATAATGGTAAAGAACCTCAAGTTTACGTTAACCCAGGTTATGAATTGAATGCTATCTAATAATATTCCCAGAAGAGGATTAACCTCTTCTGGGTTTCTTTTTACAATATAGTAATGAAAGGAGAATTTATTATGAAAAATACAAAAGACTTCACTGAGCTTCTTAAAAAATCTTTCAGACATATTGGTGCTGATATTAATGCTCAAAGACCTGCAACTTTAGCTGATCAAACTAACATTACTTTTGTAAAAACTATTGATATAGATAGGACTGTAGTCAATCAATGTCAAGGATTTACCTATGATCCGACAAGTAAAAGATTCATTTTAGCCTGCTGTAATGCAGACAACTCTAAACAACGTATCTATGAGTTAGATATAGATATGAATGTAGTTAAGTTTACTGACTTTGAGGGTATAGATAAACTTGGTCACGTTAATACATTATTCATGGATGGTGAGATCATTAGAGCTACTAATGGCGCTGCTAATGGTACACGTATTTATAATATTAACCGTAATCATTTAGATGAACTCGTATTAGGTGAGTTTAATGACTATCCAGAAAAGTGTTTTAATATCGGTAAAGATATTGCTGGTTCTGGTAGATATGTATCTATAGTGCCTGGGGCAGATAGTAAATCTCGTAAAGTCAGAGTATATACTGATGAGACTATGACTACTAAGGCTGAGTATATTGTCAAAGTAGATGAAACTAATGTAGATTCTAATGGTGCATTCTTCAATGGTGATACTATCATCTTTGCAGTTACTAGACGTTTGATTGAATGCCGTCTAATTGGTAATCAATTCAAAGTTATTAGAGAAATTGAAATGGAGCCATACTGTGAAATCGAAGACTTTACTTACGTTAATGGGGATATCTATATGTGTGCTAATTCTCATGATTACGTTCGCATTTATAAGTATTCTGCTAAAAGGTCTTACTATAATCACATTAATAATGATTTTCTTAACAATGGTATTACTCTAGGTAACCAAGTTGGATATCATGGTAAAACTACAACCAACGATGTCCGTGTAATTGCTAAGATTAATAAGAACGACAATCTAGAGCTTGGTGATAAGAGATCTATCACTACAGTAATCGGTAAAGAATTAAAGCATTATAATGGTGCTAACTCCTATACTGTATTGACTACAGCTCACTATAACTCTGCTATCTATAATAAAGTTACTATGGATGAAAAGCTTAAAGCTATCACTGATCGTTTAACTGCATTGGAGAATAAATAAATCCAGTAATTTTATTGCCCCTAAACATTAGAGTATAAGATAATTATTACTCTATAGGAGGTTACTATGGGTATGAAGAATGTGGGAGCATTCCTTAAAGAAGAAGGAACTTCCCTTATATTTAAAGGTGATGGAGAACTAGTATTCTACATCCCTGAGAATTATTTTAGAAATGATGGGCATATGAAATATGCTGAAGAAGCTGGTGAATATGTAAACACTTTAGGGCTATTCTCCTATGAAGTATTCGACTCTAAAGGAAAATCTATCTATGGTGTTAAACTATTTAACCATCCAGTTCTTATATCTACAATGCCTTCTTCAATAGAGAAGGTTAAAGATTATGTATTAGATAAGAAGATCCCAGTTCCTGTAGACTATCGTATCTTGAAATTCAAGAAAGATGATGTAGTTATAGTAAACACTGGATCTCCTGAGGATATTACCAATGTAGAGAATATGTTTAGAATCTTTATGATCACTGGTAATATTCCTAATGTAATTGCATATGATAAGTTACATGCATTCTTAATGGATTCCATTAAATTCAATGGTTCTTCTTTCGGTATCTCTGCACAGATGTTTGGTATCTTAGTATCTGAGTTATGTAGATCTGTTAAAGATGAATCTATTCCATTCCGCTTAGCTAAGGAAACTGATATGCACAAATATAAACCACTATCTATTAAGATGGTACCTAAATATATTTCTGCATTTACTGCATTGACATCTGAAAATTGGGATGATGCGGTAATTAACTCCATGATCAACAAAAACAAAGTTGATTCACCTATGGAAAAGATCCTTATGCAATAGCCATAATTAACATATGAATAAAAGTTTAAATAGTATCCATATCGGATTCGTTTATAACTATTATTTAAAATCTATTAAGGAGGAAATAAAAGATTATGATTGGTACAAAAATCATTCTTGAAGACCAAAGTTATATTCCCTCTCTGAATATAGCCGACTCTACAACAAAACCGATTGTATTTGCTGGTTTTACTTCGGACAAAGGGACTGAAGAATATACTAAATGGCAAGGCGACGATTTCTTCGACCAATATGGTGAAATCTCTTTTGCTCGTCATGGTCAACCTTTACTCCAAGCAGCTAACGTAATTAACAACGGCGGTATCGTTTATGCAAAACGTGTCGTTGACCCTACTTCTCGTTTGGCTATGCTAGGTGTAGTTGCTCACGTAAAAGAGATTTCCCGTCAAGAATCTCGTATTAAATTCGATCCTTTGACTGGATCTCCTATCACTAAAACAGATGGTTCTTATGTGACTGAAGACTTATACTGGAAAGCAGTAGATGTTGCATCTATCTCTGATCCTGCACAACGTCCTACTTATACTAAAGACGAAGCTGGTGTAGATGGCATTGCCGCTATGTATAAAGTTTGTCAAGTAAACTACTCTGTAGAAACTTTGGAAGCTGAAGAAAATACTTTTGGTAATGACTACGTTGCCACTTCTAAAGCATTCTATGAAAAATTCAAAAATAAAAAAGATAACAAATTCCCATTGTTCTTGATCTTAGACAATGGTCGTGGTGTATCTCAAAAGAACGTTACTATTTCTCTTGATTCTACATTATCTCGTTCTGCACAATCTGCACGTTACGTATTAGATATCGATGAAAATAGCAACACATTAGAATCTATTGTATTCTCCTTGAACCCTTCTGAAGTTGAAGCTGGATACAACTTATTCTTTGATTCTGTAGTTAAACGTACTTCTAAACAAGTTAAATGCTTTGGTTATGAAGATCAAATGCAATTATTCTACGCTAAAGTAGCAGCTATTGCTGGCTTATCTGAAACTCGTTTACGTGAATCTGATATCATTGGTGCTCGTACTTGGAAAGGTGAAGTATTCAAAAACTTTGAAGTACTAGAATCCACTAATGATGGTGTAGCGACTGTTAAACTTGATAGCTTTGCTGGTCATCCTTTGACTGGTGGTTATAATGGTGATACTTTCGGTACATCTCCAATCTCTGGCTATAAAGGTGTAACTGATGCTACATCTGTATATGCTACAGAAATGGCTAAAGTATACAATGGTACTTTCAATGATGATATCTATGATATCGATAACAACCCAATTGATGTTGTTGTTGATGCTAACTATCCTCATATTGTAAAACGTGCTATTGAAAACCTTTGTTCTTTCCGTCAAGACGTATTCTATTTCCGTGATATGGGTACTAAAGGTCTTACTAACCTTCTTGCAATCAAGAATGCTAAGACTTTGAATACTGGTGGTAATAGCCGTTACGTTGCGACTTACTGTCAATACTTCGATGTATTTGATCCATATACTCGTAAACAAATTACAGTAACTATGGGTTATTCCATTGCTCGTTTGATCTGTATGCACTTCGCTAATGGTCGTTCCTTAGTATGTGCTGGTCAAAACAATGGTTGGGTAATTCCTGAACTTATCGAAGGTACTTTATCTTACGTTCCTAAGGTTACTCCTGCAGGCGACCAAGTTGCTGAAATGGATGACCTTCGTGTAAACTTTGGTAAATACTATAACGGTATCTTCTCTCTTGCATCCGAATACACTTCTCAAGATATCCATACTCAATTAAGCTATGCTAATAACGTATTGGCTATCCAAGAATTGATCAAACAAATTCGTATTGCATGTCCTAAATCCCGTTATAAATTCATCACAGGTACAGACTTCGAAGACTACAAACAAGACGTACAAGCAGTTATTAACAATAATGCTAATAAATTTGCTTCTATCTCTATTGACTTCAAATCTGACTCTGCTTATGCAGCAAACAAAATTGTTTATGCGGTTATCCAAGTATCGTTCAAAGACTTCGCTCAAGCTGAAATCTTCCGTATCGTTGCTATTCCAATCGCTACTGCTGTTAGTGCCAATGCTTAAGGGGGATAAATAATATGGCTGATAAAACTCCAGGTGCTGTTAATTTTATCTTCGACGGCACTAAAGAAATTCGTGATTTAACTCAGTATGCACTATTCCGTGGTGTAACTGACTGGGCTAACTTACACCAATTCAATCAATTTGAATCTGGTTATGGTATGATCATTGTATTGACTATTCCTAACTTCTTGAAAGCTTTGGCTTCTAAGAATGATCAATACAAGAAACTTATTGATACATACGTACATGTATTGGAATATGAATTCCGTGGTTTAGACGGTATTGATAACATGACTTCCGATACAGCAGAATTAACAAATGGTGTTAAATCCATCAACGTTATTAACAAAGTTAATAGCCAATCTGGTTCTACATTCACTATGCGTTACTTCGAAAAATCTGGTTCCATCATGACTAAAGTTCATGAGTTGTTCTTACGTGGTATTAAAGACCCTACAACTCAAGTTAAACATTATCATGGTCTTATCGAAGATGGTACAATCAAAGAACCTGGTTTCGACCAAGAAGTATTCAGCTTCTTATACATCGTAACTGACAATACTTTGATGAATGTTGAAAAAGCATTCTATATCGTAGCTGCTCAACCAACAAATGCTGACTTGAATATCTACAATATCGAACGTGGTGACATCGGTTTCAAAGAGTTGTCTGTAGAGTTCTCTGGTTTCCCTATTACTAACACAATCATTAACAGAAAAGCTCAAAGCTTACTTGATTGGGTACGTAAAGGCACAATCTGGGATGAGTCTGAAATGACTTACTCTGGTGTAACTAATATGGCTCCTTATAGTAAAGTACTTCGTCCTAATGGTGAAGGTAATACTGGTAAGGGTGTAACTTATACTGGTTAATAGATTTTAATAATAGAATAAACAAAGTGGGCTAGGAGTTAATCTCCTAGTCCATTTATTCTTTTCATTTTAGTAACAATATATTGACTGCGTATGAAGATTTTATGAAGTTAAACAAACTCCTAATACTTACCTAATAAATAACACATGCTTCGTGAACAATCTTCTTAAATCACTACAATTCTACTACGCTTGATTTACGTTAAAATATACATGGGAACTCCGAACGGATTTCAGATACACTTCCATCAAGGGATGGATGGAAGTGGTTTTCCTCGCATAAAATTGCAAACTGCTTATATCACATGAACGGACTTCTTCATGCGTAGTCAAACTCTCTTTCTGCTTTGATACCTCGCAAGTACAAAGTGTTTCACCTCTCAATACAATAAACAAACGACAGCAATTTATGGTCATAGGCTTTAATAGCCTATGACCATATTTTGTTGGTTTAATAACCTGCATCTCCGCCTTGATCTTGTTGTTGATTAGCAGCATATTCAATCTTAGTTGCTTCTTTAACACGCATAATCATTTCCATATCAATATAACTTTCAAGCATTTTACCTTTCAAGTTATTGAAGAAGATTTGTTTAGCGTTATCATCTAAATCATCAGAGAATGCTTCCATTGCAGCTTGTGCTACATCATTAGCATTTTGAATGATTTGGTTAGTATTAGTTAGATTCAAGAACATCGGTGTTGGTAAGTTAACTTTAATAACCGCTGTTGGATTATTAAACTCACCTCTATAGAGCTTAGTCATAATAGATGATAAGAATCTATTAGCTATAGTCTGTCTATTATAGATTTTCTTTAAGAATCTACTATTGGACATAGATGCTTGGATAGCATAGTCCATAGATTGTCTTGCTTGTACAATCTCAAATGGTACATCAGTACTATTGACTGCCATAGATTGGAGTTTTTCCATCAAGTCAGTTTGTGGATCAATTTGTTGACCTTGCATAACTTCAAACTGTACTGGTGCATTACCACTATTATCAGTAGGAATAACAAAGTCATTGAATCGACCTAGGATATTTAATACGTTCTTCATAGATTCTAATTGACGAATATTGAAGTTTTGACGTTTCAATTGATCAATAGTAGTTAATAGAATCTTAGAGATATTTGTATCAATACCAGATTGTTTTACATAGTATACACGACGGTCTTGTGCACGAGTCATTGCACCAATAGTATTGGTAATATATAGACCGATGAATAACTTAGCTGGTATCATAGACTTATACAAGTCAGAGATACCACGATATGTATCTGGATCTAATTTATAATAGCAATGAACTACATCATCAGGTGGTAAGAAAGTTACATTATACTTATTCTTCTTACCAGCTTGAAGATCATGTTTCAATACAGTATAGATTTCTTTAGATAAGTCTTTGTTAAGCTTAATAAACTTAGTATCAATAGCTGCGGATAGTTTACTAGCTACAGTCTTAACAATGCTATCAGAGATAACAGCAGAGTTCTTTGTAGCTTCTAAGTCTGTTGCTACATTAATACCCATAGCATTAACTGGTGTAGTTGTATCACTTACTGGGAAGTCATCATCTAAACCATACCTATCATTTTCAAGATAAGCATAACCTAAGATAAGATCTTCAATTCTAACTGGAATGATTTTATAACGATTGAGTTCTTTGAATACACAACCATTCAATCCCCAGTCTTCTTTAGTATTGAATCTATGATCACCAGCTACGATTAAACCATTACTTGTGGTATCATCATAGAATGGGCTAGCATCTAATTTATCATTAGCCACTAGAGATACTGTACTAGTTGTAGCCTCATTAAAGTTTAGAGCGGACTCTTTAATATGTTTAAGTCTATTAGCTGCAGCTTCATGTGCTACAATCTCTTTAGATAGAGAATTACTCATATTGAAAGTAAATTCAACATCTAAAGATTGCTCTTTCTTATTAATAGCATTAACAAATACATCTCCACTTTCTTTTAGAGCTGGAGTTTGTTTAAGAATACCAGATTCAGTTAGACTCATAGCTTCATGTGAAGTTACAAACTTATTATCTGGGTTATCTAATAACTTTTTAATAGCTCTTTCATATGGTACGATATAATAGAATCGTTCACCATACTTAGAAGTATTATAGATAATATCTTGGAATTTGATAAGTAAGTCATACTTATCTTTAAGTACTTTGATATTATTATAGAAGAGCTCTTTATTATTCTCTACAGATACATTTTCATCAGAGATGAAGATAAAGTCTTTAGAGAAGTGGTCAGATGAGATTACATTATCACATAGTACACCTAATGCATCTTCAAGCATAGGCATATACTTACAGACCATGTCAATCTCAGCATCAAATAAACGTAGGCTACGATTATTGAAGAATACATTATATACACTTCCATCGTTAGCCATATCTTTAAATAGGTTATCAAACCCATCTGCTACTTTTGGATCGTTTTGATAATCGATTGCTTTAGCATAGAGGGTACTAATAGATGATAATCCTGTAGAATAGTTGATATCATTGATAATCTTACCCATAGAGTCATTGATTCTATCGGTTAGATGAGTTAATTCGCTATCGCCATCTGGTGGCGTATAATATGTACGACCGTATAAATTAGCAAGACCTTTACGGATACTACTTAGTAGACCTTCTTGCTGTTTTACGTTTTTATCTTCAGCCATTATCGTTCCTCCTTTGATTATTTAAATGTTTTCCGTATGCTAAATAAACGAATCTGGCTATAGAGATTGATTCTCTATAGCCAAACTCTCTTTAATAAGGTAAGAATAACATTGACTGATTAACAATGATACCATTACGTTTAGTTATCTTAAATCTAAGAACGTTAAAGTCTTTATTAGGCGCATTATACACTGTAGCCACTACATGATCAGACTTCAATGTTGGCATAGCTGATTTAGGTATATCAATCATATATCCACCTACATTGATTCTGAATGCTCCAGTAGATGCACTACCAGCCATAAGTTCATTATAGTCATCTGTATTATGGAACTCATCAGTTCTAGCAATGATATTATCATCTATTTGATATTCTCTTAGACTATTCATACAAGCTTTAACATATTCAGCATCCCAATTGAATACTGATACTACTGGTCTATGAATAGCTATCTCTGGGTTATCTTTAGATGGCTCTAGTTGAGTAATCTTACCAAGATTCTTTAAGTCAGATATATTAACCAATAAGTTATTAATATGAGGACTTAGATCAACCATGAAACTTGTAGTCTGGAAGTATGATTTCTCTGGTCCTACACCAATGATTGGATTTACATAGCTTCTATCATATAGAATCTTATCACATTTCAAAAGCTTACTTATAGAAAGTAAGCTTTCGATATCAGATTGGCTTAATGGGAAATGTATAACCATTATAATCCTCCTGGCATTTGTCGTTCACCATAGATTGCATTCATATTCATGCTACCAAATCTAGTTAGAGCTGGTAAACAGTTATTGTATTCAACTTCTAATGGTTTAACTAACTCGCCTTTATTATATACTTTGAACTCATTCTCTGTAGATAGTCTACCAGATGCAAATAATGTAGATACTTGATCAACTAACTCACTATAGTTAGGTAAACCAAACCATCTATGCCCGATAGTTAAATGATCTTGAGTTACAATATCTTCAATAATTGCAGAGCTTGCATCTTTATCATCTTCGAATTCAATCTTACCAATCTCAGATGGAGAACTTAAGTTGAATTCACGGTTAATACTTGGATATAGGGAGCTAAAGTCAAAGTCAACTAAGTTATCACATAGGAAGACTGGAATACCATTAATCTTTAACTTAACTGAATCATTAACCAAGTTAGGGTCAGCTACAAAAGCACCGTCAAACTTCTCAGATGGTTTCTCTCTAGTCTTATTGATATTATTACCAACAACAAGACCTAAGTCGAAATAGAAGTCAATTTGCTTATTACGTAGATAGATTGTTTGTCTATGAACTTTAGAGAATCGAGTATTATTCAATACACTAGAGTTATAGATATATCCAATATCATCTGTAGATTCTTCAATACATACTTGGACTAATACGTCGACGATATTGTAGAATACAAATGTCTTAAAGTCTAAGAATGGTAACTTAGCTAAGTCTGTAGTGATATGATGGTAGTTCAACTTTTGTACACCACAGATTTGAGCACCAATATCATTCAACTTAAATGATGCAAATGCAGATTGACCTTTACGGCGAGATGCGAATTGAATCATTTGGTCTAAGTATACTGTATAAGAAGAAATATATGCATAGTCACCACGTTCTGCATAGTTATTTTCCATACGAGTATCAATAAAGTACTCCGCTCTAGGATTAATCTTAAAGTCTTGATGACACATAATGCTTTCTGGACGATATCCTAGATTACGAATACGTTGAATTATATACGGAATATCGAACGCCATGTTCCATGCTAATAAGAAGTCAGGTTCTTCAGTATTGATTTGTCTGAATAAGGAACCTAGTAATTGTATCTCTTGGTCAAAGAATTTTACATTAAACTTATATCCATAGATATTAAACTTACGTTGTCTTTCTTCATCACCAATAGCAAACTTAATAAGTTCTCTTAACTCACGTTCTATTTGACCACTAGCTACTTGATTTTCAAATTCTTGAACCAATGGATTTCTAGGGTCTCTAAGAATGTATGTATTAATAACTCCGTTGTTAATATAAGTTACCGCATTAACTGGAGCTTCACCTGGCTCTGGGAAATCACCAGCAATGTCAGAGATATCAACTTCGATATCCAGATATGCTTTAGTTACAGATTGGATATCATTCTTGAATAAACGATTAAACCAGAATCTGTAATGGTCTTCAATATTTTGGTCAGAGAAGAATACTTGATTCAAAGTATGTAACTTAGCATTCTCTCTATATTCACCATTAGCAATATTATTTGTAAAGAATTTCATATTACCAGTTGTTTGAGCTATACACTTCTCTAATTCTCTATTAGGACATTGAATAGCTTCTAATTCATTCTTTGGTAAGAAATCATAATGATGAGTTAACTTATCTGGCTCTTTTGCTACAAACCAAATATACTCAGGATCTTCAATTTCACATACGTGTTTCTTACCAGTATTATTATCTTTAGCAACTAAACTCAAAGATGGTTTAGTCCACTTACCATTTTCTTGCTTAAATGGTTTTGCAAAGAATGTTTGCAAAATCGTTAAATTATAGTCTTTTGGGAACTGGTTAAATATGTTTAAGATGTTAGCCATATTTAAATCCTCCTTCGTATTTATACCTACTTTAATGTAACTGGGAGTTTAATTTTTTATAATTCGACGTTTTTAGGCATTATAAGAATATATACATAGAACTTTAAAATAACCCATAAAGGAGGGATAAATTATGCAATATACTGAAGCTATTATGGAAGGTAATATTACCGTAGAAGAGCCAGTAACTAAACCTAGCTTTAGTGGTTCATCCATATTTAATAAATTTGCAACAGGTCAAGGTAAAAAAATTGTGGTGGAGAATTCTCCTATCGATGAAAGTACTTTGATCAAACCACGTAAACGTGGTCGACCAAGAAAAAATAAAGACAATGATGAAATCAATGTAGGTGGCGATGCAGAAGAGATCGTTACTAATAAACCATACATTGATTCTTATGAAGAAACTAATGATTTGATTAAAATGATGATTGGTCAAATCGATGGTCTTCAAGGTGAATTGAAACAAGAATTCAATGATATCCGATTATCTAAGATGCGTGGTAAATATCAATTCCTATCCGATATTTCTGCTACTATCTCTTCTCTATCTAGTACTAAGTTATCTGCTATTAAAGAGCTTAACTCTGTTATCTCTAAATGTCATGATATGGAACTTAAACGTACTAAAGAACTTAAACTTGATAATAGTGGTAGTGATGAAGCTGCTATCATGGGCTTATATGAAAATATCATCAATACTCCAAGACAACAACTTGAAACTGGATTTATTCCACCTAGATTAGAGAGTGGCGATGTACCATTAATGGTTCAACAACAAGGCGGTATGGATATTTATCAACCTATGATAACTAATGATGAATTATTCACTCCAGAACAAAATCGTATGATTATGGAACACAATCCAGATATTAAAACTGTAGTGGTATTTGATCCAAAAACAGAATCTAGAGAGTTCCGTTGTATGAATATTAAGACTGGTGAGCAAATTGATAATATGAGCTTACCAGATCCATTCTTATTAGAAGATATGAATATCAACTTCCAAACTGGTATTGCACGTAACTCTAATTTGAATATGAACTTCCCATTAGCTGTTAATGAGAATGGGTTCATTAAACTAGTAGAATCTAATTATTAATAAAAAAGAAAAAAATAAAAGAGTAGAGGTTGACCCTCTACTCTTTATTCTCTTACATTAACTTAGAGATCTTTTCGATCCCCAACTCTAATGCTGTCAAATATGGTCCCCATCCCATATCGTTGTACTTATTGGTGATGGCTAACATCTTCAAGATATACTCACCATTCTCAATTACCTCAAAGGTATCATTTGACTTGATGTGCCCTTCTAATGGATGGTAGATGGTGAAATATTCTTCATAACAGCAGAAAACGCTATCAATAATATGGTTTTCATCCATATCAGTGTAGAACTTATTCAAAATAAGTTCTACCATTTCCATTACTTTAGATACTTCATAAAATTTAGTTTTAGTCATGATATGATTCCTTTCTTGCCATGCGGCTTAACTATAAACTATATCATCATATCACCTTAATAATATATAGCTATAAATGTCCATTATGACAAAAAAGAAAAACAGGAAGGAGTAGGGATTAAATCCCTACTCCTGCCAACACATTACCTAGATGTATTAGTGGTTGTAAACATCAATAGTTCTAGCCATTAAGCCAATCATAACTTTGATATTTTCAGCTGAGGATAATACTTTATCGGATACCTCAATGAAGTCTTCTTTAGAAGAGAATTTATTCAACCAAACTTTAACAGTTCTTTCGATAAGATTAGCTAAGGCTAATACTGCTTGCTTATTATACTCATCTAATAATCTAATACCACGATTAGTATAAGAGTAACTATATAGATCGCCTCTAGTAAAGAACTCAAAGTTGAGTTCTAAAGCATTCTCATGCTCTACGAAGAAGAATACTTTATTATTATCATCAGCAATAATTGTTGCTGGCATATCTACTTTAGTATACTTATAGAATGCATCAGTAATAACTTTTAGATTATCATTAACTGATCTTTCAATAGACTTCATTAATTTATAGTCGTTAACGAAATCTATTTCTAATTTTCCTGCATTTTTGAAGTTCATATTTCCTCCTAGTCGTCATACTTTGCTAAGTGCTCGATCTTCTCATTAGCAGTCATACCATCAATTCTACGTACAGATTCATATAACTCCATACGTGTATATTTAGACAAGAATTCTGCAATCTCTTCGTCACGAGATTTTTCTTTACTGCTAAGTTTATTAATAATGAACTTTATTATTCCATATACAAGTTCTATAATACCCAATGCTTCACTTACAGATATAGTTGCATTCATATATGTAAGATCAGCTGCATGCTCTTTAATATATCCATATGCTTTACGTTTAATAGCATTATATCTTTCTGGATCTGTCTTTTCTAAATGAATTAAGAAACAGATTAGTTTATTATTTCCCATACCAATAAGAGCCATGTTATTTACCTTCCTTTTCTGCTAATAACTTTTCTAGACGTTCAATACGTTGCTCTAATTTATATATCTTCTTATGTAGAGCTACACTATCATCATTATGAACGACTTTAACCTCTTTAGGTTGCTCTACTGGAGCAGCTGCATTAGCCACTCCAAAGCAACCAAATAAACATGCACAAATAATAAGTTCTCTCATCTTAATTACCTCCATTAAATATCGTTAGGATTAGCTTCATAGTACTCTTCCCAGAATTCATTATTCTCTCTATTACGAATTCTAGTTTCTCTTTCCCAATCTGCATTTTCAACTTGCTCAATCTCTGGGTCTGCAAACCATCCACGAAGATATAGAAATGCCTCAGCCATTCTGACAATATGCTCTTTATCTTTTTCTCTGATAGCTTTAAATGTATTATCTCTATACATTTGATGGAATAAATCTACCATCATATATAAAGGATAAGGATTGTTTCGAAGAACAGTCATGAAATGATCTTCAATTACAAGTCTACCATTAAATTCAAAATGAATATTATTAATAATAAACTTAATTAATTTAGTGTCATTGAATGCGATAATTTTAACATCGCCCGCAGATCTGCCATCTAACGAATATTCAATGCTATCCATTAGACAAAGTAGAAAATCATTAGCTATAAGTTTAAATTCATCCCATGCACCATAATATAAGTTATTCATGATATACCTCCTATTAATATAACGTTTTAATGATATAATTTAAACGACTGGAAACAAGACCAGCTGAAATGCTGGATACATTATCGATATCTTCTAACTTATCTGCTAATAGGTAGAATTTATTAGACAATGCTTCTAAATCCTCTTTTGTGGAATTCTTAACTACAGATGGTAATGTAGATCCTAATGTAATTTGAACTACATCATCTGTATCTTTATTAAGGAATGAGATCCCACTGCTTAATACTCTAACGATAGTACCATCTACTAATGTAGTAGTGAATGATTTACTACTATCATTATTAGTTAATTCGCTGACTATCAATTTGATATCAACGTTCATCATGTACTCCTCTGTGTATAAAATAGAGTACAACTTTCTTAGTTCTTCTTTGTTCATTTGATCAGTTCCTTTCTTTTAAAATAACATAAACCTGATTCATAGTAATAATATATGATTAAAAATATGGAAGAGGACATTGAATGCCCTCTTCTGATATTATTAGTCTTCAGCAATATAAATCATATTCCAAATATCTAGTGTAGGAACTTCGATATTCAAATAATATTTACCGTCTTTTTCTTCTACGTTAACTTGACATTTAACCATAGCAGATTTAGACCAGTCATCTGGAGAAGTTAAGAATACTTTATCAGCTAATCTATTAGCTAACTCTCCATCAGTACCAACTTCATATTTAACAAATAGATCATTTTGGAATGCCGGAGTTTTATTCTCTTTAGAACCAGCTTCATTCTTCCAGTTAGATACCACTTCAGATAAGTTGATCATTTGGATAGTTCTGAAACCAACACCTTGTTTAGTCCAAGTCCAGATTTGGAATCCTCTAGTACCATACTTATCCCAGTTTTGTTTGAAACCATATTTATTGGTTACTTCTACAAAAGTATCAGAATCTTCTAATCCTTTACCACGCAATACTGTTTCATATGCAGTGATAAATTGATTATAGTCAGATACTTTACGAGCAATCAATAAATCAGTACGAAGACTTTGTGTAGGATAATAGTCTTTTTCAAGAACACCGATACCCCAGCCTTCATTATTCATTCTATTAGCTAAGACAGCAGAGCTCATATGGTAACCACCTGCAGCTGCAATTGTAGCTGTAGTTAATAATACTGCAGAAGCATTGTAAGTTTCATCATTAATAGAATCTTCACCAGAGCCATTCTTAGCTACACGTTTACCGTCTTTCCATTCAGTATCAGGACCTTCCATGTAAGCACCAACGATAAGAGATTTACCAGTCTTACGACGTACATCATCTACACGAGCTTTAAGATCACCGTACTCAGTTTGAGAACGATATTGACCATCTATAACTAATGCAGATTGACCAAAAGACCAGATTTCATTATATACAACATCTTGGTTAGATTTAAGCATTTTATCGATATGCTCACCATTAACGTCATTGATAGTTACATATTTATCTGGCATACGTTTCTTCATATCAGCAATGAAGTCACCATAGTAATCACTCATATAGTGAGCATCACCATCAGCATCATAATATGCATTGATAGTACGATCGCCAATAGTGTCACCTTGCCAACCATCAAAGCCACCATTTTCCATAGCTTCAATCATAACTTTGGAGATATGATCTCTCCAAGGTTTACTCATAGGATGATAGTAATATTGGAAAGGTTTACCATCAATATAATTGATATATGGAGTGCCTTTCTTGTTAAGACCATAAGTATCATGGTTATATGCATATTCAATAGCAGATACAGTTTCTGGTTCATCAATAGAACGAGCAAAGCACATATTGTAGAGCATTGCTACAGAACCTTTAGAGTGCATATAGTCAGTCATCTTAGTAACCATCTTAACATCTACTTTACTATGGCTCCAAGTATTCCAATCTTGAGAGAATTGATCTTGATCAATAGGGAATGGATTTTGTGGGGATTTATATGCATCGTAGAAGAAATAGCTATTAATATTCATATTTGTCATGACCCCAAGACCACTCATATAGCGGTCTTCGTTTTTCAACAAAATAGAATTATAGTCATCCCCAGAACCGCCTACTACGCCATATCTAGGATAGATAGTCCAGTCATCTTCTACAGAGAATGCAGTTGTCATAAAATCAAATTTACTAGTGATACCATCAACTTTGATTGTCAATAAATAACCTGTGTTATTTTCAAGCAATCTAGCTGGAATAGTTACACTATAGTCTTTAGATTCATTCTTACGTAAATACAATTTAGAATCTTCAAATACAGTAGCCACTAAAGTATTAACTTTGAATAAGTCTACTTTAACTACCATAGGAGAATCTTCTTCTGTATTTTTAACTTTGAACGTTAAGACTACATTTTCATCTTTACGATAGCTTGCTTTATCTTTATTAATATCAAAGATAAATTCAGCTGTACTAGGAGCTACCTCTGTAGCAGAGATAACTTCATTACGTTCAATAATTTTAAATTCTTTAGGTTGTGTCTTATTAATCATAAGATAAGCATCTTTATTACTAATAACAACATAACCAGTTTGATCTGCTTCTAAGTTTAATTCAGAAATATCAAAGGATAGTTTATTATCCTCAATGACACCTTGAACCATATTTAGAAGATCAGATGGTAAAACTTTTTCCATGTTAAAATTCTCCTTATAAAAAAATATTGACATCTAAATCTTGATGCCTATTATAATGTATAGTGGAGAATCTGAGTTTCATTTTTATCTCATATTTACAAAAAAAATAAATGAGGGTAAAGGTCACTAGGACCTTTACCCATTATTCATTTATTTATTATTTAGTGATGATTGTACCGTATTGATCACGTTTAACTTCTTTTGTAGATTTGTTTACATGAACACGTTCAAGTTTTTTACCTTCAACAGCATAACGCATCAATTCAGGTTTGAATTCTTCAACCAAACGGCTATCAACTGTTTGACCTAATTCTTTAGCTTTTTCAATTGCACGATGAATTACTTCAGCGAATTCATAACGTGTAACTGCACGGTCGCCTTTGAATGTGCCATCTGGGTAACCAACTAAAAGACCACGTTTAGCCATATCATCAACTGCTACATAAGCCCAATGATTTTCTTCGATATCAGGGAATACTGTATTAGCTTCTTGAGGTAAATCAAGACCAAGTACTGCATTCAAGATAGCTTTGAATTTAGCATTGTCAGATTGAAGTTGAGCGATTTCTTTCTTAGCTTCAGCTAAGTCTTTAGCCATTGCTACTTTAGAACGAGATACTTCAGAACGAGCACCTACTTTATAAGTAACACCAGCATTGATTACATTATCACTACCGAATGTAGTACCAGCTGTGAACATCAAGTCTTCGTTAGGACGGTAAGCAATACCTACTGCACCAGCATTAGCATTGTGGAAATGACCATAACCAGCCATGATGTCTAATTTATGGTCTGGATCGAAGTCTAATGGATGTAAACCAGCTAATGCCGCAGTACCAGCAATACCTTTACGAGCTTCTTGTTGGTTAGCACGAACTACATTACCCAATTTATTAGCATTGCTATTAACTTGATCAATAGCACTAGTTAATTGGTTAACGTTAACTGCATCAGTACCGTTTTGACCAGCTGCTACATTAGTGATTGTTTTATTACCAGCATTGATACCATCGTTGTTGATAACTACACCGCTATTGAATTTAGCAGAATCAAGATCTTTCAAGTTGCTATTAAGATCGAATTTAACTACACCATTAGCCGCTACAGAAGCTGTAGTATTGTTGCCATTAGTGAAGTCAAGACCTGTAGCAAGGGTAGTAGTATTAGCTGCACCGCCATTAGCTTTGTAAGTTAATGGAGTTACTTTAGCTGCATTACCGCCATTGTATGTAGTAGTAACTACATCAGCACCATTTTCATTCACTTGACGAGTTACTTTGATAACGTCATCGCCTTTGAATGTAACAGCATCTTTAGCAATATTACGTACAGTATTTTTACTTACATATACACCGTATGTTGCATTTGCATCACCAGTAGATTTGCCGTTAGTTACACGAACTGCAGCAATATTGTCTACTTGGTTGTCTGCTACCACAGATTCAACTGCTTTGTTAGCTGCTACTACGGAATTCAATTGATCAACGTTAACTGCATCAGTACCAGCTGTACCAGTAGCTACGTTATGGATTTGGTTACCGGCTACATCTACATTTGTAGTTGTGAAGGAAACTGTACCATTAGCTCCAGAAGCTGTCATGCCGTCGATGCCATAGGATGCTGTATCCAATGTATTGCGGTTTTCGATTGTAACGCCATTAGCATCGTGTTTAGTATCAACGTCGCCATCGAATGCAATCAAACCATCTTTAGTTACAACTGCATGTTTAGGATCAGTGTTTTTACCGAATGCTACAGAACTCATATCTGTAAGATCTTTCTTAACAGATACAGTATATTCTTTACCGCCAGCTGCATTTGTACCTTCAGATACAGCTACATTATCACCAGCTGCAACTGTAGTATGCTTTTTAGCTTCAGCCATTGCGTTATTGATTGCAGTTTTATGGTTAGCTAAAGTGTTTTCAACTGCAGTGTTAACTTGGTTTTGAGCATCAGCTAAATCTTCAACGTCTTTACGAAGACCATTCAATTGAGCTACGTTAACTGCATCAGTATCTGCTACACCAGCTTTTACATTGTTAATGATTTGATCGCCAGCGCTGATACCATCAGTACCAAATTTAACGTTCTTGCCATTAGAATTGATGTTGATGCCATCCATATTAAATTCTGCAGTATCAAGATTATCAGTGTTTTCAATCTTGATACCATTAGGACCATAGTTAGTGTTTACATCACCATCAAATACATGCATACCGTCTTTGGTTACAAAGTTACGTTGTGGGTCATTAACTGTATTGAATTGAACAGAGTTCATATTAGTTAAATCACGGTTAACGTTTACTTTATACTCTTTGCGTCCAAACGCATTATCTTGAGATGTAACTGTTGTATTAGTTCCATCTACAAGAGTATTGTGTTTTTGCGCTTCCAATGCAACGTCGTACAATTGGGAGCCATTAATACCATCAGTGGATGTAGCAGATACTCGACCAGCTGCCAAGTTTTGCAATTGACGTGTGTATTCTGTTACACCACCAGCGCCAGCACGACCATGTGTACCAAAGCTTACAACAGAGTCAGGATTGCTACCAGCATATGTAGAATTGCTGAAGCGAATATCTGTTGTGTTATCTTTGATATTAGTTGTACCAACTTGTAATTCAGTCACAGAGTTAGTACCAATTGCGACGCCATTTTGAACGTCGGCAATAGTGTTATTACCTAATGCCAAGCTATCAACAGCTGTAGCTTTAGAATGAGAACCAACTATAGTAGAGCCTTGCTCTTTTGTAGTACTATTCACACCAAAGATTAACTGTTCTTTAGATGCATCTTGAACTAAGTT